GCTATATTTGCTTTTGTAGCTAGTAAATACGATATATTCTCTATACTTTACTATTCTTTACTCTATCTATTTATTTACTTTATTTTAATCTATTTTAGATTATAAATACTTTTCTATTATTATAGAGAAAATATATTAGAATTAGAAAATACTCGTATTTACGAGGAATTTAAGAAGAATTAGATTTATTTTGTATAATAATAAAAATGTTTTTTATATAATAGAATTTATTTCTTTATTATTAGAAAAGAAATAGTATTATTAGTAGTATTTATTATTCCTTTCACCCATATACGCTACCGCTGGGTGAGTGAAAGGAATAATAAAGTAGTTTAGAATGGTATTATACGAACGATTAGTGAGTATTCCTGTATTATTAGAATAGTTTTTACAATAATAAGAATGATTCTTTATTATTAGAGAAGAAATCTATTATTATACAAAATGAGATTTAGAAATACATTATACTGTATTATTAGGGAAATAGAAGAATGAGTAAGAGAGGGGCGGAGCGTGAGCGAGGCCAGTGGGATAGGCTAGAATAGCCCTAGATTGATTTAGATTACCAATACACTTATTCACCTAGGTGTAGAGTAGGAATGAAGCGTACAAGCGAAATGGATACTCGTAGCCGTATGGATAAGTGTATTAGGTATAATAGAGCATGTAGATAATAGCTTAGACAATTCCCAACAAATAGTGTGGTGTAACCACTGTACTGATTTACATTATCTAGTAAAATCAGGAGCAGTTGGGAATTTGTCTAACTGATTCCCGATAGGGTTTTTAAATAGGTAAAAAAGAAGAAAATTAGAATAAAATTTTACTTTTTGTATCTATTAAATATGGGAAGGAGGACTCGGTTCGACTGACGATATTTAATAGATTTTTTTTGGGGGAAAGGGGGTTAAGGAGGTTGGGGTTCTTAGGGGTATAGGAACCATTAGGGACCATTGGGGTTTATGACTTTGGTATAAAAGAAGATAGATCTTTATAGTTTAGATTATTTCAAGTATATACTATTACCTTGAACCTAATAGAGATAACTCTATTAGAAACTTTAATCTCTTTGTATAAGGATCTTTTAAAATGAAACAACAATTTGACACTTTCACTTCTTTCGTTAGCTTTATTTCATTCATCGTAATGATTAGCAGCTTTATCAGTGTACCTCTGTTAGTAGGCCACGTCTACACCACTGGCAGTCTGATGAAATCCATTGGTATGGCCAGTATGTGGACTATCGTGTTACCAGGTGTAACAATGATAGTTACACGAATGATCAACGAAGTAGTATTTGGTAATCAGGATTAATTTCCTGATTACTAATAAAAAGAGTATTCCTACAGGGATATTCTTTTTTTTGATTTTAGTAGAGATTTGGTTAAACCTATGAAGTCTAGCGCAAACTTCTTTTTTACAAATCTATGTAAAACTATTTTATTCACTTTGATTTAAATAAGGATCCTTATCATGGCAGAAACTAAACAACAAATTTACCAACGTCAAAACCTTGATCGAAACTTCAACAAGAATCGTCGTCAACGATTGGAAGAAGAGCAAAAGGCTCGTGAGGAAGAAGAAGCTGAATTGGCAGCTCAAGAGAGAGCAGAAGAGCAAGCGAAGAATCCTAAGAACGAAGATCGTCTGGATACACCTAGCAAAGAAGAAGTATTGGATCCGAACGATCCAGATTACTTGGAACCTGCTTTGTACGAAATTGACATGTCGGCTAAACCAGTCGTACCTGATGTGGTTGTAGAAAGCCAACAAGATGGTGTACGTGATTTGGAAGACTTGGATCGTAATCGTACGTACAACAATACTTACGATCGCTTGTCTCAAGATGAAGTCTTTAAACACGTTTCTACTACTGCACAAATGTGTTTGTCTGGTATTATTGACTACGTGGCTAAAATGAAGCAATTCAATGGCCACATCCTGACACTAATGGGCGATAAGAACTTCGTAGTCAATGAAGGTCCTGCCATGCAAGTAGGTCTCTATTACAACATCATGGACATCATTACCAAAACGGATTCAGCTTCATTCCGTTACTCCATGGACTTCTTGTTGCAATTGATGTGTGATGAACCTGAAGTATTGGGATTCTTGAATCTTTCACGTTTCCAAGAAAACTTGGTATTGGATCCTGTTTCTCAACGTTGCTATGCGAACTTGATGAACATGTTGACTTCTCTGAAAGATCCAATGACTCGCCAGAAGAATCTTCGTACTTCTATTGACATGACTAAAGCTTTGGAATATGGTTTCTCTGAAGGCGCTAAAACTCGCCTCTTGAACTACTTCCACAATTAATACTCTAGCTAATAGACTCTCTCCCTTTATTTTTTAGAATAGGGTAGGGAGTCTATTTCTTTATTTTTTATCTTTATACTAAAAAGGATAAACGAATGAAAGCTGAAAACTGGAAACAGATTTTATCTGCTGCGGGTTGTTCTATCAATATTGCTACTGAATGGGCACCTTATTTCGCTAAGTATGCTGATGAGTATGGCGTGAATACCGTTAATCGTGTGGCTGCATTCTTAGCTAACGTAATGATCGAATCGAATTACCTGCGTGTATTGAAAGAAAATTTAAATTACTCTGCTCAAGGCTTAGCCCGTACCTGGCCTAAACGTTACGCTAACCCTAATGGTGCGCCTAATGCCAAGGCACTCGCTATTGCTAAGAATCCTCGTGCGATTGCAAACCACTGCTATGCTAACCGTATGGGTAATGGTCCTGAGTCTAGTGATGATGGTTGGAATTATTCTGGTAAAGGTCCTATCCAAGTAACTGGTAAAACCAATTACATGGAATTCTTCCGTTCTCGTAACATGTTGCCTTCTACTTCACCTCACTTACTCTTAGAGAAAGACTTAGGTACCGCAGCAGCTTATTGGTTCTGGTCTAAAAACGGAATCAATGCTTATGCAGATAAAGGTGATATCGATGGTTGTTGTGATAAAGTCAACATTGGTCACAAAACCACTCGAGTAGGGGACGCACATGGATTTACTGCTCGTAAAGCCATCTACGATAAATTGCGTACATTCTTGAATCGTAATCCTGATCTCTTAAAAGGTAAAGATGTCCAAGTCATTCCTCAAGAAGTCATGAATGATACGATTCCACCTGAGATTACCTTCTACGAACAAGATCCAGAATCTCGTGATCAAGTAGAATACGTACAGGATGTGAAGTTTATTTAATACCAAAACTATAAAAAGAGGTTAAATGGATAAAACCTTAAAACAGAGATTAGCTGTCGTAATTTTGATTTATTGCTTTATGTTCCTAGCTTCTATGGTCGTGAATGTATTAACCGTATTATTCTCACCATTGATTGTTTGGTTCTCTATGCGAGATGACTATAAAGGCAAGATACCTTTTATCTTTAAATGGTTCTTAACGCATGACAATCCAATCGATGGAGATGAATTCCACTTACAACGACATCCTAATGAAGACTACTGGTCTATTTTCATTAGACGAGTATTCTGGATTTGTCGTAATAAAGGTTATACATTCGATTACGATGTTTGTGGGACTACCTTACATGGACCGATTAAAATGTTTGGTAATCCCTATACCTCAGATCAACGTGAAGCAGGACAACTCCTACAAGTCACTACTAATGGTATCTTTGAATACTACTTAGTATACCGATATCCTTTCTTAAAGTCTCGTTGTATTCGTATCCGATTAGGTTGGAAGTTTAACCAAGATCTAGTTGATACCGATAAGAAAGTGATGTTAGCGACTTCTATTGGTTTATTTAAGACATTTAATAAACAGGATTAAATCTATCATGAAGATTCTTTCTTATATTCGATTTACAGAAATGGACGATACGATCCAATGGTTAGAAAAGCACAATGTCTTTTACGCACCTTGTAATCTAAGAAAGAGTATCTTTGTGGATACTGTTTCAGGAGAGATTGAAATTGTACCTACTGATTACTTAGTCATGACTGATCAATCTGATTTACCTGACGTGTATGCAGAAAGTGCTTTCCTAGAAATCGATCCTGAATGTTTTGTAGACTATTCTTAAGCCATAGACTCCTCTCTACTCCTTTTACGGGAGTAGAGAGGGATATATGCCGTATTTATAGATTTACTGAAACCTATACCATTATCGTGGCTTTACCTAAGAGTAAGGTAATCCTATTTAAACTATTATCTAATCTAACTTTTATAAGGAACTTTTAAAATGATTAAGCTCTTTATTTTTGCTTTCTTTATTTGGTGTTTATTCACTCGTTTTAAGTTAGTACTAAATTTCTTTTATTTGATTATAGGTATGGTAGTCATTACCTTTAACAAAATCTTCGGAGGTCAAACTGTATTCTACCATGGATACAAAGAACCTCGTAAAATGAAGAACTTCCAAAAGACATATAAAGCGGATACTTCCTCAGTGATAGATAATGAGGAGGTCAAGTATAGAAATGGAAAGTACACCATGTAAATTAGAATATTTCAAATCTATACCATTTTAGTGGAATTGAGGAAATATCCTTAATTTCAATCCGTAAATATGTTTGTTTTTAACCTCTCGTAGTCATTACGGGATTATTCTTTTAATGAGAATAGTTCGGGAAAACGTAATGACGTTTTACTTTATCCATCTTAAAAGGAAATTGAAATGAAAAAATCTTTGATCGCTCTGTCTATCGTTGCCGCTATCTCTTCTGCACATGCTGAGAATTTGGTAGACGGTAAATTCAATACCGTTACTGGTGACCAAAACATCGTGACTGGTGCAGGTAATGCCGTTACTGGTACAGATATCGCTGTAGAAGGCGATTCCAATACTGCTGCCGGCATTCATGGTACCGTGGCTGGTAAGTTGAACGTTGTTGCAGGTCACGAGAACATCGTGAACGGTAACCAAAGCGTGGTAATGGGTCCTCACGCAAAAGGTATCGCCAACATCGTTACCGCTGTAGGTTCTGACACTTACGTTGGTGCTTACTCTGGTAGTGCCTATGGTAAAGGTGCTATTGTAGGTGATGATGGTGATGCAGGTACCGCTATTGGTGCTCACGCTCTGGTCGCTAAAGGTGCTGGCGTAGCTGTAGGCTTCCATGCCAATGCACTGGGTGGTCAATCTACCGCTCTGGGTAGTGGCACTAAAGCCATTGCTGATCAATCTACTGCTGTAGGTAATGGTGCTATCACTAGCGGTCGTTTCTCTACCGCATTGGGTCAAGGCGCTACCGCTACCAACAACCACGATGTGGCCATCGGTAGTGGCTCTACTACTGAAGCTGCTGTAGGTACTTTGAATGCTGAAGTGAATGGTACTAAGTTTGGTAACTTCCAAGCTCACCGTCCTAAAGCGACTGTATCTGTAGGTAGCAAAGGCTTTGAACGTACCGTTACTAACGTAGCCGCTGGTCGTGTTACTGCTGATTCTACCGATGCTGTAAATGGCTCTCAGTTGTACGCAGTAGCCGATAAAGTAGCTGAAAATGCCAAAGGTGTGAAAGCGAATGCCGATGCTGTTAAAGCACTGGATGGCAAAGTCACTCAAAACGCTAAAGACATCGTTAGCTTGAATGGTGGCCTAGCTGCTGTTAAAGACGATGTAGCTGTCAACGCTAACAAAATCGCCGGTAATGCAGAGCAAATTGGCAACTTGAATAAAGCAGTAGAAGCGCAAAACGCATGGAACACTGCTCAAGACCAACAAATCGCCGACAACAAAGCTGCCAATGAAGCGACCGACAGCAAACACACTACTTGGAACGAAAACCAAGACAAAGCCATCGCTGGTTTGAAAGATGGTGTGAATGGTAATGCCGCTGGTATCGCTGCCAACACTGACCGTATCAATAACTTGACCGAGTTGGTACGTGGTGTATCTAGCAGTGAAGCACGCCTGAAACAAGAAATCTATGATGCTCGCCGTGAAGCTCGTGCCGGTATCGCTGGTGCGAATGCGATTGCCGCTATTCCTCAACCACACGCCCCTGGTCAAACTTCCATCGGCGCAGGTGCTGGCTACTTCAAACATGAAGGTGCCATCGCTCTGGGTGTAGCACACATCAGCAAATCTGGTAAGTGGGTTTCTAAAGCAGGTGTCAACTTCGACACCCGTAAGAACGTAGGCGCAGCAGTTGGTGTCTCTTACGTCTTCGGTGGTGTACCTGTTGTTGTACCTCAACCTACCGTTGTTAAAGAAGTAGTACGTGAAGTGATTGTACGTGAAGTACAACCTGCTCCTGCTACGACTAAAATCCGTGGCTAATTAGCCATACTCTAGAATACACTCCTGCCCTTTAATAGGTGCAGGAGTGTATTTCATTTTTTAATTTGTATAATCTATTTTTAGTAAAGGAAATCATCATGAAAGCAAATAAAGCATTAAAGTGGATCCTATTATCTTCATTGGCATTGACTTTTAAGCCAACAATAGCCAATACCAATGAGGAGGTAAAGTATTTAGCCATGGCTATTTACTACGAAGCTCAAGGTGAAAGTATCAAAGGTAAAGAAGCCGTAGCCGATGTTATCTTGAATCGAGTAGAGCACCATGAGTTTGCGAATTCAGTAAAGAAAGTCGTGGCTTCTAAAGGACAATTCCAATGGTTTCGTAATCGTTCTTTAAGAGGTGGAAGAGTATTCAATCCGAATAAAGAAAAAGAGATCATGTCTTTAGCTCGTAAGAAGTATTTCCAACATGTCATGGACAAGCGTAATGATACTTCTCGTCATGCGATCTTTTTCTCTACAGGAAGAAAACCTGCTCCTCGTGCAAAGCTTTCTCGTAAAGTAGGTCGTCACTATTTCTTTACCTTAAAACCAAAACGTAAATAATGGAGCGTATTAAGATGTCTAAGTTTGTCATTAAGTCTTATCTGAAAAGAACTGTTTTAGAAGACTTAAAAGAAGAGATTGAAGTACTCTCTAAAATGATTGTCAAAGAGTATCGAGAACACGTCAGAAAACATGGATTGAGTTTCAAAGTCAGAGCTTTGGACAATACGGGATTCAGACATGGGATTGATATTTATTCTACAGACAAAAAGTATTTCTTCTTTAAAGAGAAGAAACTTATTAAGTCGGATATTAGTACTTTAGATTTCTATTTTGAAGCGAATAAAGAACATCTATTATCTACACCTTACGAGATTGCGAAACGCTTTGGTAATACAGCGATTAAAGCATTAGTGTATTCTTTACTGAATATACGAGAAATGTATAAAAGCTGTAAAGTAAGCAATCCTAAGATGTTAGAGAAATGTTCTCGATATTATTCCTTACTGATTCTTTGGATGCTCTATACAGAATCAGGAAAAATAGAGATTCCTAATATCCGAATGTGGTACGAAGACTTTGGTATTCCTGAATGCTATTTTAAATACAGTCATGGAGTATATATTGATCAAGGTCTAACTTATACAGTTATTGGCGTGCGAGATGATATCGATGCCATGGGTGATATTGTTTACTCAGTAAACCGTATCGAATATAAATAAATTTTACATTCCATTTTGTATAAAGGAAATAACTATGCAATTATCATTGAAACCAGTACAAACAACAGCACTCGATTTCAAATTAGCAGGTAGTTCTGTTAATGAACTGGTTAATGAGATCAGATATCTAAGTAAAGAAGTCTTGAACTACTATGGTAAAGAGATTAAGAAGAAAGGTCTCTCTATTCGGGTAGAGAAAGAGTATATAGGTGATAAGCCGAGCTATCCTATTGTGATTCGTAAGAAGATCAAAAAAGGATGGTTTCGTCATGAATGGGTATTGGTCAGTAAATCCCAAATACTGGACAATTACTCCACTGAGGAGCACTACAAAGGATTAATTCACACACCTTACACTTTAACAGAAACATTAGGTCGTAATGAATCACAAGCATTTATCTATGCTATTTGCGTAATGACAGATAAATTGAAAGATGTGAATTACGATAGTTTTACCATGCGTGAGAAATGTGTGAATTACATTACCTTAGTGTCTTTATTAACGATTGCGAAAAGCATTGGTTTAGGTAGACAAGACTTAGGTAGTCTCAATAGTCAATTAGGTATTCCTGATAGTTATAAGAAGTACTGTAAGAATTTTTCTATCTATATTGATAAAAGCACACTATCTACTAATCTAGTTGTTCTTAACGCAGGTACTATATTCAAATTAGCGGGTGAATTAATCTACGACAAAGAACAAACTGTTGATAAACAAATGTACTATAAGTGCGTTATTAATTACATCGCTAAGTACAGTACTTATAATCTATTTGGTAACCCTATTTAAACTTAATCTAACTTTGTAAAGGAAATTATTATGTTAACATTAGCCAATAACCAGAATTATTACATTCAGCGTGTTGAAAAACACATCCCAAATGAATTCAAAGAAAGTCGTACTGGTATTGATTACTTTGTCTCTTTCGATTACATGGGTTCTGCCGAATATGAATTCGGTGCGATTCCTAATACTTGGAAGTTCATGAAAGAGCATTTCCATGAATATAAAATGGAAACCATTCCTATGGAATTAGGTGGTAAAACCTACAATGTATTCTGTATCATTCCTCGTGGAACTGAAAAGGAATACATGATTGATCTCTTTAAAGGTTTGTACGAGAATAAACATCGCACTAAAGAACAATCTCGTGTTTACGATATTGATGAGATGGTCAATGACAAAGAAGCTTACCAAGTAGGTTGGTTGAATCTGATTACGAGTTATTGGTCTAATGAGATTCCTTGGTTTGCGACTATCTCTCCTTCTATTGCTTTCTACTGGTATAAAGAAATGGGTCTTTCTAAAGAGGATAAAGAAATCCAGAAAGAACGTTTTGAAAATATCCAAGTAGGGGATAAGGTTTGGTACCCTACCTATAAGGAAAATCTCTTTGATGTTGGTACTGTGATTGGTTTCAATGATGAAGGAGTGACATTGAAAAACTATAATCGCAAACGTCGATATAAAGCCAATCAAGTCATCTTTGTCCCTAAAGGTCAATCAGGTGAAAAGTTTATTTGGTAAATAGAATAAAGAGACACTAGGGATTAACCTAGTGTCTCTTTTAAGATTTCGTATGACTCGGTAATACTTTATTTTTTTTTAATTTTAGAGGTAATGAAAAATGGCTTATTTGGATAGAGATGGAGTTGTGCGTACTGCTGATCCAAAAAAATACGACATGCCTGAGAGTGGTATTTTTAATTCATTATTTACTTATCTAGAAAGTTTTGTTACTAAAACAAAACGTGCTAGTAGCATGAATGATAGTCAGTTAAATGCATTAGGGAGAGAAATCAGAGAAAACGTAGATCAAACGATGTTATTAATGTATATTAATAATCATTTGTTTAGATTGAATAACTATTACGATTACGAATTCTATCCAGAAAAAGTGCCTGATACATTGTACGTGTATAAGATGGTGCAAACTGGGGAAATGAGGGATATCTGGTCACCAATAAAAATCATTAATTACCGAAAAACATATAACATCGATGGTTACGAAGCAAAATCTACAGAAATAGTGACTGCGGAAGGTGATGATTACACTAAGAAAGATGAACAGTATTATAAGAGATATGTGGAATCGGCAATTAATATTAATAAGTTGATGTTTGACTTAGGTTCGGACTTCTATAAGTTAGTTAGAGAGATCAATAAAATCGTACCATTTGGACACCAACAAACTACTCAGGAATGTATAACACCAAATAAAAATCCCTCTATTCACTACATGAATCCTTATTACTATATAATCGATTCAAGCGGTCATTACTTTACTACACGTAATAAAATATTAGAAATAGCCAGAGAGATAGCACGTACAAAACAATTATCCAGAGACAGAATAGAAGCTGATAATATCAGAAATTACTATACTGTTGGTGATGTTAAACCTCAGGATCATGCGCAATATGGGTTATTCTTTAAACCTTTAAATAACGATCTTGACGCTATTCAAGAGTATTTCATGAGATATGCTGTTTATACTTCATCGGTAGAATTTGAAGGAAACACAACTTTAACTTCTAAGATTGGTAGAGCGGCAGCTATTAAATTCTGTACTGATCTAGGATGGATTATTGAGAACATACTTCCAGTTGTAAAAAGAGCAACTAGGTTACCCACTGGCCCTGCTGAAACTATCTTGCCGAATAATATATTTAAAAAGACAAACCATGTAAATCTTCTTAAAGAGTATAGATATGCTACTTATTATCGCGATAACGAAAGACTGTCAGTAAGAGGCGGAGTACAACCAGGTGATGTTGCCACGGTAGAAAGTCTAATAAGGTATATTTTTATACATGCTGGCTTAAGATTTAATGATATTATAAGCTATAATCCTGTTATAAACGGAAGAAATGTATTGCCTATATTTGGTATAGATGGTGATGATATTTTAGTTGATAAGGATATAAATAGAGATGTCTATAGCATGTTTAGTCCGATTACAGGAATCTCAGCTATAGATAGAAGAACAAAAAGAAAAATCCTTTTAACTGCTGCAGATACAGCCTACGAGAATCTTAATAACATCGATGTGGATGATACTTTAGGAAGATGGAGAGACGGTGAGTTTAACATAACAAATACTACCGGATTACCTGGTAAATTACTAGATAGGGCTAACGAGTTATTTGGTGTTCCGTTTGAAGAAAATATCCCTCAAGGTATTACTCCTTTTATTAGTTATCTAAAGAATCCAACGTTTTCAGCATCGTTTCAAGAGAAATTTGGAATTTTACCGACTAGCCAGCATTTCGTTCCTATATCAATAGTAGAAATGGTAATACGATTTCTATTAGGTACAGTAAAAGCCAGTATTGTACCTAAATTAAAATACGAGGTTTTAGATAAGAGATTATTGGATAAATTAAATTTAGAATTTGGAACTAATTTTCCAGTAGGTACAAAATTCTTTTATATTGCTTTTCGTGTCGATCTAGCTAGTAGAACTACTACTGACTTATATGGTCATGGTAAACGTTTGGCGGACTACGTAGATGAAAATGTCAATAAAGGGTTTAGTAATAAATGGAATGTTAAAGACGCCGGTATATTAGAAACAATCTCTAAACTGGAAAGATTAAAGCAAGACGGACAGTTTAATAAAGATGCTTTAAAAGTCATTGCCGATGCAATTTATCAAATTACGATAAACCTATGGTCCGAACCAACCCGTAATGACGAATTCAGAAGACAAGTGACTAACACGATAAATGCTAACCACGGTAATATTGATAGCGCTACTCTCCAATACATGCTCCAACCTCTTTTAGATGACATGCGTAAGAATTCTGATTTTAATTAAATATATACTATTAATGTGTAGTATTATACATTAAAAATATATTTAGGATACACAAATCATGATTATTATCGCATCATCCATTGTCTTAACATTCATTATGCTCAGCATAGGTTTGTCTCAAGACCTTTTGTAAAATACTTTAAGACTAATACAGGACTATGGATATCCATAGTCCTGTAAAGGTCTATTCTGACTTATTCTATCTTTTTTAGGAAATCAAAATGAAATTCGAAATTTTAAGTGGATTTAGAGGTAACTCTAAAGACATTATTTTAGAGAGACTTTTATTTACTTCTAAGGATATTTCTAGAATTAAAGAGAAGTATCTGGACTTAAATAAGTTCAGTATAGAATCTGTAAAGCATTATCCTTATTACCAAACTAATGTGAATAAACATATTCCGATAACTCAAAGTCAATGGGTAAATAAAATCCTAACCAAACTCTATGGTACAGTACATCCTGAAACAAAACTCGTTAAACAATCCACATTAGGACATACACCTCTACAAAGAGACTTAACTTATCATGCTGAAGAATCATTCTTAGAGAATCTAAACTTTCTGAATATCTTAGATGATCTTAGAGCCAGTATGGATGTAGTAGAACGTATTGGTGGTAAAGGTTATACCGATGTACACAAAGATACGATTGATCAATTTCGATTAGAGTTATTCTTGTATGGTTTAGCTTTAAAAGGCGAACACAAGCTAGAGAGACCAGACAACAATAAGTATCGACTCTTAGACTTATTAGGATTAGACGCTTCGGATACTCGTATCCTAATTGGTGATGAAGATAGACGTGACCTGAGACTCAAATTCACGTCTATCGAAGAGAGTATTGCCAATGTCCATTTTAAAGTAGGTGATCAAACCTATTCTGTTGATATGGTATTCAATGTAGAGCATCCTTACGAGAAAGCTCTATTAGAAACTCTAAAAGACAAGTTCATGTTTAAACTGCATGACAAATACCTTTCTATCCACACTGACTACAGAAAGTATTACTTAGGTACGAAATATCCTAGTGAGTACCTATCCTTTATTAAGAAAGATAATGTGCTATATGTGAAAACTGTAACCATGGATAGTATTTTAACCCATTCCTTCAGACTAGGAGAATTCAGAATAGAATCTACTGGTCACAAAGGCATTTTCCCGATCACTAAGATCATTCCAACTGTAAATCCTGAAGAAACATTAGAACTCTATTGTGATCCTTCAGAAATCCCTTTATAAACCCATTCATTTAACACTTAAGGAGTATTTAACATGGGACGCGTAGTAGAAGAAGTATTGCCACGTTTTGGCGAAGAAGCCGGTGATGAAACACGAAATTATCCTCGTGAAGAGGAACAAGACAGTCAGGAGGAAGAGTAAATGAACCATCGACATTTCAAATTGAATCAAGTCAAAGCTCGTATCGAAGGTCGTAAAGCACTTTACAAACAATTCCGTGCTGTATCAAAAGAGGAATTGAAAGAAGAGTACGGTGTTGACTGGCCACCTACCAAAGTGGTTGTAGTAGACGACGAAGATAACTTGACACCAGATGCTCTGAAAGAACGTAGTGTAGTCGTTTTGACGAAAGAAGAAGCACAAAAGGTTGAAGAGCAATTTGACAAACCTAATACCAGTTTATTGGAGAAAGTCAAAGCTAAATTAGACGATGATGATTTCCAAAATACTGAAAATCCTTTATCCGGTATGTTAGACTAACTAAACCTCAATTACTCTAGAGTACCTAAACAGTACTCTAGAGTATTAGGAGAGTCAAATGTCCAAATCTAAAACATTTAAAAAGAAAGTCATTCCTTATTCGTCTTATTCTTTTAAAGCAAAAAGAATAGGTGGTTTTAGGCGATACAATAAAAACAGAAAGACAAAACAGAAAGTCAATATTGAAGTCAGATTATTTTTTACTCGATTTATTAGAGAGATGAAAAAGTCTTTTGAAGAGAGTAAACAAAACAATAATGGTTTTGAGTATTCTCATCTAGATTTTGCTAAACACTTTTCTGAAAATCCAGATTTGAAAGAAAAGCTAGAAGAAGATACTTTAAAACTTTACGAAGTAATAGGAGAGCTTAATGCAGAACAGAAGGCAGAAACTGAATAGAGTTAGACACCATAAAAGAAGATTGCTCTATAAAGTATCTAAGAGAATTATGGCTGTTTACAAGAGAGAAATCAATAAAGTCGATCCTGATAAAATGACATTCTCTTACGATTACATGTTAAGAGTAAAAACCTCTTTCCAAGTACTCATGCCAGATAGTAAAATTTGGAAGGATTGGTGTAAACAAAATCACCCTCCTAAACCCATTTACCTAGATGAGTATAGCGATTTACTCTAATACTAACTAATAAAAGGAAAATCATCATGAAATTATTTTTAACTAAAGAAAACCATGAAAAGGTTTTACAAGCAATCAATGACCATATCGAGAAAGATCTCAAATACAAATTTGAGAAAATGAAAGCTTTAAAAACAATACGATTTGAACAAGGGAGTTCTAGCGAATACGAAAGCCTAGAGATTCGATATGCTCAAGCAATCAGATTAGAAAAGAAACGTTCTCCTTTTAGTTTCCTTAAGGCAGAAATCTATAGCTTAAAAGAAGAATTCAATACTACTATTGGCTATTCCTCTATCCAAAATGATAAACTAGGACATCTAGCTAAAGTAAGAGAAGACTTAGTTACTTATCTCTTATTTGCAGAAGGTATGTTCAAATACCGAAGTGAAGTAGAAGAATATACTGATTTTGAATTTGATTACGATAAACTCATTCAGTTTATCCATTTGGTTCGTTTCTACTTAGCGACACAAAGAAAAGAAAATCCAAATGCTTTAGATTATCGTAATTTAGGCTTCGAACATTGTTATCGTATTGACCATTTATTAGGTATCAGTTTTAATACAGCGATCATTAATGAAGCTTACGATGACTACTACTTCGATTCAGATTCCATTAAAGAAGGTAATACTCATTACTTCATTTCCGTACCGAGTATCCAAGACAACTTTATCAGATTCAATATTGAATTCAATGAAGAAGAGAAAGAAGTATTATCAGGTATCTTAAGTAGTGTTCGACTGATCAGGTTCACGACAAATACTTCTCTTCGCGATTTGTATTTAACCAAATCAGCCCATAGGGAATATTTGGAAATTACCGTTAGAAATAAAGAGATTCTCTATATTCGTTTAGATAACGAAGAAGCTGAATCTTCTCTTTATACTTTCAGTTTGAAAAATATTCAAGCCAGAACCATTTCTAATGGAAATACAGTAAGTCGTCCATTACCTCTATTAAGAGTATCGAATGGTACTACAGAGATTAATATTTGTTGTACAATGGATGAATTTGATTACATGATTTCTTAAACTATTTTGGAGAACTTATTATGTATTGTAAAGCAACAAATACAGCAAACAAGTCTATTCAGTACCTCACCAAAGCACACAGTATTTTAAAAAAGCATGGTATATTCGATCGCTTTAAAATTGAAGATACTAGGATTATGTCACGCTATGACTCTAATGGCGAGGTAATTGAATATGCTACAGTTGACTACATGGTAGATGGTGAATTTGAACGTATATGTCTTGATAAAGAGAAGTATGATAAAAGTACTCAATACCCAGTAGAAATCAGAGATACGATATTCTTCTTATTATCAATACATGCTGAGAGACATTATCCTGAAAGCCCATTTAATTTATTTAATCTTCCCTTTAATAAAGAGGAGCTAGAGATATTAGCATTAGCAGGAAACTTCTTCATCTGGAATGTCTTTTATACAGGTGAAATATCAGGCAAAAACGTAGATGTCCCTAACATGAAGTTATTCAATAGCAGTGAACGTTATAAATTAGCCAACATGATTAGCTTGCCTATACTTGATATTGGTGGAGAATTACCTTCTTTTAAAATACACGTCATTTCTTCAGATATTGTATTAAGTGTTATCGAGCCTAAAGAAGTGGTAGATACAGAGAGTGAAGATCTATTTGTCAATTACCTTGATTCTTATTTATTAGGATTAACCTTTGGAAAAGATGAAGATAAAGTTAATCTTAATGAAGAAAGACTAGGCATACTGTTTAGTTCTTTAGAGGGTAAAGTGGTTTCAGCAGATACGAATTTGCGCGATCTATATTTTAATTCAGATCAGTATTTAAGAATCGCTAATATCAAAGAAGAGAAGCTAGTAAGCATTACAGTAGAAGAGCATGGAAGTACTACTCGATACTTAGGTGGTCTTTACAGTGGATTCTCCATGAATATGTCAAGAACAGAAGGAATCAACCTGACACTACCGTTTCCTAATACCAGAGTGTCAATAGGCGGACAAGAAGTAAATTTAGCCTGTACGATGGCAGAAATAGAAACAGCTTTAGGTTTAAATTAATTAAAGGAACTATTATGAAATTTTCAGTATTTGATCAGACTCCTAATGATGCCACTAAAGAAAGCATGTTCTTAGGGCAGTCTATTAACTTACAACGATACGACCAATCTAAGTATCCTATTTATAATGAATTAGCAGAAAAACAAAAGTCATTCTTCTGGCGTCCTGAAGAGATTGATCTATCTAAAGACCGTATTGATTTTGAAGGATTACCAGAGCATGAAAAGCATATTTTCCTCCGTAATCTGGATTATCAATCGCTTTTAGATAGTGTACAGGGACGTAGTCCAGCTATTGCCTTCTTACCTCTGATCTCACTCCCTGAATTAGAACACTGGACGCTATGGTGGACCGCGTTTGAATGCTTGGCTGAGGGTACCGAAGTATTAACAACTAACGGCTGGAGAGATCTTAAGGATGTAACACTAGAAGATAAAGTAGCTCAGTATGATCTTTATACTGAGAAAGTACAGTTTGTACATCCTTTAGCTAAGATCGAGAAGTATAAAGAAGGTACGATGTATCATTATGTTGCCAAAAACCCAAAACAGTTTAACCAATTGGTAACTCCAGGTCATCGTATGCCGGTAATTAAACGTACTGGTTATTACGATACTTCTAAACGATGGTTTGATGAAGCTCGTAACCATAAGTACGAAACTTATCATTTGGCTCCAGTTTCTGGTTATCTTGAAAGTAGCGACGCTAGTACTTTAAGTGATTTAGATAGATTGAGAATAGCCACTCAAGCAGATGGCACTGTAAGTAAACGTTATACAGGTGTAAGATCAGGAACTGTTCCTGTTTGGTTTACTTTTAGCAAAAGGCGTAAGATAGAACGCCTATACTCAATTTGTGAAAATCTAAATTTTAACATAAGAGAACTTACTCCGGATAAACATACTACTGAGAAAGTAAAACAGAAAAGAAGGTTTAAAGTAGATGTTCCTGCTGAGTATGACGTTCTTAGTTGGAAAACTTTGAACTGGGTCGATCTTGAAAAAGTAGACTATAACTGGTGCGAAGATTTTCTTATTGAGTTAGGACACTGGGATGGTACTTTTGTACGAAATGCCAAAGGGGTCAATATTGTTTATAGCAGCATTATAAAAGAAAATGTAGACACCGTACAGTCAGTGGCTGCTGTTTGTGGATATAGTGCGAGATATAAACTACAGAAAGATAACCGAAAAGACACCTATAACGATATGCATACTGTTTGCATCTTTAATCGTAGGTATAAAGATGGACAGAGTATTGAAAAACACGCGGTTAAATATAAAGGTATGGTAAGGTGTCTGACTGTGCCTAGTGGTGCTTTCTTAATCCGTTATAAAGGAGTTGTTTCAGTATCTGGAAACTGTATTCACTCCTACTCCTACACGTACATTATGCGTAACGTATTGACTGACCCTACTAAAGAGTTCAATACTATTGTTGTAAATGAAGAGATTAAGAAACGTGCCGATGCTATCACTGACTATTACGATGAATTAATCGAATATGCCCAATACTATAATCTCTTAGGAGAAGGCGAATTCAAGATCAGTAAGCGAATTGATGGGGTAGTATACGACGCATTTAAAACCGTTACCATTTCTAAGCGTGAGTTAATGAAAAAGCTTTATCTGTGTATGTTTGTCGTGAACGTACTTGAAGCCATTCGTTTTTATGCATCGTTCGCCGCGAGCTTCAGTTTTGCCGAGCGTAAACTCATGGAAGGTAATGCTAAGATCATTAAACTCATCGCCCGCGACGAGGCGCTCCACCTTACTACAACTCAACACATCATCAATACCTTAGCTTCAGGAGCCGAAGGAGAAGTATGGAAAGAGATTGCTGAGGAAACAAAAGAAGAATGTATTAACATCTTTAGAGAAGCCGCACAGCAAGAAAAAGACTGGGCTAAATACCTCTTTAAAGATGGCAGTATGATTGGGTTGAATGAAACCATTCTTTGCCAGTATATTGATTACATTACCAACCACCGCATGAAAGCAGTAGGCTTAGAGCCTATCTTCCCAAATGCAAATTCTAATCCAATTCCTTGGATTAATACTTGGTTGACTTCTGATAATGTACAAGTCGCTCCTCAAGAAGTAGAAATCTCGTCTTACTTAGTAGGACAAGTCGATTCTGCTTTAGACAGTGGTGACTTAGCAGATATTGAATTGTAAAGAATATAGAGTAGGCTACTAGGATAAAACCTAGTAGTCTATTTTATTTTTAATCTATATTATTAAAATGAGTAGTAGGTAAGAAGGCTACTTTAAATAAAGCTTCTTAAATTTTAAACCGAAAGGAAAATCGAAATGATTAAAGCAGTAAACAAATTAGCCACTGTATTGGCAGACATTATCTTAAATGGTAATACTTGGAATACGTTATACGATTCCTATCTAACCGATGAGGAAATAGAAAGACGTAAGAAAGTCGTTCCTTATACTAAAACAAAAACTGTTTTGATTAGGGATTGGATTACTCATTTGGATATGTTAAAAGAAGATGAAGAAAATAAAGTATTTTGTTCAGAAGTGGAAAGACTTTTGAAGAAAACCAGTGTAGGACATATTCCTGAATTCTTTATTCACTATCCCAGAATAGAGAAAGTAAACTCTTACAAACGTTCTAGAATGTTAACTTTCAAACAATTCTTAATGAGTTATTACGAATTAGGAACAGAAGAAGCATTTGAACAATTTGTAGAAGATGTACAAAGTGAGTTACTCTCCAGGTTTACTTATAGCTTATTTACTCGAAAGGCTCATGTGAGCAAACGTAAGTTTGCAGGATTACCTGTTTCTGATATCGATGGTTTTAAAGACTACTTTTTCAAAACAGCAGTAGGAGAATTAAGTAGACTCATTCCTGTTTATTATAGTAAGGAATATCAATATAAAGTTTACGAGTTATCGCAATTACCTGATGAAGAATTAGAGAAACATAAAATAGGTTTCTCGTACGGATTTACTTTAGACTATCAAGATACTCTAGAAATCATCATTGCTAAGTTCAAACCAAATAGTGATTTCCCAGCGACTAAAGCATTGAAACAATACCAGGAAGAAGAAACTGCTATGAATTACTTTAAAGTCATGAAGAATACTCACCTAGGTAAATTGATTCCTATCTTCGAAACAGTAGAAGATAAACAGGTTTTGAAAATGTTAATCTTACAAACCAATTTCTAATCTAACGAATAAAGTAGGGAGTTAACACTCTCTACTTTATTTTTACTAACTAATGTAAAGGAAATGTAACATGAATACAAAAAGTTTGAATATTAAATATAATCCTACCTTATTAGGTATCCCACCTATTCCTGAATACGACTTGATCGAAACTTTATTTGACCGTATAGACTATACAGAAAAAGAAATAGGTATTTACGAATTTGACTTTTACGATAAAGAAGATGGTTTACACCAACTCTCTCTTAATCTTAAAAATGTCTATACTGACTACAGAAAATGGAGTGATCGATTCCTGATTTACTTTGCCATGATGGATAGGATTGTTCTTAAAGACACCTGGATATTAAGAAGAGTCATTGCTAATAGTGGGCTTGGGTTGTCTGGCGATAGTATTGAACAATACGTTGCTGAATTGAAGAAGAAAGCTTTTCCGTTTGTTTTAGATCTGGCTTTAAGAGAAGTAGATTTAATTAGTATAAATAACGAGAAATTCTTTATCGAACAAATCGAAAACAGTTTGAAATCAACCAAAAAGAAAAACTTAGCCAGTGCACTTGGTTTAAGAGATACTGATAACTTCTTTATCAATTTCTTATCAACAGCAGAATGGATTATCAAACACCCTGTAACTCAACATCGTGATATTATTAAAGGTACATTTGGAGAACCTTCTCTTAAAGTAGTATCTCGAATGATCGCTAGTTTTGACCATAGTAATGCTGAATTACAAGTAGCCATCGAGAATCTCGATGGAGGTAATAGTACTTACGTATTACAGGATTTGGAAAAGTTAAAAGAGAAAGGAAAATTTATCCCTATCTTTACAGACGGTAGTATCTATAAAGAACCAGAGTTTACTAAGCTGGGCGGTTATAATGTTCTTAATACCGGAGATGAAACAATCTATTTAACAGGTAGTTTTATTATTGGTCCTGTAGATGGTTATTCTTTGTTTGAGAAATCTAAATTAACCGTGGCTGGAGTAGAAAAGATTTTGAATATTAATCCTAGCGAATTAAAGGCTAAAATAACCTATGCTTTAATGTCAGAATAGGAGAGCAATATGTTTAAAACAGCTTCTGATTTTCCTGTGTATTCACATACTGAATTATTCAGACTGAATCCGATTAATCAATTTTTGATTAAGAAGTTTCCTAGAGAAGAAGACAATAGTTTTCTAGCAAGACATTGGGAAGCATATCTCTTCGCTCTACATGTTCTTAAGGATAAAACACATGTTGATCAGATAGCTTCTATAGTGGTTACACCTGAAGAGTTCTATAACATACCTAATCCAAGCATCAGTAGCTGTTTTAACGAATGGCTAGAGATGTATAAGAAAGATAGGAAACATAATGAGAGTGTATAAAGATGTATTGGAAAAATCTCGTATTGACGAGATTATTGAAAAGTTTGAAAGCTACAGTATTGTCAACATGGCTTTAGAAGAGGAAGACGAAGCAAGTTTCTATCTTTGGATAGAGTTTACTAAAGAAATACTGGCGTACGATACTGTAAATAACGAATACGTACAAACAGAAGCTTGGACGATTCGTGAAGAAGAGAAGTTTGAATTCTATCCTGATGAATTAAGACTGATTGCTGAATTTTAAAGAGAGACCAATATGGTATTAGAACCCGCTAAAATAGATAAAGAGTCTCAGACTCCTGTTACTGCATAATACAGAATAGAGATACCCTAACCAGGTATCTCTATTTTTTTTTGTTTTATTTTAAACCTATACTATCTAGGTGAGTACTCTAACTCTATTTTAAAAGGAAATTAAAATGTCATTAAACGTCGATAATCAAATGGATCAAGAATTCTATAATAACTTAGCAAACTCTGTAGAAATCTTTCTTAAAGAAAATAATGCTAAGTGGAATATGGATTATCACGCCATGCGTGAATACAAAGGTGGTGAAGAAGTTTCTAAATCAAACATTAAAGTCATTACGGCTGAATTAACTGTAGGCTATTACGAAACATGGGTTAACTTCTATAACTTCATGTCTTTTAGCTTCTGTGGTTTGTCAGCAAGTAATAAGAAAGATCATTACTTTAAAGAAATACGAAACCATGTCCCTACTGAAATAGCAGGTGATAGCGATTTAACGTATAACCGCATTACTAAGCTGATTGCTGAGTTTGGTTTTGTAGATGAATTAAATATCAAACATACCTACAAGATTGTGATCAATTTTGAGAAAGGACAATAAATGTCTAAACCTAAGAAATTCTGGGCGGATACACCTAAAGCTCGTTATCTTAAAACAGATAGCGACATAGAATTCATGTATCTTAAACCCATCTATCTGAAATCTAAGAATACCAGAAGGAAGAGTATTCTAACAAGAAACAAGGTGAAAAGGAATATGAAAAGAATAGTGGAGTTTTTATCAGGTGTTGAATCCTAAGCTACAACAAAAGGCTATTCAGTTAGGAGGCATGAACAAATACGCACATTCCTTTTCTCCTATACTGACTTTGCCATTAGTCCACTTTTACACCAAAGTAGTAAAACCATTTAAACCTAGAAATCCAGTAGAGACAATAGCCTGTCTTTGGATTAATCGTTTACGTGAAGTAAAAGGCAATCAATACTACAATGGTGCAGTATTAAAAACCATCGTTAATGATAAACCATTAGGTTATCTATTAGGACTTTTGAAAGGCATTCATTCACCTAAGACAGAAGAAGAGAAAGAGTTAAGACGATTCATTCTTTTCTTTTATCAGATAGGGAATGAAGAAACCTATCAAGAGTTTCTAAGAGAAGCTTTTCATTAACTAAATATACAAAACATAAACGACATTCCTCTACTCCTGTATAAGCAGGAGTAGAGGGTTTTATGCCGTTTTAAACCGTAACTGCTTTTACAAGCAAATCACGTTACAGAAAGGAGGTGAAACATGTGGAACGTAGTTATTACATCCAAACGCTCGAGATAAAAGAGATGCTTGGTACTATAACTAAAGAGGAAAGTGACTTGTTAAAAGCATTGCTACACGCCGAATACCAGTCATTGGACTCTTGGGTTGAGGACTTTTACTACTAAAGTTTTCACCCGTTACTAAATAACAATAATAACGATAGGAAAGACAATGTACTACTCATTGTCTTTCTTTTTCCTTTCATAATAGAAAAGAAGCTAAAGAATAATCCTTAACTTCTTTTTTACTTTACAGCTTACAAGCACCACCTGCACAACCATCATCTAAACTATCTTGAGTGTCATCTGCACCATCATTCGTGTGGTGATAATACAGAGTCTTCACACCCCATTTATAAGCCAGCATGAGTTCTTGTAGCATCAGTTTCATCGGTACTTTACCATTAGGCAAAGCAGCAGGATTATAACGAGTATTCGTCGAAATCGATTGATCCATGAATTTCTGAATAATCGCTACAATCTTCAAGAAACCTTGGTTGTTATTGTCATCCCAAAGGTATTCATATTGATCCTTCAATCGTTCGTATTCAGGAACAATTTGTTTCAGAATACCATCTTTAGAAGCTTTAATAGTTAAAGGACTTCTAGGGATGTCAATACCATTAGTCGCATTACTTACTTGAGAACTACTTTCAGAAGGGAATTGAGTAGAGAGTGTAGCATTACGCAAACCAAACTCTTGAATCTCTTTTCTTAAAGATTCCCAATCGTATTGTAAGCTAAATGGTGCGAAAGCATCAATATCTTTCTTATAGGTATCAATCGGTAAAATACCTTTAGCATACTTAGTATCTTTAAATCCTAAGCAAGCACCTTTTTCTTTAGAGAGCTGTACAGAAGACTTCAATAGATAATATTGCAAAGCTTCAAACGTTTGATGAGTCAATTCCAAACCAGAACCATCTTGAATTCGTTTACCATTCTTAGCTAAATAGTAAGCAAAGTTAATGACACCAATACCTAATGATCGATAAAGCTCAGTAGCACGTTTAGCAGCAGGTACAGGATAATTCTGATAAGTCAACAATTCATCCAAAGAACGAACCAATAAGTCACATCCTTCTTCTAAATCTTCTAACTTCTCAATCTTACCTAAGTTTACACCTGCTAGAGTACACAGAGAAATCAAACCTTCTTCATCATTGATGTTTTCCAAAGGCTTAGTAGGCAAGGTGATCTCACTGCAGTTGCCCGCCAATATACCATTAAATACACCCAGATGACGTTTATGTTCAGTGAAACAATAAGTATTGTGCTTACCTTCTAACTTAGTAATACTAGAAACAATACCACGTTTAGAAACATCAGGATTGTAAACAGAAGTACCTACTATTAATTCAATAGTACGAATCAGTTTCTTATCTTCTTCAGCAGTACCAACTAACCACTTGTGGTAATCTGTACAATCCAGGTAGCGACCGTCTTCAAGTGTAACACGATACAAATCTACATTTTCACCAGTTTGTACAAATTCTACTTCTTCAGACCACTCGTAACCATTCCAAACTGTAAACTTCTTACCAACGTTTTCACCAATAGTCACTTCACCTTCTTGAGTCAATACTTTAGTATCACCAGCCACACACAAGTTGCTCATGTGTATCGGAGCGACTTTCTCATCGAATGAAGAATGCGTATTACAATGGTCTACATTCATGATGTAAATACGACCAGTATTAGCACGTTCAGACATCAATAAACTAAACAAGTCACGAGCAGGGATTTTCTTTTTAGGAATTAAAGGATTATTCTCCGCTTCTGTGTAGAGTTTTTCAAACAACTCTTGATCATTAAAGAAAGCATCGTACATGCCTTCTACAGAGTGAGGAGAGAACAAAGTAATGTCTTGGTCTTTAATCAAACGAGTGTACATCAATTTATTTAATTGTACACCATAGTCCAATTGACGAATACGGTTGTCTTCTACACCACGGTTGTTTTTCAGTACTAATAAGGATTCTACTTCTAAGTGCCAAATAGGATAATATAAAGTAGCAGCGCCGCCTCTGATCGCCAAATATCTTCAGTATTAATCGCTAGTTAATACCCTGTCTTTAATTGACAGCTTTACCTCTCGGTAAATGTTGAGACTATATCTTCTTCTCCAGCATTACCTGGTAAGATTCCTAACTTCAGGAAACTACATAGAGGATTACATTAATCCACTGTAGTAGTCGCTCTGTTTCCCTAAACTCCGTTACAGAGACCTCGCTTGAGTGGTACGTCTTTCGACTAGTCGTTGAACTACTAATAAACATTAATAGCTGCTGGTTACCTATTGTTACATCGTAAACATTGTCACTGTAAAATACGAGTAGTTTACGCTTTAAGGACTTCCAGCAATTAAGAGCGATATTTTTTTACTTACTATTTCTAGTAAACTGGGCACAATCTACCCTGAGAACATGACTTAACGGCTGCTTGGAACATTTTCCAGAATGGGATGACACCTGTGTGTACAGCTTCACCACCACGAATCTCACTACCTAAAGCACGAATACGACCACCATTGATACCAATCCCTGCGCGTTGAGAGATGTATTTAACAATAGCTGAAGTCGTCGCATTAATGCTATCCAGACTATCTCCTGAGGAAACAAGAACGCACGAGCTGTACTGTTTTGTAGGTGTACGTACGCCTGCCATTACTGGAGTAGGCAGTGAAATATGGAATTTAGACAATGAGTCGTAGAATTTCTTCACGTAACCCATGCGAGTCTCTTTAGGATAAGTACTAAAGATACATGCACCAATCAACATGAAGGCAATTTGTGGGGATTCTAAAGGTTTTTTATCTAAACGATTCTGTACTAAGTATTTCGCTTCCATCTGCTTAATACCAGCGTAAGCAAATGTCAAATCTCGATCATGTACAATGTAATCGTTCAATTCATTGAATTCTTCTTCTGTGTAATAGGTAATAATCTCTTTATCGTACCAACCCAATTCACACATTTTCTTAACATGATCAAACAAGTGAGGAGGATTGTATTCTCCAAACGCAATCTTACGAATGTGGAACAAAGCCAAACGAGCTGCCATGTATTGATAATCAGGTGCTTCTGTAGAAATCAAATCCGCAGCAGACTTAACCAGTGTTTCATGGATATCTGACGTCATGATACCATTGTAGAATTGAATGTGACTATTGATCTCTACCTGTGAAGTAGAGACATTCAAACCTTCTGCTGCCCATTCTACCACTCGGTGAATCTTAGCAATATCCAATTCTTCTAAGTGACCGTCCCGTTTCGTGACTTTAATTTTTTGTTCTGTCATTGCAGAAAATCCTTTTAAAATGAAGTTAGTTATAAAAGTTAGCTAATGATTAAGCTAAATTGAACGTTTTAATAAATGCAGATACGAGTCCTTTAGGATTATGGACATTATCTACTCGACATTTTAAGTTGTATTGCTCACCAGAGATATAACGACCAATGTTAAACATAAACCAACGAGCTAAATTATCACTGGTCGTATTACCTAAGTAATAAACAACTTGTCTGTCTTCTTGACGATAAAAGATGGTTTCTCTACGTGTAAATTCGTGTATGAGATGACAATACCTTTTAATTAAATCGATAATGTTATCGATTCTTTGATTCTTCTCTTCTCCTTCTGTTTCTTGAAGAGAGGGAAAAATAATCTCAAAAGGACGAGATACCAATAGAAACTGTAAGAGTTTCTCTGTATCACATCCTGTTTCTACTTTAAGCAATTCGAAAGTCTGTTTAATGTCTTTTCTAAGCTTTCTAATTTCTTTTTGTGTCTCTAAATCCATAGCTAGTTCTACCTATTTTGGAATGTATTGGGTTTAAGAATTTCATACACTTAACGAGTTTGATTTTTTATCCTACTTATGTATTGGAAATTAATTTAGAGACTAATTAGTTCTGAATAAGTGTCTTATTCACTTTACATTTAAACATCAAAAAGGATATTAGAAAATGGCTAAAAAGAAAGCTGATTTAGTAATGGAAGTCAAACATCTTCTGAAAGACTTAGAAGATGAAATGGTTGCGTATTCTAAATTGCCTATGAAAGACATCAACGAGTTCTTCAATAAAGTACTGGAAGCTCGTGAAACATTGCAGGATAAATACCAAAAAGTACATGGCGTACGTGCTGAATCTCGTTTACGCCCTATTGCATTCTATCGTAAAGGTGAAGACCACGTAACACGCATTGATGCTTACTCTATTCTGCGTGATGGTGATGAATACATGCTCTTCAATCACTTGAAAGATGAAGTCGTAAAAGCTAACTTGTCAGGATCGTTCCGCATTAAAGATTCCACGGGCGGTTTTGTAACTTTGACTAAAAACACATTGAAAGAAATCTATCACTACAACTACGTGTTTGGTGATAAGAAACGTCCTTTCTACGAACTGAAACGATAATACAGATTGCTCCTCTATCCTTAATTGGATAGAGGAGTGTATCTTATTTCAAATCTATATTATTAAATTGGATATCCAAAACCATTCTAAACTAACTTTATAAAGGAACTTTAAAATGATTAAATCGAAAAAGAATACCCAGAAGCTCTATATTGAATTAAAAGCTTCTGGTAAACAAGTAGACAAATGCTTTAAACAGTTAAACTATTATTACTCAATACCTAAAACCATTAAGGTATTGAAAGCTATTCTCGATGGGGTAGATGCTGTAAACAGTAGTACAAAAGAATCCAATATTAAATTGGAGAATGTCATCAATCAGTATATCGAATACGATCAAGATTTCAGAGGACTTAGCTTTGCTATCCTCTCTAATTCTGTAGTTAGCTTAATGTCTGCTAAGCATTTGAGAAGTGAAGAAGATAAAGAGGCCACAATGAAAGCAATAAGTGATCGAATCGATCATTCAAAAGTATTTATAGAACGTTCTAATTCAGGCGAGAACATCAAAGATATTTTAGCGGAAATTAAATGAACTAACTTAAAAAGGAAATTATTATGGAAAATAAAACTATCAATCCACAAGAGCACTATGCTAAACTGAAAGAAATCGATGCGAAGATTCGTATCGTGATTAATGAATTGGTTAATCGGTTTGGCGTAGAAATTGATTCTACTAAAAATGAGATCTTAAACGTAAACAATGTCAATGTTTACTTAGATCGTTTAGAAGAAAACTACGAAGAAGCTAAAGAATATTTCGCTGAAAAGATGTTGCGAGAATTCTCTATCTGGGGTTATTTAGCAGAACGTATCATGGGTAGCGATCGCATTATAGATGATAATCGTAGTAATTACACTCTGGCTTTTGAAGACGAAATCATTTCTTACAATTTCTATCGTAAAGAGAATGTTTAACCAATGTATGACAAGTCGAAATTAAAAGTTTAAAAAGGTTATACTATGTTGAAAATACTAGGCAATCTCTTTAAGAAGTGGGGAGAAGCACTTTCCCCTTCTAAAAAAGAGATCGAGGTAAAGTCTGAACAAATCTTTATAGAAGTTTGTAAAGCATGTCCTCACCGAAATCAAATCGTAAATGGAACAGAACCTGTAACAGAAGAGACTGAAGAAGTCAAAGAAGTTGTAGCTGAACAAGCTAAGGAAACGACTACTGAGACTTATCAGGAACCGAATGTTACTTCTTATCCATTAATCTACTTTGAACGGAAACAAGATTATCCGACTAAGTTTTCCTTATACGAAATCTTAGAGGATGACGATACAGGTGAGATCACTGTGGTCTTTGAACGAGACAACAGTAAGCCTGCTCACAAAACCCGTTCAGGTAACTACTCTTTGGCAAATGATCAAGGCAAAGTGATCACAGTACGTCGACACACCATCTTAAAGATTGTGGAAACGCACAAGACTACTGCTGGTCATGAGTACTATCGTAAACCAAACTAATGAAATCACTCTCCTCTCCTGTAATGGGTAGAGGAGAGTATTTCTTTTTTTAGTTTATTTTACGAATATATTATTAAAGTGAGATTCATCTAATTCTTTTTAAAGGAAACTATTATGGAAAATTCATTAACCAAATTAGAAAACTTAGCTAAATTCATTTTCTATCTTCACAAGTACTATCGTGATTATTACGGCTTATCCGTAGCCGATATTGCTCATCCTCGTCATCGGTACTTAGACGCTCGCGTTACAGAAACAGCGCTTAGACTTAATAATACTTTTCAGAGAGTTAAAGACAGTTTAGACATTGTCTCTTTTAATCAAATCTGCACTGTATTAAATTACGTAGACTCTACTGATTTAATTAAAATTATTTGTGGTCAAAGAGAAACGTACAAACAACATTTTAAAAGACTATTAGCTGAATACCTAATGGTTCAGATGTACGATACGAACTTCATGGTTGATAAGTTAAAAGACTTGGTTTTAAAATATATAGAAGAAGATACCAACAACAGTATTCTCAAAGACTTTAATTCTAAAGGAAATGGATTTAGAGTTGTTGATAACGATGATATCTTCTTTAAGGTTTTAAAACAAGGACGGTTTAAAAATCACCCACTGCGTGAGCAATTAGAAAGTTTAACAGCAGAGTATAGAGAACCAGGTATATCTATCCCTATATTCGCTGATGAAAATAATGCCAGTATTGTATCAGGTACTACCTTACGGGTTTACATTATCGATGCCGAACCCAGAGTAGACATCAGCGCTATTGATGACAGTACATTGGCTTCATTAGTACAGAATCGTACTCAAGAAACTTGTGAATACTACATCCTGTATCCTATCTTCCACAAGAAGAAAGATAAAGTAGCGGATGAAAATGACGAGTGTGAAGTCATCAATAACATCAATAGTCTGGTAGGATTCAGAATGATGGTTAATCGTAGCCATTCCGATAAAGTAAGAAGCTTAAGAGATGCTAATGGTATTTACTATCCCTTGTACGACATTATCAATCTTAAAGGCAATGTCACGATTGATAAAATACCTGTTCCTGAAGATCCATTTATTGTTAAAACACCTGAAGTATCTTTAGAAGTTACTAAGGAGGTCAAAACGAAGACGACAACATACGAAGTAAAACAGACCTTAGGGCTACCAGCATTGCTACCGTTAGATGTCGATCTAGAAGGATTAAATATTAAAGAGACTAAAATGAAAGTAGCGACATTTGAATTAAACGATACATTTAAAATGTTAGAATATTTAGAAGCTAACGATGTTGGTAAAAAGCATCCCGTATCTAAACGTATTCAAGACATGTCAGGTGAACATGCTCGTCCTATTCCGATTATTCGAAACCTAATCAATGACGATCTGGCTGATATTTTGGTAATCACTAATAATGAACCAGAAGGATATGTTTCTGACATCATTCGTCGTGAAGATACTTATTACGTAACTGTAAGTGCTTATCCAGGTACGAAGTTAGAAGAAATGGTAGAGAAATACCAGAAAGATGAAACATCACTTTTAAAATTCCATCCTAACTATATTGCCGATGAAGATGTACCTGACGAGATAGATGAAGAGTCAGCAAACATCATTCGTTCATTACACTGTTTTGATTATCGTGAAATCAAACCAGCTAAAGTCTTGAAATTCAAAAAGTAAAGGAAATCAAAATAAATAAGTATTTAAAACAAAGAAAGAACGAAATCTTTAAATTCAAATCCAAGAAGAAACGTCAGAAATTCATGATTGAGTTTAAACAGGTCAACCTGAAAGACTTTCCATTCTACTTGAAGAGTCTAGATAGTTCTTCTCGTAAAGTATTGAAAAGTACACCACTGGCGTTATTTCATGTCGAAAAAGGCATAAAGAAATCCATTTCCTCCATTGCTGATAACTTCAGTAAATTAGCGAAAACACTTCAAGAAAATCGTAAAGCCATTAAAGAAGCTATGTTAAAAGAAGATACTGAAACTCTGAAAGAACTACTTCAACAGAAAGCCCGTACTTCTTTAGCCATAAATGGCGTATTTGGCAATGGTAAACGCTTCTACTAGGGTTTACCTATCTTAACCACTAAACGAGGCTCTGGAGTGATTCTAGAGCCTCTAATTAAAGGAATCTATTATGGACATCAAATTAGCAGATAAATACGACGCAGTTGCATTAGCAGTCAATTTACAAAATTACATTCGTATCGATCACAACGAAGGAACGACAAAGGTACTAGAGAATATTTTATCTGGTATTATTTTTACTCTGGTTAAAACCAAAGGTACTCGTTTTAATATAGAGAATATTAATTTTACTGAAGAAGGTAAAGATTATTCTATTACGAAAGTAGTCTTAGATGATAAGAATACTTATTTGTTATTTGAAAATCTTATATTAGGATTCTGGAACCACTTTGATTTTGTACGTAAAGGCTATACGGTACATGAGTATCGATTAACAAAAAGTAAAGATGCTAACCTTGCTGTACTGGCTATTAAACTAAATAAAGATGATTATGTTCATGCTTATACGTTTATGTTCCTTCCAGAGTTTATTGAAGGTTTACCATTAAAAGATCTTCAAGAGGTATAAAATGAAATTAAAACAGTATAAGATCGATCAAGCGAATATCCTAGCTCGATCATTGTTCTTATTAACTAATGACGCCAATAAAGAAGAAAACTATGGTAAGACATTACGAGACTATTATCAGAAATCTCGTAATGATACCGTGTTTAAATTCTTATTTGAACGATTAGACCATGTACGTCGTTTTCCTACTTACGACATGTTTGAAACAGTGCGAATGGATTTTAACTTCTATACAGCTCAGATGTTTGCTTATAAGGTCATGAATCCTGAAAAGTATCCTGAGTTAGCTTGGTATCTTCAACATGCTTATCGATTAACGAAGGAAGAGTTTGATTTATTCATCAATCAAGTACGTAGTGTTTATGCTATTCTTTCTTCTAAAGAGAAAATAGAATCTACGTATAAGAAATGGAATACTCCCACAGGTAAAGGTGTATTGGTACATGATTATCGATTACTGCTCTTGACCTTCTTGAAGAATCCTAACTCCATGAAACAACCAGGTTATGCGGTTATTCGTAATGCATTGGTAGATGGAATTCCAGTATACGATAAAGAACAAGGACGAGAGATTGGTAAAGTCTATCACTTGTATCTAAAAGAATGGTATGTGAAAGCCAATATCACTACCATAATGGATATCGATACTACAGGATGTGTTTTATCACCTGTTTATGCCTCTAATGTAAATACGTTTGATTTAGAATACCTTAGTGGAATCATTCGTTTTGAATTGGTTAAGATTGTTAAAATGTAATCTAATACTCTACTCTCCCTAAACAGGAGAGTAGAGTGTATTTTATTTCAAATCTATATCATTAAAGTGTAATAGCAAAATGCTTTTATTTTTATTCTAACTTTGTAAAGGAACTAAAATGTTTGAACAATTAAAACACGATGTAGAACTCATCTTAGATGCAGTGCACAAAAACCCATCGCATTATTACGAGAATTGGATCTTCCGCATTGTCCACAGTAAGAAACCTAAAAGCAAAGGAATTAAAGAGATCTTTACTAAATGGCATAAAACCTTTAGTGAAATGGTAGAACAATCTAAACTGGATTTAGATATTGTTAAAACAATGGATGAAGTTATTTACAAAACCAGTGTTCTAAAACTGGCTGTACTTTTAACTGATTCTAAGAAAAACAAAAACATCTTTGATTTTCTTTGTACAGTGTACGAGTGTCCTGAAAAACAAGAACTAGCCACTGAAGTATTCTCAAGTAAAATGCAGAATACTGTATTTAAAGAAATTCACAAAGAACAGAAAGAAGAAATGATTGGTGATGAGAATGGTCTTCTGGTTTTAGACAATCTAGGAATCATCGAATACATGATGGTTCGACCGCATCACTACGTTAGTTTCCCTTTCTACGACCAGCTTCTTCGTTTAACTACCGGAGGATGGGACATTACAAATATTGTCTCAGAACTGGTAGATAAGGAAGACTTCCACAAAGTTCGTGATTATATCGACTTAGAAAGAATGGGCCGAATCAGGGTGTTTAAGGTACTAGATGGTAAAGTACGAGCCGATGTCTGGATTGATTCAGGCAGTGGATTTTCTGACATAATGTTCAATGAAGATGTTGACACCTTCAACAAATACATTCTTCGTCCTATTTACTTAGTAGAAGGATTAGGTTTAGTCACTGATCCTAAGTTAGTGAAGTTGGATCGTTTAAAACGAATCGCTGGTTTTGACTTGTGTGAAAAACCTAACAGACTGTAGTAGAAAAGACTACTCCCTAAACCGGAGTAGTCTTTATTTTTAATCTAAATCATTAGTAAAGGAAATAAAAAATGGTAATTGAAACCTACACTAGAGCTTACATCATCAATCAAGATCTCTTGAATCAAGCTATCTATAACCAATCGGAATACACTTACGTGACATTCCCGATCGAAGTACCTAATAAGGAGAACCATCACTTATTGGTTACTGATAACCAAGATGTATACGACCCTTTGGAACACAATCCAGAAGTCTATACTGAGTCTTTCTTGAAAGTAAGACAATCGTCAGATAACCTTAATGGTACTTGGGCATCCGTAGCAGTTTACGATATTGCTTATTGTCCGGTTGAATCTGAAAATGATGTTGACATCGAATACTACGACGATGGTGGATACGGATATGTATTAGGTCTCTCTGATCATGACTTCATTTCAGAAGAATTTGAATTAGGTGAGGAAATCACTAAACCTATTCTGAACGCCATTCGTGAAAATCCTGTACCCTTCTTTACCCATATAAACAATTATGTGGGTGATGTGGTCGATGATGTAAAACGTCACTTGGACATACTCATGGATTAAAATTATCGAGTAAATAAATCTAATGAGGGTAGACTATCTACCCTCATTTATTTTTTAGTGTGTAAAGGAAATACTATTATGGCAACACTATCTAGCAATTTTAGAGTATTCTACTTCCCTAAAGAAAGTGGTTTTGAACAATTCTATAACGACCATCCAGAAATCAAACAGATTCGTGCTTTGATTCTAGAAGCTAAAGGTTATGGACATTTTGCATTGTCTAACGATGCTGAATTCACAAACCTTATAAATAAACACAAGGTATATAACGAACCCAATGAAATTGTACTACATCAAGCTTGGGTAAACGATATTGGATCAGAATATCATGGTGTTCACTTTACTTATCAAGATACTCCTGATAAGAGTTACTTCATTGCAGGACCACGATACGAAGTAGAAGCAACGAATAAAGACTTATTAAGTGAAACATTAGCCAATAATATTCAGAAACTCATTTGGTTTACTAATATTAATAACGATTACATCATGGCTTATGTCTCTAAATATATTTCAGATAAACAATCGTAATTTACAAACAGACTTAAAAAAGAATCCTCTACTCCCGTAAAAAGGAGTAGAGGATTTTAATTTAGGTCAATGTAAAGGAAAGGAGGTGAGAAATGTGGATTTTGACTATTTGGTCCAAGTGATCAAATAAAAGTCAATGCTAGACGATCCTTTAACGCAAGAAGAAGAGTACATCTTAGCATTGCACGAACAAGCCAATAATGACTTGTTCAACGAATGGTTAGCTAGTGTTTACTAATTAACCTAAAGAAGGATATTCAGCGTATCCTTCTTTTTTAGTCTAAATCCATAAATCTAATCTCCCATAGTAAAGAGAGATTTCTTTTTAGTTTAGGCACCAATATACCTATACTCAGTATAACGTCCTTTCCATTTATTGTACTCCTCGGTTTCTACAAAATCTTCGTAACGATAAGCACGATAACCATTACTTAAAAGATAACCAGGTTCGTTAACCCATTTCAATAATTTTTCAAAAAGATAAGGTTTAAATTCCGGCAACTTATCTAAATCCTTAGTTACGATATCGTGTAGAAATACAATAGGTACTTCACCATCTTTAGTAAAAATCATCACGTCTACTTTACGACTATTAACTAACTCTAAAACAGGATCGTTACGATAACAAGTTTTCCAATCAGAAAAATCATCCAGTTTCTTAATGCGATGTAAGTTATTTAAAATAGGTTGTGAGTTTATATCTACAGAAGTAACAATATTGCTAGTATGGTATCCCATTTCTTCACAGTAAGTATTTAAACTACTATAGTACTTCTCATGGAAAGGAGAAACCTTATAGTCAATAACTGCAATCCCTACCGATACTGAACCATTATTAACGTAATAAATTGGTTTTTCAAAATCAAGATCACTCAAGAACCTAATCTGCACGCCTTCAGGATATACTGTTCTTAGATAATCTTTACTGGTAAAACGTTGACTAAGTGTTTTATTGTCAATACCTAAAGCAGACGCGGCACTTTGCATAGAGATAAATTCTTTTTCTTCGCCTGTATCTACCCAACGTACCACTACAGGTTTAGTAACTTTTAATCCAGTATCTACAGTGTGTTTATAATTCTCTTTCTGAGAAATTACTTCTAAGTTATCTAAATGGTTATTCAGTTTATTTCCATCGATATGGTTTATAACAAGATAACCTTCATCGGAAGGACTATATAACCCATGACTTTCTTTTAACTTTAGATATTCGTCGTTCTTATACGCCATAACGACTAAATGATGAATCATTCTATTTCTATCAGATCCATTATCATCTTTAATTATTACAGACAGATATCCAGAAGTACTGGTAAAAGGATTCATTTTCTTTTTATAGACTTTGCTGTATACTACGCCTTCTTTACTGATCATGTAGTTACTGAATCCAGGTATTTTTACATATCCTTCTAGATCCTTAATTGCTGTATTATTTCTCAAACTTGATAAACTATATTTAATACCTGTTTCTGGATCAGTATATCGTTTACTGATAAACCGATTAGACTTTAGATTATAAGTATCGCCATCGTCATCGTGGTATAGATTATCAAATACACTATCTTGCCAGAAACCCATCTCCAATAATTGTTCTTTAGTTAGAATATCTCTCATTTCAAGTAATCCTCTAGATTAAGTCAAAAACATAAATTACCTACAGCCCACTCCCCTTTCGGAGAGCGGACTGTAAATAATTTTATTCATTAAGTTGTTCACTCTTCATAATAGTAGTCCTCCTACTATTATTTCTATTCCGAGTTACTTACTTGAACTGGTTGCGTGAAATGTTACGAACCGTCTCTCCAAAAGACATCCTCGATCCTGCTACCATGCTGTCCAGACCGATATTCGAATGGACAGCAGCTTCGTGCCACGAATTCGCGTTGATTAATTTAATACTGTCAAGGAATTTTTGAGCAAAGAAGTCAACGCCAGGACCATAGTGGTAGATACCAGTGAATTCGATTTGCAATTCACGAGTTTCAGAAGGATTCTCTTTATCGTGTTTTGCTTCGTTGTCACCAGAAGTCTTAGGCCACATGTTAATACCGATCCAAGATTGAACCACTTTAGTCATGGTAGCATTCGGTTCGATAAACAACATGGACATGGAGTACATGTCAGGCATTGCATCGTAATCAGCAGTACCAGCTACTGTAGAAATGGAAGCATATTTTGTTTCCATGTTCATCATCAGCATTTCAATCCAGTAACGCATGTAACGACCAATGGCCAGACCAGGACGTTCCCAGAAAGACATGGTAACGTTCAACTGATCTTCAGTCACGTTGGTGAATACTTCGTATTTTTGTCCAGAACCACCAAATGCTTGGTTTTGGTCAGTAGAGACAGTCAGTTTGTGTCCCAAACCATTAATACGATGTCGAATGGTTTCCACTAAGCTACGCAAGATAGCAATGTGGGTTTTACCTTCAGGAAGCAATTTGAAACCCAGAGGAGCTTCCAAAAGGAAAGAGATAAGTGGACGTGAGGTGTAAGGGGTGTTGTTGATCCAAGCTGCCCATTGTTTAGCATAACCGAAGTTACCGCCTTCAATGAGACCTACTACAGGAGCCTGAATACCGTCAGCAAAACCACCTGTGCCTTTAGTCATAAAAACGGGTTCTATACGAGCCATTTTTGTTTTACCTTGTAATAAGATTCTTTAAATAAAGAAAGAGAGCTAATGAAGTATTAACTCTCTAATTCTAATAGACTTAGGCTGAGATGCCTTTAAAATCATCAGGTTTGTCAGAGCGACGGTAGTTTTCGCTGTAGAACGTTTGTACAGTTTTGATGTTGTCGCCGTATACACGAGCCACAAAGTGCCAAGACCAAGAACGTTCTGTATCGATAGCGGTAAAGTACAACTCACCTTCTACGTCAATGGTACCACCAAACTTGTTGTCTTTGACTTGAGAGTAGAACCAAGATTCTGCTTCTTGTTTCAGACGTGCTTGAGACCAGTCTTTACCAGAGAAACGACGACGCAATTCTGCACCAATTTTGTTCAATTCAACATGGAACAGCATGATACGAGCATTCATCAAGGTAGAAGAGTAGTCTTCGTAAATCGTACGAATAGCAGGGAAGTAGAAGCGACCAGATTCGCTACGTTCAGCCCACATACCACCTGCACCCCAAGCTTCATTACGACGAACGTAAGGCGTCCAAGGATTGGAGATATCGGTCAAGTAACGCAGGTAGTTGTTGTCACCTTCAGTCGGATCCCAACGAGTATTGGCACGACCCGTACCCGCACCCCAGTACTTAGTGAACAAACGGCAGATCTCGTAAGAGAGTGGAACACGTTTTTCGTAGCTAGAAACAGAGCTACGGAATTTACCACTGCCTTTTACTACTATAGCACGGAAAGTAGGTGTACCGAAAATCGCAGAGTCAGGAGACAGTTTCAAACGGTTACGAATGGCTGCCAGGCGAGCATTCTCTTCAGCAGGCAGAATAATGTTTTCACCTGCTACGTGAGTAGTCGCACATACCCAGCGGTCTTTACGATTAGCCAAGTATTTATTCAGATTGAATTTGGTTTCAATCGGATAGCCAGTATCGTAGAATACAGAATCATTGTAAGTGGTATCGTCCATGTATTTGCCGTTTTCATCAGCAAACTCTTCCAGAAGAGCATCGACAGCAGCAGCGAACTTAGTATCGTTCATTTCACCATCAGTACCACCAGTAGACCACTGTACAGAACCTTCACGCAGTGTAGTCACTTCACCTTCAGTAGTCGTAACATTGTCAGACACACGGAAGGTTTGGTAAGGACGACCATCAGAGTGCATACCGGTAAACAAGTTAAACAGGTATTTAGCATCTGCTTTGGTGTCTTCAGTTACCGCAGCAAAGTCACCGTAGTAACGAGTCACGTTTTCCATTTCACCTGTTTGAGGATTCAGAACAGGGACTTGGGAACCGGATACATCCAATTCTTTTTGCAGGAAGACTGCCAGGATAGTATCGATGTTTTGTTGGTAAACATGGATACGACTGAAAGAACCGAAAGTAGAAGGAATGGTCGGATCGTCAGAACGAACATTGTTGTAGTGATTAACGAAAGTCTCTGCCAAGTTATAGCGAGTACCGACTTTAGATACTGCACCTGGTTTCAAAGAGAAATCGATTTCACGAGCACCCATTACTGTAGTTTCTACAGTCTTGTTGCTGGTCGCATTCGGTTTAGTGAATACTTGCAGACGGAAAGGATAAGAACCTGTGTCATTCAAAGCAGTGGTATTCAGAGGGGATTGATCATTGATCTTAGGTGCCCAAATAGAAATACCCGTCAAGTTACCCCATGCTCCGGAGGAGCTTACTTCGAAGTCCAGGATAGGATAACGTTTACCAATCACACCTTCTACAGAGAAGTCGACTTGGTTAGTAGCAGCATGACCCAAACCAGAGTTTTGAATCGTACGGTTAGACAATGTTACGATTTCTGGTTTCAACTCTTCCAATACCCAACGGTAAGAGATACCAGGGATTTTACGACCAGTGGTTACTTTTTGACCACGATCTAAACGGAATTGACCAGAAGGATCACGTTCGTATTCATCGACTTCTACTTCAACGTATTCCAAAGACAGACGCAAGCCTGCTTTACGTTCAGCACCTTCAGGAACGATACGTTTAGCAATGATGGTACCACCATCAGCCAGCATACCTTCGATAAACACAGAAGAGTGGTTGTAATATTTATAAAGAGGATCCAACGTTTTGTTACCAAACAATTTGGTAAAGGCAGTACCATCTACCACCACTTCTTCAACAGGACCTTTCTCACTGTAGAAAGGGCAGAAAGCCATGTGCGGAGCACGTGGGATAGAAACGACGGATTGAGGTCTACCAGACAGATCCTTAGTACCCAAGTGGAAACTGTGGGGCGTAGGATTATTGATGTAGATATCCATTCTTTAGAATCTCCAATGTCTTATCCCCTAATAGTAAAAGAGAATAGACATTTAAAAACATAAATAAATTTTGAATTGTATTCGCTACCTCTAGAATGAATCTAAGAGACAAAGATACATGAAAAACATTACCGGTAATGTTCTATTGACAAGCGAATATGCAATACATTAGACATGGATTATGTCTAATTTGATAACGTGATTAGCCACGATATTCATAATATCGTGGTAACCAGGTTGAATATATAGGATACATTGAAATTTTTATCAGTAAAAAGTATGATGTTCTCTACGGAGACTTTACTGATAAAAGCTTTTATTTAAATTAATTATTACCTAGGAATAAAATAAATGGCCATTTTTTATTCACCTTACGAAACCACGATTGGTAGTAAGTTCAATACTGATCGTTCACAAACAGCAATTCGACAATCCTTAGGATTGAATTATCCTTGGATGAAAATCAATGAAGCCAATAAAACCATCTTCATTTATCCGAATCCTGTCGTTCCTACTTTTTCTCATCCTTTAACCATTGAAACTGTTAAAGGATTAACCTATACTTTCTGCGATTTGTCTTCTTTCATTCGTGAACGTCAAGAAGGCGAATATGCCGTTGCGAATAAACCATTGTTCTCTTTACAGACGATTCGTACTGTATTGACAGCAGATTTGATTAACAATGGTACCCGCTCTATTAAATCATTGTCTCCTAATGTCGTGAAGACTTACGTAGACTTGATTACTTCTTCTCTGTCTATGGCATTTAGCTTGAACAATGAAGAAGTCTTAGCATTAAGAGCATTGTCAGGCTGGATGTATTACTCCATGCTCCACAGTGATCCTTATGCGGGTGAATTGGAATTTGATGCATTAGTGGCTAAGTTAGCTCGTGAAATCAATATTCCTTCTAGTTTCCTTTATCGTTACTTAGACCAAGAGTTCTATAAAAACGTCGGAGACTTCTTGGAGAAAATCCGTCAAAAGATTTCCAATCCTGCTGTACAGAAAATCAACGAAGGCTTGTTCTACACGGTTATTGCTAAAAACTTGAATGCTAATGTCTGGATTGGTTTAGAGAAACAAGAAATCTTAGCCATGTCCGTAGAACACATTCCTACCTTTGTAGCGACACTTGTCATCTGTCTGTCTGAACAAGTCTTCAAGAATGCAGGTTTAACCAAAATGGCATTGCGTAACTTTACACGCGATAAAGCCAACTTTATCTTAGCCGTAAACAGCATCGTTAACGACTATTAATTCTTTTAAGGAGTGAACCAAATGAGTGTACCTTATTTAATAGGTCATTATCTCTACAACCTCTGGGGTGCTCCGTATCAAGATAACCAAAGCATTGTTCGTCCTAAACGTATTACGCCTTTTGGTGGAACACGTAACCATGTGAAATTAGTCACGGAGGATTATAATCTTCCGACTAAGCATGAACGCTATCATGCTTATATGGTCGGACAAGTTTCTGAAGAAGTCTTCAATTTCCATTATGTAGATTGGCATGATCGATCTCATTGGTTTAACATGGCAGAGCACTGTGTCGAACACACTGTGGTTTTCCAATTCTATACGGAAAAAGGCATTACCATTCCGTTAAGCCATATCTACTATACTCTCACTCGTGAAAAGAATCTGGTTTTAATTATTAAAGAAGATTTGAAACTCGATTGGGACATGAATACGGAAGATATCCTCTTCAGAACCTACGATAACGTATTACATCACTACGACGATCAGAAACTACCGAAAGAAACCATAGCGATTCAATACGCTAAACCTTATCGGTCTTTTGAAAAGAATCCTTTGATTACGTTCTACAATACGTATAAGGATAAACCAGGTCGAGTGTTTACTTACGTCAATGGTTATCTCGTTAACGATCCGATTACGGTAGAAATCCTAGAGAAAGATGTGGTAGAACTCATTTACGATTCTACCATTACTAAAGTGATTGAAATGAAGGTAGGTTCTGTACCTACGTTTAAATCGAAAATCGATCAGATTCGTAAATACTTATTTACCCACAATCTCTCTTATAAAGAGAATCTCTTTGAATACTACGATGATTGTGATTTCCACTTATGTGCTTATCCCAACAATACACCTCGTCTCTATAAAGGCGTAGTATTACATCGTAATTCAGAAACCAACATTCGACAAGTCAGCAACTGTGATTTCTCCATTTCTACTAATCTAGTAAAAGAGATGATGGACAATCATGACTTCATTAACGAACAAATCGCCAATGTGGTTTTTAGAGTCTATTATCGTAAGCAATATGGCAAGAAGACTTTGCCTTTTGTCAATAATCGTTTACATGAACTCAATAAGCTCGAATACGAAAATCGTTTAGCAGCCATGCAAGGCATGAGAAGTAATATTGATGAATGGCGAGCTGATGTATTAGAGGCGTCTGCCCTAGCTCGATTGATTGTGAAACCAAAAGCTGTTTGTGATATTACTGAAGTCCAAGAAGTCTATGGCTATAATGCAGCGACTTACTATACCGGTAAATCTCTTCATCCTTACGAAGAGTTTATCGACGATGGTTTAGGTGGTAAGCTCGTCAATGTTCCTTATGCTTATCGCAAGTACTCAACCATCTTCGAATACGATGAAGGTGGTTATCTCTTATCGTGGAGACGACTAGGAGATTACAATCAATATCCAGTGACGAGTCCTGATTGTCGATTGGTAGAATTCATTTCTGGTATTGGTACCCGTCAGCCTAATGATTCGATTAACATCTTAGATGTCGAGATTCCTGAAGATGAGGAATTTAGAGTCTATGCCTGTATACGAGGTTTGGAAGAAGAACCCAATAGATGGGAAGATGTGACGAATGAAGAAGGTTTATGGACATGGAAAACCATCAATGGTAAACGAGGCATTACCATTACAGGTACTTCGACTCGTTTGATTAACGATTATACCTTTACGGTTCGTACTGACCGTACTTTCCTTTGCCGTACCATCTTAGTGCCTTTCAAGAAAGGTATTTTAAACTTTACATTAAATCAGCATTATTACAATGCTGAAAAAGACAATGTCTTTGTTCGACCAGTTCGTGTACCTTACGGGTACTTAGATGTCTTCTTAAATGGTAAAGCCTTAATTGAAGGTGTGGATTACTTTGTGGAATTCCCACAAGTCTACATCATCAACAAATCTTGCTTGGATCTTACTAAAGACAATCAAGAGATTACGTATCGAATGATGTCCTTTGCAGAAACTCGTCCTAATGAAAATGGAGAGGGTACTCGTCTAGCAGGAATTACCGTTAATAGACAAGTAGGTTATGTCAATAACCACATGTTGTCTCGTAATGGTGTTTGGGAAATTTTCGATGATAAGAATTACTTATTTAAAGTAGGTAATGGTATTATTGATCAAACCAAACTAGGATTCTCAGAAAGAGGATCCATCATTCCTGAGCGTGTTTCTGAATTAGAAGGCAAACCCTACGAGATTCGTGACATCATCGTACCGAAGCGTTTAACCTATACGGAAGACACTTATAGCTTTAAGAAGAAATCAGATATCTTAGATAAGAAAGTATCGGATTACATGGGACAATTCTTTAAAGATAAAGAATTTACTTCTAATCCTCCGATTGAAGGACTCTACAAAGTCTATTCTATTATCTTGTCTAGAATCATCCATGATCTAAAACGCAAGCAATATAAGTTCCCGAACATAGAAGGTCGATATACCGATCAAGAAGTGATTCAGTTTGTCGAATCGAACTATAAGTCCTTATTTGTTGCAGAACCTTATTTTAGATTGGATAACATTTCCATGAAACACGTCACGATTCATCCGACGTATAAGAATGAGGTCACTACTTTGGATTACCATGAAGTACGGTTCTTAAAACAGATTGTTCGAATTTATTTTAGAAACGAGATTGAAATCTCGCATTTTATTAGAATTGGAGAAGGCACGTGAGTGATAACAATATTCCCGTGAACCAACCCGTATACGGTCGTGGTGTAGCTGCGAACGTGTCAATTGTCGGGATAGATGGTGAGCCACCTATCTTAGACGATACTCAAGTCTGGCGAGAGTGGGCACTGCATGACATCTACCTAGGTAAGGAAGGTCGTCGTAAGTACGTGCCTAAAGTCAACGACTTTGTACGGGACATTAATACCTTGACTCGTTATAAAGTCATTTCAGTGGATCAAACCACTTTGATTCCTGAATTAGAAGAAGTCTCTTCTAAAACAGCTTCGGATGAAATGACTCGTGATGAAGGTCGATTCTTTGCAGGTGGTACTTTAGCCACACCTTGTGCAAGACAAATCTTCTACGATGATTCTGTAGTCCGCCCTACTTTGACTGTACCGGCACAATTCCACATTCAAGGCTCTATGCCACATCATGCGATCGCATACAAGGGAACTGTAGCGGGAGCAGGTGGATTGCCTATTTCGGTACGATACGACTCTAGCTTTAACGTTGTCGGTAATGAGATCCCCTTAGAACCCATTCAACAACGTGATGCGAATAATCACACGCAATGGTTCTTACCGCCTTTCTATTCAGCCCATAAGCTTGAAGAAGGTGAAATGATCTTAATCCTGATTTACGATGATAAAGGTGGTTTACTTTCTCGTACTAACTTCATTGTAGAAAGATCAGCATTACTACGAGATGTATCGGATGCAGATAAATTCGTATCGGCTATTTCTCTAGAGTCTGCCTACATCGATGCCAAAGATGAATCGAATCTTTTGATTCCCGAACAAGTCTTGAAGAACTCGATTAACCTGATGGGTAAAGTACACTATACCGATGGTACCATGATTACTTATCCTGTAGATGGTAATAAGTTTGACTTGCTCTACTTGGATCGTGCTTCAGAATCCACTGTAGGTGTACGTGGTGTACTGGTATTGAAATACTACTTGGGTCCAAATGAAAAGTCGGTAAACGTTATTAACAACAATAACCGTTATTTCATTACTCGTAGTTTCAACTATACCATTACTGAACGTGATGGTGCGTACTCTGTGAAACTTTATCCAATTCCACGTTGGGTGAACGATACAGTAGGTTATCAGTTAGACTGGTATCTCTTTACGCTAGATCGTAACCAATGGTTGGATGTGACTAATGATGTATACATTACGTCTAATTCACCTTCTCGTTCATTGAATGGTAAACTCTACGGTCCAAACCAACAATTGAACGTAGCGATTGACTTAGGTGTGTTGAACAATACCTTCCGTGAACACATTCATCCACAACAAGTCGATATTCGTCTATTGCGTAATGCAGGTGACAATACCGCAGATCGTTGGTTGATTGGTTTTGAAGCTTATCAGAATCCGCCTTATGGTGAGAACTTGATTTGTAATGTACGAATCATGTCAGGTACGAACTATCACTACAACTTTGCCAATAACTGCTCTGACTTAGAAGAATGGTTTAGAAAAGTGTACTATTCTACTTTACCTCAGTATCGTACGAATCGTGAAAATCAAGCACCTAAACCTAACATGTTTAAATTGTTAGTAGAAGGTCAGGAACATGAGTTCCCGATCAGCATGTGGAATCAGGATCTTTCTGTACCTACTCGCTGTACCAATACTTCTACAGTGTCGTTGGTATTCTTTACTCGATACAATAACAATGACGTGTTCTACAGCATGGCACCATTCCCTGTGGTGATTTCTTAATGGATACTACTCTCTACTCCCGTAAAAAGGAGTAGAGAGTATTTCTTTTATTTTTAAACCTATATTATTAAAATGGATATCCTAAATCAAACTTTATATAAAGGAAGCGTTAAATGATTATTGAATTCAATCTTATCTTCATTAAAGAAGAAAACATCAATCGTGTCCGTCACGACATTAAAGCCGTTACAGAAGGAAATTCTAAATTCCCTTCTAAGATCAAAGATGAGGAAGTATTACTCCCTACTACTTTAATTGCGACTCGTTCTAAACAGTTTACTAAGTATCCTGTAGAAATCTTAGCAGTAGAGAATTTTGCTAAGTTAGATCAGACTACGCAAATTGCATTTATCCGTCATGCAGAAGTATTAGTACCCATTCGTCTAGAAGTTAAAGACGAACATGAGTACTTGCATATCGACATTGATGATATTTGTCATCTCTTGAAAGTGAAAGACCAACACGAGCGTAATCTCTTAGGCCATCGCATCAATGACTTCCTAGTCGAATCAGAAGCCTATATGGAATTCATTGCGAATATCTCTACGAAGACATTCACTTTCATCCTAGGTGATAAATTCCCAAAGGAGCATAAAGTCATCACCAAGATGACCTTTGCGCCACAAACCAATCGCTTTACTCATGCTGTCTCTTTCCGTGAAGTAGAAGGTAAAGCCGATACCAATTACGATCTATTCGTAAAAGGTAAAGAAAAGAAATGGATTACCCGAATCGAGCATCGTTACGAGATTGATCACTATTCTAATGCTAATTACTTAAAAGCTATAAAAGAATTAGCGAGATTAATCGAAGTAATGACTAAGAACTATATCCTTCCTGAATACGAGAAACACGTTGATCCCATTAAGATCATTAATGAGTTTTCAGCATTCTGGAAAGATTGTCTTCCATTAGATCCACAACAGTAAAAGAATGAGAGGGTGCCCCTTTATGGGGTACTCTCTATTTTCTGATTATACACTAACCTATTTTCTTTTTTTAGTTTAAGGAATTTATTACATGTACAAAAATGTCCGAGAGGTATTTAACGACTATTGTTCTAGTTTACCTATCGACACAAAGCTTTGTGATCGAATCGAACAATATTTAAATTCCTTTATTACTCGTTCTCCTGAACATGCTCAATTCTTCGGAGGAGACACGATAGGAGATACCGTAGTAAAATTTATCAATTCAGACCGGTTAAGATGGTTTGAAGAGATACTCCAAATAGACGAATTAATCATCGCTCCACCATTAGCAGAAATCATTTCTCCTGTACACTACGTCGTGGCTTCAGACCCATTCTCATTAAGTTGTGTTTGGTTAATCCACTCTATCTGGCATTCCACTAAGATTCCAGAGAAACGTAAACAGGAAGCCATGTCTGATGTCGTGATCATCATGAACATTCGTTTCTTGACTTCACGTATGCAACGCCACTGGCCTTATCCTTGTTCGAAACAGACAGCAGAAGCTACACTGTCTTCCATGTCTAACAAGTACGCCATTAAGCGATTAGGCTCATGGTTAGCTGTTCTACGTGAGCGTGGTGATGATACCACTGACATGAAGCATTCTATCCATAAGCTCACGATTGAGAAAATGGATGTGGATATTCGCAATACAGGATATTCAGTAGGATACATGATTACAGACTCTCAGTCTCGTATTAAAAACATGTTGAAGAATATCTACAACGTGCAGAAGAATCTGCAAACCATGACGATTACTTCGTCCTCTTCTTCCTTCATCGATACAGATGGAGAAGAAGTCTTAAAAGACAAAGAGAAATCTCTAGAAACCTACAAACGTTATTTAGAAGGAATCATTGCTGATAAACATTCTTTTATTAAACTGGATTTAATATCCATTATTGAATCGAGTAATAAAACCATGCCTGCTCAAATGTTCAGAAGCACATTAAGCTGGATCAGCGATACTTACGGCAAAGGCTCTGACGGTAAACTTGAGTTAGATGAAATCATTGCAAAACTCATGCATCATCTACTTTCTTACCTCTACATTAATCGCAATATCATGAAAAACAATTCAGACATAGCTGGATTGATTTCTAAGATGAAAGGTGTCTATACTTCTTCTCGTTCTACAGAAGAAACTCTATTAGAGATTCGCTCTGATATTGAAGACATTGTTCGTCGTGCGACTAAAGTCAAGTCAGGTCCGGCTATTGCAGCTACTCGTACTGGTGTCATGCTCTATATTGTTTTAAGAGCATTTACCATGAAACACTACCAAGGATAACGTAAATAACTCTAATAGCCAATATTACATTATTCTTAAAGTTATTGAAAACACTTTAAGGAATGAGATATGCGCTTTTTGAAATCCCTCTTTCAAAAAACATACAAGGTACCGCGTTCGATTTCACGTATCGTTCGAACAGAGTTCAATTTCACTAAAATAAAAGAGTCTGAACCCACCATCATTACCATTACTTCCTCAATGAATTGTTCTATGGACATTGTTGTGGTAAAAAGGACATACATGATGGAAAGGAATAAAGGACTCTTCTTTACAAGATATAAGAAATTCTACATCTATCAAGTCACTGGTATCGTACCAGAGTGCTTCCCCACGAGGATGAGAAAGGTGATGAACTCTACGCTACAGATTCCGACTTTACTTCCTAGGATCTATCCTGAGGAGTATAGAATCAACGCAGTCGTCTCGGCTTTCCTAGACATTAAGATGTCTATTATCCTGAAAAACGGACAAGAATGAACCTACTCCCCTTTCCTTATTAGGGAAAGGGGAGTATTTCTTTTTATGCCTTAATAGCCTAACCAGTAGTTAATACTGTTAATATCATTACTCGGTTGGTAAACCGTATCAAAGTAATCATTTCGATTACCTAAGAACGGATGATTTAAAGAAACATCAGACATAGACTTCAATCCATCCATGACATCGTTTAGCATATCAGGAGAAGATTTCAACGCATTAATCCTACGTGTTTCTTTCAAGTCATCAATCATGCCCGATACAGACATTGCCAATTGAGAACGAGATTCTGGAGTTAAACGAGATTCCATCAATCTAATGGTTTTCTCTAATTTAGCAAATTCAAAATGATCTTCTGTATTAGATAGTTCTTCGTACATTAAAGAGATCTTATCTTTCAATGCTTCTTGTTCTCTCATCTGCATCATTTTCACTGGATCGACTTCTTCACCAGCGGTTACGACATTAGACAAGAATCTACCACGATTGATATTGTAGTAACCGACATTTCGACCATTAAAGACAAACCAACAAGCCAATAGCCAAGAGATTACTTGGTCATCGTGATCTTCCTTATCCGAACCATGGTCAATTCTACCATCGATAATCACCAATCCTAGTAACTCACGAATCAGTTTCTTATCTTTTACTTTATCGGCAATAATATCAATTGCACGATAGAACGTTTCACCATACAAGTTATCACGAGAGTATCGACCTTTACCAGAAGTACTGTACCCAAAGGTACTGCGATACATGTTCGCTACAGAAGCAGGATTCGGATGAGCATCCATGTTCAAGAAGGTTCTTTGATTCTCATCTTTCTCATGCACAATCGTATTGAAGATTTGTTTGAAAGGATTAATACCATGTGCTGGTAAAGTCTCAATCAAGAAATCAATAATACCTTGAGCAGAAGATCGATTCTCTGGTACCAATAAGAGTTTAGGGAATCGAATAATCAAATCACATAGCCATTGAGAGTATTGGAAGAGATTGACTTTATTGATACTCGCTGTACCAATAATGTTCAAATCCAAAGCATTCACAAAGGTTAAAGAGCAGGCGTCTTTACCAATAGCTGAAGAAGAGTCCAAACCCACAATAATCGGACAATGATTGAATAAGTCAGAAAGTTCATTTTGATTTATATACCAGTTAATGATGATACCGAACTTACCAATGTCTCTAAATAGAGGATCAGTTTCACTGTTCTTAATCATCTGTGCTTGTTCTACGGTAAATGGAGAAGATTCAGTACCTGATGTCCAAACGTTATAATAGTCACGTAGAGCATCTTCACCGGTTACTTTGTTTCGAGACATGTTCTCAATCAACCATTCGTCTGTATAACCTAATTGACGATGAGAGAATGTACCTTGTACCTGAAACAAACCAAAAGCTTTAGCCAAAGGATCAGAAGGATTAGAATCTGCTCGTACTCTTTTCTCAAATTCTTCCGCATCAAACGAATCGTAATACTTCTCGTCAAACTGTGCCGATTCATTCCAAACCTCATAAGCCCATCGACCATGAGGCGTATCTTTCTTACCTGCGGTTGTAGTAAAGATAGAAGCAGTCTCTTTACCTTGTGCTAAAGCATTCATCCTCGCCGCGTCCATCGCAGAACCCATAGACGGAATGGTAATGTAATTTAACTTACAGAAAGCTACCTCATCACACTGACGTACTTCTACCGTGTTACCACGACCTTTCTTATACGCTGCATCTTCAGACTCTTGAGCAATAATGGTATTATAGTAGTTGTTATTACTCAATACCGTAATACCTTCGGAGTTATTACTGTCTTTACGGGTTAAAGGATTCAAGTAAGCAGGTAAGGTAGCAATCAGAGTTCTCAATCGAATCACGTTTAACATCCGCAATTGAGAGTCTTTTGTATATAGAAGTAATTTCAAACTCTTACGGAAACACAGCAAATACATCATGATGATATCCGTAGAGTAAGACTTACCTGTCTGACGTGGCTGGATTAAGAAGTATTGACAATGGTTAAAGAAACACCAGAACAAAGAGATGTTTGCTCGATTCGCTCTAAAGAACATTCTATTGTCACTCGTAGAGTCTGGTGTCTGTGCTATTTCTCTAAAGAAGTACCAAGGATTCACAGCAATCTCATTGGCAATCTTAACAATCATTTGGGGAGACAAATTATCCGCAAAAGGATCCACATGTTCCAAGTCAGGATCGTGCAAAGCCAGATGGAAATAATAATTCTTTAATCCCATCTTTTTAAAGACGTTTGCTAGGTCAATGAACGACTGATTCTTGGTGGAAGTATGTACGATCGATCCGAGGTTTTCTTTTTTGTCCCAATCTTTAAGATATAAGATCATGGTTGTTCTCTCGCTTTATAAATTATTTCAAATCCATACTATTAACATGAATTAATCGCTCTATCTTGCGATTTAACACATATACTTAAAGAGATTGGACTAATCCAATCTCTCTATTCTAACTTATTTTTTACACTATCTATAGCTAAATTTAAAAAGGAAAATTAATCATGGACAAATCAACACTGAAAGAGTTTTACACTAGCATAATCTGTAATCCTTTGTTTCAAGGAAAAGAAACAGTGTCCCTTCGTGATCTCTTATTGGAAGACAAAGAGATCATTTCCAAAACCATTAAACATATAGCAGGTAGCTCATATGCATTAATGCACTGTAATGCAATCAATGCCATTCAAGAAGGATTCCATGAATGGGTAGGTAAACTGTCGAATGAAGATCTATTTAAACAAATCAAGTTCCCAGTTAATGTTAACCACGATCCTGTTATCGATGTGACTAATCCTATCCTGGATCTTTCTGAATCCTCACTAGATGAAATTTGTCTAGTATATCACGTTTCAGTGATCTTCTTGTTAGAGTATTATCTGCAAAACTTTGCCGATAAGAAATGGCAAACGGAACGTATCATTGGTGAGGTATCCCGATACCTTACTAACTCAATCTACTTCTACATCAATCTCTGTGCCGATCACGCGACTTATATCGGAGATTTCTTGGTAGAGGAATCGCACTTAATCGTATTGGTTGTCATGATTAAGTTCTATCGTGGTTTAGATAAGGAATATGTCGTAGGTATTCTGGAATACTTGACTTATCTTTATCTGGAATACGAAGGCGAATTCTCTGAAGAAGTAATTGATGACTTTAACGGATACGTCTCCCGAAATTTCAAAAACGTAGACTTGAACAAGGTATTCCAATTAAATGCAATACTTTGCTTAGTCAATGTTTTCGATATTGTTGAATACTTCTTAGAATTGTTTGTGAATTCTGAAGGTTTCGACATCTTCCCCAAAGAGGGTTACAATCCCTCTGAACTCCAAGTGACCATTTCCAATTGGAACATGATCTAATATTTTATTCTAACTTTATTTAAAGGAAATTCAAAATGAAAACTAAACAACTGGACATCACTCGTGAAGAAGCCAATGAAGTATTGGGTGGATTGGCTAAACAATACTTGCAAAACCTCGTATATCACTACTTCTACTTGGAGCAGCAAGAAGACAAAGAGAAGTTCACCTATCGCACCATGGAAATTGCGAAGATCCTTCTTTTCTACATGGACGAAATTGCTGAATTCTTGCATCTTGATGCGTATGTGGTCAATATCGATAAAGATACGAATGTTCGTATCGATCTGTATAACCATGTCAATCGGAACGATCGTAAACCTACCGTGGAACGCGTACAGGAACTTCTGGATTTAATTGGAGCCTAATCCATGAGTGATTACCAGTACGATCCAGAATTGGAAGAAATCAATGAGGATGAAGACATTGTTCCTCTGATCGTAGGCCCTGTAGGTAAAGTACCAGTGAAGTATATTCTGGACTATACCAAAGAAGGTCAAACTCAAGAAGAGCGAGAAGAGTATATTAACCTACTCGCTCAATTGGGAATCAACATCTGTGCAAAAGCATTAGATTATCACGATACCTTTATCGTTTCTACTTTACCCGAACTGGAAGCCATCGATACTGAACCTGATACAGAAGATCCTTACGAATACGTCAAGCCAAAACTGGTTACGGTTAATCAGAAAGTAGCGTATACGGTATTCTACCACAAGAACTTACCTAAGTCTATTGTGGATGATTTGTCTAATCAGCTTTTCAAAGATAAAAAGAACTTACGCATTAAAGACTTCGATGTCGTCACCACTATGGTTTGTCTGGATGATTCAGTCATGACTGAGTTTGCTTACCATACTGAAGTTGCTAAGTTACCGATTAACTGCTTCCACTTTGATGATGTGGTACTTTACTTATCCGATAGTGAGAAACCTAAAGAGAAGCCTGTGCTTTGTATTCGTATTCTCTACATCCCTGATCAAACAGGTGAAAGTAATGAATTCGATTCTACAGCTTCTTTCATTATCGCTTTGGATAAAGATGTTAAAGAATCCATCCAAGAAGAACTGGCTAAACTGAAGTTAGATTTAACACCAGAGGCACTAGCCTACGTGAACACGACTAAAGGTGCGGTGACGAAACCCAATGCCAATTGTTTCGACGTGATTCAATTCCACAAACTGGCTAAGGTTAGCTTGAATGCATTGAGCCAAGCAGTCAACAAAAACATCGTGCAATAACAAAATACTCCTCTACCCGTAATAGGTAGAGGAGTATTTCTTTTTTTTGCTTTAAGCTTTAGCTACGACGAAAGTCGCAAAGACAGCCAGTCTATCTGTACTTTCCATCAAGCTAAAGAGATCACTGCATTTCAGTTGGACTTCATCCATTTTAATTCCAGCAGGTACTAGTATCACCAAATTCACAAAGTAACCTTCTACAATGAGTTGTCTAACTTTTTCAATGTGTTTATTGGTTAAAGTCTCGTATTGAATTGTCCAGATGAAAGGATGAGAATTGCCTTTAATCAATCCTGCAATTTCACCAGTAATGTCGTATAATCCTAAACCACCTTCTACATGTTCTACACTTAAGTGTCCATCACGCATAGCAGGAATAGAATCATCGGCACCTGTGATAACATCATTGCGACCGATAGTATAACTCTTCGTAGGATCATTCTTATCTCCCATGTCTCGACCAATGGATTCCACCATATGTTCTTGATCAGATCCATCTTTACGAAAGATCTCATTCAAACGACACGCAATCTGAGTCGCAAAGTCACCCATGATCGGAACGAGTTCATCATCTTGAAATCGTCTAGGTAAGATTGCTGACTCTGTACTGAGTTGTGGTTTAAATGAATAAACAGGTACTACTGTAAAACTCATTTTCAGTATTCTTTCTTTTTAATTTAAATCAAGTTACCCATGGTCAAACGCCAGAGTTTCCAGTTTTGATCTTCATCAGCTTGCCAGAGAATACGAGAAGCATCACGTTTCTTCTCTTGATACAATTCCTCAGCATCGGCATAAGTATCCAGCCATTCACTAAAGGCAGACAATTCTGCACCACCATCTAATACTGCTCTATTGACTCGAATCTTTAATTTCTTATAGATGTAGGCCTTACAAGCTAGTAGACTTAATTCTTTCACATAAGCAATCGCAGTACGATCAATGCTATTCAATTTAGAATCATGTTCTACTAAAATATCAATCGTACAGTTCGTATTTAAATAAGGTGCTCTTTTGATGATAAAAGAATTAGGTGAAATGACTTCAGTCTTCTCTAAGTAATTAGGTGGAATAGAACTATTCCCTGCTGCCATTTTCGCACCTGCTGCCATGACAGAAGATACTCCTGCTGCTAAACCATCTGAACCAAAGAAAGAGTTGTTATAAATGTTAACAGTATTCACCCCTAATACAGACAGAATCTTTCTATTCTGTAAAACATTAGGTGGAATCACGACGACATAATCCGAAACATTAATTCGTTCAATCTGACAAACTTCTAAAGGGATTGTGACTTGATGAGCATATTCCAATGACAAATCAGGAATCACTCGTTTCTCAAATATTTCCGTAATGATACGGGCATCTGCACTAGCAGGACGATAGTAATCTTGCCTATAAGGTGTGACAAATGCCTCCTCAATGAGTTCTTCTGGAATCACTTGATGAATTTCGGCTAGACACATATTCACGGTAGACATAAGTCCATCCTTTCATTCGTGTTTTAATAAATAGTATAAGCTATAATTTTCATACGAATAATCTAATTAGTTATATAAATATATTATTATATTGAGCAAAATAAAGCTCTATAATGTTCGAAAGGAATTTATTGATGCAAATTGTAAACTTATTTGGCGTAGGCGGAGCCGGTATTGATTGCGTGAAAACCATTCTGGAAGATCACGTAAAACAAGAAGATACTCAGTTGGCACAACTGAATGTCATCTTAGTTGATACTTCTGTTTCTAACTACAAACGAAATGAAGACTTCTTCAAGAAACACGGAGTAGGCTTAACCCTGATTCCAGACTTGGATGGTAATGGTCAAGTACGTAAATCCAATATTGATAAAATCATGCCACACACAGCAGGTATTATCAATAATCACACGACTGATGAAGATATCTTGAATATCATCATTCATTCTGCTTCAGGTGGATCTGGTTCTGTGATTTCCGTTCTCTTGATGAAAGACTTGATGGCAGAAAACCGCAATGTCCTCTCTATGGTGATTGGTGATGCGACTACCCGCAACTATGCCCACAATACTCAAGCCACATTGCGTAGCTACGAGTCTATTGCACGTCAAGCGAAGAAACCTGCTGTGATTAAGTATTTCCAAAACTATGCAAAATCCGCAGTCTCTCCTAAACTCTCTCCACAAGAAGTCAATAAGAAAATCTCTCAAGCAGTGCTCGATCTTCGTATCTTGACTTCAGGTAATGTCCATGGTGTAGACTCTGCTGACATTACTAACTTCTTAGACTATACCAAAGTCTCTTCCGTTCCTCCTTCATTGACTCTGTTAACCAATATCGTTACTCCGGTAGATTCAGATGAGCGTGAATTGGAACGTGTATTGAAAACAGACTTGGATGATACTCAACCCATCTCTGTAGTAACCATCAATACGACAGATGATACTGAACATCAAGAAATCAAATGTACTTATCGTGTAGAAGGTAAGTTTGATTATTCTTCTAAAGAGAAATCTTTGTTCAATGTACACTTCACGATTCATGACAGTTACTTGATGGCTCGTGTGATTAATGAATTGACGAAGAACATTGAAGAATTCGATAAGAAGGAAAATGTACGGGTTCGTACTGCTATTAACGTTAGTGATAGTGATGATGAATCCGGATTGGTGTTCTAACCCATCTAGAATGCGCTAGGAATGAAAAACTCATGAAGACCTATACCTACCCCTTATCAGGGTAGGTATAGTCTTTCTATGCGTATTTTTACAGACTTTGTGAATTTATGACAAATATTCTAACTATATAGGAACTAAACATGAATCAAACTTTTTTCGCTTTAGATATCGATAAGGCGATTCAAGATGTCTTCCAATACGGACATCAACTACTAGAAAACCCTATTGGTTCAGTCACGGATAAAACCTCACAAGAGATCCTAGGCGAATACATTACGAACCATCAATTTACTTTATCGAGTTTTAACTGGATTTATAATCTAGGGATTAACAATATATACGAAGAAGAATTTGAACGCAGTGGTTTTAAAAGAGATGTTTGGTCTTGGTATGCTGGATTGAATATCATTTTGACATACTGGTTAGAAAGAATGGGTTGTTGGGTGATTATCAACAAACAATACCAGATCATCGATACTGTCAGTCTACTATTGAATTTCGATAAGAATCTAACGGGACACACAGAAGTCGGTAAAGATATCTCTATGTTGGTTTCAGCGATTCAAAGTGGACATGTCGAGAACTTCTTTTCTAAAACCATTTCAGCATTAGAGAAAGCTTATCAAGAAGACATTCAATATTGCTCATTTATTCAAGATAAGAATGTCAATAACGAAGGAATAAAATTACCCATTACTTTTGTTATTGATCCTTTTTATTTAACGATTACTTTTATACACTAAGGCATCATCATGGAAAACGAAGAAATCATTAGCTTAAACGTACGAGAAATATTAGAAGACGTAGAGCAACAATTAGTGAAAATAGGAATCTATTCTAAACCTGTATTTGAAACAGAAGATTTTGGATTTTACAATAAACATTCTTACTTACCGATTATTCATGTAGGTAAGACTTATCAGTTAATCGATATCGATGGTAAAGAAACTGTAGAAGAATATAAAGGAACACTGAAGTCCTTTAATTACTTCCGCAGTAGAAAAGTAAAAGATTTAGAGACTCGTACTTGGGTGTATTCTCCATTCGATAGTTCTGTCACTACCTCTCGTATTTGTAATGACCAGACTTTGTGTTTAGTCAATACAGTATTGGACTATGTGATTAAAGCACATCTGCCTAAACGATTCGGTGGAATAGAATTGAATAAGCTATACAGTACAGTAGAAGAAATCATTGTGAACGTATTCCCACTTCAGTATAAAGCATTAACCCAAGATGGATTAGAGAGAAAAGATTTCGGTACGAATCCTTTATTTGTACTGGTATACAATCTTTTCAAACTGATTGAAAGCATCATCAAGACTTCTAAACTGAAGAAACTCGATGTTTACGTATTCACTTACGTAGAAGGTTTCATCTTCCTAAAAAGTTTAGGAGACTTTAGAATTATTGAGTGGGAAATGTTGCACAGTTATGCTTGTGAAGCTGAGGAAGCAGAAACAGGCAGAGCATGTAGTGAAGTTGATCCCGTATGTATTCTAGCTGGCGTATCCGATACCTACGTAGAAAAGATCGTAGAACATCAGTGTGCCATGGAAGAAAAAGCATTAGCAGCAAGACTGGTACTGTAAAATTTATTTTCAGAAAGTAGTACTAAGTATGGAAAATACGATCTATCACTCAGGAAATAGATATTCAGTCACGTATTTAGCCGACATCTGTCTCATCGACATTTATGTACTTTTCCAAGAGGAGCTTCTCAAGAAGAAGTTATCCTCTTGGGATATACGTACTTGTGGATACGAAAGTGTACACCACTTTTTTTTAGTACATTTACCCGAGCTATACGACGAATACGTCAATCCTGACAATGATTCAGACAAATATGTTCAGTTTGTGGAAACCATAACAAATATAGGACTGGACATTCAAATAGCCGATACAATACTGAAGTACTTAGATACTTTAGTAAACGAAGTTTTAGATAAAGCAAAAGCAGCAAATAAAGAATGTGTTTATATTCAAGTGCAAGAAGACATTGACTACCTGCCAGTAGCCTCTGTTTATTGCTTAAGATACCAAAACAATATTGGAGTAGACACATATGTCCCTAGGCAAGAAAACCGTTATTAGCATTAACATCCCTAGCCAGTTGTTAATTGCTACGGATTTAATTTACAAAATGACAAACCACCCCATCGATATTCATCAGTTGGTGGATTTCATTTCTAGAAACCGACCGTATAATAACATCGATTACGATGCAAAAGCTTCTACAGAAGCTATTCTCTTATCAGACCTTTTCGTAGAGAATATCGAGCATTACCAAAATACCCCTATGGGGATACAATTATACGATACCCTCTTCCAAGTCATTCAAGCATATTATCGCTTTATTAGTGACAAAGGCATGTACTTGTCTTCACAAAACAATTATATCTTGTTCACTAAAGAATCCTTAATCTTGGATAATGTCGTATGAACCTAACCCACCAAAGGCTAAAAGATGATCCTGAGTTTGTCTTAAAAGCCTATTATATCGATCTATCAGAGAAGTACTACATTTCAGATGGGAATCTCGTCTTTGAGATTATGAATGAAATGAAACGCACCTTTTCTTTTAGTTTAAATCAGTTTCATTTGTACATAATGGAAATCGATAGAGTACTGAGAAAGAAAGATCATCTTTTTCAAATCCAAAATCCGCAAGACTTCTTTAACGAGTTTTCTTTTTTAAACATCTATCCTGAAATCACTTTAGATGTCGAAGTAGAAAACCAGTTAATTGAATTAGCTTATCGTTTATACTTATCAGTACTCTCGATCATGATGACGAATAAGTTATACCTACCAAAACCTGTATTACAAGCAGATGGACTCTATAAAGTCAACTGCTACCACATTGGTGGGTACGATGATTTTAACATCATTCTTTATAAGACTAATCCGTGGAGTCCCATTTAAAATGGCTGTGAATCGACAATTACAAATCGGCAAGGTTTATTCCTTCGATACTTATGCGCCAGAAGTATTAGGTACGCGTATTGCCAATGCCAAATGCTTAGCCGTACTCAATGCACAAAATGCAATTTCTAATGGTGTAGACATCATTGCTTTACACGAGCAAATGCGTCCTCATCTTCCCGTGGGTTATAACAATGACCCCATGACCATGATTTATGTCAAGCTAGTCAATTCTTCAGGACTAGAAACCATTTACTCTATGGATTGGATTAATTTAGAAACCTTGCAAGAGACTCGTGCAGATCGTATCATTGCCACTATTGATGGTGTTTCTATTGAAGACCTAGAAATCATTCGTAGAGCACTTTCTATTCAAGGTTACAACAACTTTAATTTGGTCTTAACAGAGAGCTAATTCTCCCTTTAGTACTCTATATATGACCAAAAGACACTTTAGTACTTATTCTTAATGTCTGTCGTCAGTGCTTTACTCCGAAGCTTTGAAAAACTCTCCTCGCTCAACCAAAGCGGATTCGGACCAAAACAATAGCATTGACTTATAGCTCCTCCCCAAGCCCCACAGACAATGAGTGGTTTCTTTATAGTCATTCCTGATCATGAATGCGGTATAAGTAATGTTCGGATTCACACCTTCGAAATTACTTCTATGAAGAAAACATTGGATCCCGATACCCCACGAGATGACGATCTCCTTTTATATCCAGTAAGACTAGATAGTGGAAATACCAACCTTCCTTGCAACCGAGCTGAAACCCCTGCTTCCTACTTTGGAGGCAGGGGGAGTAAGTTTTATATGTTTTTGTATGAGATTTAAGATCTTAATTCATTCTATTTTTCTTTTGATCAAAAAGGATATAAACAATGGCTAAAAAGAAAGCTGAAGCCGGACAAGAAGCTCAAGGTGTAGAAGAACCTAAAAAAGCTTACGAAGGCGGCGAAGTAGTTTATTGGCTCCAAGGAGAAGTCTCTAATGACGATTCCCCTCTTATTCGTAATGCTAAGCGTGTTTTTAATGAACAAACAATCCCCCATGTAGAGAATGATGCTACAGCGGTGGCGAACATTAAATACGCGATGATGACTGGTGCTCCTGCTGCTCCACAACGTGAAGAAGTGAATCCTGCTGCAGGCACTGGCGCCGAAGGCGTACCTGGTGCTGGTGAAGCTGGTGGTCGTTTCATTCCTCCAGTCGCTACCCCTACCGCTCAAGGTAACGAAGGTGAACGAGCTAATACTCCTGAACGTGCTCCTTCTGGTCAAGCTGGTAAACCAGAAACTGAATCTGGCAATCCTAAACCACCTCAATAAGGTAATTGATTTACACTCTACTCCACTTAGGGGTAGAGTGTAAATTTATCTATGTGTTCATTATTCTTTGAAAGTTTTAATCTAGGAAGATACGATGAATACCCCTACATCTATCCGTAATGATCTCTCTGGTATTAACGTTAAGAATTACGATCTAAAAGAGAATGTATTTGTACTACAAGCTAACGAATATACACGTAAACTCAATCCAGTCGGAGACTACGTAGAACAACAAGCTAAATTCCTATCTATCATGGAATCCATTCCATTTGAAGAAGCTAAGGAATTTATAGCGACTAACATTAAACCTGATGGTTTATTCCCTATTAAGAATCCTAAGATCAAATGTGTTCGTAAGGATGAAAATGGTGATAGGTACGAAGACGATACTTCTACTTTACTCCAATACTTAAAAGAAACCTTTGCTGGTGAAGAGATCATGGCTGCTACGTTTACGACATTCATGCCGCATAAACGTAAAATGTCTTATATCTCTCAATACGTAGAAGAAGCATTCCCTAAACGTAAAGCCTTAAAGAAACGTCAGTTCCAAATGAAGCAGATGGGCAATGCAGTAGGTGAAGCCTTTGCCAATAATGGGCAGAATAACATTAAGCGTTCCATTAACTCGATTTCGGGTGCTTCTTCCTTACCTTCTACACCGATCTATTGTATATCCATGCATCCTGTATTGACTTCTAATTGTCGGATGACTTCTGGATATGCGAATGCCAATAATGAAAAACTCCTAGGTGGAAATCGACATTATCATTCTGCTGATGTGACGATTAATAACCTAGTAGCATTAACCACTAATATTGATTTAGAATCAGTAAAATCAGTAATAGAGAAATACAATCTCTATGTACCAAATACCGAAGAGTTATTCGATTACATCTTAGAATGTACCCGTAACTATTGGAGATGGCCTGAGAAAGAACAACTCATTAAAGAATTTATTTTCAAATGTACTCGTGAAGAAAGAGCCTGTATTGCTTATATTTACGATTTACATGCAATGAAGAAATTCAATGAACAGTTCATGTACGAATTCATTGGTAAGCTTTCTGAAAAAGTAGAAAGAATACCAGGATTAGAATTAGAAGAAGCAGGACAAATCTTTAATAGTGCTTTAGATGAGATTAAGATTCATGCCATTCAAGTACACTCGGATAAAGTCATTGGTGAACGAGAATCAGAATACGTGAAAACAGAAACGGTATTGGATATGGCTTCACAAGTCATCAATACCTATCATGTTTTCCAAGAGTATAAAGATTATATTCAAACTTTCTTACGCTCTCGTCATTTACCTTCTTCATTAGCGATGCTTCCTGCGATTTTACGTAAAGTCGTATTAATGTCAGATACTGACTCTTCTATCTTTACGACAGAAGCATGGACAAAATGGTATACGAATAAGTCACGTGGGTTTAAAGACAAACAATTATCCACAGGTGTTTATTCTGCTATGGTGATGTTGTCTTCATTAACCTTAAAACATTTGTTAGCTACCATGTCCGCAAACCTAGGTGTACCTGAAAAGTATATCTGGGGTATAGCGATGAAGAATGAATTTAACTTTGTGATCTTTGTCAATTTAAATCGTACGAAGCACTATATTGCGACGATTGCGATTCAAGAAGGTAACGTGTATTCAGAATTGGATATTGAGAAGAAAGGTGTCCACATGAGGAACTCAAATAGTCCTCAAGACATCATTAAACATGCTGAAGAGATTATGGAAAGATTGTATAACTTCCATAGTGATGAGAAAATCAGAGTACTCGATATCTTAAAAGAAGTCGCAGAAGCCGAAAGAAAGATCATTCACTCTTTAGAAAGAGGCGAACCGATTTACTATCGTTCTACCCAGATTAAAGAGAAAGATTCTTATAAGAAAGAAGAAGATCAATCTCCTTTCGCCAATTATAAGTTCTGGAATGAAACCTTTGGTAAACACTATGGCATGACCGACCCACCTCCTTATTCTTCATTTAACGTGAAGTTAGATATTGCGAATAAAACCGATATGGAGAATTGGTTAAACTCTTTTGTGAATCAAGAGTTAGCTAATGACATTCGTGAGAACATGAGAAAAAGGAAGAAAGACTACTTAGGGACGATTAATATTCCTTACGGAGTATTTACTTCTCAACCAATCCCTGCTGAGATTATTCCTAAAGTAGCCAAACGTGATATTGTGATTAACTTGTGCGCCCCTTATTACATTGCACTAGAAGCTGTCGGATTTTTCTTCTTTGATAAATTCAACAGTAAATTAATCTCTGACTATTATTAAAGGAAAGTCAAAATGAGTGAAATCATTTCTTTAGATGAAGAAAAACTGGAATCTTTAGTAGATCGTGTTTATTATCATCGTGTTCCTAACACGACTGTAACCATTTGTGCGATTACATTGAAAAATGGCTTTACGGTAGTAGGCGAATCAGCCTGTATTGATCCCAATAACTTTGATCAGGTTATTGGTCAACAAGTGGCTTATAATAATGCATTTGAGAAAATCTGGCAACTGGAAGGTTATCGGATTAAATCTCAATTAGCAGAACAAGCATAAAACAATACTCTACTCTCCCTAAACAGGAGAGTAGAGTGTATTTATTTTTTACAAATTAAACAACCATTCGACTTCTTTTTCAAACAGAGGTTTTAAATCCGCAATTCTATAATCGTCAAATACTTTACCTCCTTTTAAACTTAAGAGTTCGTATTTGAATCGATTAATATAACCACGATTGACATACATGTAAGGTTGAGCAGGAACATTCAAACAATGTTTTAAGAATCGAGACATGGCTAATACGTATACCCATTTATTCTGTCTGTTTAAAAGAATAGGTGGATTATCCATAAAGGTTATTGCTCTCACATCGCCAATCCCATGAATGTTCTGGCAAATCTTAGCAATGTTGTAGTTACCATTTCTAGCACGAGAAAAGATGTCTTTAATATCTGCATCTAATTCTTGAGAAGAAGTATTGACATAGAACGAAGTGCCTACGTAATCAATCGTAGGAGAAATACTGTCATCAGTCAGCATACAGTTTTTATTAATAATCACTTGGTTCAAATGAGAAGGTAACATATTCGGTAAGACGACCATACCTAAGAAATAACCAATATTGGGAATCTTGTGTTCAGGATTGACGACTTTAATTCTTCTATGGTGAATACGCCAAGCCAAGTATTGCATGACCAATAAATTAATATCAATCTGGATAATCGCAAAGCCTGGTTTATCGACGTAATTCTTAATTGTCATTAAGTTATAAGAGATGTGGGTTTGGTCATGTCTCAATACAATCACAGGGCTTAATTCTTGCCACTCTCTTTTCACATAATCCCAATCCCAGTTATTCTCTACAATAGTAATCACTTCTGTCGTATTCGGACCATAGAAGTTTCCATAGTGTAGTTTCCCTACGTTTCGATAAGAAGTAAAACCTAAAGCATTGGCTTTCACAAAAGCCGTATTATAAACGTATTGTTCTACATACTCATCAGGAATATTTTCCCCAATATCCAGATGGTGTAGAATTCTATAAAGAATGTGTTGACCAGCTACGTAGTAATAGTTGTTACGATACCAGTTAATGGCTCTTTTTAATCTGTTATCGATCACTCGGTTAGCATAAGCCAAATGCCAAGTTTCTTCCTTACGTATCTGGTTCGTGATACCAACAATATTAAACATTAGCTGAACTCTTTTTGATATAATAAAATTTTTAAGTAATAGACGGTCATATGAAGATTTACTATTACACTACTATTTAGTCACTATTTGGTAAGTAAATAAAATCTTCAGCTTACTACCTATATATGAAAGAATATAATGCTGATCCGAAGAGGGTTAGCATAGGGAGATATATTATCTCTTTTTGTAGAAACGAACATTTTAGTATAACTTTTAATATAATTTAAAAAATATTGAACTCTATACTATTAATGTGTAATAGGGAACAGAATGTAATTCAATCAATCTTTATATTCTAACTATTACAGTTAACGTTAATTGTAAACAACCCTTATTTTTATTAAAGGAAAAAAGAAAATGGCTATCGATTTTAACGATAAACAAAACCAACAATCTTCTGGTTTCTTGGGAAACGCTAAGCCCTTCACCTTCTCCGGTAACCGTGGCTTCGGTGGATTCAACGTCATCAATGGTTCTCTGATGAGCTTTGAGAAAACTTTGAAAGAAGTTCTGGAAGCTCGCGTAGCAGTAAACGAAGTGGATATCGGTGTTATCCCAATGGACCACAACAACCATCCTCAACTGCCTCTGGACGTGATGTTGGTGACTGCTCGTCGCAATGGCGAAAACGGTGAGAAAAACCTGCGTGGTGTATACGCCGTAGCAATTTGTAAATCCACTGACACCCTGCGTGAACAACAAGTAGATCTGAATGGTCGTAAGTTCAGCATCGACATCTTGCCAAGCCAAATGTTCAATGCACAAGAACTGGTGAACCTGTTTGTGAAAACTGCTAAAGACAAATTCAAAGAAGATGCTGTCTACTGCGGTGGTTCTACACTCTTCACTGACGAAATCGATCTGAAAGACCAAGGTGTTGTCCTGAACAACTTGATCGAATACTTGATGGCTTGTATCACTCACGCTGAATACGAGAAAAACCGTCGTGAGCGTAAACTGATCGACATGAACTTTGCCGCACACAAAAATACCGAAGTATTGACTTGCGAACGCAAACTGAATACGGCTCCTGTATTCGACCATGCCGGTCAACCGATTCGTGCCGACTTCATCCACACTGTATCTTCTCGTGATGAATCTCAAAACAGCGGTTCTTTCTTGGATGGTGCCAATATCGCTCGTGAAGTCACTCGCCTGACTGGTTATGTGGATCTGTTGCCTGTCTCTCCGAATACTGCTGGTCTCGCCAGCGCCATGAATCCTTGGGGTTCTACTGGCTACGGTGCCGCAAACGTAACTGGTCAACAAACGCCACTGGATGCAACTCGTGTATACGTCACTAACGTGGTATTCACTTCTATCAATCCGTCTGACAGCCAAACCATGGGTAACATCCTCTTCGGTCTGGTATCTGGTGTGATTGCTTCTTGGGATAACTACTGGTGGGTAATGACCGCACTGAATCCTAAACAACAAGCTCCGAATAGCTTGCATTCAGTAGCAGGTCTGGGCTACGACATTTCTCAAATGTTGCGTCTGCCTAACTTCGAACCGTTCCCAGTAGACGATCCTAAGTACGACGATGCGGCTTGGGTACAAACCTTGAACACTTACTTCCGTCCTGATGTTGTATTCTCTCTGGAAGTAGGCTTGGGTACTATTGGCGAATGGAAATACAATGCCATCCTGCAAGCAGCGATCGAATCTTACGACGAAGCCGTGAAACCAGGTTCTTACAACAGCTACCTGATCGATCTGGCGACTCTGTTGACCAACGGTGCATTCACTGAAGAGTATAAGAAACTCGGCGGTGATGGTCGCGTAGTCTCTACTCTGCGTGATCGCCAAATCCTCGTAGGTTCTTACTACAACAACGAACTCAAAGCCATCCGTTCACTGCAAGACTTCGACCGTCGTCTGTTGTTGAACCAAGTTAATGGTCAAGTAGAAAACATGGCCATCGTAACAGATTGGACTTACGCTTCCGTAGATCCTTCTCTGAATACGCTGCAACGCTTGGGTATCCAACAAGACGTCATCAAACGTCAAGCACCTTCTGCTAAAGTCACTGGTTATGGCGTACGTGTAGACTTCGACGCACGCTTCATCCAAGCTTTGGTATTGGGTATGCGTCATGCCGGTATGAACTTGCTCAACAGCAACACTGTTGTTCCAGTGAACCAAGCTCAATACGCAGTACACATCAACAACGCCATGGTATCTAATATCGGTGCTCAGCTCGGCTATCAAAACGTAGCCAGTGCTAAACAAGGCGCAGGTATTTTCAACTACGGTCGTCACTACTAATGTAGAATAGAATGTTTCCTCCTAGCCCCTAAAAAGGGTTAGGAGGAGATATTTCTTATGTTTGTTATAAGTTTTATTTTTTAGAAATAGCATTATCTTTGATGATCTATTTTGAGAGCAAACTAACTACGTGAAGGAAGTGTAAACAAATGGGAACTTACTTACAATACGTCAACAGTGACGAGATTTACAATAACACAACCTGTGCAAAAATCATCGTCAATGATCTGCCGAATCGATCCCAAAAAGACAAAGCAACGATCAATAGCTTACTAATGCTAGAAGTTGGCGAAGTATTCGATAATGTACCAAGATGCTCGTGTGGTGCATTGTCCATGAAGATGTATAAGGGAGTAAGATGTAAGAAATGCGATACAGTCGTAGAAGAGATTGTGACCAATAATCTAGATGATAAGATTTGGGTCAGAGCACCTGAAGGTGTCCCTGCTTTAATGAACATCAAGATTTGGTATCAATTACAATCCTACCTACAACGTTCATCGTTTAAGTTTAATCTTTTACAATGGTTGACTGATCCGGATTATAAACCCAAGATCACGAAGATGTCAGCCCCGATTCGTAAAGCATTACAAAAACTCGATGAACACGGATTGAATGTCAGAAGCTATCAATTCTTTTACGACAATTTTGATCGATACATGGAATTCCTATTACTGAATCCAGAATTCAATACTCGGGCAGAAGAGCGAGGTCCTGAGCTTTATCGGTTGATTAAAGAAAATCGTAAAGATGTCTGGGTACAGTATGTCCAAATTCCAAATCGTGCTTTAACCATTATTGAAAAATCCAATGGTAAGCAATGGGTAGATGCCTCTACGCCTAAATTACTGAAAGCAGTTAGGCGCATGGTAGGAATTGACAATGATGAAAACTTAAGAAGCAAAACTTCTGCAAAAACCAAGCAGTCTCGTACTTCTAAGTTCTTATCAGAAATGGCAGAGTATTACGGAAAAGAAATCGATCCGACTTACTTGAGTAAGAAGTATGGTTTATTCCGTAAGCACATTGACGCAACACGCTCTCACTTCTCTGCTCGTTTCGTCGTAACGGCAATTACAGAACCTCATCGTTTTGATGAAGTATGGTTACCTTGGGTAGGAGCAATGTCCTTGTTTGGTCCACATATCCGTTCTAAGTTATACAAGAAAGGATATTCAGCAAACCAAATCATGGCCATCATGACCAAATATCAAATGGTGTATAATCAAGAGATTCACCAAATCATGACAGAATTGATCATGGAATCTCGAGCACCTTGTGGTGAATTTGGTATTCCTATTCTTTTAAACCGTAACCCAACATTGAAACATGGTTCGATTTTGCTATTGAGAGTTACTCGTGTAAAAACCGATCCAAGAGACATGTCCGCCTCGACTTCAGGTCCTATCGCTCCGATGTACAATGGTGACTACGATGGCGACACAGAAAATTTCTTATTGCTTTTGGATAATATTACTGCACGTGCTTTACAGCCATTTGAACCTAAGTATTCGGTCAATAACTTGATTGATCCTTATACCGCAGATGGTGTAACCTCATTGCCTAAACCTACTACCATGTCTATTGCCGTAGCCATGACTAAAGAAACTCAACCTAATCCAGAACAGCTAAGCTTCATGAATCAATTTAAAGCTTAAAGCTTCTCAAAAGGAAACTAATTATGGCTATGTTAATATCCGGTGGACGCGATGCAATGCGTAACCACATGTACGGAGCCATATCGCTTGATACGGCAAACTTCATTCAAAACCAAATCCAGAATCTATCTGCTCAATATGGAGAAGTCGTTAAAGGATTTCAAGAACAATTGATGTCCAACTTCAATGCATCAGCCATGCGTTCGATTAATCTGGCTAAGAATAACTTAGACAGTACAGGCAATATGTTTGATGAAGGAGTAAAACGACTCTATACGGTAGATGACTTTAGAACTGCATCAGTGAATAACCAAAACTATACCATGGCAAACCCATACTTCTTGAAAGAGTTTATGTCAGGTCGTATGGAAGGATGGCAACGTGATAATCCTTATCCAGGATTAGTGGGTTCACAGAACCCATATTTCCAAAATGTCATGAATGGTGCAATGCAGTATGGAGATGAAGATTGGTTAGATGATGAAGCAGAAGATAAGTTTGTTTTCTACTACAATGATGAAGTAGAAGCATTGCCAGAATTAATGGTGAATGAGCGATTCATCATCAAGCAAAACTGGAATACGCTATACAATCTGATTTCATCTCAAGATGAAGAAGGAATTATCGATCCAACAAGCTTGGATGGTAATTACTTATAATGTGAATTGGAAACGAGTAGACAGGAAAACCTGTCTACTCTTTTTTTTTACTTTGTGTTTAAGAAGACTAGACAAATGGCAACGACGAATAAAGATCCTAATGTCAAGTTAGTACCGACATTAGATGGTATTGGTTGGATAGACAAAGGTGTAAGTATTAAATTAGATTGGTTATTAGCCAATTTCTTTACTTCGGATGGTTCGCAATCCTCTCTGTATTACAGGATGTTTAAAACCTATCAGGTAATCAATGCAGACAATGTGAATGATGCAGAGCAGTTACGATCATCCATGGAAGTATACTTACAAGCTTACTTAAGTAAATTCTTTGATTCAGTAACTGTAGAAGTATCTTTAGCCGATTTACAAGGTAATAAGAAAAACATTTACGAATTACCTGAAGCAGCAATTGGCTTATACCTTACAGTTACCGTAACCGATAAAGAAGGTTATGTAGAAGTCGAGAAACCTATTGTTTACGAAGGTGGTGTATTTAAATACACTCTGGATAAATTCAATAAAGGATATTAAATTAAAATGGCAGAAATCAACTTACTGGAACAAGAAAAGAATACTTCATTTAGCGACATCAATTCTGTAGAAGAAGCCATGAATATTTCCATTAAGGAACACATGGCTACGATACAAGATATTCGTCGACAAATGGATGAAGAACTCTCGAGTATGGATGTACACGATTACATCAATAACTACCTAGCACGACATTGTGGTTTTGTTTCTACAGATGATCCTTACGATGACGTGACTTGGTTAGAGTTTGCAGGTGGTGTTTATCGTCCAGTGAATTTGACCCATAAAGGCAAAATTGTCGCTCAAGTTCCTTCTATCTACCCTGATGGTTTTTATCACTTGGTTTCTGCCGATAAGGAAACTGTAGAACCAGGTGATGATACCGTAGGAGGCACTTTAGTTAAAATCAATCAATATGCTGAAAACTACCATGAATTGGGTACAGCAGAACGTAAAAACTATTTTGACGCACTAGCCTCTAGAGTATCACCTGAAGCGATTGAAGCCCATAAACAAAAATGGAAAGAATTCTTTAAAGTCATGGGTGTATTGGATATTGCTGATAAACTCAAAGCAGAAGAAACCCCTGAAAAAGAAGAAGTAAAACCTTCTACCCAAGCTGTAAATAATGTTAGTCTTGACTTTATCTCTGACGACGAAGATTACTAACTCATTTACAAGGATAAGAAGATGTTAAGACCCATAAAGGGACGGGTGTTTGGAGATGTGCATTTTTGCCATGCTCAAACCCCTTCTGAAAAGATATTCGAAGAAGTAAGACATTACTTCCCTTACGATAAGACATCTTATTCCTACGACATTACGGTACTGGATGGAGATTATTGGGACAAACTCATGCCCAATAACCATCCAGATACTTTTACGACTGAAGAGTCGATTTACTATCTACTAAAATGGCATAAAGAACACGATTGTCTTTTAATCATTGTAGATGGTACGCCTTTACACGATGCTGGACAAATGGAGAAGTTTGTCCACATTAACGAAAACTCTGGCATTAATGCCGACTTATTATTTGTTAAAGATGTTGACATTAAATATATTGACAAGTTTGATCTTCACGTTTTGTTTATTCCTGATCGTCCTCGTTCCTCTCCTGATGATACTTATCAGAGAGTGTTAGAATTGATGGAAGAGAAGCAGTTAAAACAAATCGATATGGCAGTCATGCATGGTTGTTTCCAATATCAATTACCGGAAATCTCTGCTGACCATAAACACATTGAAGACAACTACCTCTCTATTGTTAAAGGTCCGATATTCATTGGACATGTCCATACCCATTCTACTTTTGAGCGCATTATTGCACCTGGTTCATTCTCTCGTTTAAAACATGGTGAAGAAGAACCCAAAGGCATGATTGATTTTGTCATGCAACCGGATGGTACATTTCAAGCTAAATTCATTGAAAACGAATTAGCCACCATCTACAAGACTATTGTCATTACCGGATTATCGATTGACGATTCTTTAGATAAGATTAAAAAGATTGTGAATACTTTACCTTTAAACAGTAAAGTCAGATTGGAATGTGAACAAGGACATCCCATTACCGCAGACAGATCTTTCATGACACTAAAAGCAGAATATACTTTTATCAGTTGGTCAATCAAGGTTGTAACCGATAAGAGTGTCATTGCGACGGATAAAGAAGTCTTTTCAGTAGAAAATGAATACGTACCTTTAATCATTAATGAAAATAACATTGTTGACTTAATTGAAAGAAAAGCTACTGAGCGAGGCAATCCCAGTAGTATTGTGAAATTGATCCCAGAATACTTAAAAGAGATTATTTAAGGAAACCATCATGGACTTTACCAATGAACGAGAAAGAGGAAAGATACCATTATCGATTGGTACTTCTCTGGCATTTGAATCTTTGCTAAATATCCATGATGACTTGAAACATAAAGTCGACCCTTATCGAAATGTTGAAGTAATCTGGATTAATGTCAAAACCCTATTCCGTAATCTTTGGGGAGCGATTCCGAGATTACGACACGATTTGGTTTCAGACACTCAATTAGCAGAAGCATTGATGTTTGAAATCGAAATGATTAAAGACGTGTGTCGAAATGAATGTAATGGTGTAGAAGTTGTATTTTATACGCCTAACTACTACGACTTAGAACACATCAATAAGGAAGTCCTTTTGAAACTCGATAATACGGAATTACAAAAGAACTATACCAAAAGGATGTTAAACACTTTACAGATTGTTTTGAAGAAATACAATGTTCATTTGAATCCTGATAGTCCTAGTGACAAGAAACAAATGATCCGTATTTTTAAGAATCAAATCACCGATAGAGAAACACGCAAAGCTTTTATCATTACTAGCTACGCTTACGATTTAACCGCTTATAGAAAGTTCAGTAATCTCAAACTACTGGAAACACACACTGGAGCAATCAAAGGTCGTGAGTTGTGGTATACGAAGTACGAGAATCACAATGCGATTCCTCCTATGCCGTTCAGGTTAGACTTATTAACCATCTTAGGAGACAAAACATTGTTTCGTACGAAAGTACCTAAGTTTAGACAAACCATAATCGAATTGGCTAAAGAGAATAGATGGACACCTTTAACCACGGCGGATAAAATTCGTTATAACATCAATAGTGTTAAAGACTACAATATTCGTCATCGTCTCTTAGACGTGATTACTGGTATGTGAATAACTTTATACCTAACACATTTAATGAAACACTCTTACATTTCCACTTTTACCTAATAAGGATTTTCAAAATGGCTGAACAACGATTCGCTCCTAAATACCGTAACAACATTACCCATACTCGCATCATGTCTTTGTGGGGCCGTAACGAAGAGAAAACCGTAGCATCTTTCAATCTCTACGTGACTGGTAATGTATTGCACCTGAATGTATACACAGGTCTTTCTGAAGACAAACAACGCAAACAAAAATCCATTAAGTTTGACTTTAAAGATGGTCAAATTACTTCTTTCTTGGCGATCCTCGAAGGTCTGGTGATGCTCTCTCAACTGCCTCACGAAGGTGAAGCCAAAACCATCGTCTCTTCTATCTTTGGCTATGTAAAATTCAAAGACATGGACAAAGCAGAACGTCGTGAGATTGGTAAAATCTTGGTAGGTCGTGACAAAAATGGTATCTACTTCATTTCTGCGATTAACAACACACATGGTCGTGTGAAATTCAATTTCGAACTGGATCGAGACATTGTCATTTACGACATCAACTCTAATGAACCAATCGAACCTAAAGAAGCTTCTGAACGCATGATGCTTCAATTCGTTAATAATGCTAAGTTGATCTTGGCGAATGTCTTGACACAAGAGTACGTAGATAAAGATGCAGAAAAAGAAGATGGAAAAGAAAGCAAAGGTTCTGGATATCGAGCTTCTAATAACGGTGGCAGCAGCAACAATAGCACTCCTAACGATATCGGTAGTGATTTTGATGATCTGCTTCCCTAATTTAAAAATCTAACCCATGTAACTACTCTAGGAGCCGAAAAGGTTCCTAGAGAGTTTACTATAAATTATTACAACAATATATTATTAAAATGTAAGAATAGACGTATTCTTATTTTTATTTTGTTAACAAAACTAAAGGAAGAGCACCATGTCACAATTGTACTTTGACATGTCCGGTAGTAAAGCATTAATACATGTCCGATATGGATCTGAATCGGTTGCATTCAGTTCTTTATATTACATTAAGGGTAAGGACAGTAATGATGTAGAAACTGCCGCATCACCCTATAATGAATTTAATCAATGGGTAACGACAAAACCTCAAGATTGGCAGCAAAAAGTCTTTAGCTGCTATAAAGAATTAAGGGAAGCGATCGATACAATCAACAATGTCGAAGCATTACTCCATGAATTGAATCGTATTTTTGTCAAGATTTACGATTTGGTTTCTCTGGATGAAATCCGTAGCTGGATTGTGAATCCCCATACGCCAGTATACGTGACCACAAAACCTGTTACACGATACGATGAAAATCGTATTGCGGTACCGAAAGAAACCACGTACGAATACGAGGATTACTTAGAGTTAGTGGTATATTCTTTTGCACTGCGTTTTGCTGCACCAGTATTAGGTGAAGTAACCTATCGTCGTTTACGCGAGGAATATGGTCGTAATGCAAAAGAAGTTTATGCCATGGAAATGTTGCATGGAACGATCTTAGATGATTGTAGAGCAGAGCAACGATTAAAAGAATTCATGGCAAATACTAAGGTACAAACCGATATCAATAACATTGTAGTATCAGGATTATCCGAAGAAGATTTCCAAAACTACATGTATGCAATTATTGTACTAAAGAAAGTGACTTTAGGTGATATCTCTGGTACAGATGGTTCTTACCAACTGATTAAGGATATTTATTACCTCTATCGTTCTAAGATCAAACAAATCTCTAAACCGTCTACAACCGATCCTAACCAAGTACAGATTAAGCGTAATCCGATTACGGATAACAATAGCTTTTCTGAAAGCAATTCGCAATCTATCTTGGATGTGGGTTATGCACGTAGTAATTTGTTGTCGGATGATAAGATCTTCTTAAAGATGGCAGTGAATGACCATCAACGTTTGATCCAAACATTGTGTCCTGAGTTACCTCAAGAACTCTATTGGGAATCTTTAGATGCAATGAGAACGAAGTTTGATTTGTCTATTCAATCGAATGAAGATGGTTACTCTAAACCTCTACAAGAAGTTCAGTTGACCTTATTGAAATGGTTGGTAGATGAATCGATCAATACCGTTATTTTCGATTCTTTGGAATTGGATGAATTTATTGGTTTGATTGCTGTAATACGAGCAATATTGTGGCATCATGATTTTTGTGAATTTGCTGCTATTATCTCGGCGATTTCTTTAGAACCACGATTCGACCAAATCCATATCCCACATTCACATCGCGATAACATCACGCCAGCCATTCAGGAAATGCTGGAAAAACGATTTGATTTAGCCGGCAATACTAAATCAGAAAAACGCAATATGTCTGCAATTGGATGTATTGGTTTAATCGAATCTGAAATCTCTGGAACAAACTGGTTGCTGACATTACCCGACTCTTGGTTAGCCCAGAATAAGATCCCAGTGAAAGAAGGACGATTGGTCGTACAATCGAACATTCGTAATCGTATTGCCGAGTTGATGCTTTTTATTGAAGGCAATCAAAAATTGAATGAAACAATCTAATTGTAAAAAGGAACAAACAGATGGCAAGTTATAATAGCTTTGCAAATGCAGGACAACGGATTAGCTTTAAGATTGAATCATTAAAATTGATTCGTGTACATGGTTTTCAAAATCAGTACTTACGACCATTCCGTACAGCCATGACGAATACAGTCGAAAACAATATTCGGGAAATGACGGATAAGTTCAATGGCTCTATTCCAACGAATATGATTTCAGAAGCCTGTAACAACTTCATCATGCCAAGCGATCGTGTCGAGACTTACCAAGGTCGATCCATGGCAGTGGCAATGCCGAATGGCTGGGGTGACAATCGTTTTACATTCATCATGATTGTAGAAACTACAGCGGATAATTTAATCACTCGTGAGTTGATTGCGGGTTATACAGATGCTCGTGATGTCGTGAATAAAGGTTATGCAGATATTTTGATTTCTCCGAATACCGTATTCTACGTCAATACTGTAACGAAGCTTTCTCAACGTTCGGTCAATGGTATCCAGATTCCTACTGTTGCAGGTAGTTATTCGGTTATTGGTAGTGGTTTCTCGGTAGATGCGTATAATGGTGCAGCGACTTGGCGCATGACGCCGCAAAACTTGATTCAGTCTGCTAAAGCCAGCAATGTAGTGGGTATGTCTACCTTACCAGCAGACGGCCATCAGCCAATTATTGGATCGGATTATCGTAAAGTACAGCAAGCTGCCGTATTAACGAATCGTACCAATAACTCTCCAACCAATGTCTTCTCTAAGATCATTGAGAATATGGCTACTACGATTAATGCAGATGCCATGACAGGTATGGTCGATCCAGTACGTGCACAAGCAACTGTACAAGCAGCCGTAGCTGATCCTTCTATCTTGAACTCCATCTTCATGGGTGCGTTGTATAACTACTTCTCTGCTCGTGTAGCGCATTTCGACTATCGATTCTTGCAACAGATCTGTCCTTACTTGGAACAGATTACTCAAGTAGACGATACGGGTTACGAAACCACTCAATACCAAGGTCAATGGGATAAACCGACAATTGAATCCATCATGGCAGTAGTCGTATCCAATGTGGTCACTTCGTTCATGACGACCAGCTCTTTAACAGCTATTGAGTTTACCATTACCAACATGCTGCCAATCTCGAATATGGGTGGATTGAGTAACTTTGCAACCCAAACGACCATTACCGATATTCGTGGTTATAGCCAAATGATTAATCTGGCACAATTCATTCCAGCGTATCAACAACGCTTAACCGATGAATTAGGTCCGATTGTCTCTCGTGGTAATAATGTAGGCTTTACGCTGTATGTACGAGCAGATATGGGTGTGGATATCTTCATGCGTCTGAAATACGATAATGGTATTGAAGAAGCATTTGTATTCCCAATGTTTGCAGATTCCATTATCTCTCCAATGCTGACCACCAGTACAGACTTGTATCGTCACAATGCAGCAGATATCAATGCCGCTATGGATATTGTTACGGATGTATTCGACGAGAAACTCTTTGGTCATTCTTCTCAACAAGGATGGTCTAATAATCCCGCAGTAGATTTTAATGGTACAGTAAATACCAACATGGGTTATGGTCAAAATCCTAACCCTAACGGACAACACTATTAATTAAAGGAAATCAATAAATGAACATGTTAGAAATCTATCAACACATCTTGAATGCATGTAACTTGCATGTAGATGACGATGGTAAGGTAAAACGTCAAATGAATACTAAACTGATTCCAGTAGGAATTAAGTTTGGTGAAGATCATCGTTACTTGGTATTGCCGACTCGTGAGAATCTGAATTCTCCAGCAGTGGCGAGCTATGTAATCTTCCATCCATTCATTGAAAATTTGGCTCGTTCAGAATCTCGAGTACTTTCTTTGGTGCGTAAAGAGTTTACTCGATTCTATGGTTCTCAATTGGCTTACTTGATGATGGTTCTGGTAGACTTGTCCAGTAACAGTAAACACAATGACTTGACAGCAGAACAATTAGACATCATTGGTAAGTTTGGTAAGACTGATAAGACTTTCGCTGAAAACTTCACTAAGATTATTGAGAAGTTAGCCAAACAAGGTGGTGCGAATACACCTGCTACGATTTCATTGCGTAAAGGTGTAACCATTGGTAATCGTAAATACTCTCGTGTAGCGACTTGGTCTTCTCCTCTGGTTGATGAAATTGATAAAACCATTGAGTTGACTGAAAAGTCTAAAGACTACAAACCAAAAGTATTTGGCGTACCGGTCCGTAAAGCCGATTTAAAGACACTTAAAGCGGTTTGCCATGTCTTCATGCCAGATATTGAGAAAGGTGCCTTCTACGGCGTTTCTGACGCAACTGACGCACCTTATATCGAAGCATTCATCCGAGCTTTGAAAACCTTGCCAGCGCACACCAATAAGATTGCCAAAGCATTCTTCTCAGGACCTTATCCAATTGTCCCAGCAGCAGTCGCAGAAGAAGAACTTTTGCAAACCACTGCGAAGATTGATTGGATTGAAGATGAATTCTCCGTATCCAAATGGAAATCTGAATACGTGATGATTCCTCTGCAAGAAGGTAATGAAGGCAATGTATCGGTAGAAGAAGCCACTCGTTCTGTACCAGTACAACAACCGGTTAAGAAATGGGATACTGTATCGACACCAAGTAATGGTAATGCGGTAGCACAACAACCTGCACAACCTACACAGACTGTACAAGCGCAAGCACCTCAAGTACAGCAATCTGTGTATCAGCAGCCTATTCCTCAACAGGTACAACAGCCAGTGCAACAAGCTCCCGTACAAACTCAACCCGTACAGCAACAACACACTAACCAATTCTTGCCACAACAGCCCGTATATCAACAACCGGTATACCAACAGCCTGTTCAGCCAGTACAGCATCAGGTGCAACCTCAACCGGTAGCTCAACCAGGTAACCAGTTCTTGCCTCAGCAACCTGTTTACCAACAGTCTTACCAACAACCAGCAGTACCTGCTCACTTGCAGCCACAACTGTCTCAATACGATGCCCGTATGCAATTCATGCAATACCCTAATCAAGTATCGCAGTTTGCTCAAGTAAGTCAGTTTGCAAACCCCATGGGATTCCAACAAGCTCCATTAATGCCGTTTGGTGGACAAAACCCAATGGGTATGTATGCAAATAATCAATTCGCTCAACAAGTTCAGCAGAACGTAGGTCAGTTCTTTGGCGTAGCGAAACGATAAAACAGAAACGACTACTCTCCTCTACCCGTAAAAAGGTAGAGGAGAGTAATCTAACGTTTTGTTCTGACTATTTATTATTTTTAGTAATCGATTATAATAGGAATACGATTAGCCTGCGCTTTTGCGTATTACCGTATTATAGTAGTTATACAGTCGATCGATCACTTCTTTGGAAGGGATTTTGATTTGGATGAGATCTGATCGATATTCATCGGCACTACGCAGTCCATTGACACGCATAGTCGCCCAGTGATATTGTGGTTGAACGCCTAGGAAACGTAACAAACCTGAAAAGTCATACTCCCAACGAGCAGCATCGATAGGAGCCACATTGATGATTTGGTCAATGTTATCAGCACGGGAAAGAATAGGCAAGTGATCTTCAATCACTGTTTTAAAATCTTCGTGACCATATCCAGAGTCATCGAAAGTATCATTCAGCAAGGACATCTTGAAAAACCTTTCAAACATATATCATTATATTGCTATATAGCAATTAAGTAAATTTACACATTTTATTCCAATCTAATTAAAAAGGAACTTTCGGAAAATGAGCTATGAATTAAACCAGAACGTAATGGAATTACGAGGGATGACTGCGTTCAATTCATTTGCTGATACTGTATCTGCTTCTCGAGCGCAAATGCAAGCGTCAGCATTCTCACAACATTACGTCATAAATGGCTGTGAACCCGATTCCATACAAACTGGATTTGCACAGGAAATCGGCAAATATACTTACTCCATTAAAACCGAGCACAACATTCACAATATTATAGCCATTGTGGATCGTTATACACCTTCATCGTTTAACGGAATCCAATTCTCTCCACAGAGAATTGTCATCTATCAAACCTTTGACGAAGATTCTACTAAGCCTCTTTATGGTATCATTAATATCGAAAGAGTATGTAGCAATCACACGAAGTTTGGATTTCCTTATAAACCGACTTCAGCTACCGCTAATATTCGTATAGGTGCTTCTATTCCTAAAGGAACCATTCTTTACGATTCTCCAGCAAAACGAGAAGATGGTAACTATTGTCCTGGACGAGAATTGAATACATTGTATTCTTCTTTAGAAGGCACTATTGAAGACTCTATCCTAGTATCGAAAGATGTGGTTAGTCAGGTCAAAACCAAAGTCTATGTTACCCGTACCATGGAATTAGGAGAGAAAGAGTTTCCTCTAAACCTATACGGAGATGACGATAACTATAAAGTCATTCCAGACATTGGTGAATATTGTCGACCTACTGGTGAAGCCTACGAAGGCATCATCATGGCGAAACGAGAATATCGTCCTGACTTGATTCCTATTTCCTTTACTAAGAAAACCACTCGTAAGTTTAATCCGATTACCGATACGGGATTAGATGGTAATGGTGTAGGTGCTCGTGTGATTGACATTATTGTCTATAAACAGAATAAAACCACATCTGCTGTATCGGATAAGGTTTTAGCCCAATTGAATAAGTACGCCGATGCGTATAAAGAATGGTGTGAACGAATCTTGTTTCAGTATAAAAAGATTCAATCGGATAACCATGGTAATGCAGAATTCACAGATGAATTCGATCAATTGATTCGTCATTGCATGGCTATTTGTAACGAACCTTTTCCAGATGCAAAAGGCAAGAATGTCCCTATTCAAAAAGTAGGAAACTTTAATCGTAAACTAGACGATATCGTAGTCATCGTTAAGACCGAATATGAGAAGGAACTCGGGGTTGGTTACAAATTGACTGACCAACATGGCGGAAAGGGTGTCGTGGCGAGACTCGTTCCACCAGAAGAAATGCCATACGATCCAGTAACAGGAAGAAGAGCACAAGTCGTGATTTCTCCTGAGACTACAACCAACCGCATGAACTACGGTCGTTTATACGAGCAATCGTTAAAAACAGCTATGGTGGAATTGCGTGATTGGTTAATCAATGCAACTGGACTAAATGAGCATTCCCCTAACTTAAAAGATTCTGTCATTAACTTACCGAAAGAAGTATTGCAAAACTGCTTTAATCGAATCCAAAGATTCTTAGAGATTACAGTAGAGAAGCAATACAAATGGTATTGTGGTTTAGATGAGCGAGCTAAGACATTAGATCTCTACCACATTCTGAAAGAGAAGTTCTACCTGTATCGTCCTGCGGATAATCCTATTCCTTACATGGAGATGTTCGATACCTTAATCAAAGAAGGATTCTTATCGCCTCCACGTAAACTGAAGTTCTTTAATCCGCATACCGGTAAAGAAGAAGAAACCACATTGGAGCATCGTATTGGTCCGAATTACTATATTTTTCTGGAAAAAATAGGTGATGAAGCAGCAGCCGTATCTACAGCAGCGACACAGCCTAATGGCATCATTGCTCCGATTACGTCGAAAGACAAAGCGAAGTCCCATGGTGCGCGTAGCCAAGCGACTCGATTCCCTGCTGAATCTGAGATTCGTTGTTTGGTAGCAGGCGCACCCTCTGGCGTAGTAGCAGAAATCCATGACCGCTCTAACAATCCTCCTGCGATTGAAGCGATATTGGAAAACATTTATTCAGCAGATCAACCCACGAATATCGAATCCGTAATCGATCGAGATAAATTCCCATTGGGTAATAACCGATCTTTAAGCATTGTGAAACATATTTTCCAATGTAATGGATATCGACTGGCTTATCGTGAATTTGATCCATCTCAACAAACACCTTCTCAATTAGACCCTATTACAGGTAAACCGGTAATGATGATTGAGAATGAGGAAGATGACGATGAACCTAAAGAGAAACGTAAGACCAGAAGTGAGATGATCTTAGAAGGGATAGATGCTCAAGAGAGTGAGGATGATGAAGACAATGATTCTGAATCGAATGAGGATGAAGAGTCTGAATCAGGCTTGGGTATTATTAACACAGATGAAGACTAAAAGAAGGAAATGAAAACGTCATGGAAAGATATTCAGCTCGCGCCGTATTAAATGCATCGCCTGTGGATGTATTGAAGAACTTTCGTGGGAAATTCGAATTAGTCTTCGACGATGGCATGGTGATCCAGTCTACTGGAATGCAATTAGCCATGTCTCGATATGCCTGGGAATTAAATAAGAAGTTTCCTGATGTAGGCTTGTATGCTCGTCACCACATTTCTACATTCATGAAAGAGGATACGGATTTTAAACCCAGTACCATCTTAAACCTGAACAGTAGTATCATGACGGATATATGGGATGTGTATTATCGTAATAATGATTCACAAACCATTAACCACATGCAAGATGTTCTGTGGCAAACCTACATGGACATTAACAATGCGATCTTTAATGATGTCATGATGTGTGGTGCTACGAATCATGCTACGTTAAATATTGAAGATATTCTCGACATCATGCTAGATAAAGAGATACTCGATATTGAAGAGAAATATCCAGTCAATCATGAAACAGTAATCGATCCAGGTTATGTACCTGGTATTTATTCGCGTAAGAAGAAAGTATTGGATCAAGACCGATTCCGTCAGAACAATATTTCCATTCTCCTACGTTCAGGTTCGATTAAAGCGCAGCAGTTATACCAATGTATGGGTCCTAGGGGTTCTTTGACCGATATGGACTCATCCATTTTCAAACATCCGATCAATACAGGATTCCTACATGGCTTAAAAGACATCTATCATGTATTGATTGAATCTCGTACTGCTGCATTAGCATTGAATAACCAATCAGGTCCTTTGAAGTTTACTGAGTACTTATCACGCCGTGTACAATTAGTCGGTATGGAATTATCCCGATTACATCATGGCGATTGTGGATCGAAACACCATTTAGAAATCCAAGTACGTGGTGAACGACAAGGATCCGTCATGTCTGACTTACGATTGTTAGAAGGCATGAACTACTTAGATGAAGAAACAGGAAAGTATCGTCCAGTACGGAGAAGCGATACGCATCTGATTGGTAGGCGCATTAAAGTACGTACCGTATTAGGCTGTCAGCATAAAGATCCAAATGGGGTATGTTCGACTTGCTTTGGTGAAGCTTCTCGTAATATTGCCCGTTATCGTAATTTGGGTCACTATTGCGTCATTGCCTTTACCCAAATCATTACCCAAATGGTATTGTCTACGAAACACCACATCTCATCAGCAACAGCTTCTGTAGTGCAATTGCATGACAATGCGTTGAATTACTTACGAGCGATTCAAGATGGATTGGGTATTGGGATTAAACCGGAAATCTTAGGTAAGTTTAAATCCATACACTTGGTATTACCTGAAGTGGTTTTTGAAGGTTTATCCGATATTCGTGAAGTAGAAGATACCAACATTCTTTCTCCACGTCGTACTTCTCATGTCAATCGGATTATGTTGAGAATTGTCGATAAGAAAGACAACGTCATTGAAGAAGTATTGGATGTGGTTTCTATACGTGATGAAGGATACTTATCAGCCGATATGTTGAAACACATGAAAACATTAGGCTGGTCTGTAGACAATGATGGGAATATTGAGATTGACATCACTCAATACGATCCAGAAAAATCCATTATTGAAATTACACCTAAGCAATTTGACATGTTTGCGTATTCACGTGGTATTGAGAAGATTTTGAAATCCTCTGTAAAAGACATCAAGCGTCGCAATACAGAAGTGACACCAGAATCCTTCTTAATGGAGTTAGTGGATGTAATCAATACGAAACTAGAAATTAACCTTTCTATCTTACAGATTGTCGCGTATACCATGATGTGTACGGATCCATCTCGTAAAGATTATTCATTACCAAAACCCCATACGAGCCATGCAGTAGGTACCATGGATCACTTGTTAATCGGTCGATCCTTATCTGCGGCATTGCTGTATGAGAAACAAGCACAAATCCTTTCATCTACGGATGCGTTTTATTATACCAATAGAACGGATTCTCCTATGGATGAATTGTTTGTACCAGATCTTATGGATCTACAATACCGCAAGGTATGATATCTAAATAAAGTAGAGAGACTCCTTAATTAGGAGTCTCTTTATTTTTTATTATCTATTTTTAAAGGAAACACTATTATGGAAAGAAAGCAAGAAACCGTTATCTTTTTAGATATCGATGGTGTATTACAACATGATGTTTATCGTCGATTCTGTTTACGAAAAGATTGGAATTATAATTGGAGAGTAGACCCTAATTGTCTTTTACTTTTAAAAGAGATTCAAGAGAAACATCCAGAAGTAAAAGTAGTCATCTCCAGTAGCTGGAGAGGTAATAAAACCAAATTAGAATTTGAAAATCTCTTTAAGCAATCTGGATACGAATTACAACTACATGAACGTTGGAAAACCAAGAACTACGTTCATCCTACTTACCAAGATTACTTCAAGTACATGAAGTATCTAGAAACCTTTACAGAACCTAAATACCGACCTAAAGACAAATCTCTTTATTTAAAAGACTTTGAAAAGATGGAGAAAGAACAACAACTCCATTTTAGAGGATGGGAGATTTTAGATTGGCTGGTAAACCAGCCAGATGATGTAGATACTCGTTTCTTTATCTTAGATGATTCGGACGATATGTTATTCTTAACTTCAGAACTTATCTATGTATTAAACGGGGAAGTCAACGGTGGTTTTACTGTAAACTATCAAGAGAAGATTTTAAAACACTTAGAGAAAGATTTCGAGAAAGGTAATCACTATGTTTACTCTCGATTCTACTTCTTTAAAGATCGTTATAACCATCCAGAAAAATATTAAGTTTCAATTCAAGAAAGGATAATTAATGGAACCCATGAGAATAGAAGCTTATCCCTTACAGTTTATTATTTATCCTAGAAACCAACAAGATCTAGAGCTGATTCGTCCTTGGTGCAAAAACTTCATCAGGGTGAATCAGTATTGGGATAAGCGAAGAAAGACTAAAGTCACTACACCAGTAGCTGCTTATGTCTTCTTTAATCAAGACAGAAGTCAAATCAGAGCAATGAGAACCATGTTACCGGATTTCATTGCTTATTTGAATCTAGCGAGAAAAGTAGAAGGTAAAGACTTTATAGTAGAAGAGAAGTCTTTAGACATTCAATTAGTCGAGAACATGTATCCAGAGGTGAAAGATTTCATTAAACCTCGTGGAGAACAACAAGATTTGATTGATTTCATCACAAAAACCCATAATGGATGTTACTTGATGACTCTCGGTACAGGATTAGGTAAAGCCGAGCTTCTTACCAATAAAATTCGTGTACCAGGTGGTTGGAAAGAAATGGGTGAGATACAAGTAGGAGACTACGTCATTGCGGCAGATGGTAATCCTACTAGAGTCACCGGTGTTTATCCGCAAGGTATCACACCTATTTATTCTGTTAAGTTTAAAGACGGGCGTGAAGTCATTTGTAGTGACGAACACATTTGGAGGATAATCAAGAGAAGTGGCCGAGTTCTTAAAGAATTCGACATCATGACGAAAGATCTAAAAAGATATATGGATGACAATCCTAGCACGAATAACGCCGATCGTCGTTTGTATGTTCCGTTATGCCAACCTGTAAATGATTACAAAAACACATACAAGATTCATCCGTATATTCTAGGTGTGTATTTGGGAGATGGTAGTTATTCTGGAGGTATTACTAATCCGGATGAAGATATCATCGAACGAGCAAGATCGTTCCTTCCGCCTGAGTTATCACTTAATAAATACAACAGTACCTATAACGATAGATGCCCAGTTTATGGTTTAGCCTATACTGATAAAGCACCAATTAATCCTATAACTAATCGACCCATTAATATCTTCAGAGAATTCCTTAAAGAGAAAGGACTCAAAGAAGCTCGATCTTGGGAGAAGTTTATTCCTGAAGAATACATGAGAGGCACGGCTGAACAGAAGTTTGAATTGGTTAGAGGTTTGCTGGATACTGATGGTTATATAAGTGATACCGGTGGTATTGAGTTTAGCACGACTTCTTTAACCCTAGCTAATCAGTTTAGAGAATTAATATTCTCTCTAGGAGGTATTTGTAGGTTTAAACAAAGACAAACTTATTTTACCCACAAAGGTATTAAGAGAGCAGGTAGGGTATCTTATCGACTGAACGTAAGGTTTAAGAAACCTAGTTTATTATTCACCACGAAAAAGAAACTAGCGAGATGTAATGATAATGGTCAATACTGCGAACATCTTAAATTACAAATTGTATCGGTAGAACCTATTGGACACAACTATACTAAATGCATTAGTATAGAACATCCTAGTCGTCTATATTTAACTGAGAATTGTATAGTTACCCACAATACGCTTAGTTCCATATTTATCTGTCAAAAACTCAAGCAGAGAATGGTTTGTATCATGCGTCCAGGGTATCATGGTGAACAAACAGAAGACTCTATCTCAGGATGGATTAAAGAGTTTGCTAAGTCTACGAAAGTAGAACCACATGAAATCTGTACAGTATCAGGTAACAAAGAACTAAAGTCCATTATTAACTTAGCTTTGAATAACGAATTACGTTACAAAGTGATTCTTATTTCTAATAAGACTTTACAATTCTACTTTAAGTATTACGAACAGTATTCTGAAGAAGAATTTAAAGACATGGGCTTTAATGCCACACCTATGGAATTAGGCAAGATACTAGGTGTAGATACGGTATTCGTAGATGAAGTACACCAAGACTCTCATTTCCAATGTAAGTTAATATCTTACTTAGGTGTCAACAAAATGGTAGGTGCTACTGGTACGATTAAGTCTTCTGATGCTTTTGTAAATAAGATGGCGGCTTATGCTTATCCGATAATCAATCGTTATCAGCAAAAGAATGTCACACCTCATGTACAACCTACTGCTTTTCACTTTAAGTTCGATAAACCTTACATGATACGCTCAGAAGGTTTTAGAGGTTATAACCACATCAACTTTGAGAAATCCATCTTAAAAAGAAAAGGTTTAACCAAACAGTATTTTGGCATGATTGATAATCTGGTATTCAATCGTTTCTTATCTCGATTACCAATAGATCCAGAATACAAGTGTTTAATTGTAGTAGCCTCAATTAAAATGGCTCGTGAATTAGCTGCTTACTTAAAAGGATGTTATCCTGATCTAGAGGTCAATTCCTTTGTAGAAGATGATCCAGATTCTAATGCCTTTAATTCTACGATTTGTGTCTCTACACATCAATCATCAGGTACAGGATTAGATATTCCTAAATTAGCCGCAGTATTCATGACAGTAGCCATTGGATCAGAACAAACCAATATTCAAGTACAAGGTCGTTTACGTAAGCTTCCTAGTGAAGGTGCGTTACATGACTTTGTGTATTTTGTTTGTGACGATATTACTGCGCACACGAAATACCATTTAGATAAGAAGAATAGAATCTTTAAAGGTAAACTATTACCCGTAATAGATTTTGATTCTAATATCGTTTTAGAAGTATAAAACATAGAAAAGAATACTCTCTACTCCAATTAAGGAGTAGAGAGTAGTTTTCTTTTTTACCTTTAATTCTAATATAATTCAGAAATATAGCATTATAAGGAATGCAATAGGTGCGTTCGTTTATTATATTAGACAAAAGGTGTTCCAATAAAATGGATCTATATCGTCTACAAGAGCTTCAGTGGAAGCAAGACAATGACTATCCTTTAACTAGAGAAGAAGAGTTACTTCTGATCGAGTTAAATAGAAAAGCCATTGATTTACTAGATGATTGGGCGAATGCCAATTATTAAGTAACGTTACAGAGGAACTATGTTAGCAGCATGGTTCCTCTTTCTTTTTACTGAAGACTCTTCATATAGTAAATATAGTTGATTTATTTTTATATTCTAGAAAATCTCAGATATATACTATTAAAGTGAACCTGATAGGAGAATCTCTCCTAACTACTTTTATTAACTTCCATTTTGTATAAAGGAAATTGAAATGAACGATAAATTGATTAGCATTATTGGTAGCGCTTTGGTTGGTGTAGCAGTACATTACACTGTTGAATTTGCTGCTAAGAAAGTAGCTAAATACAAGGCTAAAAAGAAAGCCGAAAAGAAACAACCTGATGTCATGATTATTGATGTCAAGTAAATTCTAAAACACTCCCTGTAATTAAGTATTACGGGGAGTACATTTAACCCCAATTAATTTAAAGGAAATATCATGAACTTGTTCAAGAAAGAAAACAAAACTAAGAAATTCGTAGGTAACGTTGCTGGTACAGCTTTGGCATTGGGTGCATTGTGCATCGGTGCTTATGTACTCAACAAAGCACGCGAATATGCGTTAGAGAAAGCAGAAGAACTTCTCGATGACGAGAAGAACAAAAACGCAATCGACAACGATGACGTACTGATGGCTAAAGATGCAGTTGACGAAACTACTCCGATTATTCAGGAGTAGTTTGTAAGTGTGGTGTCTCAGGGGCCGCAATCCCCTGTGATAGGACTGGCAGGTATTTTACTACCTTTCGTACCTGCCCTTTTGAAAGAACGACTTTTCTCCCTTGAGTCGTTCTTTCTTTTTTTTGTTCTAACAGCGATATAGGAGACTAACAATGTTTTGCTATAAACGAAATCCCGAAAAAGAAATTTTCCTGATAGGATTTAAAGAGGATTATACCTTTGATAAAAACCCTCGTTATAACTACGGTACTAAAGAAACTGAAGATGTAATTAGAGAGATCTTCTGCCTGATACCGATTTCTACAAAAAATAATGAGATAACTTTCTCAGTACTCTATCCAGTTACCATGCGACATTACTCTTCTTTTAGGGATTTAAATTTTCCTAACTATACTAAAACAATTTTCAGTAATAATGAATTGAAAATTGATTGGGAACATCATTACGTACTGACAGAAGGACACATCCTTAGTTTCCCAAGACTAGAAGATGCTTACCAGTGTTATAAACATTTGACAGAATAAATAGTCTAGGAGGAAACCCCCCCCCCCTAGACTATTTTTTTTTTAGTTTTGTCTTTGTGCTCTATAAGCTTTCAGTGTATCGTACATGTTACTAGCATGTAAGAGTTTACAAGCATTCTCTACAGCGTTGACAAATCCACCACTGAAGTTAATCCCTGCTTGTCGTCTGTCTATCTCATCTACATTCTCAATACTGATCAATTCTTTTGTCATTGTTTCAACAGAAGTATTCATTGTCAGATTCGAATAAGGATAAGAAGAGGTCACATCGATGTCACCACTGTCCTGATGGACATTCGTATGTAATAATGGTGCGTCAATTAAATTATTCATTCCAGATTCAACTAGCAAATCTGCTCTTAATGTAATAATCCAATCATCACGACCAATCAGTTTACTGTCCAAAGGAATCACACAGTTTTGACCACCTGTTCCGTAAGCATATCCATGTCCTAAATTAAACCAGTGCATGTGATTAGCCAAACGTTTAGGTTCAGACTCAAAATCCTTATAATCGCTATATTCGCATGAAGAAACCAAAGTATGGCAAAGATCTAGTGTTTGTTCATCCAGATACTCTAAAGCCACACAGTCGAACTTGTTATAAATCACATACTCGTAAGGATACTTAGATTGCATGAAGATATGCCAATCAGGAGTACCTGCTAAGTGATTCGATTCTTCAAATTTCAATTTACGAATCCGACTGTTCTTTTTTCTTTTCTCTATATCTTTCTCACTCATTCCTGGTTTAATTTCATCAGGAAATTCACGAGACAAAATATAATCTAAAGAATACTTAGGTAACTTACCTTTGTGTTTACGAGATCCGTAATAGAAACACATGGAGTCTGCAAAGACAAAAGAACTCGGACAAAAGACTTGAGGCCATTTCTCGTAATTAGCAAAGGTCTTCCAAACGCCTTTCTGAGACATGCCTGATTCACGACCAGGATTATATCTAAAGAATCTAAAGTCACGAGGTACAGAAGGATCGGATAATAAATCAGCAGGATCCATATTCGCACGACCACACGCTTCAATTAAACGAGAGATATCAAAGTCCATGTTCCAAGCAGAAATGAAATCCGGTTTCAGTTCATGTGCTCTTTTAAACACTGTGGTTAACACCTCAATTTCAGAATCTACCACATAGAACTCTTGTTTAATCTTTCTCTCTTCATTGATCTCTTTAAGGTAGATGTTATCGTACTTATAAAGATCTTCTAAGATTTGCTCTTTGGTTTTATTCGGATATTTCTCTTGGATAAAGTATTTATCTACAACTGTAATCACCACATCTTTAAAAGACAAAGTCGCCATCTCAATCCATTGCCATCTTTTCTTATCTCGGATGTTGGTCTCTACGTCAAAGGCAGCCACATCTGCCAATTCTTCTGTTTCACGAGCATACTTGGATTGATTATATTTAAACTTCAATTCAGCAGAAGAAGTCAAGTCTGTACCAAAGACATAAGGATCTTTTAAGATTTCATTTGGATTAGGTGGTAAGAACTTAATGTCTAATGCTCTGGCTGCTTCTTCAGCCATTCTACGACGAGGTGCTTTAATCTCGTCACATTCAGTTAAAGGGAATCTTTCCTTTTTTTGTTTGTAATGTCGATTCTTTCTATTCGCTACCCAGAATGTTTTATTAAAGTCTTTGACCAATTTGACTTTAGGTTCTTTCGTACCATCTTGATAGTAATCAGTTACTTTCACTAAGTGTAAGTCGTAATCTAAATGTTTGGGATTTTTACAATACACAACGTTACGACATTGTGTTCCTTTTAGTTCTGACATGAGTTCAATCCTTACTCTATGAGATTAAGCCATTTTATGTTTAAAGATAAATTTTCATACCCTTTTGTCTTTGACATAATTATTTTAAAGCCAATTTGTATAAAGAATAATTGAAAATGAAATTAAGTGAATTAAATACATTAGGTACTCTAGAAGTATCTCAAGAGTATGTGGGTAATAGCACTAACTGGACCAATATTGAATCTGGTCTATTTTCAGAACTTGCTGATCATTTTAGATGGATACGACGAATGATTAAACCTAGCGACTTTTACAGAGAACCTAAAGTCGCTGAAGGTTTTAATAAAATTATCAAAAAGTATACAGGTATAAATATTGTCTTAGGTAGTGACTTTGATGAGTTTGCGATCTATAACCCTGATATAAATTCCAATAATGTCTTATACGATCTTGCTGAAAAGAATTATTATAAAAACCGTGATGTAATGAAAAATGGCGGTGAGTTAAGATCATTAATTGATCTAAAAAATTACAAAATCTCTGGAGATTTATCTAGAATACCGATAAGACTTTTTGTATCACCTACACTTATTTATTACGAAGAGTTAGGATTTACAGAATTAGAGCTTGCAGCTATGACCTTACATGAAGTAGGACATGCTTTTACACTTATGGCTGCATCTGTTTATACTTATTCAGCCATTGTTCCAATGTTAGGAATGATGAATCGAGTATTTAAAACAAACTCTTCTGAAGAACTTACAGTGGTGTTGAAAGAATGGAATAACGAGCCTAATACATTGACTAAACTCGATATAAAAGAGTTAGAAGATAAATCTAAAGAAGTGATCGTTACTGCAATTGTTAGCAATCATGTTCGAGATACTCGTTCTATTGTTAAACATGGCGATTATGAAATGGTAAATAGTGAGTATCTAGCTGATAAATTCGCTACTAGATATGGCGCAGGATCTTACGTTGTCAGAGGTTTAGATCGTATTAATGCTCTTGTAGGTAATCGCTCCAAACTGTCTGGTATTGAATTCGCCATTAGAGAAGCATTAGTTGCTATTCTTGGTGTGGCTAAAACTGCTTTAGCTTATGTTGGTGGTGGTCCTATTTTAGCAGCTCTTGCTGCTGTAGGGTACATTTCATCATTGTATTTTGTAGAGTTCTCTAATGTATCGGATGGTACTTACGATACCGAAGTGAATAGATTTAAGCGTATTCGTGAAGACATGGTTTCAATGTTAAAAGACAAGAAGATTGACCGAGCAATAGGTGATCGCATCCGTCTGGATATTAAAAAGATAGATGATATCTTAAAAACCTATAACGAATATAAATCAATCTATGGCCGCGTTATCGACTTTGTACTACCTTCCAAACGTCGCATTGGTGCTCAAACGGAATTCTATCGTCAATTAGAATCACTAGGTAATAATGACTTATTCATTCATGCCTATGATTTGAGAAATTTGTAATTTATAGAAAAGGAAATCTAACATGTCAGATTCAGTTATTTATCGAGATCTTGCTCAAGAATATTTTCCAGGCGAAGGTCGTTCACAAGGCTTTGCTTTTGCAGTAGGTTTGTTCTATGGTCTCTTAGCTGCTAACTACGTTACAGATGCAGAAGGTTTGTCTGTACAAGATGTCTTTGAGCAAAAGGTAAAAGACCTTTATTCTGCCGACATTTCAGACATCAACAGTTCTGTCGTATTTAATGTACGTACTGCTTTGTCAGTATTCCAACATACGTTCACAGCACTTTATACCTTACGTACTCAACCTTTCTCTATTCGTAATGTAGCAGGTACAATCTCTGATGTACTGACCAATGTTTCTGAACATTATACCGATGAAGAGAAAACCATCTTTGCTCAGCATCGTGACGCCATCTTGAAAATTTGCGAAGCGCTTCAAGAGAAATATACAGTCGAAGTACCGGCAGAGGTATAAATCATGTCTTTATTGGATCTAGATTCTTTAGAAGGGAAAGAAGTTTCTCAAGAATGGGGTCTGGGATACATGTCTGATGTGGCTGACGCTATTGAGAAAGAAGCTCGAAATGCATCAGTTACCATGACTGTAGATAAAAAGACTCGTGAAGAACTCAATCGTGAGCAAGACGAAGAGTTAGCTAAAAAAGAAGCAGAAGCAGATCGTAAACGCGAGAATCGTAACCAAGCCCTTCGAGATATTTCCGAAGGTATGGTGGATTTAGCAAAAGCGACTGGTAAAGGCATTAAAGAAATTGCTCGGGTAGCTTACAATTTAGCTTTAGGTGAGGATAAGTCTAAGAAAGATGACTCTGATTCTAAAGATAAAGAACATACTCAAGACAAAGATTAAATACTATACTCTCCTCTCCCGTAAAAAGGAGAGGAGAGCAGTATTTTATTTTAAACCTAATTCTTTTAAGTTGATTTCTTCAGGATTCTTTCCTGTTTTGTCAGACAAGTAATTTAATCTTAACTCGTCTAACTTTGCTTGATCTTCAGCAGATAAACCAATGTGAACAGGAATAAAATGTTCTCCATTGATGTAACTACATGGATCGTCTTTCTGATGGAGTAATTCAGCTAACTTCATAGAGACGCTTTCTAATCTAATGAACAATACAAATATTTCATAAGACTATGAGTGAAATCCATAGCTATATTTCATTATATTCTTAAATTTAAGAAAGGAATTTAGACATGTCTAAATACGGATGGGATGAAGAGACTACTGATAGCGCACCAGTAGAAACACCCACTAATGTCGTTGATGAACGAGCGACACCTACAATTGAAATTGAGGACATCTTGAACGTTCCTCAAGAAGCCATCAATAAAGACTATAAAGTTTTAAAAGAAACCGAAGCAGTAGAAGACAATATTGAGACTTTAGAAACGGCTCAAGAATCTTTGAAACAAATTTATAAACACATTCAAGAGACTGGTAAAGTTTCTGTAGAGACTCATCGCTCTTTAGTAGAGATTGCACCTAAGATTTCTTTAGAGTCCGCAAGCCTCTATACGACCGTGCCTTCTTCCGTACAAGTCGTAGAAACTGAAGTCGCTGTACGCAATGAAATCAGCTACAATGAAGTACTATTGGCAGGAAGTCGTGGTCGTAGTCGCTTATTAGCAGCTCAAGCTTTATTTGCGGGTAATTCTAATGCGACTTTAGAAGATATAGCGAATTATGTTAATAAGATGATCGCTCAAGTCGGTGACGGTGGTTATCGCCGTGACCAAGCTATTCATTCTGTTAAAGAAGCGATTGTAGACTTTGCACAAACCATTCAAGAAAGCATTGAAAGAGCAAAATCTGATCTTTCTTTAGTCGGTTCATCCGATGCTAATGTGAAACAAGCAATAGAATCGCAGCTAGGTACCCTAGAAGGCGTTTATAAGACGGTTACGGATGATCAGGCTCTCCTAGCTTGGTTTAAGGACTATCTCTCTCCTACGACGCAAACACGCCTCTTTGGTGAAGAGTTAGGTGAATTCGTGAATATTGGTAAAGTATTGGCTGACTACGTTACTGATCGTCGTGTTTATAACATGACGGAAACCCATGAGCAAAAAGCACAACATCGTGTTTGTCATCAGTTGGATGAAATCAACCAATGGATTACTGATACAGCCAATGCTTTGTTGTCTGGTGAAGAAGCTCCTGAAGAAAACACCTACAATGGTACGACTGCTTTAGAAGACTACATTGGTACGAATGACGATATCGAACCCTTCAGTATTGCTTCAGCTTATCAAGATACCGAACTGAAAGATTACAATCCTTTCGTGGATGTTCTGAATTCTTCTACTTCTGATATTTCAGAATGTTTGATTAACAATACGCATTTCTTGCATCGTCAGTTTACTCGTATTGGTAACTATATCAACTTCTATTGTGATGATCTATTACCAACATTGGATAAATACATCCACTCTCGTAAAGACATCATGAACAATAAAGAAGAAGCGGTTTTAGAAAGTCTTTACAACAATGTACAAAAACTCATTGACTGTTTGACTTTAACCCTCTTTAAAGATGTTACTGTATATGTTGCTAAACGCAATTACTTCTTAGGTGTCATGGCAGGTTATCAATTGACCTTTAATACGCTTGGCGATGTCGTGGATTCTTGGATTAAACATTCTGAAGAATTCCCAGATGTTGTCTACGAGAAAGCACGACGAATTGCAGATAAAGCTTTCAAAGCAGTACAAATCTTTAGTGAACCTGTAATGGCAATTAAAGCATAAGTGAAAATACTCTCCTCTCCTTTATCGGGAGAGGAGAGTAGTTCTTTATGTTAAATTAAAGTGGTTTCAGATTCGTGCAAGATAAAGTTGAAAGTAATGTCTTCAGATACGGCTAAAGTATCGTCACTTTGTACAATCAATTTCTTACGCAGAGTAGCACGCTTACCTTCATCCAAAACGGTAAAGGAAACAATATCGTCATTATTTCCTAAGTTACGTACTTTAATACCCAATACATCTTTACCATGCTCTTTCACTAAAGCTGCTACGATAGAAGAAATAGATACTGTGTTCTTTTTCAATTCTTCGTAAATGACTTTAACCGAAGCATTCTTAATCTTCTCTTGGATGTCGTAATCAATATAGACTTGCTTACTAACAGTAAACGAAATCTGTAAGGATTGAGCGGCATTAATATACGTTTCAATACCTTCATTATACATCACTCTAAATTCACCCATGGTAGAAGATGGATAATAAAGAATACGGGTTTGTTCTAGTGTCTTATTGTTAATCGGACGTAAGTCATCAATGATCCAGTCTAAGAAGGTTTCCACAATCTCTTCACGATAAGACTTAGCAATCTCATCGGTAGCGAAAAGATAAGTGGCATCGACTAGCATCAATTCCAAACGACGATTTACCTTTCTAGGTTCTTTGATAATTGGACGACCATTTTCATCCAACATCACATCGCCTTCACGATGTAACCATACGGGTTGACCATCTTTATCCACTACTTGATCACCTTTACGATGACGTAAGTTATATTGAACTTCACCATTAACAATATTGACAATAGAACCCGTAGATTCATCTTGATCGTAAACGTCTTCTTGATATGTTAAAGGAACATTCTTATCGTATCGTTTATAGAAGAGTTCTGTTGCATGTGTACGGGCACGTGTCCACAAGTATTCCAAGTGATAACCTAAGCGAACATCCAAAGACTCCATCAAACAAGATTTCGCATCAGGATTCACTAAGTGTAAACCCACAATATCGTCTAACTTAATACGAGACCAGTTATCCATCTTACCATAGAAACCAAAGATCAATTCCCATTTCGCTTCTAATGGAATTGGGACATCTAATTCACCAAAACCTTGTAAAGACATGTTTTTCACAATCAGGTTGTGGTTATCATCTAAGTCAAATCGCGTATCCAAATCAAATTGGAACATGGGTTCATCATCCGGTGTTCTACCAATGAACTTACCGGCTAAGTAAACATAACCTTTGTCTTTGTAAGGATGGATTAAGAGCTGTGCCCAATAGTCATCGTTTAAGAGTTTACGATAGACATCGTTACTTTGCATGGTAACGGTTAAGCGATAACCTTTAGGCGTACGTTCAATTGCATAAGTATCAATGCCTAAAGCAATGTCAATCTTATTGTTAGCCGTGACAAAAGACTTAGTCTTTGCAATCGGTTTGTCTAAGTAATAAGGACGAAGCTTAATCGTGTCATGGTTAGTATCTACCACGTAATGAAATGGAGAGAAGAACATCTCATTTTCATTGACGGCTTTAGCCTTATTCTCAGAATTCATTTCCTTAATACGATCAATATCCGATTTTACCAACATCGAGAGTTTACCGTTTTTCATGGTATACACGGATTCAGGCATAATCGTCACACGAGCATTATTGTCAATTACTGTACCTGTACCCACTAAGGCAGAAATGGAAGTACTTAAAGTTTCTACAGAAGAAGCCGCAGGTGTAATCAATTTAGATGATTCGGGATTCGGCATGTCACGTACTGCCCAATAAGCACGAGAAGTCACATAGTCTACTGCTTTCGTGATATTGAATCGATAGTCTTGAATCTTGTCTTCAATCGCGTTATTCGATACAGGGACTTCATTAGGTCCGACTGTATTGTTAATTACACGCTCTCTCAATTCTTCAAACGTCAAAGCGTCTCGACCTTGAGAAACAAACGTATCTGACCAGATCGACATACTGCGAATCGATTTCAATGCAGCAGAATAATCACCAATACCAGAATAGTCACGTTTTCTTTCACCTTGTGGGAAGAAGTCGTAACTAAATTGATTCGGTGTATATTCATCTAACTTCATGGAGATCTCACCTAAAGTGGAATAGATCTCAACACGAATACGACTCCCTAAAGTATTACTGATTAAACCATTGGTAGAAGTAGTCGTTGCGTTATAGAGTTTAGGAATCGTAACAGTCAGTGTACTGTCATTCGCATTCTCAATGACTTTCAATACTGCGGTGGGTTTATTCGCATCGTAAATATCAGGCGCATGAGTCGTGGTTAATTCTTTCCAACCCAATTCATCATTACCTGTAAAGACACGAGCGTAGTAGTATTGATCATCAAAGTTCTTCTTAACGGTAATTGTGGTATTATTCGTGACAGAATCTTCTACGACAGTTTCCGTGACTTGAATGAAACGAGCACGAATCACAAAGTGTTTCACATCCGCAATACTCGCTACAGAGTGTTCAATAATGTTACTTTCTAATTGTTGAATCGGAGACTTCTCAGTCGTATCGTAAGTGACACGGAAACCACCATGTCGTAATTGACGAATGTTAATTGGATAATCCAACATGAAATCCACATTACCAACAGTGATTCTCATGCCTTTAGGAATACGCAATAACTTACCATCGTCATCACTCGCTAAAGGACGCATCATTTGTTCTAATTCATTATAGTCAAATGCCAAAACAAATGTCGCATCACTCGGTAATGCAAAAGCCCCTACCCAATCCAAGTCACTTAAGTGATACCACAAGTCTTCATGAGTACGAGCCGCAACAGGATATTGTCGTCGGTTTAATAACCAGTTCTTACCTATAGAACCGGCTGTTTGTGTCGCGGACATCTCTAACAATAATGCCACGGGGTTTTCTGCTGAAATAATCCCGTGGTTATTCCCCAATACATTTCTTAGGGTTTGTAAAGAGTCACGCATGAGCATGGCAGGACTACCACCATACTTTTCCATATTCTTAATGATTAAGGAAGTTGTATTTTCAGCCATTTTAAATATTCCTAAAATACTGTGCTAATATCAGCAAGTTGGATGAGTTTAGAAGATTCCTTCCAGTCAGCCGGTTTACACCACCACTCTAATTCACGAGAGATAGGATGAATCCAAGGATAGACTTTATTGTTCATGATCTTCTGATATTTCTTATCGACTTTTACTAGATAATGTTTGCGGTATTTATCTCCCATTAAAGGTTGGAATATTTCCACTGTGCGATTGAATTGTTTAATGATGATTTCATCTAAGTATTCTACACCTGAACAAGCAAATTCGACTTCAGTGGTTCTTTCTACATAAGGTCGATAATTATCAGCTTGATAGTCGAAATAAGGACCAATATCAATACTCACTGGAATGGCATAACCTGTCATAGCCGTTTCTGTGACGTAAGTCTTCGTTTCATCCATTATGAGTCGATAGATACGCGTGGTATAATCCATGCGTCCGTTTGACAAATATTCAGGCCATGGCATCAAACCATAGCTCTGTGTGTAAACCATACCAATATAAAGAATCCAGTAATAATACAAATACATTAATGGATTCCCTTTCATTGAGTTTAAACTCATGTTAAGAGAAAAATCACCTTTATAGGTTGCAGGACCATCCGCCATGATGTGGACTTCTTTTAAAATCCCTGCTGGAGTATTTCTAATACCCAAACGGTTAGAAGGCCATCCAGTTAATGTTTTGACATTGTTGTCAGAAACAGCAATAAAGGGATAGTTCTTATCTACCAGAGGACAGTCTATATAAGACATCTTTCCTTCTGCTGTGCGATTAGGAAATCCTGCTTGGTACATAGGCATCATGCATTGAGGTGCTAAAATACAACGAATGGCTCTCATGATGGAATTGGCATTATCAGTCAGTAAAGGTGACATCTTTCGGTCTATTTTTAAATTAGCCCGAGAAAAGTTTAAATCAGGTCTGACTGTAAAGACATAGCCTGGTAAATTGGTATTGGGTTTTAACATCGGGGTATTAGAAATGATGTTCGGTCCCCTAAAGGTATTGGTCATGGATTCGCTTAATGTGAATCCATGTTTTACTTTAGTCAGACTGTCTAACATCTCCCGAATGGGGCCTGAGTAATTGTCTTTTAAAATATCATTGATACTGAAAGTAGAATCTCCGATTTGTGCAATATCGATGGTCATGATTAGACTTTCTTTAAAATTAGTTTTATCGTTTAAATTAAAAAGGAAAACAAAATGATTAATGTAGTCGATTCCGGCTTAACCGCAGTCCGACACATTGGTGATGTGCTGAAAGGCAACGCTGTTCGTTTACTGTCTTCGGACATGAATAACGCCACAGCTAAGTCATTGAGTCAGTATTCCCAAGAATTGCAACTGCGTCCGACTATTGCCATAGAGCGCGAGATTCTGAATGATCAGAACATGCAAACACTGGTACAAGTAGCCATGTCTAACTACGCTGCTTACTACATTCTGGCATTGTCTATTGACAATACTATCAATGGTGTTTCTGTAGGTAAAATGGTCGGCAAGTACTCGCCTAATCGTTCTGCTCAACACAATGCAGCAAATATGCTGTATAAAGGATTGGCAGATGGTTTAGTTGTTTCCCATCAGTCATACTTACCGCAGCTTGCTCAAGAGATTAATAAGAATACTTTAGCTTCTAAGAAACTTTCAGTAGAGTCATTCATTCCTGATTTACCTAAACGTTTCAGTAGTGTTTATGCTTTATCTCAAGAGTCTTTGGGTGATGTGATTGCTTCTTTAGAACATTACGATGCTCTGGCTTTAGAGTACGGTGTGGAAGCTGTAAATAATGCTTACGAATTAGTAAATACCCAAATCTCTCAAGAAGCGGCTGGTGACTTTGCTTCTGACTTAGGTGCTGCTGCTCTTAACTACGCCATCAATAAAGGTCGTCAATACATGGATAAAAAAGTAGACGATCTTTTGGGACTGAGCGAACCTGAAGAAGAAAACAAAGAAACTGAATTTGTTGGTAACAATGCTCAATCCAATGCTAAAGACCTTAACGACATGCAAAGCTTGGCAGTCGGTAAACTCTTGAATGTTTCTCTGTCTCGTGACGGGGTTAAAGCAGACATCACCATGCTGTTGAAACCAACATTAGTAGGATTGCGTTCTACTTCAATCGCAGCGATTGCAGGTATCTCTAAGAAACCCACTTCCTTCCGTGAACGTTGGATTGCTTTCTGGGATCGTGACCAAATTCAATCTGCATGGGACTGGATCTCTTGCCGTGACTTAGTAGAAGCACACCGTCGTCATTTAGTAGAAGATACCACTGGTTATTACGAACAAACTTATAAGAAGAATAAGAACAATCAAATTTCTTCTTTGTTGACTGGTGATTACTCAGTAGGTACAGTAGCCAATACTTGGATTATTTCTGATTCTACTGCGGCTCGTATTGAAGCCACAATTGGTTCTCGCCTGTCTAACAAACGTGCTCGTGATAAGTTCATGGCTGAATCTGGTTGCATGACTTTGATTGTTTATAATCCAGATTACCAACGTGTGTTCTTGTATAATCATGGTTTAGAAGATGTTTCTGAAATCACCATGCAGTACCTGAAGAAAAAATCCGAAAGTGCTAACTTCGACATGGATGTCTTTAAATTGATGTCTCAAGGTTCTGCACCTATTATTTAATCCATCATTGAGGTTAAAAATGAATCAAGAAATTTCACGAGAAGGTTTTAGCTTCTCAGCCATCTTTGATGGTGTAGTAAACTTCTTTAAATCTAACGATATCTCCGATATCTTGGAAGATACACGTAATCGTTTGCGTGATTCTGCCATTCCAGCAGTCTCTATTGCCATTGAAGAAACCAAATCATTGGATTTCTCTTCTAACAAAACTTACCAAATGGTTTTGGCTAATGTTCGTCGCCATTATGGTAACAATACTGAGAAACAAGGTTTGTTTGAAGCTTTGGGTAATATCCTTTTGCATTGTGAAACTACTATTAACGATTTGATTAAATTGGTTTCCAAATACTTCCCAGAGAAAACCGATCGTAACTCAATGACCTATCCTTTAGCCCAAATCATGGCTTTGGGAGAAACAATTGACTTCTTAACTAATTTTATTCCTAAGTATATTCGTTACTTTGTTGCAGAACATCTCCAACAAGTTGCCAATATCCCGATGAGTAAAACCGTAACTAAACCACAAGAGCTTTATATTAAAACCAACATGATTGACTTTTATCGTTCTATTGATACTTTGTCTCGTGTTTCTTTGAAAAACTTAGAAGCTCAAATTCGTGGTATTCCTGATGTCATCGTTTCTGAGGATGGTTCTGAAAAGAAAATGTTCCAAGAATCTAAATTAGATCCTACTGGGGCAGTTCGTCGTTTTACGACTACAGGTAACATCCTTTACTATATCCAAATGGCTTGGGTAGATTACCAAAACTATCGCTACAAACTCTCTAAAGAAGAATTGGAATCCATTCGTATTGAACTGGATTACATGAATTCTGTGCTTTCTAGTGGTCAAGGCGATGCTTACCTAGAGAAACAAAAAGAGAAGTCTATTGAACGTATGTCTAAACTGGAATACGAAATTGATAAGTACGAGAAACGTGCTTTGGGTTCTCGTTACTAATTGAAGAAGGAATATTAAGATGATGAATACTTATTCAGAAGCAGTTCTTGATATTCCTTATAAAGATTCTACTAAAGCTAATGATTTTCAGCTAGAGTACAATTTTTGTAAGGTTACTCCTTCTAAACATTTTGGTTTCGTGTATAATTCCCCACTTAAACGTTTAGGCTTACCGGACATTTGGCAAGTCGACAATTATGGTATTAAGACAGTCAACACTGTTTCTAATGCTCCTACACACACTGTAGGATTAGCAGTAGGCTCTGAAGATGTGGATTATGTCTACGCCATGTATTTGGATCATCCTGAGTGGTTTGAAGGCAGTTCCGAAGCAGCGTTTAAGAATGTAGACGCAGTGATTAACTTAACGTTAAATCACATGGGTAAAGATTACTATTCTTTATTCAAGAAAGCGTATCAAGATGGATATACCAATAAACATGTTTGGGGTATGATTCGAGATATCTTGTTAGATGTCGGTATTAAAGCCAATGCAGATGACAAACCCATGTTCCCATTGGGTTATCATTTAGAAGTCATGAAAGATTACATTACTGATAAGTTTAATCGTAAAGTCGGTGATGGTTCTCTTTCTGCTAAGAAAGAACAATTCTTTCATGAAGGTATTTCTTCAACAGATTTCTCTAAATACGTATTTGGTCAACCAGGTGACGAAAACACCATTAACTTTATTCGCCAATGTTTAGTCAAAGGCGGAGTGGGTTTATTGATTACTTACTTAAACGCCATGTATGGTTCTTTGATCATTCGTAAAGAGGTATAATCATGGAAGGTGAGATCGTATTATTAGGAACAAGACTTTTTGTTAAGAAAGTAGAAAAGAAATGAATAGTCTGTTAGACATTCCTGTAGAACTGGATAAATGTGAGGACGAAGAGAAAGTCGTCATCCTACATCCTTCTGTAGAGAATGTCCCTAGCGAAGAAAAAGAAAGTCATGACTCTGAAACTGGAGTCACGCTTTCTAAAAATCGAGAAGATGCAGAGACAGTGAAAACACTTTTAGATGTAGTGGAATCCGTAGAGAGTTTTAAAACTCGTTTACAATCCATGAAAGAAGAAAATGTGAAACTGTCCTATGAATCTTTAAATGAATTCAACCAAGAAATCACTATGGCTTTCAGAAAAGGTAATCTTGAAGATCCTTTGCCTATCTACTTGTCTCAAGAAGCATTTTCTGATGTCTTTGGACATGATGAAGTATACGAAGAAATCATTTCTCGTATTGAAGCCATTAATGATAAATTGATGCAAACAATTAACCTAGCGAAAGGAAACAGTTAATATGTCTAGTTTGTTAGATTTGATTAGTCGTGAAGAACACACTATCATTGAAGATCCTGTTGGTAAGCCTGAAGAAATCACACCAGAAGAACCTGAAAATGTACCTGCCGAAGGTGGTGTACAAAATGGTAAGGAAGAGAAGTCTGACGAAACCAGTACTGATGTCGAAGGTGCTGAAGATGCTTTGCTCGGTGATGCTTTGAAAGCTGTTGCTTCTTTGGAAAATGTAAACCGTACTTTGACTCAGTTTGTAAAACACGGTATCTCTATTGACCGTGAGTCATTGATATCTGCTTATAAAGATATTTCTAAAGCCTATACTGATAATGGCTTGAAAGAGCAAACTCCTCTATTGTTGTCTGTAGAATCTCATCAGACTCCTGTTACCCGTACCAAAATGGTACAAGATCTGGTTCTGTCTGTAGAAGGTCAGATCAATGCACTCTTGAAAAACGTAGAGACAATTCAAGACAATCGTATTGCCCGTATTAAAGCACGAGTAGCCGCAGTTTCTCAAGAAGCTTTGCATCCCGAACTTTCTACTGAAGAAATCATGACTCTGGGTCAAATTGCAGTTTCTAATAAACCCGCAGAATCTATTGGCGAGTCTATTTGGAATGACTTGACTAAAAAACAAATGGTTTATCTTCCTTTCGAAGCTAAAGACGTAAGTTATTTCAAAGCGATTAAAGTGGAAGATGAAGAAACTTTGGTTAAAACGCTTCGTGATAACCTGCGTAGCATGACCGCTGGAAAAGATTTGAAACTGTACCCATTGAGCTTCCGTTCTTGGAAGAACTCTCCTATGGATCAAAACTCTACCGGTAATGGTTTCCTTGTTCGTATCGATCTTCCAATGACTGATCGCAAACTTTGGCGTGAATTCTGTGATGAAATCAGCAGCTTGATGGATGACCATAAAGACGAATCTGGTTTCTGGAATAAAGTCTTCATGATCGGTGCTGCTAATAACCACAGCAAAGTACACACCAAAGAAGACCAGTATAAACGTTTCGCTAAAGTGTTAGAACACATCTACAAACAAGCGAAAAAAGTATTCGACTTCTAATCTTTTTATCTATAATAGAGAGGGGCTTGCTCCTCTCTATTATATGGTAAAATGCTCTTAAAATAGCTATTTTGTATATTTTAAGATTTTTTAATCAAAAGCTTTTCATTAAACAATTTTTAAAATAAGGATGACAAAATGTCTTTATACGATCTCTGGCGCGCAGGGGTGTCTGTATCTAACTTGGACGCCACTCAAGATAACGTTGCCGTAGTAAAAGAAACCGTAGAAGAATCTGAAAAAGAAGAAGCTCCGGTTGAAGAAGTAAAAGAAGAAACTACTGAAGAAGTTAAAACTGAAGAAGCTCCAGTAGAAGAATCTGAAAAAGAGGAAGAAGTTCCTGCTGAAGAAACCGAAGAAGTGACAGTAGAAGAAACGCCTGAAGGTGAAGAAGTCGTTCAACCTGAAGAGTTGGAAACTGAACTTCTGGAAGTTCAAGAAGATCTTGCTGACGTAGCTGAAGAAGAAGCACAAATCGATAACGTTGAAGAACAAATCGACGAAGCTGAAGAAGCTGCTGTTGCCACTGAAGCTCTGATTCACAACCTGCTCTATACTAAAAAAGTAGGTGGTGGTATTACTCCTGCCCATGCTGAATTGGTACACGAACACGTTAAAGTGATCGGTAAACAATTGGGTTGGGGTAAACGCGATATTCCTAACTTGGAATATTCTAGTGAATCTTTCGCTACTGTTGGTGCGATCTCTTTGACTCAAGAATCCATCATCCAATCTGCAAAAGACATGTTGTCTAAAATTGTTCAGTCTATCATCGAAGGCGTGAACTGGGTAATTCAACAAGGTGTTGCGATTTGGAACAAACTGTTTGCCAGCTTTGAGAAAATGGCAAACACTGCTCGTAAACTTCTGGATTATGCCAATTCTAAAGCTGGTGCCGAGCTGAAAGAAGGTCGTGAAGAAATCACTAATGCTTCTCTTCTGAAAGCAGTTGGTGAGAATGGCTTCTTGCCTACTTTTGCTACTCTGGAAGATGTGACCAAACAAATGGTTCAACACTGGGTACCGATGAAAATCCAAGCTAAAGTAGATGCTCTGATCGAAGGTCTGAGTGGTGCCACTTTGGGTGATGTGGTTAAAGCTGCTAAAGCCGCTGCTTACAACAAAGCTGGTGCTCAAGCTCAAGCTGGTAGTGATGTTAAACTTCTGCCTAACAAAGCAGCTAGTGCTGCTGATGTAGATGTTGAAGTCATCAATGAAGCCGTTGAAAAAGGTTCTTTTGCTTTCTTGACTGATAGCATTAAATCTATTGTTGAATATGCAATGGACTCTCTGCCGTTCGTTAAAGAAAACACCAATAAAGAAGAATTGAAACTCTTCGGCGTAGAATTGCGTCAAGGTGAAGGTGTTAAATCTTCTCCAGTTCTTCCAGGTAACCGTGCCATCGTTTTGATCCACCCATCTGTTAAAGATTGGCTGAAAGACATTTCTGAAATCAAACTGATGAACTTGGGTTCTGCCGCTAAGATCTTCCGTGCTAAAGACAAGTACAAAGCTACTGCTGACGCAACAATGGAAAACATCGCCAGCCAAATCGATGGTTTGCCACGTTTGCAATACAAAATGGTTAAACTGGATCAAATCCGCGATAAACGTACTTCTCTGAAAACACCTAAGATGAAAGAGTTGATCGTTGCTTGCGAAAGCTTGATCGAATTGTGCGAACAATGTGGTTCTCTGAAACGCCATTTGGACGGTGCAGCTGCTTACTACAAAAAAGTACAACGTAAACTGAGCATGATCAAAGCAGGTGTTGCAGCCAGCACTATGTTCTCTGGTGGTTACTTGCAAAAAGCGATTCGTGCTATCCTGAAATGGGTACGTAGTTCTCTGATTATCTTGCGTGAGCCAGGTGCTTCTTACTGCTCTTACATGGTTAAAGAGTTGTCCCAACTGGGTGCTCTGACTCGTACTGGTATTGAAAGCTACGAAGTTAAAGCAGCTTAATCTTTATTGATTAGATAATTTATTCCTCCTACCTGTAAAAGGGTAGGAGGAATATTTTATTTATGTTTTCTTTAAATTTAAACGAAATACAGACCTATATTATTATATTGGATCCCCTGTCCTCTAGCCTATAGAGGCTTATAGCTATAAGTTTATTTTTAAGGAATAAATGAATGAACACATCATTAAACAATATTTCAAAAGGGCATTACGCTAAACGTATCTATTGCGGGTATGATAATGCAGTCGGTTACGACTTATCGATTTCTTCTACTCATGTGAGAGATAAACGCAATGGTTTATTAGGTCGGTTTAGAGTGACGAAGGAATACTTAAACTGTACTTCAGAAACTTTATTAGTTTCCGATAGAACAGGATTAGTCGTACCTCTATATCCTACACCTGAATATGTAGCAGAACGATATAAAATCTCTCCTGTAAATGGTAGAGGGGTTTATATCGTATTGCGATTCAATACCAATGGTTGGAATGCCAGACATATCTTCGAATATTGTAAGGTATTTGAAGAAATGGAAGAAGATGAAAAAGAACAATTCTTTGAGAATAACCCTATTCTTAAGGAATTCTATCATCGTATTCAAGATCGTTGGGCACCTTATTTTTCAGAAAGAATTCCTGCCAGAGGATACGAAAGTCTATTAGATGGTGAAGTCACTGATGACCTCGTATTCTTTATTAACGAAGAAGATATTCGCAATCAGAAAGTACTTTACGATTCTGCACTGGATATTGCTTTATCTTTCGATGATATTTCCCATAAGCGAATTTATCATCCTTCTGTATTGGATTCTAATGCGATTCCTTCTGAAATCAATAAAGTGATTAAAGAATCTTTAAACGATACTAATCAATTAGAAACCGTTAGATTGGTTTCATCTAAATCGATTACCATGTATCGTAAAATAGGAAAACATATCCAGAAGATTGTTTCCAAACTTCCAGTTAATGGAGAGAAAGAAGGACTCTATTTCATCAGTCCTGCTATTGACGAAAATGGAGAAGAGTATGCCATCAATGAAACCATTGATCTCAATGATCGAAATCATTTAGCAGAATTCTATATTTTCCGTACCTACGACGAAGCGCGTAATTTTAATTCAGATGTGGAATTGATTAAACTCAAAACCCAGTATGAATTAGAAACCATGGAAATGAAGAAAGAGATGACGATTCAGGAAGCTAAGCATAAAGAAGAATTAGCGAAAATCAAGAATGCTGAACTATCATTGAAATTAAAAGAGTTTGTTCAAGAGACTGTGCATAAGCGCGTGATGCGTGAAATGGAACATAGAGAGAAAATCGAAACTCGAGATCAAGCCTTTAATGAGAAGTTAGATGATAGACGATATAAGCTTTGGGAACGAGTGATGGATCAAGAAGAAAGAATTCAAGATCGAGAATTCTCCCAGAAGGATAAACAAGCAGAAAATGAGCATAAACGCTATTTGAAAATGAACGATATTCAGAATGCGGAATTAGCACTGAAGATGAAGATGATGGAACTACAATCCAAAATGGAGCAAAAGCAATTAGATCACAACAAACAAATCAGCAACAACTGGGTAACGGGTATTATGGGTATTTCTTCGATTATCGGTACATTTTGTAAGATATTCGGATCTGCTACAGGCAATCAAGCCATCTCTAAAACAGGTACAATCTTACAAGCACTAGCGGCAGTCAATCCCCAGACCATAAACCAAGTAAAAGGTATGTTTGGCTAAAAAGTAAAATAAAATATTGGTAGTGCAATATTATATTGACTCTTTCTAACCCAAACTGTTAAAGGAAAACGCCATGAATCCTGCATTAAACAATTTTATTAAAGACAATTCGCCAGTCATCGATCCTCGGATCGGTGATGGCATTTCGTATAGCGAGTCTGGTAAAATTCCAGCATTTATCGATCGAGTATTACGAATCAATTCTGCTTCATTCCCAAAAGGCATGGTCTATAAAGGATTGCGTAAAGCCACTCCTTTAGAAGGCTATAAATACCAAACTCGTCCATTGAATAATATTCGTCGTTACGACATCAATCGCAATGATATCCGAATGTACGTATTCGATTTTGAATTCAATGGTACACCCATGTCTAAGTATATTTACTTACCCTTCATTTCTCGTCATGGATTCATGCACATGAATGGTGTAAAGTACGTGGTTTCACCAGTTGTAGCCGATGGCATCATGACCATTAAGCCTAACAGCATTTTCGTGAAACTCATTAAGACGAAACTTTGGTTTGAACGATTCGTAACCCAAATCGTAGTAGATGGTGTACGGGAATACGTACCAATCTATTTCTCTAAGATTCACCATAAAGAATCCGATGGTAGTGCCGGTGGTCGCATGATTAAAATGAAACCTACTCTGGTACACTACCTTTGCTGTAAATACGGATTAACCAAAACCTTAGAGCTTTTTGGTTTAACTGATGTACGAATGGTAGATATTCAGGAATTCAAAAACAACCCAGATCAATATCCTCGTGAGGATTGGGTAGTCATTGAATCCACAGGTAAGAAACCAGCACGTACTTATTCGTACATGCTCTATACCCCAATGCAATATCTCTTCTTAGTACCGCGTAAAGAATACGAAGCCATTTCGACTTCTCCATCCGTTATGGGTACATTGATCTATATCTTGGAACACTTCCCTTCTCCACGAAGAATGAATCCAGATACGATCAATAACATCGATGCATGGCGATTAATGTTGGGTGAATCCATTCGTTCATCCGATGAACATTATGCCGTGATTAAAAATGCCATGGATAAACACATGATTTCGCTAGACGAATATGTGGATGAAATGGTACACGATGATTTTAAACGCATTGGTTTTGCTCAAATCGATTCTGTCTATAAGCTTTTCATCTTCATTGTACAGAACTTTAACCTGATGGTATCTGAAGTGAATAAGATTGCGACTTCTAATTCATTCTACGGAAAACAATTACAAGTCCTCCAATTCTTGTTATTCAATATCGTCAAAGCGATCAATCGTTGCTATTTTGAATTGAATAGTTTACGCATTGAGCAAGAACGTGATCCAAACAAAAACATTAAGGATGATGATATTCGTAAAATCCTAAACAATATCCGTCCTGAAGAAATCATGCGGATTAAAGAACATGCAGAGATTATTCCTGTAGAAGATCCAACTGATTTGCCTTTGTTGAAATTAGGCAGAATCGTCGTACCTCAAGAGAAATCAGATAAGCTGCGTACAGCCAAGACTTCTTTTGATGTCAATTCTCCAGAGAATAAACTGAATGCTTCTTTGATTGAAGCAGGTGCTGCATTAGACATGGCTAAAGCAGACCCAGCAGGTCGCAACCGTATTAACCTTTTCGTTAACCTCTCGGATGATCTCACGATTATCCCTAACCCTAAACTCGAACCGATCATGTCTGAATTGAGAGACAAACTCGGTCAAGACTAACTATTATAGGAAACCCTAATCATGTTACAACAAATCTCTTACACCCAAAATACGCAGTTTGCTCATTCTGCTATTCAACAACTCTTGAATCAACATGTCGCTAATGCCGATACGGTATTGCGTCAAGTGGTCCGTCAAGTGATTCAAAACCAACCACAGTACTTCCAAGAGGTATACAATACCATTATCCATTTCGTGGAAGCAGAAACCATTCAAGGTCGTCTGAATCCTCAAGATGGTAATGCATTGAATGGTGCCGTATATAACATCTTCAATAACTACGTGGCGTACATGGCAAGTAACTTGGGTGAACAAAATCTCCCAGCAGGTGCCATTAACTATCAAAACCGTCAAGCTATTCAGCAGTCTGCAGCAGATTACGTGAATACGCGTGATGGCGTGATGCGTTTCTTGGTGAGCTATTATCAAAGTCAAGCACGTCAGCCGGTACAACAGCCTTTTGCTCAGCAAAATCAATTCATGGGTAACACCATGCCGATGCAAGGTTTTGGACAAATGCCTCAAATGGGTAATCAAATGGGTTTTAACCAATTCGGTCAAATGCCACAAAATCAATTTGGTGGTGGTTTCTCCTTAATGGCTTCTAATGCAGGTAGTACCAATACGGCTAACATGAACATGAACCTGATGGGTAACCCGAATACTCAACCTACTCAGTCTAAACCAGTCTCTGATCAAGAGATCCAAAGCTCTTACTTTAACTTTGGTAATCGTAATGGTAACAGTAATAGTGACAGTAGTAATAATGGTTCTCCATTTAGCTATTATACCAATACTGGCTTGTCTGACGAAGAGATTGAAGAGCGTGGTACGAAACAGTTGCGAGATCAATTGTCAGCAGAGAATGAAAGTCGACGCAAACGTTATCTTGAAGAAACTGCTCGTGAGTACGAAGAGTACGAAGCACAACAACGACAAGAAGCCATCATTCAACAACCTGAAATTTACACAGGTGATGAATTTGAAGACTTCATTGAAGACATGAGTGCGACAACTCCTGAAGAGAAACAGTACTTCTATCATCAGTTAGCAAATGAGAATAAAGCTAAAGCTGCTTTAGCTGAACTCGAACGCCGTGAACAAGAAGAAGAGCAACAATACGCCAATGATTGGGATAACCAAACACTCGTCATGGACAACATCCATTCGACTAAACCGTATGTTGCACCCGTATCCGTTCAGGAAGTGCCTGTAGAGAGCGAAGAAGACCGTATCATTCGTACGCAAGGTAGTGAGGTACCTCCAGCAGAGAACGTGCCTGTACGCGTCGTTAAACGCAAACCACGCCGTGTGATCAATAACAGTTGGATGGCTATTCCAGAAAAAGGATTAGATGTTTGGACTGAAGGTAATGAAGAGTTAGATGAACATCGCCATGATTATGCACCACGTGAGATGTATCCGGTGTATGACCATGAGATTGAATGGGTAGAAGAAGAAGGTGAAGAAGTAGGCTATCTGAACTACAAAGCCGAAGATCGCTACTATCGTGAAGTGGTCGCCTTCCGTAATCCTGCTTGGACGACTTGGATTTTAACCAAGTATACCGAGATAGGTTATCGTGTTGACTTAAACGAGTATGACTACCCTGTTCAAGTTACTTATAAATTATCCGAGGAAGAAAGAATGGAGCGCGAACGCCACATTATTCCGAATACCAAACCTGATACTCGTTTCATGAGTAATGGCAATCCTTATTCCGAAGGACACAATGATACTTCATTGCTCAAAGCAGCTGATAACTTATTGCTCTCTGAAGAAGAAATGCAAGAGCAATTAGCGAAGTTGACTGAAGCAGAAAAAGAATATGCCTATGTAGAATACGACGGCATTACACGGGAAGTAAGCAATGATCAAGAAATTGTGAATACTTGCTTACTGAATCGTCGGTTGAACAATCCAGATGCTAAAGCTGCTGTCTTTAGAATTGTCAGCAGCAATTTAGCCTTCTCGGAAACCAATCAAGATGAGTTGTTGAAAGAAATCAAACATTGCGAAACAATGGAAGAGTTCTACGACAATATTTACACTCCTCTGAAGAAAGCAGAACCCGTATTAGCCAAACGCTTGAGTGATGTATTAGACCGAGCGTATGCACGTCTATTGGTGAAATGCGGTTTGCCTAATGTGAAAGTGACTTGTGTGATTGACATTTATCCTGCTGTAGAAAATACGCAGTTTAAACACCATCCATTACGCAAAGAACAATATCGCATTGCTTTGCAAGAAATGTTCCAAGATTTCTTGTCTGAAGAATTCATGGGTGAAGACATTTTGACCTCATCCGAAGACCCTGAGTCTAAGTACATGGCAGTAATACCTGTTACTGGCTCTGTAGTCGTCGTAGATAAAGAATTAAATGAGTTTGAGGGGTTGGTAAGCCCAACCGGTAGAAAGGACCGTAGCAGCTGGTATGAGCTGGCTATTGATGACCATGTAGAATTGAATACATTCTTGATCAATCTCATGGAACGCAATAAACACCATTCTAAAGAGTTCTATTTAGTGACTAAGGATGGTGTACTGATTGAAGCCATTAAAGGATTTAATACTTTAACGAAAGCTGATAAGGTATACGTCCGAATTGTTTGCTAATTAAATCAGTAAGGGATAGTATCTGGTGAATCTAGGTATTATCCCTACCTAACCTTTTTACCCTACCTCAATGAAAGTATTACCATGCACTTTAATAGTACAATAACCCTCAAAGAGCAAACAGAAATTGCTCAACTGATTCGTGATCACAATTTACGATTTAAAGATACTGAGTTTTTCAAGCAATTAGAAGAAAAGCCAGAAGATCGTAAGAAGAAGTATAAAGATGTAGTATTAGAATTTAACCAAGTATGTCATCGCATTAAAGAAGCAATGTATTACATGGATGAATTGGTGAAGTTAGAAGCAATTGGTAATGACACTACTCCTTACCCCACTAACCGAGCCATCAGATTCGATACTCCATTCTTATCTAAGTATACAAAGTATTCACAATTCAATGCTTTGTTAGATAAGATCAACGAACAATTACAAGCAGTCGTCGATATCCTGAAAGCGTCATTTGACACTACGCTTTTGACCGCTATATTAGGATATCAAGATAAAGGGTTTGTGTCTGATTTAAAGATGCGTCAAGAAGGATCAAAAACTCAAGTATTAATTATGTTTACCAAAACGTATAAAACCAAAATTGCAAACCGATGGTTTGATATTCCAATAAGGATTTCTATGTAAAGAAAACAATTGTAACAAATTTGTTGTAACAATTTACAAAACAAAAGTAAATAATACTAAATACACAATTTAGGGTTTAAGAAAATAGCGAGCATAAATCCCTAGGGAGGCCTTTCGGTCTCCCTAGGGTGTAAGCTATTTTTGGTTTGAATTACTATTCTTTTTAGTCAGCAGGACCATCTTGAGCTTCATTACCACTCATGTTGGCATCGCCTTCTTGATTACCTTCCTGATTACTTTCTTCAGAAGTGTCATCAGAGAATGGATCTTCATCACTCATGTCTCCCATGTCACCAAATGGATCTTCCATATCACCACCTGAAGAATCAGAATCAGTGTCACTACTACTGCTAGAAGAATAATCGTCTTCAATGACCATATCATTCGCTTTCAATACAGCAGAAGTCGAATCTGCAATGTTCTTACCTTCTTTAAAGAATTCAGTCATCGCTTTAACGGTTTTAATCGTTAAGTCACGAATGGCTTTATTCTTCTCGTAAGTTTGAACACCGTCATCCGATACAGTAATGTAATTCATGATCTCAGGCATATAGTTGTTCTCTAACATCCAATCACGTAACAAGTCACCTTTTACGATCTTAGCGTATTGTTCAACCATGGATTCACCATCTTCAGAAACCAAAGACTCAGGAATCACATCTTGAGAGATCACAAACTCAATCGCTTTATCCACACGTTCTTCGTATTGCTGTAACTGTTCTGCTTTAGATTCATGATTGTCATTAGGCGGAGCAGGTAAGTTCACTTCAAAAGCAGAAATAAACTTATCAATAATCCCATCAATCAATACTTCTATTGCAGAAGAAGCTAATCCTTTAACAGAAAGTGTTTTATCACCTGAAGCTTCTTTAATGTTCTCGATAATCTCTTCTAAGTTATCACGAATAATCTCACGCAATCGTTTGTGTAAGTAAGGCGATACAGAAATCGTTTTACGTACAAAATCGGTTAACAGAGGATTGAAGCGATCTTGTTTTTGGAATGCAATCAAACTTGTAATAAAATTACCTTGTAAGACATTCGCAGCAAATTCCGTAGACAAAGAGTTATCCACCATGTCAGGAGTCAAGCCCGTACCCATGATGGTATCGCGTTTAATACCTTCGGCGACTTCGTTATCAGGCGTAGGAATATCAGCAGTTGTCTTCGTAACATCGTGACCAATCTGAGGAATCTTAGGATTGTCTGATTCAATAGCCATTCTAATATTCGATTGATTCACACGATCTTCAATGGTTTGTACATTCGAAGCACCAATAATCAAACCAGAGTTAGAACGAGATTGTAATGCCATGACATTGGCAATCTGTATGGTCTTACGAGGATCTGGATCTTTCTCATCAATTCGTAAGGTTACTAAAGTCTCAGGAATTGAATTCATAATCCCTGCACGTAATTGTGCCAACATGAATTGAATACGAAGCGAAATCAAGACTTTCATGTTATCCAATAAAGAAATACCAAAGCCACGATTATCGTAATCAAATGCCATGTAAGACATGACTTCTTTAGGCACGAACAATACTCGTGTTCTTTGACCTCTTAATGCACGATAAAACATGATACGAGAAACTTCAGCAGAATCTCCTACATCTAAGTTCTTACCATACAAACCATTCTTCAATCGATCTAAGATGTCTTTAATAATGGCATTAGAGTGGATACGAGAGAGCATTTCCAATTGTCTAGCTTCATCTAGCTTATTAGAGAAACCTTCAAACATCGTCTTACCTTGTTGAATCAAGGAAGAGGCCATGGTATTAACGGTCATGCGACTATTGTAACCATTTGCTAGTTCACGATAATAATTCACAGGTTTTGCTTTAGATAAGGGATTACCCTCTTCATCATGCAAAGCTAGATAACCTACGTGTTCAGAAGGCGCACCTGGTTTGAAAATAGGAATGACTGCTTCTGCTGGATAATTAATGAAAATAGGTTCATCCAAGTTTTCACGTGCAGTTTGACTATCGTTCTTTAACTTCTTCAGTTCTAACACATCAGTATTGTAACTGTTGATATCGTCAATCTTTCTAAAGATCTTATCAATAATGTTTCGATCTGAGAAAGTCTCACGTTCTAAAGAAGTCGGTTTAAAACCAGTAGGAATACCAGCAGCACGAGCAGACTCTTGAGAGATCATTTCTTTACGAATAAAAGATTGTCTTAAGATAGACAAATCATCACTCACTTCTACTAAAGTATCGAGTTTACTAGAATCAAACTTAATGTTCCATACACCTTCTTCAGAAATCTCAATCGTTTTATCTGCCGCATCTTTATGAGTTTTGGCATACTCCTTCGGTAACTCAAATTCTATGTTCTCAGGTACACGAATAGAAGTATTATAATGTTCTGTGGATTTAGAGACTCTCGGTTCAAAACCATCATCCGTATTTCCAAAGTGTACTTCTACAGATTCATGAGAAACCATAGGTTTACGGGTAAACTGTTTCGGATGATTTTCTTGATAATTAGGTTGACCTAAGAATCCCCGTGAAGGACGATTACTGTTCAGTAAGAGTTGTTCGACATGAGATAAAGATTCTTGAGACAAACGAATAGAATAGGATTCTTTAGATTGTTCTACTAAATCACTGTTAATGATTTCATCTAAAGCGGCTTCTGGAATGACAGCGGTAATGTGTGCACCTTTTAAGAAGAGAATATCGTAAAGAATCTTATAGAGTTTGCCTTCAATATCGTGATGTTTCTTAAAGTACTTCTTAATCTCATCGGTAATGATGGTAATGGTATTTTGAGGAAATAAGTTTTTAGGTGGTCTGAATTGTAATTCAGGCTTCATCAAGTACTTCGGTGACAAGATATAGCTACAGAGAATCTGTGCCGCTCTTTCCATGTCAGGAAGCAATTGCATAATGGTTTCGTTATCATCAATCTCCTGAGCTTTTTCAGAAGAGATGCCTAACATGTAATCTAAGTCAGGAGTGGTATTGGATAAATCACCATTGTTTTTAAAGGATTCCTCCTGACGTGAAGAATTCAATTTAGACAAAAGAGCATAGACGGCAGGATTCCCTTTAATGTCTGACTCATCTAAATCTTTAGCACTGCTTTTATTTTTTAATTGCAATGCAATATTTTTAAGTAATTGGTTGTCCATTGTTATTGATCCTTAACAGTGGTTAATTTAAGCAAAAGGTTTAAAGGCTATGTTATCTGATTTCGATTATCACTATAGCGTTTATATTGATAAGAATATAGGCTTGGTTTCTACGATGATTATCAAGTCTGAATATCAAGCGCAGGACATGAATGACGCTGTTCGTGTCAAGACTAGAAACATGAATGCTGTAGACGAATATCGTCCAGAAACATGGATCTATTACAAACACATCGCAGGTGAATATCACGAGACTGATACACCGATGACAGTAGTGTCTATGGACACTACGGAAACAATCATATTCAATAAAGAGAATCTAAAAACTCACCGCACTACTCGACAAGAATACTCTTACGGAACGAAGAAATACGAAGAGCTAGTAGAGCGCTATCCAGATAAAGAATTACTGATTAAAGGGATACTGAATCCGTGTGATATTCAAGTAGCTATTGAAGCCAAAGAAGGTACGATACTCTCTTACGACAAATCCTTTGTCGAGTCCAATGAATACTCCTTAATGGAGCGTTTACAAAATTGGATTTATGGCATGTATAATCGCTGGTATCAAAAGCAGTATAATATTAATAACAAATATTTCAATATTGCTTTTTGGGGTACTTTCTATCCTAAGTTAGTAGAAGCCTTAATGACGATAAGAATGGAGATGTGTTTAACGAATGAAGCACACTCTTATCACTACAGACGATTCCTAGCTTCTCATGGTTTCTTAGATTTCTACTTAGACCAGTTAACCCCTAAACAAGCGATTATCTTCTATAAGAATATTCGTTGGGTAGAACGATACGTAGGACAGAAGCGTACGCAGAAATGGCTGATTGAAAAAGTATTGACCATGCGTAACTTACCGCTGTCTGAATACAACATGCTCCAATGGGACAGTGATGTGGTTAAGACTGCTAAAGTCAAACCTGTATTTGAGAAAGTCTCTTTGAATGGTTTGGAATACATTATTCCAGAATTAGATACTTTAACCTTAAAAGACATGCTGGATAAAGAAGATCCATTAGCACCTTATAATGTTAAAGAAAGAGATAATCTAGAATCGATCGCTTATAAAGATACTTCAGGCTCTCTAGATTCATTCGCTAAAACCAAAGTACTACAATCTAAAGCGATTGATTACTCTGGTTCTGAACAGTTTACGCTAGAGAGAGCATTGATTGATACATGGATTGAAATGGCTTCTCGTGGTTTATATAAAGCCTACATCATGGTTAATCATCCTTTAACGGGGGAATTGATTCCATTATCTGGAAAAGATGCATTACTTCTTTATACCTACTGTATTTATAAATACTACGGAATTAAGGATAATTGTATTCCAGATTATACGATTGGAATTATTCCTCGATTAGAGAAACCATCTCGTGAAGAATTAGAGAAATCTGTTCCTGATCCTGCTTTAGTGGATAAACGATTTAAAGACTTCATTGATGGTCAATACATGAAGATCAAACCCATCATTGATACTTTCTCTTTCTACGAGCAGGCACATGAATTGTTTAAACGATTGAATGATGGCATTAATGCAGTCAATGAAGATGAACACTTAGATGGTCGTGCTTATAAAGAAATGATGTTCTATCGTCTTTATGCGACTAAAGTCGTTTCCTTCAGAACGCCTCAAGTACAAAACTTTACTCAGTTCTTAGATTCGATTTCTCTAAATCTAAAAGATGTCAGAAACAGAAATGATTTCTTGAAGTTAGGTAATGACATTTACAAACGTGCTACTGGTTTGAATAACGTCAAAGTAAACTCCTTGTACAATACGCACAAAGCGATGATACAGTTGTTGACTAAGCTCTCTTCCTATTCTGTACACTATATTCGTGAGATCAATGAATCTCCGATTACGTCTACGAACATGAGAGCTTTGCGTTTAGATGGTGGAGGACGTAAACATGCTCGTTACATTGGTAACTTGAATGAAGGAACGTCTATCTCTGTAGTAGACACAGAAACCAAAGCACATCAAAGTGCATTAGATCATGACTATACGGATAATAAGATTTACATTGAGCCACGTATTCGTGGTGCGGCTCGTGTGAATATTTCAGTAGACGTGAAGAATATTGACACGCCTAACAGTGGAGTACGGTTAATCCATCAGGTCAATACAGGGACTTATTGTACAACACCCGCGGATGATTTAACTGGAATAGAGAATCCAGCTAATTTACCTCCAATCCCTGGCATGAAAGCTTTCCTCTCTTTACCATTAAAAGAAAGAAGAAAAGCCATAGACTGTATTGGTGCTTCTTTGGATTGGGAACCTTTCCCAGTCAATACCGAAACACCAAAAGAAGACATCGATTGGAACTTCCAAACGAAATCCATTGATGGTTTTGACTACAATAAATAAGGTTTAGTGGTGGGGTATTATTACCCTACCACGATCTTTATGACGATACATTGAATCTAATTCTCTTAAATATATTAAAAGGATATTAACCATGGCGAAACCCGTTATTCCTAATAAGCGTAACGCCTTTGAATCGGTACGTACACTGATTGGTAATGAAAACCAAGTCATTCGTGAGTTAGGACTCCCTTACACGGTCAAACAGAATACCACGCTGAATCAACTCTTGGGTATTAACCAATCTGTCGTACCACCTGCTACAACCATTCCCACGATTGGTTACTTCTGTATTGGTTACGGTGGTATTTCATTGCAAAACTGTACCAATGATTCGGATGCTTTCCCGATTCCTAAAATCTTCCAACACACTGCTGAAGATACTGGTTTGTTTAAACCCGTGCCTTTTGTCATGCGTGAGTTTAATAACGACTTGACTGCTCAAGAGCGTACGCGTTATGCATTGCGTGTGGTGGAAACCTATAAAAACGTGAAGTATTATTCTTATTACTTAAAACGTTTGGATCTCTCTAAAACCCGTGTAGAAACCAAAATCATTACCGTAGGTGATGATGGTAACTTGACTGAAGAAGACTACGCTCCTACTACGACTAATTTAAATCCTGTCGCACAAGAACTCTCTGTGGATCGTGAGAACATCTTGAAAGCGAAATATGGTCGCTCTATCGCTCAGGTAAATGTGAATATTACCCGTGAAGATGTAGAAGAATTGAAAAACGTTTTCAACATCCGACATGGTGATCCTAACCGTGCTCTGATTACTGAAATCGGTTTGGTCTCTGGTGTGGATAAACTCGTGGAAGTCGTGACTTCTTCAGGACGTTCTCAGTTTAACGAAGTGATTGCTGCACAGATTGCCCACATCAATGCGACGATTCAGTACTTAGCTGCTGTCAATGATGGTTTCGATTCCATCTTCAACTTAGGTGTGAACGAACCTATCTATAATCTGTCTCAAGGTGCCGTGTCTTTACAAGCGCCTTAATTTATTAAAAGTAATGTAAGATGAAATTTCCAAATACTACTCAATGGGAATTCACATTACTCGGTATCGACCCAGGTTCCAGTAACCTGGGTATTTCGATTTATAAACTAGACTTTAATACTTTAGCCATTAAGGAATCGTTTGCTTTTACGATTTCAGCTAAAGATACGAATTTCTATAATCGATATATCAGTAATGAATTTGGTGATAAGATTGCCAGATTACAAGCCATGAAATCAGAGTTGGCGAATGTCTTTCGAGAATATCGTCCTTCGATTATCATGTGTGAATCTCCCTTCTTTAATTCTTTCACACCCAATGCTTACGCGATTTTAATAGAAGTGGTTAATCTCATTCAAGAAACCATTTGGGAATACAATTATCAAATTCCCTTCTTTAAAGTCGATCCTCCTACCGCAAAAAGAGCAGTAGGGGCTAAAGGCAATGCTAAGAAAGATGAAATGACGCAAGCGATTTTAGAGATACGAGATCGTTTACGATTAAGAAATAATCCTCTAGAATTAGACGAGCATTCTATTGATGCTCTGGCGATTGGTCACTATGGGTATTTGAATTATGTCTTAAATTTAAATAGGTAGAGACATGAGTCTGGATACAGCAGAAAATAAAACCGAATTAGATAGACAACTCGATGTAAAAAAGATTAAGTTACTAAGAACTTTAATCAAATACAAAAAACAACCCAAGCGGATCATGAATGGTTTTTTAGTCTTTGTGACTTTCTTACTAGCCGTGACGATTGCTGTACTGACCTTTGAAATTTTAAAACTCAATAACGATGTAAAACGTCTGAATCACTCGAATCGATCCTATATGGAGATCAATACGAAATTACAGAATATTATCAAAGGTACAGATCAGCATGATTATTTAGATAATCAAGAGCCTTAAGATAATGGTTAAGAAAACAAGAGTTACTGACAATGTGCTTGATCCTTTGGTGATTGAAGGATTAAAAACGATTGATGACAACATGTTGTTGGCTAACCGTAAAGAAACTGATGAAGGACTCAATGGCTTAATTAAAGATTATCGAGAGATTAGTGATAAGCGCTCGAATTACGAAGATGTGGAAGAAGACATCAGTGGCGCTGAATTGAAGCAATTGGTCAATAGACTAGAATTTAGAGATCGATTGAAAGTCGTTTATCATTACATGGTAGCGACTGGAAACATTGATGATGTAGAAGAATACGGTCGGAAAGTCAATAACCTAAAACTGTCTTTATTTAAGTGGTTTGGTTTCGCTTGCTTGATTCTATTTGTCATGACGATCGGTGGTGTGGTTACCATGGGTATCATGACAAACGATATTGACTCTAATGGCGTGATCAGTTCTTTTATGTCTATTGTCAAGAAAATCCTCGATATGGCTATTGGTTCTAAACCGACTATTGAATAGCATTTTAGTATAAAAGGAATAGATTAACTATGGTTAAAAATCTATTAGAGCTGTCTACTGAAACAGGAACACCTGTCGTAGAAGAAGCGGATCAACCCAAACCGAAAAACGATGGTTTATCCAAGTTAGAGAATCGAGGTAAAGCCATACGTGAAAAAGAGTTTACGGTATTTGCCCGTATTCTGAACTTTTCTCAATTGAAAAAAGCCAATCGTGCTGAGATTCAAGAGCAGTACATTATTCCGATTGATAAGACGGAAGAGAATGCCGGACAAGGTGCAATTCGTGTACGTAAGATTACCGCACGCAATGGTCGTTCACGCTATGAACTCACCACGAAAAACAAAATGGATATTGGTGACAGTATTGAAGTGACTGTACCGACGACTAAAGAGAACTTTATTCAGTTTAAAGTACTCTCTTCAGTATCCATGATGAAACATCGCTATACCTTTAAGATTAAAGGCACCGATAAGAAATGGGAAGTAGATGTGGTACCTGATGGTAATGGCTCTTACTACCCATGGGCACGTTGTGAGATTGAAGTAGAAGATCTCAATGACAAGAATGTCCCTGAACTGCCTTTAGAAGTCGAAGAATTGATTTTACCTCCAGAATTGGGTAAACTTTCTCAAGAAGAATACGATGAGAAAACCAAACCGATTATGGATCGTTTCTTTACCTCTGGTAATCCTTATGTGAAAGACGGAGAAGAAAATTCTCTGACTGAACTAGAAGGTGAAATCGACGATGAAGACGATCAATCTGAAGAGGAAGAAAAACCAGAAGAAGAGACTACTGGTGACGAAGTCATGTCAGTCGATAACATTACCGATGAGAAAGACGTAGCTGAAAAAGTAGAAACTCGTTCTGAACAAATCGTTGATAAACGAGAAGAAACTGAAGGTGAAGAAGATGGTACCGAAGAAGACAATGCAGATTCTGAAACTGAAAATGAAGGTGAAGAGTCTAGTGGAGAATCTGAAGAACCTGGTGACAAAGAAAAACCAGAAGACTCAGGATCAGACGAAGAAATAACACAAGAAAACAGAAAATACCTATTAGGTTTAGGTATCAATGTAGACGTGTTAGTCTCTCAAGAAGGATTTGGTGCACCTGAATCCATTACGCATCCTGAAACCACACCTGCTCCTGTAGAAGTGACTCAAGGTGAATCAGATACTCCTAGTGAAACCCATCAGAAAGTACAATATGTACCGACTCTGAATGCATTAGCTGAGATGTCTAAATTCCAAGAAGGACATCGTGAGTTTGATGTGAAGTCTTGTGACGAATGGCAATAAAATGATACTACTCTCTACTCCTTAATTGGAGTAGAGAGTACTTATCTTTATTTTAAACCTATACTATTATAATGGATAAACAAATCTAATTTTGTAAAGGAAATGTATAATGACCAATGCAGAATATCGTGAGGTTTATATAGAGCCAAAAATGCTTCAAATTACTCTAGAAAGAAAACACACTTTTCTTACTGAACTTTTTAAATCTTTAAAGAATGAAGAGGGCGATGCTTTTAAAGTCATCTATGGAGAAGAACATTCAGAGGATTACGTATATCCTTATCGTCGAATAGAGTTTAGCAATATTCATGAGTTTGAAAGAATCGTCAAAAATTCACGCATAGTTTTTGATTTAGAAGAGAATTACCAACTAGTGTTAGAACGGATTGAAAAGATAAAAAGAAAAGAATCTGATAATTTTGAATATCAGTTTAATTTCGATTTAGACCCTAGGGATCCACGAAATCACGACCGAGATTTTATTGTAAAATTTGAATTCTCTTATAAGGAACCTAAAATCCCTAAACTCTTTTAATCTAATTGTAAAGGAAGATAAATAATGCATGAAATCATTAAAGAAGTTAAAGCCAGTAATCTTGGATATATCCAAGAAGAGTTAGAAAAACTAATTAAACTAGCTTCAACTAAAGACCATAAACAAATATTCGTTAAAGACAGTATCGGAACATTTAACGATAAAGAACAACTTCGTTTTAATATTCTTACCAATGATCTCAATATCTGGAATGAGTTCTTTGATAAACTCATTGAGATTAATGAGATGGTCAAGATATATAAATCAGAGGGTTATCAATTTCAGCACTCTGTAAAATACATCAAAGGAAAAGAAACGAAATTCTGTGTCATTATTCTACATACCGAAAACGGTTCTCTATACTACGGTTTTGCTTACCGTACTAACCTCTAACTTAAAGGAAATAAAAATGAACGATATTGAAGAACAATACGAAAAAGCTCGTGTTTACTTGTTGTCTATTATTGACAATAAGAAAAACAAAGCCATGTCTAAGAAGTTTGAAATCTTAGAAGACAAAAAAGCTACTCGATATACTCTGTTTGAAGATAAAGAGAATCCTGCTAACTTAGAGGAATTCCATTATCCTTCTTTCAAAGAAGATCTGATCGAAGAGCTTGGTAAGATACTGGGTGAAGAAACTACAGCAAGACATCCTTCTACCATTCTTGGACAAGGCATGGCTTCTAAAACAGAATCTTTTGATGTCAAGTATGATGACGAAAAAGAAACCATTGAGATTCTCTTTAGACAACTTGAACCTAAAGAGAAATTCGAATTGGTCAAAAAGAATACCAAGACTGTTCGTAATTACAATAACGAAGAAGTGACTCTTTATCAGATTCGAGCATTAAGAGACTTTACTTGTCCTTATAAGATCAATTCAGGTAGTGGCGGTAGTTTAATTACTACTTTGATCAAAAAAGGTCAGTTAGGTGGATGGGTAGAAAAAGAAGACAACTTATCTCATGAAGGAGGATGTTGGATCTTTGAAGATGGCGAAGTACGAGACAATGCTCGTGTAGAAGGTAATGCACGAGTGGTTGATCGTGCCTTAGTAAAAGACAATGCTATCGTTAAAGGTTATTCTTGTTTGTCTGGTAATGCTTACGTTTATGGTAATGCTGTTCTGGATGGCTGTACCCACATGAAAGGCTTGGTGTCTATTGGTGGGAATTCTAAAACCAATGGTTATGTGAGTATCAATGGTAACAGCCAGGTAGATGGTGATTCAGTATTAGATGGGCGCATTTTCTTGAATGGTACAGTAGTGGTAGAAAATGTTAAAATTACCAACAATGTTCACTTGTGTGGTCAGTATCGTATCTCTTTCGATGTTGACGGTAATAAAGGTATTGCGGCTTATCGCACTACTGAAAGCATCAATAAGACAAATACATTCCTTGATGAACATGATACTTTCGAATACTTGGTTGCTTCTACTGTAGAAGATATTTGGAGTTTCTACGGATTCCGTGGTACAGGTGAAGAACTGATTCAGTACGTAGAAAAGAACTATCCTGCTTCTACTGAATACTATCGTAACTTAGTGGAGTACCACAAAAAGCAATATGGTTTGTAATAGATAGAGATACCTCTCCTACTCCTTATCGGGGTAGGAGAGTGTTCTTTATTTTTTTATTATAGTTTATTTCAGATATATACCATTATAGTGTAATAGGTAATGAAATCCCTTCATTACTACTTTTCTAATCTAACTTCATTAAAGGAAATATCATGAAAATTAAATCTATCATTCTCTCTTTCGTTCTGGCAACAACTATGACTGGCTGTGCCGTCATGAACCAAATTGGTGAACATCTTGAAGAGATGGGTCGCCAGGCACGTGCTCGTGAACAACTTCATTATCCAACTAAATTGGATAGTGAGGAAAAACGCATGAAATGGTTTAACGACATTAAATATAAAAACAACCCTAACTTCTGCTACTATCATGATGATTGTGTAAAGAAAGGCTTTGGCTTTGATCGTTACATTTATATCGTTGGCCAATGGAATGGATACAGTCGTGGATACTACGGGTTCCGTAATAACAAAATTGCGGAAGTGGGTTACGAACTATCTAAATGCTACCAATCTAAACGACCGAAGAACCTCAAAAATGATCAGAAGTACAATGATTATTGCGTCAAACTGATGAATAAAATCGACGACATGGAAGGCGAATATAGTCGCCGCAACTATGGTTCTGGTGACGATATGTGGACTATCATCGAGACTGAGTTGTTCAAGTAACATACTAGAAAAAGAATCTACATTGCGTAGATTCTTTTTTTTGATTTAAAAAGGAAATGATTTAAAATGGAAGTACTAGGATATATTACAAAAGAAGAATTAGAAAGTACTGTGAATCAATTATTCGATCGTATCTTTATTGTTACAGTAGACTATATCAATCTAATGGACATTAATGAAATCCAAAGATATGGCACGATTGCTACAGATGATCCTGAAGACGATAAGAAGAATGCTTACGAAAGAGTCACAGTAGGCATGACGATTCCTCAGTTAGTGAAACTCTATAAGGATCAAATCCCTTTCTACTTAACCAACAGAACAGATGATCGTACCATGTACGAGATTATCTATAAACACATTAAAGAATGGCGAGAATATGCAGAACAAACCATCTCTTTAAACATGGTACCATTTGATGACTTAATGGATCTATCTGAATTTGCTTCTGCGATTTACAAAGTACGAGATCGCACGAAAGATATTGATCCTGAAATGTTACGTTTGAAAAATAGATTTGATTATGTACCGACTTCATTTGGTATTTCTGATCTCTTGAAGAAAGATCCTGCTAAAGAAGAGAAGAAACCAGAAAGAGATCCACATCGTTCGGATACTGCTATCTTAGATCAAATCTTTACCAATAGGAGATTCTAATGTTAGATGGTTCCCCAATTACTGAAGAATTAATCAAAATCTCTCATTCTCGCCAAGGTTTGATTAAGTATGCTTATTCTGCTTTAATCCATATTGTAGAAAAAGACTTAGCTTACCAACCCATTAAAGTATTAGGGATTGATATAGAAAGAGATTACGAACACAACTTAGCTGATGTGATCAACTGTGAATTAGCAGTGTCTCCTGGTACGTGGTCTGATTACATTATGCCTTTTGTAGAGAACTTAGAAATCTCAATCATTGCAGAGCCAACTAACTTTAGAGCACCTATTTCGGTTTCTCGTTATAAGGCTTATTGTAAAACACTAATCAACTTTAGAAAAACCGATTCTCGTTTACAGAATGTCAATACCGAAACCATAGATAGAATGGATATTATTCGAGTAGAGTTTCAGTTAGTACCCTTACTCATGGAGAAACTCTTACCATTACAAATCGGTACCAATGTCGTGAATTCTAATGTCACTGATGCACTAACCTCTTTACTCATGGGCGAAGCGTCTAAACTACAAGGTTTAGATAATGCCGATATGCTAAAAGGGGTAGACATGGTCAAAGCCGATAATGAAACGGTTTATGACAATATTCCTATTCCTCATGGGATTAAGTTATTAGACCTACCTTTATACCTACAGAAGAATCTTTATGGTGTCTATAAGCAAGGCATGGGACATTATATCCAAACAGGTATGTGGTATATCTATCCTAAATCTCGTACGAAAAGAAATGATGATAAAACCCGTTTTATTAACATTTTTGTTTCTCCTAAAGACTTTTTAAAGTATACAGAGAATACTTGGACGAGAGAAGGTAATGACTTATACATCATAGCGGCTCTAGAAGGCGATTCTAAGGACATTTCGACCTCTGCCAATACCCTGAATAAGGGTAACGGTATAAGGGTCTTAAATCCTGATTTACAGACCACTGACGAGTCTGTAAAAGTAGCAGGTAATAAAGCCATTATTTCAAGAGCGAATAATGTCTCTGAAGTCATTCTGAATGAATCGAAAAATGGTGTCATCAATGCTCCGTTCATTACGAGTCAGAAAGACACCAATATTTACGAACAAGTTTCCCAAGTCGAAGCAAGAGATGGAAAACTAATTGGATTGGTTTGGCACAATAGCCAAGCTGATCTAGTGAAACCAGGTAGTGTCGTTAGAGTACATTATACAGACTCTAGTGTGAATCAACAAGTCATGTTAGAAGGCGTGGTAATTAAAGCGCATCACTATACCCATGCGACTTCTGATTCTGTAGTGTCTACTCAGTATACCACTGTTTCTGCTTTATTTGTGTTTATACGAAAATAAGTACATCTCTCCCCTCCTGTAATAGGGAGAGGAGAGTGTATAATATTTCAAACCTATATTATTAACTTGAGTAACCTCTAACTATTTTAAGGAAACGTTTAAATGAAGATTGAACAATTAAAACATAAACCTAAGCATCCTGCTTTAAAGAAGTACTTAGAGTCAGTAGAGTCTGATTCTTTATTTCCAGGGATTCATGCTGTTTACTTGTCCGAAAGAAAGACAGGTACATTGAATATCAAGATTGTTTTTAAGTGTGGTCGTTCTATTGTATTTGATCGTGAATTAACGAAAGAATCGAATATTCACGAATTGATTCATGAAGGTATGACTTCTACATTAAAACAATTATGGCAACATGAAAGTTTTACTCGTCCAGATGGTGAAACTTTCGAACAATACTTAGCGACTTATGCTTCTAGCTATATCGCTCCTACTTTACCTAACCATGTAAAAAGCATGGATATTTTCTTTTCTAATGCAGTAGAGAATCAATATGGTTCTTCTACTAAACTCACTACTTTATAAATTAAGTAAAACACACTCCTCTATCCATTACGGGTAGAGGAGTATTTCTTTTTTAGTTTCAGTATTAAAGCTTTTCGTATGATAAGTTATCTATAGGAGATTTACATGATCTATAATTTCCCCATTAAAAGCGAAAAGCAGACCATAGTCCGCCCTATCGCTTTTAAAATCGTCAATGATTTAAAGAAGTATCTCCAGATGAAGATCTTCGATAATCCAGCTATTATTATTTTAGATGAAGAAGGGGTTCGTAAAGAGGTAGGGACTTCTACAGAAGAGCAAGGACAAGAAGGCATTATTGAAGCAGGTGCAGAAACCATTCAAGTCCAAGTAGAAGAACAATATGGAGAACAATCTCTTTTACAATATCAAGATTGGGCACAAGAATTCATGCCTATCTTTTTTGAGCCTAATACCCAAACACACATCACTCCCTATTATTCTCACATTACCATGAAGTTTAACATTACATATAGAGCACAATCGAAACATGCTGCTCGTGCCTGGTTAAACTCAGTAAAGTCTAAGATGAGAATGTTTACCGATACCTTTCCTCATCACTTAGAATATCATTACATCATTGATGAGAAAGCCATTTATATTCTCTCTGAAGTCTATAAACTGATTAAGAAAAAGAATCCGGATATTAAACCTTTATCCGATTGGTTACAAGAACACTTTACTCATCGTTTTGGTGTTATAGCAGATTCTGCTGGGATTAATAAAGAATTTGCGGTAACAGAAGTCCAAACCAATATCTTAGGTCATTACGATACGGATGGGATGATTGAAGAAGGGGATAAGATAGACAATACACCTGGTTGGATTTGTACGTTTCCTTACTTAGTCCGATACATGAAACCGACTTCTTTGTCTATCTATTATCCTCGTGTAGTCTATAATCAAGTCGTACCAGATGTCTTAATGGGCACTAATACTCAGAGAGAAGTCATGCCTAATGCTCAAGCGACTTATCCTGAAGACTATACGGTTTATACAGACTCTGCTTATCATTTAGCGAAGTTCTCTTCAGAAGTCGATATGGCAGCTTGGGATTTGTATAAAGGTGTAGTGGTTCCTCATTGGAATGAATTCCAACCCGCACAAGATTTTTCTATTCGTGGTACAGATCGTTTTGTCGATCAACTAGTACTCTTTGAAGATGAAGATGATGTAGGGTGTTTACTTTTAAATCTAAGAGATGAATGTAATGAATTTAAGATTGATCCTGAATTATTAGAATTCATGATTTCTGAAAAAGATTACATGTTAGATACAGGTCAATCTCTATTCCAAATACTCTTGTATCAAAATGACCAGATGATGGCTCGCGATGCATTAAAGATCGATAAGAATGGTTGTATTTACTTGAATCAGAAAATTGATTTAAAACACACTTACAACATTCGTATTGCCATTTATTACGATTGGAAATACTTATCTCCAGATGCGATCAATCGCTTACGTTATTGGTTAGACAAACTGAAACTGCATCCAATGTTCAATAAGTACTACTCTGAATTGTACGATAGAGTAATTGATTACTTGAAAGGTGGCAGAGACAGTAACAATAACGATAACTGGGGACGCGATTACAATCGCTGGAACATCAGCAATATTAAAACGGTACAAACCTTCTATCTCATTAACTATCGTGATAGAAGTCAATCACAAGGATTACCTCGCTATGCCGAAGTTAGTGAACAGCACATTTAAACCTGAACAACACTCTCCTGTTCATGAGTTAATTGAAAAACCTAAGATTGTCCCTCAAGACTTTAAAACAGCAATAGTTGATACCAAAGAAGAAAGATTAGATACTTTAATTCAGTATTCAGAAGGTTCACGTCAGAAAGTCACTTACTTTAGACAACGACTCTCTAAGAATGATTCCGTGACTCAATTCTCTTTAGATGCAGGTGGGGTCGTACAACAATACGAAAGGATCGATGGATTAGAGATTCTCTTACAAGGCTCTTTATCACCCTCCCAAACGACCACAGAATTAAGAACCACAGAAATCAATGGTGAAGCTCATGTTTTACCTCCTGTGATTCCTAATAAAGGCGACGTGATGTTAATGGACATTGGTCGCAATACTTTAGGATGGTTTAACATCAATGATGTACGTCGTTTAACGCATCGTAGAAATACGGTGTACGAGATTCAATTCTCTATGGCTTACGAGATTAAAGATCAAATCAACGATCCTCGCATCATTAACATCAATCAGAAAACCATAGAAGTCTTAAAGTACTCTCTGGACTATTTAAAGGCAGGACAGAATCCTTTACTCACGCCTAAGAAAGCAGATGCTTTTGATTACTTGAGAAAGGAATATGATCGCTTAGCTCGATATTGGTTTAGAAAGTTTTATCATCGATTCTACGAGACGTGTTTAGTCCCAAATCAAAAGACTTTGATTTACGATGGGTTCTTCATGAGAGCAATTCAGAAATGGTCCTCTTCTCAACGTTTTCCTGAGATGGTGCATTTTAGAGTCTATACGGATGATGAATATCCATTGCTTCATACGACTTCGATTTGGGATGCGATTACGGAAAGAGATCCTTATCTCTTAAAAGAATCGTTTACGAAAGCGTGTGCGATTACGTTAGACCATTTTACCAATGATCCTAATTTCACGTCTATTCGTTATTCTGGATTTAGAGCGATTGTCGCGCCTTACGGTATGGCTTATTCGAATGAACTCTACATCAAGAATGATGAGATTATCGGTGATGCTTTTGCGATGATTGAGACTGTCAATCCTCGTAAGTATAAAGTAGTAAATGACGTACTTCTGATTAATCAAGTATTACCGAATAGAAGCTATGTCTTAAGTCAAGATTTCTATCGGGATTCTGATGATGGACAATCCCATTTAGAACTGGAATTGAAGAAGTATCTCGAGGACAGTACTTTAGATGTAGAGATTGTTGAAGAGTTAGTGAAAGACTGTTTGAATTGGGGTGAGTTAGAGCAATACTATTACATACCCATTCTTTTAGTTTTGATGAATTACGCTGTACGTAGAATGTAAGATAACACTCCACTACCTGTAATAGGGTAGTGGAGTAGTCTAATTATGTTTAAACCTATATTATTATAATGGTACCTTGCTTGAGTACCAATACAATCTAACTTATATAAAGGAAAACTTTGAAATGAAAATTGATCAAAAAGTCAATAATATTATTCGTGCTAATCTTAAAGTGATTATCACCGCTAAGGGTGAAACCATGAACACCATCGCTAAAAAGATGGGTATGGAATACTCCATGTTCTTTAAGCGAATGAGTTCAGATTACAGTTTATCTTTAGACATTGCTTTCGTCATTGCGGTTTGTAATATCTTAGATGTAAAGATTTCTGATGTATTACCAAACTTACCTTGCAATCCGAAAAAGAGCACTAAGATTACTATTGAATTAAAGGGATAAATCATGACGATGTTGATATTAGACATGCGAGAAGAATTGAATGCTTTAAAGAAAGCACTAGACCGAATGATTAAGCATGTAAAGGGATTAGAAGGTGTCAAACATGAACAAGACGCTACTGTGACCTTTGGTCGAAAAGAAATTCCTTTTACTGAAGAATTCTTGAGTTTTGAAAGTATTGAAGCTTGGAATACTTTGGTAGAATGGGTACAAGGACATTCGATGATTTCTGAATACTTTAAACGATCTGTTCAGAATGACTTTGATGTAGTCAAAGGTGAGCTGGTGAAAACCAGCCTAAATGAAATACAAAATCGTCTTATCTTTACTCTCCGTTTCTTTGCAGAAGGAACTGTAAGACATTACATCTTTAGTAATCTACGTATTAAAGATGAAGTAGAAACCAAAGCATTATTTTAAACCAAACTTAGTAAAGGAAATGAAAATGAAAGAAGACTTGAATCAACAATTCGAAGAGCGTTATCTTCTGGTATTGAGTGATGAAGAAAAACTCTACGAATCTATCTCAGAACTGACTAAAGAATTCGCAGAAGGTAAAATCCCGAGTGAACTTTATGTTAAGTCATTAGACATTGCTAATGCAACTGTACAAGAGATCCATTCTAAGCGTGCATCTTTGCGTAAACTCATTAAACAGATTCGTTATCATCTGTTTAAAATGAAAGAATATATTGAAATCAATTACGAAGATGGTATGGATTTTGTAGTTGTACCTAGCCAAGACTATACCAAACTCTATAATGATTTCTTGACTCGTAGTCATCACTTCATTAAAGAGTGGAATCAATACGAGAAAGAACATGGTCTCTGTATTCCTGAAATGACATCAGAGATTCGTTCTTTTGAATTGGTCTTCAAAATGATTCAATTACTCTTAGAGGAGTACGACGCACATGTCTATCCAGATCAAGAATTGTTGCACATTTACACGTTGACTCGTCAGGTACCTGGTTTATTGACACAAGCTCGTGACTTAGCATTAAGCATGAATCCGAAAATCATTGCTGATCAATACTACACTAGGAAGTACATGGGTATGTATAGTAACTATTTTCATCAGGAATTTGAGTTTAAACAAGCTCGGACTAATGGCTATCCTGATTTTGAATATGTACGAGAACCTGGATTTAAACCATGGAATAATGAACAAAGACGTCATCATGATTTAGTACCTGAATCTCAGATGCATCAGCAAATGACAGGTGGTATTGGTCAATCCCAATCTAACCAGTTTAATGAAACAAAGTATTTTAAATCTAGACTTTTTGAAGCCGGACTTGGACTTCGTACTTATCAACCGACTGAAAGACCATCTATGGAAGATACTCCCGAAGAGAATATTCCTGAAGAATTTCCTGCTCGTCAATCAGTAACGCCACCTAGTATCGCTAGTGGTACTATTACTCCTCCAGGTCCTAAATTGTATCGTAATGATGATACTCGTAAATCTTAAAAGGAAACTATTATGCCGTGCAATTATTATCTTCCTGGTGAAGAAGCTGAAATCAAAAACAAGACAATATCTGAATTGAAAGATAAAGTCAACGATGCTACTCGCCAGTACTGCGAATTCATTAACGCAGTACATGATTCTCAAGGTATTGAAGTACTCTCTTCAGTAGTACATCACTTGAGTAAAACCAACCCAGGCGGTTATGCCGAATTCTTTAAACATCAAAACTTAGATAGGGTACATGGTCGTCCTTATTTTAACGTCAAATCTTTCGATCCATTTTTGTTAGAGAAAGTAGACAATATCGAAATCACTACTTTTAAAGACTATGTGAAGTTAGCAATACGTACAGACGCCACTTCTCAATCTCATGTTTCTGATCGTATCTTGCACTCCATGGTAGGTTTAGTAGGAGAGTTATCTGAAGCAGTAGAAATCTATCGTAAGTTCAATAAAGAAGGTTCTTGTACCTCTTCTGAGTACGAAGCTTATGTTTCTGAATTAGGTGATGTACTTTGGCATATTGCTTTGTATTACGACGCGTCTGAAATTTTCCGTGATAAAGGTGTTGAAGATCCATTAAATACTTTTATCCATAAAGGTAGTTTTATTGGATTGATGGCTGGTATTGATAACGACCATCTTAGAGGAATATTGCAAGAGCATGGTTTCCAACATATCGTTAATAACTTCAGACATTCTGGACACATGTCTGGTGTCGTAGAGGTATTCTTAGAGAAAGCAGCGAAAGCATTAGATGCCTTTAAGAAACACTACTTCTATAAACAAGAGTTGAGTCATGAGAAACACGTGCTTCTGATGAGTAACCTGTGTGTCGATATCCTGAAATGGATGATTGTAACGAATTACTTAGATACAGAAATCGTGACTTATACTCTGAAAGAAATCATGGAAGCGAATATTAAGAAACTGAAAGCTCGTTATGCTGAAAAGTTTACGACTGAAGAATCTGAAAAGCGTGACTATGAAAAAGAATCTGAAGCTGCTGGTATAGCAGTGAAATGATAGAGATTACTCACTACTCCTTACGGGGTAGTGAGTATTTTATTTTTTTTTATTTTAATTTATTTCAGATATATACTATTTACGTGAGATATGGATGCCTGACCACCGCAACCAATATCATTTATTCTATTTTTATTCTAACTTTATAAGGAAATTTTACTATGCCAGCACGTATTCAATCCACCAAGGGACATGACTTATATGCGTTTAACACAGCGCTTAAACGCAATCTCAAAAACGCTATCTATGTTAATGGTAGTACCATCAAAGAGGTAGCAGAATACCTTGGTGTAAACCAAGCAGTATTTACCTCTATGTTGTTAGAGGACAGACGTACCTATGTACTCTGTATTGACTTCGCTTACTTGATTTGTAAGTTCTTAGGAATCACTTTAGCAGATGTGATCCCTGTAAGTGACGAGTCGAAAGATGTCGTCTTCCATAAAACCATCGACGCCGAACGAGTCAAAGAACTGGAATTGAAGATCGAAATGATCCGTTCCGTAGTCGGCACTAAATAATCTCTTAACCCTTAATCTTTTAACCTAATCTTTTAATCTAACTTTGTATAAAGGAAATCTATCATGAAAAAATTATTAATCGCTCTGCTCGTACTCACTGCTATTACCGGCTGTGAAAGCAAAGAAACCAAAGAGGCAGCTAAGGCTGCTTCTGCTATAGGATCTTCTGTAACTGTTAAAGAAGCAGCGGCTTCTGAGACTCCAGAAATGTCCGAAGAGGATCTCGGATATGGTGATCCTATTCCAACTAATCTTCAATTTGATGAAAAGTTTAACAACGGCTGGGAATTCCATAGTGCTGGATCTCGTGATCCAAACTTCTACGACCTCGTTCAAAAGTTTGGTCCTGTCTGGGTTTACACTGGTGAGAACGATGGCTGGGAGAAATATGGATTTTTCTACTCCTGCGGTAATGGTTCTAATGGAAGCATGTTCCAGATTTACAGTCCTGCCTTCGAAATCCGATACGGTAACAACGATCCTTACAACTTCCAGATGACTAATTCTGGACAACCTATGCGTAAGGGTTTTGTAGATCGTCCTGAGAAATACCCTACTTTCGATAAGTTTGGTAATCGTTTGGCTAATACTACAACTGCCGGCACCAAGCAGTTCATCGCTCCAAACTTTACTAAGTTAGGGGAAGTGCATGTTGGTGGTATCATTGATGATAAGACTGGTAAGTACATGGTCTATACTGATCCTCGTAGATTGGTAAACGGAGAACTAGGTAACCGCCTCGCAGTACAAGGTTTAACCTTTACTGAAACCGTTGCTAATCTGTCTCACTACGATGCAGTGTACCAGTCTTATCTCCAAGATCCACAAACCTACGAAGGTGAATTGTTAAGCGCATTTGAACCTGGCAAACTCGAAGAGCATGTCAAAAACAATACCGTTTCTTACAAATACAACGTCCCAGCAGTTAACTCTGATCCTGCTACAGAAAAGTACTTCAAGAACGGAAACATTTGTGATTTGAACTAATCACTTATGTTCAAAAGAGGCTGTCCCTATTCAGGGACAGTCTTTCTTTTTTAATCTAAATCAGTAAAGGAAATGAAAAATGTTAAAACAAATTGTTATTGTAGAAGGTTTATCTCATTGTGGTAAAACTTCAGTGATCAATGAATTGAAAAAGAAATTAGATCACAAAGTTTTAGTACTCAATACACCGAATAAAAATGATCTGGATGAAATTGAAGAATACTTCATCGCTAAACTTGATTCTTTAGATTACAACGAAGATCAGGATTATACTAAAGCAAATAAGGTTAAAGCACTTTTAACTGAATTGAAAGAAGCAAAAATACGAATAGGTGATTACTTTCACAATCTTCGTGAACGTTGTGAAAAATACCATTATCCAAAACAATCTACAGCATCTGATTACTTGAAACTCAATAAGGACGGTATCGACGTACCTTACTTATCGTTCTTCGTGGATGTTAATAATATCATCAATGCTAAGACTACTCAATTAAAAGTATTAGTCGATGCGGTTAATTTATTCGATCAGGACGTCACTATTATCGTTGATCGCTTTATTGGTTCTACATTGGTCTATAGCCCTGTTGATGTTATCGATATGGCAAACCATCCTGATGTCTATCAGTTAAACTTGATAGGTAATACTTTAGAGCGCGATACTCTACTTGGCAGTTTAGTCCGCATTAATGCGGTACACAATTTCTTGAAGTATGTCGTACTCACTCAAGCTCCTGTCATTCCGATCTTTATTTCTTGTCCAGTAGAAGAGCGCACTCGTCGTGCTCAACAAGTACAAGCAAATGATGAATCTGATAAAGCATTTGACGAAATGTCATTAGAGTTAGACTCAATCATGTCTCGTAAATATCATGACTACATGGTATTCTTTGCTGAAGATTGTGCTTGCTTCAATCCTGATGTTTATAACTTCTTCTCTATTCCTTCTACTACAATAGAAGACACCACTAAGGATATCTTGAGTATACTCGAGAACAAGGAGTATTATAAAGCTATTGAAGAAGCATAGGTAACATCTAACCCTATGAGAAATTACAATAAAGAGTACTGCAATTCTGAGTACTCTTTTTTTTGATTTATTTTAAAGACTAAAGGAAAAACCCTCAATGGAACTTTATCGTTTGATTCGAGATCTGGAAGAATTACCTAAAGATAAACTCTTGTACGATTCTATCTGCCGTCCGACTTGGTACCAATCTGAAGATGGTATGGCAGTATTGGCTGGCGCACCTTGCCCTATCCAAACTGTAGAACAATTGCTGCACAGCTTGAAATCTTTGATGTTGAAAGATTTACCTTCTCAAGACAATACTTTCCGTCGTAAAATCTACGACAATACAGAAGTGTATTACAACACTGTGAAAACCTCTCGTAATGGTTTGCGTTTTGTTGCAGAAGAAATCAATTCCTCTACCATTAAAAGCTGGTTTAACCATTCTACCGATACGACTAAAGTGATTGTAGCAATTGGTGGTCCTTCTTACATGCTCTCTTCTGACAAAGTAGAAGTATTGGTAAACAAAACTTATTTCCGCTCTTTAGGTTTAGCCGGTAAACGCAATTACTTGGAAGAGCTGTTAACCATTCGAGCATTCCAATATCAAGATGCTGATGGTAATACGCAATACTTCAATAAAGAGTATTGGGGAATTAAAGACGTAGCACCTCAACAACCTGATTATGCTAATCACTCTAAACCTATGGGTGATTGTGGTTGCGGTGAACCTCGTCCTAAACCTGCTCCTAAACCACAACCAGAACCTAAGATTCTGGTCACCCACAACTCAGGTGGTTTTGACTATGTAGAAGAAACAGATGACGAACGTGCAGAACGTGAGCGTCTAGCTTTAGCTGCTCAAGAAAACCGTAATCGTCAAACCGCTGCTACTGCTCCTGTTTCCTCTGCAGATGTCTTACCTAAGATAGACATTGAATTTACGCATTAAGGATAACAAAATAAAATGAGAGTAAAACTCAAAAACTGGATGACCGTCGGGGTAATTCTTTTACTCGTAGGTTTGGTGATTTTCTTGACCGCTAATTATTTCACCAATTCCACTCGTGTCGAAACAGAATTGAAAAACAATCGCATTGAACGTGGAAATCTACAAACGTTAGATGCGTCTCAACCAATTCCTGTTACACGTGATGATGTCCCTCCACCTCCTCCTACTGGTACGCCTCAGTTACCTAAAGAAGAGAAACCTATCTTGATTAATGCTGCCTTTGGTCTGACTAAAGAGAACAATGGTGACATCATGGTGGGTTTGTACAGTACGCATAAAACTGCTAATGGTTATCGTCGTTACTTTACCTATCGTTGTAAACCCGATGGTACTTTAGCGAAGTTTGATTCAGGTGCTTACTTTGCCTTTGGTCGTGCTTCAGGTGTTCCTGTAAAAGACATTTTGTTTGGTGGTAACTTGTATCCTGCGGATGGTGATTACAAAACCATTCTGAAGGAAATGAATAAAACCAATGAATTTGTCTTTAGTGTACCGAGTGGTACGACATATTCGGTGAAGATTCACAATCGTTCTAGCAACAACTTACCTTGTTTGTAATTCAGTCCAGTGATTCCCTCTAGTCCTTTTTACGGGACTAGGGGAATTCGCTATGTTTGTATCGTATTTACGAGTGTTTTAATAACCCTAAATATGACAGCATGTATACTATATGTTGTCTCTAAAGTAATTTCTTTTTTTCCTTGAAATCTTAAATAAGGGTTATTATATCATGTTTACTCCTGAAACTCACAAAAAACAAGCACCATTCAGAAAACACAAATACCACGGGAAACCGCCTCGGGATAAAAAACAAACCGTTGTACCAGTGCCTGAAGATTATAAACCTTCTACGACTTACTTGCGTGAGGATGAATTCCCATCCAACGAAACACGTCTCGTTCCTGAAGAAAACCTGGTACTGAATACACAAGATCACTTAGTCGAAGAAACTGTTGCTCTGATGGACAACTTAGACTTGATGTTTAAATTGTCTTCTCAATTGCCTAAAGTAAAATTCTATAACCAAAATGAAGTCTTTGATTTGAAAGTATTGAAATTTGGTGAAAAGATTTACACGACTAACCTTTTGAACAAAGGACTCTTCCGTCACTTGATGGATGATGCTCCCTATACCGAAGCGCAGCTTTTGACGGTTTGTCAACAAACCAGTCACATTGCCAATTACTTGACTGCTGGCTGTGTCACTTTGGAAAAAGTGAATTACAAAGAAGTCTATTCTCGTATTGCTGAATTCTCTCAAGCGGTACGGAATAAATTGAACAATAAAGCTTACTTCTCGGTTCACCATGAGTTTACTGAGAAAGACGGAAAAATCATTCGTACTTTCTACTTGGTTTACTCTCGTCGGAATGTGTTTACTAAAGAGTACGATCACATTGCAGCTCGCCTCTTTAGCCTCTCTTCTGTGAAACTGTAAATTAATCGAGTATTCCTCTATTTTATAGAGGAATACTCTTATTTCTTTTTTTTTACCGTATTTTATTTTAAAGGAACTGTAATGAAACAATACTTAGAAACATTGAAAGAGATTTTAGATGAGGGGACACGTATTGAAAATGATCGATCAGGTACAGGCACGATTTCTTTAATTGGGACTTCTGAAAAGTATTCTTTAGAGAATGGTGACTTTCCTTTAATTACGACAAGAAAAGTATGGTTAAATAAAACCATATTAGAATTGATTTGGTTTATTAAAGGTGATCCTGATGTGACTTTCTTAAAAGAACATAAAGTACCATTCTGGGATAAGTGGACGAGTAAAGAAACCAATACTATTGGTCCTATGTATCCCTTACTCTGGAGAAAGAAACCAGAAGTGACTTCAGGTAATGGCATGAAGAGTGATGAGATTAGTGCATTTGATAACATTATCTATATTGATCAGATAGGTGCTTTACTAAATGGTCTAAAAGAAGACATGAGTAAGAATGTATTCTCTCGTCGTCATTACCTCTCTAATATTGCATTAGGTCTTCGTCCTGAAGAAGATTTGTCTCCTATTGACAATGTAGAGCGTGGGAATATGGCTTTGGATACTTGTCACCAAGTCTTCTATGTTTCTTTACGTCCTTTAACTGAACAACAAAAAGAAGCTTCTATCCAATATCAAAAAGAACAAAATATTGCTTTTGGTATTGAGAAAGAAGTAAAAGCATTAGACTATGGTATTGAATCCATGCTCGTGATGCGTTCTAATGACGTGATGGTAGGCAAGCCGCACAACATTGCTCAGTATGCTTTGCTGAACATTATGATAGCCAATGCACTAGGTGTGATGCCTCTATCCCATCGACATACTGTACATGATTCTCATGTCTATCTTTCTCATGTAGAGAAAGCAAAAGAATTGTTAGATAGAGAACCGCTACCTATGCCTAGATTATATGTTAATCCTGACCTTTCTACTGACCGTATTTTGTCAGGAAACATGAGTCTAGAAGACTTTAAACTCACTGGCTATCAAAGTCATGATCCTATTTCATTCTCCTTAGAAGGCTAAGAGAATTCTTATTATATCCCTTACACTCACTACAGTTACATGTAGTGAGTGTAGTGGGTATTTTTGTCTCTTATGTTTTGAAATAGAGTTAGATTATGCTTTCTTTTTAGGTAATTTTATAAATGAGAAGAATACTCAGACAGATATTCTTACAAAATAAACTCACGGCGATTTTACTCTTTTTACTCAGTCTTTTGTGCTTCATTTTATTAGCACACGTATTCACTATTCATGAAGTTTCGATCCGAGACAATAAAGCCTCTCACGAATCTGTCGCTTGGCAACGCTTGGATAAAGGAAACGGAAGAATTAAGTATCGACTGACTAAAGATAATAAAATTTCTTTGATTTTAACTTGTAGGGATAAGAAACTTACAATCAATACTTTGAGTGCAATGTCTATTGTCAGATTGTCTTTCAACGGAGAAGAGAAGAATCTTTCTTCGATAGGAATCAATGGAAAGCTTTGGTATGTTCCCGTGATCAATGACAATCCTAATCCTACTCAAGAACAAATTGATTTCTTGAAAGCTTTATCTAAAGCAGATGTTGTTACCTTTAGACATGAAAAGATTAACTATGTTTGGCCGACTAAAAACCAAACCGAGTTGTCTTATTGTGTTGATTTAAACTAAGACTGAATATTTTATTTTTGGAAATAGGCTTTTAAAAATGGCTGATTACAAACAACACAATTACTACGCGACTCGTAGTGGTCGTGAAAACCTCAACCAGGTCTTTATGGATTGCGGTTATCCTAAAGAATATCTGGATGATATTGAAATTGTTGCCGTACGTCCTTCTAGCGATGAGCGCTATGCCAGCTACGCGGAGAAATCCGGTAATACTGCAGTAGAAGTAAACTACTCTGGTGAACTGGTTAACCTGACTGGTGGTAAATACGGTAACGTTCACTTCTATAACCGTACTTTGCCGATTCCTTATCACTGGAAAAACAAAGTGATGGTATTACTCGATACTGAGTTGGATAACTTGGATATCGTGACTTACGTGAAAAACCGTTTCACTAAAGAAGGCTATCCCTTCATCGGTGAGCGTTTGACGTATGAATTGAAAGATGGTACTTTGAAATACGGTACCAACAAATTAGAGATTACCCCTCGTCGTGATTCTTACGGTTTAGCAGGTACGGCTACTTTGTGCATTCAGTACTTGGCTGACTTGAGTAAGAAGATGACCAAACTGGTTACCACAGTTAACCCGTTCTTGACTCAAGACTCTATCTCTAAGAAAGACATGTACAATGAGTTAGCCGTTATCCCTGGTAAAACTGCTAAAGAGACTGACAGTAAAATCCTGTCTCGTTTCTTGGTAGAAACCTATGGTGAACGTCGTGCTCGTGCAGTACTCGAAGAAATCCAAGCAGAAGGTTTGAACATTGTTCGTTCTCCTACCTTCCGTGCTGAAATCGCTAATCCTTCTACTCCTGAACAAGAGATTGAAAAATTAGCCGCTAAGAACTACCTCTCCTCTATTCTCTATCGTCTCTCTGAAGATCAAGAGAAAGATCAATACTCTCGCATCTACGGTAATATCCGCATGATGGTGGGTATTTCTGACATCTCTAAACTGGTGGCAGAATCTGGTAAGTTCGAGATGGATGTCGAACAAGAATCTAAATATCGCGAAAGCGGTATTAAAGTCAAATCTTTTGTATTGGCTTCTGATACAGGTGATGGCTCTCGTTTTGACATTCAATTGGGTAAACACGAAGATGCTCAAAAAGCGTTTGAATCAGCACGCTCTTTGATTCGTCGTTTCTTTGGTGTATATGCTGACTTGGTAGAGATTGAGCGTAATAGTGCTACAGATTCTCGTATTGAGATTTCTGTACTGCCTGGTCGTGAGATTTCTGATTATGTCGGTGGTGAGTTGCGTGCTTATGTGACTTACTCCACTAAAGATGAAATCGTTCTGCCTAAAATCACTGTCAGCTTGAATCTGAATGGTTTTGCTGAAGTCGTGACTGACCAAGAAAACGGTAATGCCGTAACTGGTATTAGTGCAGACAATGCGCCTTCCGTATTGGGTGACATGCGTGCAGCTTACAATGCTGCTCGTGGATAATAACATTAAATCAACACATTTCAAAAAAGGATAATAGCTAAAATGGCTACCTCTGAAAACGTATTGTTAAACATTTTGAATGACTTTGCCACCTTCTTGGGTGAAAAAGACAAAGGTTTATTTGAAGACTTAGTGGGTCGTATTGAAGCACTGCGCGTCCAAGTGATGGGTGGTGAAGTCGATGCGGAATTGGATACGATTCGTGAAATCGTAGCAGAATTGAAAAACTTGAAAGATGCTCAAGGTAATACCCCTCAAGCGATTTTGAGTAAGTTCACTGCGATTGAAGGTCAAATCCAAAACCTGACTCAAGAGCAAAATGGTTTGTCTGCTAAGATCTCTGCTGTAGAAGTCACTGCCAATGCAGCGAAACAAAAAGCAGAATCTGTAGAACAATCTATTGCTAACCTGGCGGTAACGACTGCTAAAGCTGAAGCTGCCGACACTTTGTCTAAAGCCAATAAGTCAGCTGTAGAAGCATTGCAAACCAAAGTCACTACTTTGGAAAACTCTGCAAAACAAACTGACGTGTCTACCTTGACCATCGATGCCTTGAAACAAGCTTATACTCAAGCGCGTGGCTAATCACTAACGACTAGGAAATAAGTACGGGTAGATATATGGTAAATGTATCTATCTGTACTTATATAAGAGGTTTCTATTAAAATGGCTGACTCTAAATTAAAGAGCCTTCTCCTAGATTTTGCTCGATTCGTTGGTGAAAAGGATAAAGAGCTTAGTAACTTAGCAAAATTCCTCTCTGGCACTGGTTCTCCAGAAGGTAAAGTCACTGCTCCTAAGGGAACAGTGTACGTAGACAACAATGTGAACTATGGTGCTGCCCAGTGGACCAAAACCACCAATACCGGAAATACTGGTTGGAAAGTCACCCAAGGTGATACGGGATGGGTACAAATCCAAGCCATCAGTTTAGCAGATAGATCATTTATTAGGATAAGACGCATCAACGACCAGGTATTCTGGTGGTTTGGTGGTAATGCTTACGATTTATTTTCTTTAGCTGGTTGGCAAGATGCTACCTGGACAGGTAACCCGAATAAGGCAACTGTCCAGAGAAATCCTAAAACCAATATTTCCTGTGTTTGGTTATGTTACCCTGGTAGTAACACCATTCCGGATGGCTTTAGAGCACCAAACTCTATTATCGGTCCTGTTTATAAGGACGATAACAGTAATCCAATAGGCGTATGGAAGTTAGGTGGGATTAATGACGCAAATCAATTTCGTATAGAGATGATTAACAATGATCTTTATAAGACAAAGATTCCTAATTTGCGTTTCTCTACTGTGACCTACTTAACTAATGATCCGTGGCCTACTTCACTTTAATTTTATTCTATCTTTTATAAAGAGACGAATCTATGGCTTTGACCATTAAATATAATCCAGAATTATCAGATCGTGAAAACTTTAACGAGTTACTGAAAGATGCTGGTTATCCTGAAGCTCGTATTGCCGATCTGAGGATTCTTAAAAGTGAACCAAACGAAACTGTCTCTCCTGCTGATCGTAACACCACTGTATACATCGAAGTCCCTGCTGATTTAGCTGCTAAATACGATAACCAAAACCAAGAAGATGTGGCCCCGCAAACTGAAGGTAATAAGGTATTTAAACACCGTTATCGTAAACTGGAAATCTCTACAGCAATTAAACCTGAAGCTACCGTTATTGACTCTGAAGTTGGCTTTCAGCCAGGTGAAGATATGTCGAGTAGCAAAACTATTAGAAAAGCCAATGGGTCTGCCGATATATTTAAACACCAAGAAGACTACGAAAGAATCTATATTCACGAAAAAGAATCTCCAGTTGTTAGTTATGGTCGAAATGTCTATTCGGTGTCTTTTGTCAATAGTTTAGCATTCCAAGGCGATATTCCTGAAGCAGTGGTCAATATTAAAGCTGATGCGACTGCTGGTAAACAATTGCTCTTCAAATTGACTTTAAATGGTCAAGGTGATACTTCTGAGTATAGTGTACCTAAGGGTACTTACGAAGGCGCTGACGTGGCTTTTGCAGGTAAAGGTAATACGATTAAACGTGTACCTATTACTTTGCATGATCTTTTGGTTTTAGGTAACTCTGTATTGAATACGAAGTATAACGAATTAGCTTATGAGGATGTTCCTTATCGTAAGAATTTCTTACATAACAAATTCGCTTTCACTCGTGTTTCTACAGTACCTCAGAAAACCATCTTCCCTGAAGGTTTAGAACTCTCTATTCCTGAAGGTGCTTCTGGTTTGATCCGATATGCTTCTCCTATGGCTAAATATCCTGAAGTTCATGGAAATGTCAATACCTATGTGTTGCCACTTTTAGCTAAAGAAGCAGCAGACTACTGTTCTAAATTCTTAGACACAGAAGAGAAGTTTAAATTCGATAAGATTGATACTCAATCGAATAAAAACATCGTCGTCTTTAAAACCGGTAAATATAATCAAGAAACCGACTTACCTAAGTTTGAAGCATTCATTGGTAAGATGTTGAATGAAACTGGTTTGGAGCGCACTGATGCGCCTACTACGATTACTTACGATGGTTCTGTAGTGATCCATAAAGTGTTCGTAGATCCAAGCGACGATATGTTTATGAGCGAGCCAATTTACATTGCGTTGGTACCGCTGGAAGAAAAACTGACCCTTAAGGAAGGTATGGATGGATTTAGTGCTCTGAAGCTTGCTGACGAAGACACTTTGCCTGAAATGTAATTCCTTAACATTCATTTTATCCTAAATTAGGAAAACATTAACATGTATGATAAAATTTCTGTAGACTTTACCAAAACAGGTCTAGAAAATGTAAAAGATTTGCTGGTCGATGGTGGTTATCCCCGTGCAGAACTTGAAAAAGTTTCTATCTATACCACCAAAGAAGTAGACAACCAAGGTACTACCGAGTTGTATGTTGGTACTGCCGATGCTGACTTTGCTAACCGCATGACCAATGCCGGTGTAGACGTCAGCACTGTACCTAACGCTGCTACTGACACTGACGGTTCTGTTAAAGCTGGTTTCACCAAAATCATCAAACACAACTACCGTCGTGTAGACCCTGTTAAAGCCACTCAAATTCACCAATTCACTGACACTGATGAAAATGGTGAATATGTTGACTTGACTGCTCCTTCTAGCGAAAATCTGGAAAAAGTATTCAAGAAAAAACTGTTCAGCACTACTGGTGACGTCGTTACTGGTCAACGTATTTTCGGTGCGGACATCGTTACCGAAGGTGGTGCTTCTGTTACCCTGCAATACGGTGAAAACAAAGTCAACTACGACTACACCACTGACGATGCTAAACTGTGCTTCGCTAAACGCGACCCACAACAAAAACTGACTGTACGTCTGCGTTCTGACGTAGAGATCGGTGACCAAGTCATCTTGTTCCCTTACTTGGGTTACACTCCTCATGAGTTGGTAAGCGATTCTACTCCGATTCAAGCTTTCGAAACCAAAGGTTTGGCTCAAGACCTCACTGGTCTGGCTACTCGTTATGTAGGTCAAAGCGCATTTGGTCCTAACCGTGACATCGTTAAATCTAACCATGTATACGGTGTGAGTATCAACCTGAACGACGTAACTGATCCTGCTAAGCTGAAACAAGCTTACTTGACTAAAGCTTACGCTAACGTTCCTGCTCGTCAACAACTGGTTGCTGAACAAGAGTTCCAACGCCATGGTACTACTCGTGTAGGTTACTCTCTGGGTGAAGGTAAACTGGGTGACATCGAACGCGTCGTAGAATTCCGTTCTACTGGCGATACCAGCGATCCTGCTTACAAACTGACCGAAAGCGTAGGTTTCTACGTCGCTCCGACTACTGCTAAAGCGGTTGCTAAAGCACTCCATGAACTTGAACACAGCCAAGGTTTGTTCAAAGACGAGAAAATCCTCGAAACCTCTATCGGTAAAGCTGGCGATGCTACCATTTACTACACACTGGATGATCAAGCCGCTTTGGACAATCATCAAGCTTCTGTAGACACTGAAGATGGTCGTGCTAAACTGAAACAGCTCTTTGAAGTACAAATCAGCGACACGCTGATCGGTACTAAGAAAGCACTGAAAGTTGAATTCCAAGATCCTGATGCAGGTGGCGTGGTTTACGACAAAGACAGCTTCACGTTCAAGATCTCTGCTGCTGAAGGCTATGAAGACTTCATCGTAGGTTCTATCTACGTTGTGGGTGACTTCACTGTAGGTAAATTCCACGTAGCTGACGAACTGAATGGTTTCTCTGAAGGTTTGGTAGCGGTGTAATCTAGCAATAGGTTATTGCTTTAAATAATTAAGCTAGGTTCCTTGGCGGAGCCTAGCTTAATTCTATCTATGTTTTCTTATAATTTGATTATTTAATTAAGGAAAATGATTTAAAATGACTACAAAAGTAGATCCTAAGATCACTCAGTCTGAAAACTTAAAAAAGTTATTATTGGAAAGCAATACCAAACAAGAAGACCTTGATAAAGTTTCCAGCTATGTGGTAACCCCTGAAGCAAAAACCGTAGGTGAGAAAGAGTACAATACTAAGCTGACGATGCAGTTGAAAGAGACTGGAGAAACCCATTCTGCAGCTTATAACCGAGTCCCTCCTGGATTAAGAGGGGATTCGAATTATACCTTTACCTACGACAATATTTTAGCTGAGAAGAAATTGGCTTTGAATAACAGCAGTGAAGACATTGATATCTTAACTGGTGTGATTAACAAAAGTGATATCTTCTCTCAAGATGAGAAATATCCTTTTAGCGTAAAGATCAATACAGACTATACGCGTATTGAAGTGATTCCTCATTTGGATTCTCCTTGTTACGTAGGTGGTAAGGAATACATCTTAAAGATTATTACCAAACCTAATATCATTAAGATCTTTGAACCAGTGACCTATGTGGTTTCTAACATGGCGATTCCAGATTCTAAATGGCGAGGTACAGGTAAACAAGAATTCATTTCTTTAGAATTGCAAGATGGGAGTGGACAATCTAAAACAGTAAATGCTTTAATCGTACCTTATTTCCAAACAATAGATGGGGTAGCGATGAAGTTGAACTTAGGTCAGCAAGGCGGTCAAGCACGTTCTAGTTATTTGTTAGATAATCCACGTGATGAATTACCTATTTCTAAAGATATTCCGTATCCTCGTTACTATGCTTTCAGTGCCATCGGTAAACCGTTCGAAAATGCTACTTTGTCAGAAGAGCAAAAAGGCGAATTGTTGAAATACGTGAAAGAGACAAACAACCAAATTATATCCGATACTGACGAAACCTTAGTAAACGATAGTATTAGTGGCTGTATCGCATTTAAAGCACCTGTGAAAGATCAGCATGATTATTCTTTCAAAGTACTGAAAACAAAGGTGCAGGATATTATCTATAACTTGTTGTCGAGTTACGAACAAGGTGATCCGATTGAAGGTAATGTGGATGAATTGTATAATCGATTCCGTATTACTACCGATGAAGAATATCGTAAGCATTATCCTGAAGAAGAGTTGCTCTTCGAAGTCAATACTTCCGATACTGCTCACGAGATGACGATTGAATTGTTAAATATCACTGACTTTACCAATACGACTGGTCCTCGTACAGCACGTAATACTACAGGTGACTACGAGAAGTTTAACTTCTTGTTAGGCTACATTCGTGACCATTGCTTGCGTAAATTACAGAAGTATGGTATGTCTACTCAGGACGCAACTGTTCTTTTACAATCTGCTCGACGAGCCAATAGATGGATGACGATTACAGATCGATTCACAACCTTCCATAATGGTGCTCCATCTATTAAATTGAATAGTGTTTATGTAGATTACGATATTACCTTTATCGCTAAGAAAGGTATGCCTGTGATCAACCATAACTTCTTAGATAAGTCTGCTTACGACACGTCTGAGAAGAAAAAAGAAATGTTGGAAGATGCAGGGTTCTTTACTCGTCTCTTGAAGCAATATATTCGCAGTCAAGGTAGTCAATTGACAGACAACAGTATTGATGACGACATGTTCGCTACACTCAATCTTTACACGGATAAGAGTTTGAATATTGTTGAACGAGTAAAATTGAATACTGGTCCTACTGTGTCTTCAGGTGGTGTTTCTTCAGGTACTGTAACCGATATTGTTGTAGACCGTTACGCTAATGGTATTAAGACTGTACGTTTGGAAAAAGCAAGTGGTTCTTTCTACTATGGTTTCCAATATCCTAAACTGATGGCTTACAGTTTCTTACCTGGTAACCGCATTATCTCTAATGTCGATAAAGAAGCTTATGCACCAGAAAAACTCTACAATGCTTCTCGTGAAGAATTCATTGAAATGATGAAGAAATACGTACCTGACTTCCCTTATGCTTATATGGATTTTGATAAGGTAAGACAAAGCATGTATTACTTGTCACCTCTCAATAAAGAGTTTGGTATTGGTTTGTACTTCTTAGTCAATGAGAATGATGTTTTCAGTAATAGTGGTAACCACAGCTATTCACTCATTCAATTGCGTTACGCTAAATAACGATTAGTACTCTCTACTCCTTTAACAGGGAGTAGAGGGTATTCTTCACTGTCTTGCTTTATTGTGATTGACTATTTAGAAAGGAAATATAAAATGGGAATTAAAGTAGATTCTCGTTTGACTCAAACGGAAAACTTAAATCGTCTTTTAGATGAAGCAGGGATTAGGGAAGAAAGAAGACGAGACTTTGAATCGATTTCAATTATTGAAGAAGATAGAGTAGTAAAAGGTAAGCAATACAATACGCAATTGCAAATGCACTTAGTGCATGGTTCGCCTACACACAGAAAAGAGAAAAAGACATTTGCCACTACAGTCTATAACAGAATGCCTGTAGGTTGGAATAATGATAGCGGTTATACCTTTACTTACGATGAAACTCAAAACAAAGCTTTAAACAGAGATGGTAAAGAAGCGGATTTAAAACTCTTAGCTACAATAGTAAATAGTAATCCTAATCTCTCTCATGATCCTAAATATCCATTTAGAGTAAAAGTAGATGAAGAGTATACTCAATTAGAAGTTATTCCTCACTTAGCCTCTCCTTGTTATTACGGAAAAAAGAAATATCCTTTAAATATCGTAGTAGATAGCACCAATGTTAAGATTTTTGAAGATGAGATTTATATTATCTCTGCTATAGGGGTTCCTAATGCTAAATTGATCAATAGTGATATTAAAGAAACCACAATGCTAAGGTATCATGAAAGAGGAACGGATAAAGAAATCACTGCAATAGTTATTCCTTATAAACAAAGAGTAAATGGTATTGTTTACAAACATACTTTAGATAAGATCAGTATGTTGGATGTTAATGATAATATTTGGAAGATTAAATATTATAACTTAGCAATGGTTAACCTTGACGATAGCCCTGCTGATCCAGTCACTACTCTTTTAGGCATTGGAAAACCTCACCTTTCTCAAACGTTTTCTTCTGAAAAGATAAATGTATTAAGGGACGCTATAGGTAATGAAACGGGGGATGAATTATTCTACGATCGTAAACTTTATGTTTCGTCGTATGCTCGTATTTACGACCCTAGCCTATATAGAATTAATAAACTGGATATTAATTTAAATGACAAACACTATATTGTCAACATCATTCAGTTAACTCTTGCAGGTATTATCTATAAATATTTAGGTATGGCTAATCCTGGTGATGTCATTACTAAAAATAATGATATATTTACTTGGAGAACCTCTTCTGAGTACCGTCAGAGATTCCCAGAAAAAGAGATAACCTTTAAACCTAGTGTCAAACCGGATGGTTACGGTATCGTTTTCACTGTTGATAGTAATTGGTTAAATTGGAATGCTTCTAAGTCTAACTATTTATTAGGAGCTATTCGAAAACAGCTGCTCGATAAGTTAGTGAATGACGGAATGGAATTAAATGATGCAAACTATATCTTAGGATCTTCAGTAACACACAGTGTTGATTATTTCGAACATGTAAAAGATGCTTGGCGTATTTCAGAACGAAAATATTCTACTGACATTACAATAGTACAAAATGATCGAGTCGAAAGATATGAAGAATCGTTTAAGAATAGTGAAGTTGTTAAATCAGACAGTTACTTTATTTACGGTACGACCGTCTTCTCTATAGAGTTTAGATAATACATTACCTCTCTACTCCTTTTTACGGGAGTAGAGAGTGTATATTATTTCAAACCTATACTATTAAAGTGTAGTACTCAATCTAATTTTTATAAAGGAAATTCATTATGCATAAATCTATCTTTCTTTTACCTTTCATTCTTTCTGCTTGTATCATTGTTAAAGCTCCTCAAGAGTCTCAAGAACAAGAAGAAGTCACTCAATCCAATACTTTCCAATTGAATGAAGACACTGGCATTCTCTGTAAAGACAATCATTCCATTGCGTGTAATGAAATTCGGGATTATTGTTTTAACAATACTGCCGATAAAGATTGTCAGGACTTCTATCAAGTAGCAGGAAAAGATCATGGCTGATTACTACTTACCTGAAATTGAAAGACATCCTAATCCATTACGAGAAGATGTACAAGTGATTGATCATGTCTCTTATACGCTCAGTATTGGATCAGTAGCTGTCTTGTCTAAATTATTACAACCTTTAGGATTAGAGCTATACAGAAATAAGCAATATTCTATTACTGTAGCTTATTCTAAGAATAGAATTGATACTTACGAATTCAAAAACAATGGTTTAGAATTTACTCAGTATTACTCATTAACTAATCCTTTATCGTTTCCGATTGAAGACATGAGTTTGGCTTCGATATTAGATACGAATGGTAATCCGATTGATGTCTTGATGTTGGGTAAAAAAGCTCAAGATTTCTTTAAGGATATTCATTCCTTTCTAATTCATCACAGGAGAGCCGAATGGTCTCAGGGTGAGTACTTACCCTACATTGAGCTTTCACGCCCATCTGTGCTCAATCTGACGCAAGCAATCGCTATTTCTTCACCTAATGAAGCATTGGTATTCGATTACAAACGCTTTATGCGTTTTGGTGAAGTCATTTAACTAATCAACTAACTAAAGTATAAAGTCTTTCGATATGAAGTTTTAATATTATTAAAAGATTTATACATGAAAGGGTAAATGACATGCCTTACACAAAAATCATTAAAGAAGTCTTGAGTAAGTTAAACTGGAAAGTAGTGGGTATTTCTATATTCGGTATTCTTTTGGTTTGGTCTGTTATTGACAGTAACCTAATCTCTAGAAAGAATGTAGAACTGTCTGCTAAAGTAGAAAGTTTAAAAACTCAGTTGAAAGACAAAGATGAATTGATTCATGCTTTAGAAGAAAAATCTAAAGTAGAACGTCAATTGGCAACTAACCTTCAAGAATCTTTAGTAGAACATCAACAACAGATTGCTACTATTGAGAAGAAGGAAGCTGAACGCAATAAGCAATTAGCGGAAGCTTTAGATCGTACTGAATGGTCTAAAGAGAAAGTGCCTGATGAATTAAAATCTAAATTGAAAAGGAAAGACTAAATGAAGTATTCAGTAATCATTGCTGCCATGCTTTTAGCAGCTTGTACAACTAAAGTACAAACCGTAAAAGTATTTGAGCCTATTCCTGTACAGTGTGACTTAACCCAAGTCTGCTCTGATAAAGAATACAGTATCGAAACCAATCGTGATTTAGCTTTGGCTTTCGCTAATACTAAAGCGGAACTGGCTTACTGCTCTGAACACTTGAAGTCATTGCAATCTTGTGTGAAACGAGCAAACAATATTTTGGAAGGTAAACATGAGGAAACCAAGGTTCAAGAGACAAGCTCGAAATAATCAATCTCGTCGTATCTGGTTTATGCTAGAACGATTGAGAAAAGAAAACAAACTATAGAAAGATTCACTCTCTACTCCCTAATAAGGAGTAGAGAGTATTTTCTTTTTTGTATTCTAGATTGAATCAAATATATACTATTATAGTGAACCTGATAGAGAAATCTATCAACCTAATCTCGCTTTGATATTTAATCCATGTAATATCAAGGTATTCATTCAACCTTTGTATAAGGAGACCAAATCATGGAAAACAAAAAATACGAAATCACCACTAACGAACTCGTAATCGACGGTCGCAAATTCTTTCAGGTTAAAGCCCTGAGAGATTTCGACAATGCGAAAGCTGGTGACCTGGGTGGTTATGTTGAAAATGAACATAACTTATCCCAAGAAGGCGAGTGCTGGATTCGTCACGACGTTGTCCTGATGGATGACGCTCGCGTCGAAGACAACGCCGTAGTAACCGGTGACAGCGTTGTACGTAACAATGGTTGTGTACGCGGTTACGCTCACGTTCGTAACGCAACTGTATGTGACAACGCAGTCGTGGAAGGTACCGCTTATGTAATAGGTGGTTTCCACGATTACAACAGTATTGTTATCAAAGACAGTGCAGTTGTCCGTGGTGATTTACAAGGCAGCTTCGTCATCTGCGGTGACGCGGTTATCACTGGTGCACTCAGCAGCAATAGTGATATCTGGATCGATATCGATGTAGATGATGAGAACGCAGTCGTATCTTACCCAGCACCTCACGGTACTGAGTACAGCTATTCTGCTAGTATCGTTGCCAGTACGACCAAAGACCAATGGTGCTTCCGTGGTGATGATGGAATGATCGAAGTCACTTCACGTGAAATCGATTCATTACTGCCTGAGCTGATTGGTCCTAAGTTTGCTACCTACATGCAGTTCATCCGCGATGCTCATCATAGCGCCTACGATATTGAATTGTTCGAAGAAGATTTCGAATAATTCTCGCTACAATTACTCCCTTATCCTTAATCGGGTAAGGGGGTAGTTTATTTAATTTTAATTAATTTATTTTTTGCTCATTATTTGGGCTAATCTACCCTAACTTAAAGGAAATCAAAATGGAATTCAATTTGCTGGATAAATACAATGCATTAAACTCTTTCTCTAAAGAGAAAGTAAACGAGTTTGTGAATAAAGAGTTGGATAAATTCTTTGGAGAAGATCGTACTCGTACTTACGAGAATAAAGAAGATTACATTCATGTAGAGAAAGGTATCTTGAGTATCTCCTACAATGACTTGATCCAATCGACTCAAGGCTCTTACAACCAATTTGCACAACAATTGCAATGCGGACCTCAAGAGTTTGCCGGTGCGGTCTACATGAAGCTGATTCACGAAGTTCAAGAATTAGGCTTCAAGACTATTGCTGTAGGTAACTTCGGTAGCATTATCTTGAAAGGTAATGGTATGCCGATTGTAGCAGTAGATGAAACTGCACCTTACGATTACCAACCTGATCAAAACAACCATGTTTATGGTATTCGTACTGAAGACTTAAATGGTGAAGAAATCTTCATTGCTTTCGTTGACTATCGTTTGGCTAATCACATTGCTGAATTCACTGAAGCTTCTGTACATGCTTTGGACTTGAATACCTTGAGCTATCCTTACTACTGTAAAGAAGACAAAGCTCAATTACGTTCTCCAGTTACTCGAATGAGTATCCAAGGTAATCTCGTAGGTTACATCATGTCTGTAAAAGAAGTTGCCGCTATGGGTGATTTCATCTTAGGACATGTTCATTATTACGATAAAGAAATCATTACTGAAAATCAAAAGGTAGTGTGCACTTATCGTGATGAAGACTACGAAGACTTCTGTGTGTACGACTTCAAGATTGAAGGCTTTGCTCAAAAAGCAACATCACCTGAAGCAGTAGAAGAAATCTTGAAAGACATTCGTGAACAAATCAGTAAAGAAGATGTGAAGTTCTGTCATGTAGAGCCGGTCATGATGGCTGTAGATGGTGATATTTCTTACTTCCGTATGTTGGTATGGTCTACTGCACCTAACCGTCAACGTTACCTGCCTCCTATTGTCGTAGAAGAGTTGTTGGCTACACATACTTGGGATGGTGATACATTCGTACCTACTGCAGAATTGGCTCGTAAGACTCGTGCTGATAAATACATGGAATACGAAGGCATCCATGTTGCATCAGATATGTTGGCACATCTGGAGAGCGTACATGAATTTATCACACCTGGTTATCTGGCTTGTGAGATTAACCATTTCCTCAGCCTCACTAAAGATGCGAACTGGTCTGATAAAACATTCGTGCCTTACACTGTAGGTGGTGTGACATTCTGTCTGGACTACATGAACGCTAAACAGTTTAACTTCGCTAAAGTCAATGACATGATCTACAAAGGTCTGGTATTGAATAAAGAAGAAGCTAAACCATTGTCTGAACTGGATGACGAATACGTCACCATCATCAAAGATTCTTCTGTAAGTAGTGTACTGATTAGCAATGGTCATGTAGAAGTAGAAGATGATGACGATCCATTCAGTGGTCCGTCTGGTAACCTTTACTACGAAACTCAAGTGATTTTCAAAGGTAAGAAAACTTATCAAGAAATCGTTGAGGGTTATAAGCCTCTCTTAGATGCTATAACCATTGAAAGTGAAAGCTTCGAGCATCCAGCTATGGTAAATGGTAATCCGATGTTCTTGCTGAAGTATGTGAAAGTGAGTGACTTGGTCGAGAATCCTGGCATCGCTAACACCACTTACGTAGTGGATAATCAATCCAATGCATTCTGGGAAACTGAACATGATGGCGTGTATTACACCGCTACAGGTTTTAGCATGATTGTCAATATCCCTGAATATGAAACACCTTTCGATACTAAGCAGTAATTAAGACTTTACTCTCTACTCCCTAAAAAGGAGTAGAGAGTATTTTCTTTTTTTAGTTTATTTTAAATCTATATTATTTAAGTGTAATAGGATTTATAAATATTCTATTATTCTTTTTACTAACTAATTTAAAGGAAATTTTAAAATGGAAAAATTCTTGTTATTCTCTTTAGGTCTTGCCATCTTGATTGGCGTCATTGGTTTTACGGCTGACTTCTTAGCCCGCATGTATTATTCGGCAATTCATACGCCAAACATCAAGAACATTCGTATCTTGAAGAAACTGATTCTTCACTTGTATACCCACAAGAATAAGAATCATGACTTTAAAGCACCTGATTCTACCTCAGAAGTCTCTAATGAAATTCGAATGAAAGACATTCAAGACTACATGCGTAAAAACAATTACGCTCGTCGCGTCTTAGTGAATTGGTTGAATGAACGTGGTTTCTCCTTTGGTGTGTATGGTACGCAACACTGGCTCTTAGAAGTCAATAAATACGATTCTTCTATCGTGGGTAAATCAGTAGTGGAGAATATCGAATTCTCTATTCTTAACGAATACTCTATTGATCGTGAAGAATCTGAAGAGAAAGTTCATGTCGTAGAAGTGAAAAGTATTATCTTCTCAATGTTGGTACGTCATTTCATCAATGAAAACGATGACTTGATTACCATCATCGAATCTATTGAAACCGTTAAAGGTGGTAACATCTTGTTCAATAGCAAAAAATAAAAAAAAAGTACTCCTACTCTCTACCCCAGGAAGGTAGAGAGTAGAGAATACAGTTTTAACGACAGAGCCAAAAACAAAGACAAACCACTCTGTCAATCTCTTCTATTCAGGTAGAGTCTGCCTTTTTCCGAAGGTACGGCTTGTAAATCGTCCTGAGTAAAAGATTATTTAGGTTTGTCAGAAAGAGAAAGAAGTATGGGCACTTTGTCCGCGATTCTCTCGCTTATCGCTACAGTATTAAAGATCCTATTGGACTCTGATAAGAGTTTAATAGAGAAATCTGTATTACTGTTTTTGACGGGCGTCTTAGCAGTCACAATCCTGACTGTTTCAAAACTATTAGGTGTGATCCAATAGTTTTGATTTAAAGTGAAACCAGTACTCTTTCAAATGATAAGGGTACTGGTTATTTTTTTTTTGATTTAAATCACCAGTCTAAGAAACTACTCACTGATTTCTTAATCGTGTGAATCCCAGTCTTCACTATCGTCTCTAAAGGTGATTCAGTCATTAATCCTTTTAAGATGTCTCTGTTGACTTCATCATCGACTTTCTTACCTAAGATTAAAGCCACTTGTTCTTCAGACCATTTTAAAATGTCTTCATTACGGGTAGAGATATTTGGTTCTTCTCCCGTATCTAAAGTCACTTCAAACAAATCCACATCTAAAGTTTGTCCAATACGATTCGCTCTTTTCACTGCTTGCTCGTACGTACCAGACCTAAAAGGTAGATTCAAGAAGATCACACGATTCGCTTCAGTTAAAGGTACTGCTTCAGATAAGGTTTTAAAAGTCGTAATCAAAGGATTGATTTCTGGTTTCTCTTTAAAGACTTTCGTTTGCATGGCCAATCCATTACCTGCAGTCGTTTCACCAAAAATACTAATAGGTGTAAACCCATTCAATTTTAATTGGTATTCCGTTTCTTTCACGACTTCTACATAATCCGTAAAGATAATCGTCTTAGCTTGAGCATTTCGAATAATATCCGGTAGATTAGACTGATAAGTTTCTCCGTCTTCCGTAATGACTTTAGCATCAATGACTAATTGTTTCACAATGTCTGCATTACATTTAGAACGAGATTTCCCTAAGATGTTTCCTAATGCTTCACCCATAATCGTTAAGTCTACGTATTTATAAACAGACTTAGCTTTTCTAAAGACTTTCTTAACATCATTAGGTAATAGTGGAATAATTACTTTATCTTCGTAGTAATTACAATATAGCACATATTGCTTGTGTTTAGGATCCGTAGGAATATAACCTTCATGGAGTGTCTTAGCTTTCGCTAAGTAATCTTCTAAATCTGCTCTAAAGATAGCAGTATCACCTCTACCTCTAACGACACGACTACGATAGGTTTCTATAGCGTTAAAGAAATCATTCTCGTATTGTTTCGCATTCTTCTGGTAATAAGCCTTACGTTCTTTCACGTAATCAATCATCTTAGCAGAAATGGTTTTTAACGTATAATCTCCACCATTCTTTAAAGTGACTTTGATCTTGTGGGTGTATTGTTCTACTCCTGAACCACGTGTTTTAATCTCAGAGCGTACTAACTGTAATCGATTAGCCATAACAGAAGTTGCATAAACACCAGATACACCAAATACTTTTAAGAAGGACTGATAGACACCTTTATCAAAGAGTTTATCAATAGTAGCGAACATTGTAAGTGTTTCAGTACCTAATGCTTTAATCGGTGTACCAGACATCCACAAACAGAATTCAGGATTGATCTTCTTATTCAATTCTCTAAACTGAATAGAACGTTCTGAATTGTGAGAATTCATGGCGTGACATTCATCGAGCAAACATGCGAATCTTTTATTAGGAATTTTAACCGAATCTAAGTACTCATTTAACTTCCCAATTGCTTCGTAGTGGCAGACAATAAACCTATCGTTAATATTGAATTCTGCGGGTTTATTAGGTCCATGCAGTACAGGTAAAGACATGGAGTAAGATTGAGGTTCCGAATAGACACGGATAATGGTTTCGTCCCAAACATCGTTGACAGCTTTCTTAGGACAGATAATAATAACAGTGTCTATATCTAGCATTTCCATCAATGCTAACGATCCATAGCTCTTCCCCGCACCTGGTGGTGCATCTAAAAGGTATCCCTTTAAGTTCAATAATTCTGCTTTCCAAAGACACTCGTCGATGAATTTATCTTGATAATCAAACAACTTCATTCCATTAAAGATCTTGTCTAATTTAGACTTATCAATTTTAGGAATATTTAAAGGATCTGTGTTTTGGATTTTCTTAATATTTGCGACTAAAGGAATTCTTTCTAATTCTTCTTTAATCGCTATCAATTCTCTAGAGGAAGTCGTTCTTCTTTTAAACTTAGGATTAAACAATAAAGTATTAATCGAATGATAGAAATCTGGTAAATAGAAAGTACTAAACTTAATCTCTGCATAAGTCGCTTTGTCTAAGATATTGTATAACATCTTAGTGCCTAAGTACTTCTCTAGATCTCGACAAACATACTTTAAAGAAATCCCACTAATAGAAACTTTATTGACAGAGGGATCGACTTCTACTTTAAGCCCTCTGAGTAAACTGAATACTGACATGATAGAATGACCAATATAAAAATAGATTGAAATAGATTGTGTGTTATCAAATCAAAAAGACTTATTCCTTTTATGGTATTAGAACCACAAAAGAAATTTAAAAAGACTTATCTCTCCTGTAGCCTTAGTAGCTACAGGAGAGTAAAGCCCAATCAATCTTAAAGGAAATGAAAATGAAACGAGATCAACAATCTAGGATTGCATGAAGTAGTGAAGGAAATCAACGTATTCTTTTTCATATAGAACTAACCTAAATTAATTTCCTACATCCCAGAATGCCGCTTCTTCATCCCCATCTCCGTTTCGTGATGCACCAAACTTAGATAAAGAAGTATCGGTTCCATGGATATCCCATCTTAAACCACCAATCTTTTGGAATTCTAAGATAAAGAACTTGTGCTCTTCAGGTGTATCATTTTGTCCACGGTGTTTACCACGGGCAATGGTTTGGTATTTACGTCCACTGTCCTTAACAATATCTACAAAGATCTCTAACTCTGGTTCACGAGATAGACCACGGCAGCCTTCGTAATACGAACCATCTGAAATTTGCATGGCTAACATCTTGTTACCTTGACGTTTCAATTCCATGGCATCTGGTGATAATTGTACCGGAGTCAATAAAGCAATATTCTTAGCCGCAAAGAAGTTTTTGGTTCTTCTAAAGAGTTCTTGAATATCGGCATCTGCTCGAGAGTGAGACAAACCATTTTTATTGGCTAGATTCAAATAGTCAATTAAGGTTAAGTGTACTTCGTAACCATCTGCTTCTAATTGCAAGACTTTACTTTGGATTTCCGCATAAGACCAAGTCGAAGAGTCTGCTCGTACTAACTTCACTTCGTATCCAGTAGAGGTTAATTTCTCATGGACATAAGCAGCAGCTTCACGAGAAGAGAGTCTTTGTTTATCTTCATCTGTCACTTTTACATTTTCTAGATTCTCTTTTAATAAGATATACAAGTTAAATAATACAATCAACATGTCATCTTCAAAAGAGATTAAAAGCATCAAAGGTTTCTTTTTCTCATCCGTTTGTAAGTCTTTAGGATTATTGAACATACAAGCTGAAATAAACATGGATAAACACACACCGGTTTTGTTATTGTGTGCTAAACCCCCTACAGTCGTTAATTGACCTAAACGTAAACCACCACGAGTCATTCGATTCATGGCGTGCCAAGGCATCTTAATCGTACGAGAACCATCATTTTCTTTACGGATCAATTCAAACTGTTCTGCTACGGCATCTAAATCAGATAAGTCTACTTCACAAACAATCCCTGGAATCTCTTCACCAGAATAGTTGACTAAGTCAATAATACCATTTAAAGAAGAAGACATGTATTGATTCAAATCACCAATTTTATCTCGATTGAATTTCAAATCAAACGTCATCTTATCCAAAAGCATCATTGCTTTCTTTTCTTTTAAGTATTTATTTAACTCAAAGCGATAAGAAAGAATGGTTCTTTTTAATTCCTCTTCATCTAAACGAAAAGAAATATTGTCTTGAATACTTTCAAAAAGCGTAGTATCTAATCCACAGGCAATTCGAATGTGTTGGATTAAATCGTTATAAGGAGTCGGTGTCTCTTTACTGATCATGGTAGAGACAACATTTTTTAATTCATTTAAAGATGAATCTGTACCTGAGATGTCATTGTTGTTTATTTTTAAAGTAGTAATCACATCCGATACGAGTTGTTTTGAGAGTTCACTTTCACCGCTTTGACCTTCTCTAAATAATAGAGAAATACACTTAGCCAATAGTGCTTTAACATCCATTTTGCTTTTACCTCGTTTTACTATAAAGAACGACCAGTTAGATTAATTGCATACACTATTCTAATAAATTATTTTTGTCTTAATATAGTCGTTAGTTAAAAATATGAATTATTACCGGTAATTCCTATTTTCTCGTTAATGTTGCATAAATGATTTAATATACGAATAAATTATCTTGTATTAAATCGTGAAATAGACAAACAAAGGATTATAACAACATGTCCATTTTAAATTTACCAAATGGTGAGTTGAAACTCATCTTGGTACCCGAGCCTATTTTCGAAGATCTTAAGGCAGTAAACTATAGCCCAGATGCTTTACTTTATTATGACAAAGCAAGTAAAGTTCTTAATAAGAACGCTTTGAAGATTTTTACTGTCTTGAATTCCAAATATAATCCTCAACGATTAGAATTCGTTCATGGTTCAGAATGTCTTACTCCTGTGTTGAGTGAGTGTCTGGACGTACGAGACTTATGGTTGTCTTTAGAAGAGAGTCAATCTGTTCGAGAAGAAATCCGTAATGAGTTCGTTGCCAGTGATGACAATTCAGGATATTCTTTGGATCAATACGAGTACGATGCTTCGCAAGCTTTGCTCTCTTTGCTCAATGGTTTAGATACTGCTCTAGCGAGCGGAAGGAATATTTATGAAGATGTCTTGCCTTCTTGCGAAGGTAAGTGCTTCTTTGTTGTGGTACCTTATATTCAAAACACTACAGCAAATGTGCCTTCTATAAGTAAAGAAACCATGAGCATCTTTGCAAAGAATGTACTAGAAGCTATTTTGAGAAAAAGCGCATTTTACCATGACCAAAGTACCATTGCTCAGAGTAGCTTGTTCGTCCAGTACTTATCTAGTAAGATAAATATGTGAGACGAATAAAAAAGCGTCTTTACTTCGTATTATTTTTCTTTACAGAAATAAATTTTCATTTCTAAACTTTTACGTAAAAGGTTATTAACAATGTCTCTCTTTAAAAAGAAAACAAGCAACAGCTTCTCTGGTAAATCCCGTGAAGCGAAAATCGGTGAAATCGCCGCTAACTTGGCTACTCAAGTACAACTGGGCACTGAGTCTCGTGACTTGCTGGGCGCTCTGTTTTTGTCTACTGAATCTTTGAATGAAGCTCAAGTAGCTGAACTGAACGAAGCCACTTCTACCATTCCGACTACTGCGACTCAAATCAGCGAAGCCGCTGCTTCTGAAGGTGACCAACTGACTCCTGAAGAAGTACAAAACATCCAAGACTCTTTGGTCGTTGCTGCCAACCCTGAAGCTTACCTGAAATCTGGTAGCGAAGAAGAAGCTGGTACTGTACACGGTGTACTGGGTGGTGAAGTAGATGCTGCTCCTGTAGTTGTTGAAGCTTCTCGTGAATCTTTCGAAGTTCACGGCATGATGAACACTCTGTCCATGACCGTTTCTTACAACGTTCGTGCTGATAAACAATCTAAAGCTGCTGAGTTGTTCTTCCCGACCATTAACTTGGACTTCAACAGCAACAACTACACCATCGACACTCAACTGTCTACTGTATTCACTGAAAAAGAATACGAAGTAACTGGTAAACGTGACGCCTACCGTAACCAAAAACACATCATCAAAGCTTTGCGTAACAGCACTATCCTGAAGTCAAACTTCACCGATATTATCCCTGTTTACCGTCAAGGTCAAAACGACGACTCTTTCGTTGATGTAAGCGTTCTGCCTGTACGTTCTGTTGTGAACGATCAAGGTGAAAAATTCCAAACCTCTCTGTTGCGTTTGGGCGAAGAAATCAAACTGTTGGACATTTCTCAAACCAACCGTATGATTGCTCTGGGTATGCAAGACTCTACTGACCAAATCGCTGGTAACCCACGTCTGAAAACCATCGGTCTGAAAGTCGGTAACGATACCGTATTGTTTGAAAACCTGCAATACCATCAAGCTTCTCAATTCACCTACTCTCCTAAAGGTGACCGTGAAGACATCTTGTTGACTTACGATGTCAATACTCACCTGCTGGATGAAAACACTAAAGGCGTGAAATCTGGTGCGCTGCCTACCGAACTGCAAGCTTTGAAAGACAAAGGTCTGGAAGTTCTGGTTCGCTTGACTTTGACTGGTCGTGGTAATACTGATACTTCTGCTTTCGAAATCAACTCTGGTTCTGTTAAAGTAACCGCCGTACGTGATGCGAAAACCAAAGAAGTAAAAGACTTGGAAGATGCGGCTCTGAAACCTCTGTTGGATGCGGTTAAAGCCACTGAAGTAGTCGGTTGGGAAATCGACGCTACTCGTACCAACAGCAACATCCGCGAACATGGCATGATCTTGGATAGCCGTGTACAACGTATCATCTACGGTGTACGTCTGCACTCTCCAATCGCTGTACGTCGTCCTTTCGACGAGAAAACTGATGTGACCGACGCTCAACGCATCGACACACTGATCCAAACCAACTACATCCGCCGTACTAACGCAGCGATCACTGCTCTGTACGACATCTTGGGTATGCTCAAAGCTGCTCCTGAGAAAGTAGACATGACTGAGCCTTTCGCTCACTCTATCGTGGGTATTGGTCAGTACTTCTCTAAAAACTACGTACGTGACGTAGCATTGGATGTTTACAAAACTACCCAATCTATGCAAACCACTGATGTGCGTGCTAACGCTTCTGCTGTGATCACTAACTTTGTATTGGCTGAGATGACTCAAGCTTATACTTCTTCTGAGTTGGCTGCAGCTTACGAAATCATCTCTGGTGGTGCTAACTTCCGTCCGCACGTCATCGCGATTGCTGACGTGTTCACCAGCAAATTCATCTTCCGTGAAGGTGATGCTCGTACTCTGGGTGATGGCTTTGACTTCACTATTGAAGAATGTTCTGACGATCGTTTGGTTGACAAAGACAAAGACGGTGAAGTCGGTACGATCTTCTTGTCCTTCGGTGTACCTCGTAATGGTAGCCTGAGTATTCCTCTGTGGTTCGGTAACTGCTTGAGCAAACGTGAAATCCCACGTATTGTTAACCGTGCTCGCGGTAGCAAATACCAACACGAAGTCATGGTTCAACCTTGGTTCAGCCACATCTGCCACTTGCCAATCTTGGTTCGTATCCGTGTGGCTGGTCTGAAGAAAGCCGTTCAAGAGCGTATTCCTTTTGCTGTTCAAGCTTTGACTAAAGACGGCGAAGTACCTCTGACTGCTGAATCTTAATCTAGTAATAGATTACTCAATGTAGACTCTCTCCTCTCTACTCCTTACGGGGTAGAGAGGTGGGAGTTTTATGTTCTATTTACTTATAGAACTATATTATTAAATTGAAGTAATGTCTAACTTTTATAAAGGAACTAATTATGGAAAAGAAATACGAATTGATTAAAGAAGATTCTATTGAAGTAGAAGGTCGTACGCTTTATCGGATACGAGCTTTGAAAGATTTTATTAAAAATGATGACGATACGTACGATGTAAAGAAAGGCTCTCTAGGTGGGTATGTCCAAAAAGAAGAAAATCTTTCTCATGAAGGTAATTGCTGGGTATCTGACGACGCTAAAGTATTCGACAGTGCTGTTGTAAAAGATAATGCTCTTGTGACTGATGTATCTATGGTATTTGGTAATAGCATGGTAATAGGAAGCGGATTGGTTACAGACAAATCTAAAGTTTATGGGTTTGCCATCATTCAGGATGATGCTCTCGTAATGGATCGTGCTGAAGTATACGAACATGCTGTTATGGAAGAGCTTAGCTCTATAGGTGATGATGCTAAGCTTTATGGCAGTGCTAAGACGGATAGTACTAGCAACTTACGCGGCTTTGCTGAGGTTTACGAATATGCTCGTTTACGTGGCGAATGCCTAGTAGATGGTGATTCTAAAGTATACGGACACGCAGTCATTAACGGACAAGCTCGTATTACCGATCATGCTTCTGTTAAAGATAATGGTATTGTCTCAGGCCGTGTGATGATGTGTGGTCACGCTACTGTTTCTAAGAATGGTAAAGTATTTGGTGTAGGTCGTATTGATTTTAACATTACTGGTAATAGAGATGTTGCAGTCTATAGCGATCCGATCAATTTGAACCATTACATTACTGCTTCTACTAAGGAAGATTGGTTTACTGGTATTGATTATTCTGGTACACAAAAAGACTTTCTTGGTGAGGCTAAGAAAAGAAATCAAGAGGAGTTTGATAAATACTCCAAGATTACTAATCTGCATTTAGACCTCTACGACTTACGTGGAGAATAAAGAAGGATACTCTCCTACCTGTAAAAGGGTAGGAGAGTGTTTTCTTTTTTACATTATAGTTTATTTCAGATATATACTATTTACGTGAGATTACCCGAGTAATCTTATTTAACCCGAGGCAATAATGTCTCATCTTCTAATCTATCTTTGTAAAGGATAATCAAAATGAACAATCAAGTTTTTGAAATCGCAGCTCTGACCAAATGTGAAACTATCGCTCCTAGCGAATTGACTCCTGCTCAATATGCTTTGTATATCGAAGCTACTGAAAATGGTTATACTGACCAGCATGACAACAAACACAAATCAATCTCAATGATTGGCTTGCTGACTGTAAACGGCAACACTCATGTTGTAGCTTCCAATAAATACGGCTTCGGAAAACTGGAATTGTTGAATGGTAAAGCCGTTCAAACCACTGGTTCTATTGGTGGTAAATTCGATACCACCAATGGTTTCCAAGGTACGTCTGAACAGGACAGCTTGAAAGTAATCATGCCTACTAAAACCTATGCGTTCTAAGTAGGTAATGAAAGAGTACTCTCCTGTAAAAGGGAGAGTATTTTTTTTTTGATTTATTTTAAACCTATATTATTATAGTGTAATCTAACTCATTAAGGAAATATTACCATGTCTATTTTAAAACAATCTTCTAAACAAAAAGATATTGCAGATTTATCTGGTTTAGACTTACTCAAGTTAGCCAATTCTATCTTTGATAAAATCTCCAATCTTAAAGATGACTATAATCTTTCTGATCTCATTAATGAATTTCCTATTTTAAGATCTACTTTAGATTCCTACAAGGAAGAACATCCAGATAAGTCCGATGTTGAAATGATCTTTCTTCTGTTAAGAAAAGCAGAAAAGAAAGATACCAGTGGCGTCACAACGACAATTGTTACAGATCAAGAAGGTTATCAATACTTAAGATTCAATTACAGTAACAAATGGTTTAAGAAGACCTTTCACTGGGTAAAAGGTTGGATGGATGATTACTATGTGATTGTTCGTTCTGATAAACAAGACCAGCATGTATTCATTAAGCCTACTGGTGAAATCAGAATTATACGTAAGGATAAATAAATGAAAGAATTTGAAACCAAACTACTCGTGATGTTCTCTAAAGCTTTTTTAACAGCTATGGACTTTAACGAGAACTATAAAGACGTTTTTAAAGAAGATGATGTATTAGCTCAATTAGAGGCTTTTAAGAACCGTTTAGAGCCTGGGTATGCCTTACCTCAGTTTATTAACGAAATGCTCTATAACATCGAATCTGGTGCCTTTAAAGGGGTATATTCTACATTCGGTACGACCCCTAGTAAGAAGATTGGTTTACATTACCATTATTCTTATAAGATTTCGAACATTGTAGCAAGCTGGGTACGAGACAATGATACTCACGAAGTCATCTTCAATGTGAGATATTATAACCATCCTGAAGGTTATCAGTTACAGATAGACAAAGATGGAAAGATTACTTATAGCTAAAAGGGATTAGCCATGTCTGAATTTCCAAGAGAAATCTACCGTAAAGAAATCGTAGCCGGTGATTTCGATACGCCTAAAGGCAATTACAAAGCCAAGCGTCTTTTACAAGAACTCTTTGAAGAAGGTTTGAAAGTCGATTCAGGAATAGGAGTGACCCATATCCTGCTATCCAATACGAGTATCTTTATTCATTTCTACTTAAGAAATGGATTAGGAAAAACGACCTCTGTTTTGAATCTGTATAAAAACAGCATGGAGTTTTATACCTTAAAAGAACTCAGGAATATTCTGATGCATTTATCCAGTGCGTATAAGAGTACTCGTTTAAAGTCTTATCTTTCAGAAGTCGACTTTGTTCGCCATATCCTCGATAAGTACGACATGGGTTTGGTACAATTAGCCCTTCGTTTTGAACAAAAGGAATTAATTTAAATGGAACTATTTAATCAAATTACACCGACCATGGTTTACGCCAGTATAACGGCGTATTTATACCTAGTCATTCTGAGTGTTATAGAACAATTCTTAAACACTCGTGACACTTCTGGAAACTTCTTAATCTATACGTTCAGAACACTGGCTTATCTAATTGCTGCTTTAAGTGGTATTTACTTAATTGGTGAAAAGTTTGGATTTGAAGATCCCATGAACTTCGTATCGATTTTCACAGTTACTTATTGCATTATATCCATTGGTATTCGGATTACTTCTGTAATGAACATGCGTGTAAATGCTGCTCCTTTCTTAGCATATGTTTATTATCCTACTCTGTTAATCTTCTGGATCTTCATGAGTTCAATTTCCGCCAATACTGTCAATAACATCATGCAATTGAGAAACTGTATTTCCCAATTAGGTAACTTACACACCTTCCGTAGGTTCCCTAAATGGTACGTATGGTTTGTCAATAAATTATACTGGGTTGGTTTGAACATCAATTATCGTTCTAAAGATCTTGACTTTATGGAAAATACCTACAAGTATTCTTCTATTAAGTACGAACGATCTTTAGGTCGTTCTAAGAACGTAAAAGAAACCATGGAATCTTTAATTGATTCAGAGGTCTTTAAAGAGATCTCTAGTGAAATAAAAAATAAGCATAAAGAACTTTCTGAATTGATTGATAAAGTCGATAAGAATCCTACTGTCGCAGGATCTGAAATTATTAGTCGTAAAATCAAAGAGAAAGAATACAATGAAGTCTCTGAGAATTTAGGTGTAAAGACGCTTATTACCGATAGGAAGAAAAAGATTTCGGATGATACTTCTTCTGATAAGAAAGAGTAATTGGGTAAAAGAGATTCTAGTAATACTGGAGTCTCTTTATTTTTAGGAATATTAAAATGGCTTACCATACACTGATGATTGTCGAATCTCCAAATAAAGCTAAAACCATTACCAAGTGGTTAGCGAAAGATGGGATTAAGACTGTAGCCACATTTGGACACGTACGTGGATTAGATGTCGATAAACCACGTGAAGAAGTTTTAAATGTCGAACATGGATTTAAACTGAAATACAAGATTCCTGCTAAATCGAAAGAACATGTAAAAGATTTAGTCGGTATGGCTAAGAATGTCGATACGATTTACTTAGCGACCGACCCTGACTACGAAGGAGAAGGGATTTCTCAATCCGTGATTGAAATCTTAAAACAAAACAAGATTGCGCCGAAACATGTCTATCGTGTTACCTATACAGAGGTAACTGAGAAAGCAGTAAAAGATGCGATTCAGCATTCGATTAGCACGAATCGTCAAGTAGACATGAATAAAGTCGCAGCACAATCTGCACGTGCTGCACTAGATTATGCAGTAGGATTCTGGATCTCTCCGATTCTCTGGAAGATCTTCCCATCCCAAGGTCTATCTGCTGGACGTGTGCAGTCTCCTTCTTTACGTATCCTAGCTGAACGTGAAAAAGAAATTAAAGCTTTTGTACCGAGTACCTATTGGCAGATTAATGCTTTTACGGAAAAAGACAAAATAGGGTTTCCTACACGATTAGTACGGATTGGTACAGAGACCATTTCTAAGATATCTTTGAATGATTCATCTTACGTAGAAGAACACAAGAGAACCATTGAAGCTTTAGTGGGTAATAAAGAGAAGTTAGTCGTGACCGACATTAAAACTTCTAAGGTTTCTCGTAAACCTAAGCCACCTTATACGACTTCTACTTTGCAGATGGACGCGGTACGTAAGTTAGGATGGAATGCCACACGTACGATGCAGGTCGCACAGCGCTTATTTGAGGGTTCTGAAGTGCATGGACATGGTTTCATTACCTACATGCGTACAGACTCTGTATCGCTCTCTGAAGAGGCTTTAAATGCTATTTACCGATATGGTACACAATTCTATCCGAATGACGTATTAGATCATCCTAAGCAATATGCAAGTAAGAACAAGTCTGCTCAAGAAGCACACGAAGCCATTCGTCCTACGGATATTACCATTACGCCTGATTCGGTTAAGAGTAAGTTTAGCTCTGATGAGTTTAAACTATACGAATTGATTTGGCAAAGAACCTTAGCTTCCCAAATGAAGCCTGCTATATTCGACAGTACACAAGTCAATTTCAATTTAGGTAAGCAATACGGCTTTCGTGCTAATGGTAGTGTATTAGTATTCTCGGGTTATCTATCGGTTTATCAAGAAGGTGAAGAGATCGATGGAGAAAAAGAAGAGAATACTCGATTACCTAAAATCAATCATGGTGATAAGTTACCGGTACTAGACTTACAAGTATCTGAACATCAAACCAAACCACCTGCTCGATACAATGAGGCTTCTTTGGTTAAAGTGTTAGAAGAATACGGTATTGGTCGTCCTTCGACTTATGCGACGATTCCTAAGACATTACAGGATAGAGGCTACATTACCGTCGAGAAGAATCGTATCTCGGTAACCGATATGGGTATTGCGGTAATTGATTACTTAGTCGATAAATTCTACACGTACGTGGACTATCAGTTTACAAGTAAAATGGAATCGGATTTAGATGATATTGCTCAAGGTAAGATTAATCGTGAAGCGATGTTGTTTAACTTCTGGAATCCTTTTATTGAAAACGTGAAACGTGAAGAGACGATTTCGATCAAGCATAAAGGTGTGATTGAAACCACTGAAGAGATTTGTCCTTCTTGTGGACAAGCGAATTTAGTGAAGATGTTAGGTAAGTTTGGTAACTATCTGAAGTGTCCACATCAAGGTTGTAAGTATACTCGTTCTTTAGCCCCTAAGAAAGAACCTACTGAATTGAAATACATTGAAGGCAAGTCTTGTCCTCAGTGTGGGAATAAAGTAGCGATTCGTAAAGGATTTAAAGGTAGAGAGTTTGGTAGTTGTGTTGGGTATCCTACCTGTAAGTATTCGTGTAATGCGGATGGTAGTGAAATCGTACGACACCAAAATGTGGATACTGGGGTAAAATGTCCTAAGTGTAAGAAACATAATCTCTTTGTGAAGAATGGTCGATTCGGAAAGATGGTAGCATGTAATGGGTTTAATGGTAAACCGAAATGCTCTAACATCGTGAAGAAAGAAGATCTGCCTAAAGTTTTAGGAAAGACTGAAGAAGAGATTGAAGCATTATTGAAATAATGTGATAGACTAGCTATTCTTAGGAGTAGCTAGTTTTTTTTTTATTTTTTTGGAGATAAAGTAAAATGGCTAAACTGTATACAGTAAAAACCAGTGATGGTAAAGTGAAATGCTTGAATGTCGATCAAGTCGTGATTGCTGAATTGGATGATCCTATTGCACCTAAAGAATTGAACATCACTTTCGCTAATGGCAGCAAAGAAACCATTAAGACTCGTCTGGAAAAGAAAGACGATGAGAAGAATTTTGAATACTTACAAAACGACGCAATGGCTACTGCTATCTTGGGTCGATATGTACAAATTCCTCTGACTCAAGAGAAAAAGAAATAAATTTTAAACCTATACTATTTAAATGGAGATTCATTTCTCCATTTAAATAACTATTTATTTTTAACTCATTTTTAAAGGAAATCTATTATGGAAACCAATCGATTTGGTAAATTCTCTAACTTTGAAATCACTTCTGTACGTGATTACAATGGTGAGAGCCGAATGACTGAAAAACAAAACGCAGAATTGCACGCTGTACCTAGCGTTATTGTTATCAGTCATCGCTTTCAAGATGGCGAGTCTGTATTTGCTGCAAAATCTATTGCTGGAGTACTTACTATTTTCACGTCTGATGAAGGTTTGATTAGGTCGCTTCTTGATGCGATGAAAGATAATGTAGTGATTGACTTGCTTGAAGTAAGTAAACCTGTTGAAAATACTCCTCCTGCTGTTGTGGATACTGCCGGTCTTCTGATTAGTGAGTTGGACTTTGGTATCGAGCTTAACGACATACAGCTAGCCAAGCTGAAAGCTTCATCACATGCGATCATTACTGAAATAGATCGTTTCGATGTGGTCGCGGGAGTATTCGCTACTAAATTCGGTTTAGCAACATCTGTTGGTAAATATGTGGTCATCGTGAATGATGAAGCTATAGCTACTAAACTGGCTACTGCTTTTGTTACTGGTAAATCTGTAGACCTCTTTGAAAAACTCGAAGGCTAAGGATCTTAAAATGACACTTAATGAAGCAGTGAATACACATGATAATCGTGAACAGACTAAACCTAAAACGATATTCGACTTACTAGAGTTTAAAGACAAAGGAATCGTACATTACAAGGATCGATTAGATAAAGTACCTCAGGCATTTGTCAACCGATTCAGTATTGATTTTGATGACAATAAACGGTATTATTCGTTTAACATCTCTACGATTGTAGGTAGTTACGAAGTCACTACAACCGGTCCAGAGGTCGCTAAGTATTTGTCTAACTGTTTTATTGATAATGAACCCGCTGATCTATCTATAGGGTTTTAAAAAAGGAAATCTAATGAGTGAAAAGAAAGTCATTCTTGACAACATTAAATTTAATACTGAAATCACTGAAGCACAATTGGCTAAACTAAAGAAAGTCCCTCGTGTCATTGTGAAAGATTTGTTTAAAGGTGAAGATAAACAAGTCTCTTTTGTAGTAGAAACCATTGTCGGTGATTTACAAGTCGAATCTAAAGACAAAGAAATCACTCGTATCTTCACTAATGCTTATACAGACGAAGGTACTGTAGATCTTTTGCACGACATCAAACCTGTACGTTCTACAGGCAATGGTCGTTCTCAAGGTTGTACCCGTATTGACAAAAGCATGAAGCTTTAATGCATATCACTCTCCTACCCCGAAAGGGTGTAGGAGAGTAATTCATTATGTCTTTTATTTTTTTAGGAATAGTAAAATGACAACGATTGTTTATTACGACAATGAAATCATGGCAGATACAAAAGCCTTGACGTATTATCAAAATGGTATTGATACCAAAAGCACTTTTCGCAAAGGGATTAAGATTCTGAAGAATGATCACTTAATCGTGACGTCTTTTGGTTTTATGTTTCCTGAAGAGAAATCTGACGAGATTCTAGAAACAGCAGAATGGTTGGCGAAAGCATTATCTAAAGCGGAAAAATATAAAGATGGATTAGCAGATGAGTTAATCTCTTTAAACTTTACGAGTTTGATGATTGAGAAACTGATTCAATTTATCGACCCACATTTCAAAATGGGTGATGTGATTGAATCTAAGGTTTGTATCTTAACCAGAAACAGAACAGTTTGTATTGGTAATGATGATATTGCCTTTGTGAGTAAAGTCAACAGTACTAAAACCATAGCAGGTTATCATCATGTTATTTCACATGGTTACAGTACTAAAGATAAATCACCTAAACAATTAAAGCATAAAGTAGTCATCTCTATTGTGGATAATGATAAGATCGATTATTACGTAGCTGGAACTGGAGAGGCGTGCGTCATGGGTGCAGTTAAGCTGGGACTGACACCTAAGGATGGGTTTAAATTAGCCATTAGAATGGATATGGCTTCTTCAGTAGCTTTATCTAATCAAGAATATACTTGCTATAACGTAAAGGATTTAAAACCATTGAAAACCTTTACAGTTAAAGAAGTGAAACAGTTGATTAAAGGAGAATGACATGATTGTGATTTATAAAGAAGGGAATCTCTTGATTCAACATAGCATGAATTATAGAGGATCGGAACACATGTATACTGTACCTCTACCTAAACCTTCATTTGATCGAAATAGAAAAAGTGTTTTGATTCCTTTATCCCCTGACTTCATGTTACACGATACGGAATTAAATCGAAGTAATTCTGTTCGTAAAGAAGGTATTACACCTATTGCCGGTGTCAACAGTATTGGTATCTCTGTATTGGAATTATCTTATACAGCTTTAAAGATTCACTTTGTCAATGATGAAGGAAAATTCAGTCATGTTTGTACTTATCCTTATTACAATAAGTTCAATCCTTCCGAGTTTGCTTTTACGACCAATATCAATATCGAAAGTGAATTACAAATCCTAATGGCAAGTAATGCTTCTTTCGATGAGTTGTGTCAATGGGTTTATACCACTGGTTCTCATGTAGACATGTATAAAGTGATTGTAAAAGATACTCAGTTACAACTAATAAGAGTCAATATTGATAATATTAGTATTTCTAAACCAGAAGGTATTGATTATACACTATTGGATTACTATCATGATATCTTGTTTGAAACAGGAGAAACCAATCAAGAAGCTTTACCTGAACCTATTAAACAACACCTAATTAGATCTGTAGAAAATAAAGTCAGTGACATGCTGGATATTGTGACTTGGAAACCAGTCAATTTGAATATTCAGTTTTAAACCAGGAACTAATCTAAATGGATACGGAACGTTTTGAAAGTAAAGAGGAATACTTAAGTAAAATTCCTCAACCAGAAAGCATTGTTTTTCAAGATGGTTTTAATCATCATCAGATCACTGAAAAACATGATGACTATCTCTGGATCATCTCTGATTTGAATAATGCATTGTCTAGAAAGACAGGAAAATACATTAGTGATTTAGAAGAAGTCTTTAAACCATTCAAGAAACCGTCAGGAATGCCTCTAAATGGCGTTATTAGCCACTTAGTGAGTGCTTACCTACATACGACTGTCTCAATCATGAAACGCAATATACGCGTCATGCAGATGGGTTTATGGCCTATTACTCAAAATGAAGAGAAATGGTTAGAAAATGGAGAGTTTGATTTCAATGAAACTTTCTATAGCATCTTCCGTAAAATGATTGTCTTTGAAGGTCATCACTTAAGAAAGAAATTCTTTGATAAAGAACAGTTCTTTAAAAAGACTATTCCTTTATTAAGGAAGTATATTGCAGAGAATACTTTGTATAAAGAAGATGATGCATGTACCTATGGTGATGTCTATGCGGCTAATTGGTTACGTCAATACATTGCTGTAGAAGAGCCTACTGATGATGAAGCAGAAATGGTTTTAAGAAGAATTGCTGAAACCAAGAGAAGAGTCTTAGGAACTAAACCTTCTAAGATAGTTAGACCAATTAAACTTTCTAATTGTATTGGGTTTGTAATGTAAATTATTACAAATATATACTATTATAATGGGTCAAGAGAAGTACTCTTGCTACCCTAGCTAACTTAATTATACTTATGCTTTAATAGGTATAGTTCTGTCCATTCATTTTCTTAAGAAAAGGAAACTAAAATGATGTCATTCACTAACCCCAACACTGAAACTCAAACTGCTTTGGAAATCGATCTGACTAAACCTATAGTCGATATTGTAGCTACAGAAGAAGTGAAAACTTCTGAAACCCCTAAATGGGATGGTCGCGGTATCCGCCTGAATACTCGTGAAGAATTCATTGAGTATGTAGCGGATCGCGTACGTAATGAACTCGTACGTGAAGTATACGACCATGCTGGTAGCAATAAGGTATCTGAAAAAGATATCGATTTAGTACTGGGTAAGAATTTCTCTTTCGTAACTAAAAACGTACCTAAAGAGGAAAACTTCCCCGTAACAATTAACCCTGGTTACCACAACAGCTCTTTCGTCTACGCTAACAAACGCACACCATTCCATCGTGGTGATCGTTTCTTGTCAGCTATCAAACAAGTAGCACGCGATATCTTGTTCCTGCTTGAAGCAGACGAGACTGGTGCTTTTAAAGTAGTTGAACTGGAAGAAGAAGGTAAAGGTACTATTGAAACCTTCTTCATCTACAGCACTAAAGGCGAAAATCTGCCATTGGTTACTGAGAAACCTAAAAAGGAGCCTAAAGCGCCTAAACCGAAAACAGCTTTGGAAGAAGCATTCGGTGAAGTAGGTATTAAGAAGTCTCCTGTTCCTCGTAAAGAGAAAGAGGTGAAAGCTTCTAAACCCAAATCAGGAATCAAGCCTACCGTTACCATTAAAGGTAACGAAGTCGTAGTGCGTATTCCTGAAGGTTTCTCTGTAGTGGTAGAAACGATCTAACTATGAAAGCGCTGACTACTATTGTGACATTGATTGGCATCTATTACTTTGGTAAGATGCTGGTTAATATCGTACCTGAACAAGTAGATGTTTATGCAGGTATCCTAGTCTTCTTCATTGGACTAGGTTATCTTGCTAAACCTAATTAATCTAAGAGAGGAGACCCTTCGGGGTCTCTTTTTTTTTAGTTTCCAATCCTCTTTAATAGGAATTTTATTTTATCATGTTACTTTCTATTTCTCTAACAGACCACAAATACGAACCTATCTTGGGCATGAACGTTGACAATTCAGACCAAAAGATTCGTGACCACTTAACCTTTAAATTACCTCCAGATCGTGAAAGCATTGATTTAAAGTCTTACTATTTAACTGACTATATTCTCTTGAAGATGAAAGAGAAAGAAGACGAGCTTGAAGCGTATAATAAAAAATACGAAGCTTGGTTGGAAAAGTACAATGCTTTAACAGAAGAACAAAAGCAACAATATGCTGAAAACCAATACATCGAAGGGGTGATTGATCCTGCTCCTCGTTCTGTTGAGATTTACGATGGTGTGATTATTGAAGATGTACCAGTCTTCATGGTGAGTAATCTGATTGATTACTTAAATCGCCATAACGTTCGTATTTATTTTAACTACGAATACGAACGTATGGTATTTGATCAATTGGAAGAAACCGATACACTGGGTGTCTATAATGTTAAAGACAAACCGAGTGGTATTAAAGAGCATAAGATCTTCTTGTACTCTACACACATTGTCGATATTGACAAGATTAAAGAAAAGATTAATAAATAAAGAAAATCCTCTCTACTCCTTAATTGGAGTAGAGAGTAGAATACTATTATGCTTGTGCTCGTGCTGCTGCCGCAGCTTGAACCTCTTTAGGATTTTCTGCTGTAGCATCAGGTAGAGCGACTTTGAGTTTCAAATAGTGGGTGTTGTTTTTCAGGGAAACACGAGCATTCTCTGCTGCCCACCATTGAGCACCTTTGAATACGTGCATATTGGCTAATGCTAACAAGAAGACATTGTCTTCACAAGCCCAAACCAATTCTTCTTTTTTATCTGGTATATTGCAGATAAATCGGAAGACAGGACGATTCAAATTAGGTACCAAGTCAAAGGTATTGTTTCGAACAGAATAGGTTTTCGCAGTACCATGGTAATGGACGGCTTTTGCACCTGCATTGAATTGAGTGACTTCTAAAACATTATTCTCAAACTTAATGGCTCGATCTTCACCAAATTTCAATTTAGCTGATTCTTGAATCGTAACCGGTACAACCACTACGTTTTCTGCAATGAAGCGATTACGCTCAATCGTCACATTACCCAAACCATTCGGTACGGTATTGGGAGAATCCATGAAAACAATGTAATCTACTTTACCACACTTGATGTCATTATCACGAATAAACCAGTTAGGTAATACATCTGGAGATTTGTTTTTGTTGATGAGTTCAATCACTCGGTGCTCTCCACGACCATCATGAGACAAACCACGTACTTTATTACCTTCGACTACATAGCGAGGATCGCGTACTTGATTACCCCATTTTTGGAACTCTTGAGGCATCAATTCAATACGAATGGCGCGTTGTTGATAGTAGTCTTGCTTCAGGTTCAAAGCTCGACCTTCAGGTACGTTGTCATCGCGCTCTAAGCGGAACTCTGGATCAAAGTCAATATCATTTTTAGTAATGATACAGTTCTTACCAGGATATCCACGGTGTTCTACTGCAATACCATGGAAACGGTTACAATAGACTTGGTTATCGGTAATGACACCATCCCAACCATCGTGTACGTCCAAACCTTTACGATAGTTATATTCGGCTAGGTTTTTCTCAATCAGGTAGTTAGAGTTTACTGTACCACTAGACATGGTAATACCATAACCTGTACCACCGTCTTTTTCGTGACCATTACGATAACAGTGATTACCTTTGGCTAAGAAATCTAATTGCCAGCAAGCTAAGACACCGGCTACGCGATTATGGTGTAAGATACAGTTTGTTACCACGTTACCTTTAGGTAATCCCATGAGTTTAGGATCTAAACCTTCGTAGTAATGTTTGTTTGCCATTGTGCCCGCTTTGGCATAGTTCACAATACCTACATCAGTGGTATTTAAGAATACACCGGCACGGTTACAACCACTAATCTCTACGTTAGAGACTTTACAATGGTTAGTATGTTCCATGTAAATACCATTGACTGCGCCAAAGTAAGTCACACCTGGGCGATAGAACTCACCTTTGTATTGTAAGGTTAGAGCAGAAATGACTTTATCATTCAAACGCTCTACTAAGATCAAAGCGTCATTACGCGCATCAGTTAAGTTGGTTTCTGGATCCCAATCTATAGACTGTGGACGATCTGTCCAGATCTTTACCTTTTTACGATCGACACCAATGATACCACGACAGTTAGGATAGAGGACATTGGTCATTTTAATCGGTCGATCAATCTTATATTCGCCTTCTTGAATCAAGACGAAGTCGTTTTGGTTATGGGCTTCCTGCAATGCTTTATCCATGGCATCCGAAAAGCTCACACCTTCCGTTAAATAATTGTTAACGACAATCATTTAAAAGTTCCTTTTATGTATTTTAATAAATATTTCGAAATAGCAAGGATTTCATAAAATCTACCACATTTTTCCATATGATGCTAGTCTTATACGACTTTTAAATTTTACTTTTATAAGGAATATTGATCATGGAAATTACGGTTAGAAAAGCTTCTCCGGCTACTATCCAGATGATTGGAGAAAATGGTGACTCTGTTAATGTCACTGAAGAAGTGATCTCTACTGTTGAAGAAACAACAGATAAAACAGATGAATTGATTACCAAACAATCTGTATTGGATGTATTTAATAAACAGTTTTTAGAGAGACTTAATTTAGTCCCTAAGTATTCTAAAGATTACTTCTACATCATTACAGGTGATCCTGAAACTACTCGTAATACTGACATACATGGCCAGTTCTTTAATAGTCTTGGTTGGAATTTCGCTAATAGTGATTACGGCATTATGACCATGCATGACTATATTCGATTATCTGACTTCCAAGATAGAGAAGGAGATATTACTTTTGATGACCTGGTGGGTACTTTTACTCAAACCATTCAAGATGCTTCTCGCTTAGCTAAGTATAAAATTACCATCATGAAAGGGAGTCGTAAGTATTCTGAAAAAGAAGTTTATGCGACTTTAGCAAATGGTAATCCTAACATGATTGATTTCAATACCGTTAAGAATTCTATTGTAGGAACTACAGAATTTAATACCATTTGTAAAAGATGGTATCAAAGAGTACTGGATCATGCTGAAGAAACTCAGCAAAGAAAAGAATATGTTTATCATTTACCTGATCCTCCACCTCCTGCACAAGGTGGGGTGAAGTATTTTAAGAAAGAAGCAAACATAGGGCGGGTCAATCCATCGTTAAATAACCGAGTGAATACCAACACGGCTGAGTTCGATCCGATTTTCGCTAATGGTATTGCTACTGTTCATTTCTTGCTTCCAAAAGTCGCTAGAAACGTAAGAGGATTTAAGTTAAGAAAACAATTTCGTATTCGTGTACAAGGTCTATTTGTTTCGGCATTGTTAATACATAAAAGTACTGGCGTGTTATTAGCACAAGCAGCAGAAAGAGGTCTAGGGCCAGGCAATCATGAAGATGAGTTTTATTTTACCAGTAACAGTATAACCTTGTCAGACAAACCTATTGATGATCTGATTCTTCAACTACGTGTTCGTACCACAGGTGACTCTGGTGACGCAATGGCTGTCGTTCTGGAAGTTACTGAAGTTATCTACGATGATAACTACGGAGTCTATCCTGAACTGAGTAGAAAAGTGCCTACACCAGAAGAAATATCTAGCGATATAGTAGGTCCTGAGTACGGTTGGACTGAACATGACGGTGGTGTACCTAATGTCAAGCATAGTCTCGTTGTAAAGGATTTTGTTTTTAAACCATCTTATCTCGTTACCCATTACGAAGGTCTTGAGAAGTGTCGATATGTTTACGACAGAGTGGAATTATGGAGAGATGGTCGAATTATTGCTGTAGATGCCAGTAGTCGTTACATTAATTATCCTCAAGACAGTTATTCGTATACTTCAGTTAGAGAACGTTCTGCTTATATATACAGTTTAAACTATCAATACAATCCTTATCTTGTGCATGATATAAGTAACCTGGATATTAGAAATGGCGATACTCTAGTATTTAATACTCAAGTTGTAGACGATAGAAATCCCAACAGAAATGTAGCCATTAACAATCTTACTAAACGTAATCCAAGATTGCATATCGAAGACATCTATTGTACTCACCAATTAATTGGATAAACAAAATATACTACACTAGGTCTTATCGACCTAGTGTAGTATACTGTTTTATGTTTAACCAGCCCAACGAGCAGGATGAATTTGAATTCGTTGTAGTTGTCTTGAAGTCGTATTAAAGAAAATACAATAGACTTTACCATCTGAATCAATCTCAATATCTGCTTTTTGCGTTGCAATGTTTCCAGTAGTACGTTTCAGTACATTCAAAGATTTCTCTTCACTTGGATAGAAGTTAGTACGAACATTTACGTATTCACCATTACCAATCTTCATTCCAGTAAAGTAAGTAACGTTTCCATCTGTATCGCTGTAGTTATCACCACTGACTTCAAAGAATCGAGGTAGAGACACGCCTTCACGAGCTAAGATGGTACTGTTGTTACTGTTGTAAGAGATAATGATTCCTTTACCCCAAACAAAGTCTCTTTCTAAACGGTTAGAATAGAAGGATAAGTTCTTATAGAACTCAGAAGTCCTCATGAATACAGGATAGAAAGTTTGAATACGGTTTTGGTAAACTTCACCGGTATTGAAACAACAGTTATTGAACGAGATGTTGGCACTTTGTAAACGATTGAATCGAGCATCTTCAGAAACCACATAATCATGATCGGTAATCGCAGTATTCACCAAAGTACGATCTTCGGTATAGTTTACTAAAGTCATGTTCTTAAAGATCACATCAGGTACACCGACAAACTCTAAACAAGTCAAGTGTAATGCTTTCTTCAAGTTATTGCGTAAGTACACACTACCATCATGTCGAATACCTTGGAATACCAGTCGAGTATCGATGTTTTTCACTTTCAATGCTTTTGTATGGTCTTCAGAAATCACAGAATCGGTATAATCACGAGAAGATTGGAAACCATTATAAATCGCATCAATACGAGGACCATAGATGTCAATGACTACTCGACCACCACGAATATAAGCAATGTCATTTGTCGCATGGTTTTGTGGAATACTTTCGTAAGAAATACCACTGGCATTAATGGCGGTAGCTTTACGACCGACTTTATGTTCTTTACCTTCAGCTAAGTAAATCGTACGATTTACACCAGTAGGGCCTTGAGTTAAAGCATAAGCTAAAGTCGCTAAGGGTTTATTTCGTGTACCACGACCATTGGTTTCCGTAATGGGTTCATCCACACCATTGGTAGGATCGACATAGAGATTCTTCGTCAATTCATCGGGTACATTACCATAGTACAAACCATCATTGTTCCAACGAATCATGTTAGATTCTACAGAAGATATTGGAATGACTTCACGTGTTAACTTAGGTTGTTCTGTACCAAAGAGTTCAGTAATACGACGAGTAACCTGATTGTTATCCACATTCAAATTAGCAAACTGTCTGTTCACAACCGAAGCACTACCAATCCCTAAGTTATAAGGTTTACCAAACAATGCTTTATTAATCGCTTGACGATCTAAAGTCGTTTGACCATCAACATACTTCAAGATGTTTTCTTTTAAAGTATTCTTAATGTCATTGTTAATGGTATTGGTTAAATCACGGTTAACATCACCCAAAGCTTTCTCTGAAGCAATCTTAGCTTGATTCGTACCGGCTTTCTCATGGGAGATTACATTACGGTAATCAGCAATACCTTTCCAATCGGTAAAGATGTTACCACCGGTAGAGAATCGACGATAGACATTTTCAGCAGCATTACCACCATCCGTACTTGGATAGAAGATTTGCATTGGTCCTAAGCTACCAGGTACGACAAACAGAATACCAGAAAGCGTCACCGGTGCATTAGCTGTATTCGGTGCAATCTTCCAGATACCCATGTGTTCTGTTTTAAAGAGACGACTTAAGTCTTGATTGTATTCACCACGGTAGTTAAACATCGTGCCATAGTCATCAGCATCCACAGAGACTTTGACTAACTTATTACCCGTATCTTTACCAATCTTCACGACATTAGTCATGTTGGCACCCGTACCGATAGGACGGATTTGACCTACACCTGTACCCATGTGTACAAAGTCGTCTTTATGGTCTTCTAAGGCTTTATCAGAAATCTCTGTTTTTACTGCGTCGTAGGTTTTACCCATGAACAAAGTCGTATCGGCAGCACGTGCTGTTTTATCCAACTTCGTATCTTGTAAACGATTCAAGATATTCTGTAAGTTATTAACCTTTAAGTCGACTTGTTCTTTAGAGTGTTGACCTGCAATCAAAGCTTTCAATTCACGACGCAAAGCTTCGATTTCATCATTCATTTGTTGACTAGTAGGTGCACCAATCAGAGCAGGAGTGATGTTATGGGGATTAGAAGCACGTTTGTGTTGTTCTAGCTTATCATTGAGTTCAGTATCTTTACCAGTCAGTTTAGTATCTAACTGACGCATCGCTTCTCTTAACAATCGCAAAGCTTCTTCTTGAGAAATCTTATAGTTGTTAAAGTCATTAATCACTGGTGTAACAGTAGAGTTAATCAGTTGACGAATCTTTTTCAATTCATCCCAAATGACATCATGAGAAGCTTCATCACCAATCAATACAGCACGAATATATCGTTCGACAATATAGATCAATCCTTCGTAACCAAAAGTTTGGTAAATCGGATGTCGGTGATCAGCAGGATTAAACGTAGAAGGTTTATTACGAATGTTCTCCCATTCTACTGGGCGATTATCGTGATTTAAATCTTCTAACTTACGAGCCAGTAATTTAACATCTGCTCCGCTAAATTCCCCACCTACTGCTTGATAAGAAACCGCAAACTTATTACCTAGTTTACTATTAGTGACGACAATCACCATAGAAGCAGCAAGACCAGTTTTCAAAGCAATCACTTCTGAAGGATCTTCAAAGAAGTAATCACTTCTCGGTACTTCACGACCAGAAGGCAATTCTGTCAATACCACAGAGTCATTATAGAAATGTCCGTAATGAGGTACAATGATTTTTCTGAGTCGTTGTGTGGTGGTATGTTGTTCATTACTCACCAAGTTATTCGGGTTTCGTCCCGACTGGTCAAATTCGTACCGAACCTTAAGGTTTGGAGTTTGATTTGCCATGTTGACTTCCTTAATTAAACGTTTAATTAAAAATGCAAAAGTAAAAGCTATAGAGTAGTGGCCACTACTCTATAGCCATTCAAAGTATTACTGCCATTTCGGTGCTGGGATCAATTCTTCTTTAATTTTGCCTGTACGAGAATCAATGAAGAATGCTCTCAAGTCACCTACTGCTTTTTCAGAAGCGATCTTAGACTGGTCATTGCCATTAATAGAATGGGAAATCTTACTTGGGTCTACGCCAGCTCGTGACCAGCTAGACCAAGTCCCATTTCGTTCAGCATAACGTGAGAAGATTGCACCTTCATTCCAAACAAAGTAACATTGTTGTACTGTATAAGCCGCAGGCAATACTAATAAAGTACCTGCTTTACGATCAGGATAACCTAAGTTGGTACCGGCTGCAGAATCAGAAGCTTGAGAATAAATACCAATATCTGCTGTTTGTTTCAAAGTATCAATGGATTCATTCGTCAATGCTTTACGATACATGAACATTTTACCCATATCAACAGCATCAATAGAAACTGCTGGCAAACCAGAATCTTCAGTGGTTTTACCAATCTTAATCACATTGACTTTAGCACTATTCTGTGTCGCTACAGCGTGCTGATTAACACCATTACCCATATGGACTTTAGTATCATCCATTACATTAGAAACAAAGCCAGTAATCTCGCTCGTTAACGCTTGTACGGTTTTACCTTCTAAGCGAGAAGCATTGGTGGCTACGACGTTGGCTTTCGCATCCGCAATCACTTGTTGTAATGTCTTACCGCCTAAGGTAGTTGCATTCACATTGGTTTTTGCATCAGAGATAACCTGTTGCAATGTTCTACCACCTAAGGTATCGGCTTTACGACCTTCAGCAATCAATCGGTCTTTATTCAATCCACCTACTGTCGCTGCATTAATATTGTTTGCAGAAAGGACATAGTTTTTATAGGCTTCTTTATCTAAACCACCAAAGCGTTCAGCATCAACTGAAGATCTTGCTTCATTAATGATTTGTTGTACAGTATAACCACCAATCGTCGTAGCTGCTGCACGGACACCTTGAGCAACTTCTGCTTTAAAGGCTTCAATCGATTTACCACCGATGGTCGTAGCGTTAACATTACGACGTGCTTCATCGATGATTTGTTGAGCAGTTCTGCCATCCAATTGTACGGCATTAACGTTATTCTTAGCGTCAGCAATGATTTGCTCTTTAGTCGAACCACCCAAGTGAGTAGCATTGACATTTTGTTTCGCATCAGAGAGCAATTGCTGTAAGTTACGTCCACCAATAGAAACTGCATCGACATTCTGCTTAGCTTGAGCAATCAGTTGTGCGGAAGTCAATCCATTTAACTGGGTCGCATTGACACTAGAGCGTGCTTCATTAATCAGATTGTCTTTGGTTAAACCATTTAAAGTCGTGGCATTGATGTTGTTATTCGCTAAGAGCCAAGTCGCAAACTGTTCAGGGGTACGGTTACCAAACTTATTGGTATCACCTGCAGTTAACTGTAACATACGAGCTGCTAGATTAGTAACATTGTCCCCACCTTGAGCAGAGAGAATCGCATTCAAACGATTCTTTACATCCTCTACCATTTCAGTATAGGTTAAACCATTGAACTTAGCGGTATTTGCAGAAGTACCATCCAGTACAAAAGATTTTAATTGTTGGCTATTGCGACCATCAAACAAAACAGTATCAGCTGCTTTCTCACTCTTACCTAATTTAGTAGCCAGACGAGAATCGATGTCTGCTTGAGTCACTGCACCAATATCAGCAGCTACCAAGCCATGGACATTACCACGGGCATTGATGTGCTGGTTAATCACCGGCATGGCGACAGCATTGATAATGTCTCGTACACCACGTGGCGTGACATAGTAGTTATCAGTATTGTTGTTACCATTATTCAATGGCAAGATTTCTAAGTTACGTAGATTGCTTAATCCTACGGAATCTTTACCACCTGAAGTAATCGTACGCTCTACAATATCAATGATTTGCTGTTGGTTAACACTACCACCACCTCCATTGAGATTCTCACCCAAACGTCGTAAGACATTGAGTAAGTCTGCAAAGGAAGTCATGTCTTGAACATCATGTGAGTGTGCTGTGGGTGGGAATTGATACGGAATATTGGCGACTTGTTCCCAAGTCGTAATAATGGGATTGTATTGCAAGTCTGCAATAATCTCAGCAATCTTATTTTGATTAATGGTCCAAGCCCCACCTACGGTACGATAGTCTACGTAGATGTCACCTGCTAGATTTCTATTGATAAAAGAAATCGCACCATATACCGGAATACCTGTAGAGTTTACTGCTTGTAAGAATTCGTATCCGACAACAAAGTCTACACCTTCTACTAAGTAAGTTTTAGCACCTTGTTGGGTTTTCTTATAGACTTTTAAATCTTTAATGTAAAACGGAGCATAATCCGGAATGATGTAATGGAAGGTGTATCCATTTTTAGGAGTCAGTGTATGGCGTTCATTGGTAATGAGATTAGCCGGTACACGGGCATGTGGATCGAAAGTATAGCTAGGTAAATTCTGTACCGCCATCTTTTAATCTCCTTGAAAATATGAAAATAATATTTAGCTAAATATTATATAAACTTTATTTAAAATTTATATCCAGAGCGATCGTCATATTAAGTTGCGATTCTCTATCAACCACTGAGGTAATCGATAAAATGAATTACGAGATCAACCGAGCGATTGGCAAAGTCATTGGTGAAATCGCATTATGGGAGAAGATTCCTTTAGGCGAAACTATTGAAAATTTATATAAGAAGTATAGTTCTATTCGTTTAGAAATGACGAATAAGTACAGTAAAGAAAAAGGGGTAGTATTGTTAGATGAATACTTTCCCAATATGGACAGGTCTAAAACCATTGAAGAATGGTTAACGAGTATTGGTGAAACCCGATTAAACTATACGAACTTGAAAGTAAATCTAGGTAGAAAAGGTTTAATCTATCAAGAAGTATTGTCTAATCATTTTAAAGTCATTCCAGTAGCCAAAGGAAAGCTATCGGATGATGACTTGAGTCGTAAGTTTAACTACGATGATTTGTTTATTACCAAAGAAGGTGTGGATCCGATTGATCTACAAAAACATGTCTTGTTTACCGTGAATGGTTTCTTACATCAGACGGACGCGAACAGTAAAGGTCTTTGGGTAACAGACGGCTATAAAACGATTCGTCGTAGAAAGAAACATTGTATTGGTGCGATTAGTTTTGAAAACTTAGGTTCAGTAAAGCAAATTGACATTAAAGAAGACATGCTCTCTAAACTCAATGAGAAAGTAGGGTATTATTCAGAGTGTGTGATTGACATTGGCGAAGATGTCTCCAATAAGACAGTCATGTTAGTATTAGGTGGTTATTTACACGTATTGGATTTTGATGTCTTTACTTTGATTTCTAGTAGTGCGATTAAAGTGAAGTTTAAGAATATTCCTTTATTGGAACGAGTTCATGCTTCTGCTGATGACTTGGATATGGCAGATGTATTCTTCCACAAAACCTATGGTGATAGAAATGTCATCTTAAGGGATATCTATTCTGATGACTTTATTGTAGATTACTTGAAACACTCTACTTCTTTTATTGTCTTATTGGATAATCCTGAAATCTTTAAAGAGATTACTTATCCTCAACAAAGGAATATTCCAAATAACTATCTAACCGATACGAAACCGATTTTACCCATGATGACTCGTTTAGGTAAGTTTGAAGAATACGTAGCAATAAGAGATGTGGATAAATACGTATTAGAAACGGCTGATTGTCAATATCACGTACGCTTCTATAATTCCTATCGGATTACGGATAAGAATACTTATTTGAATGATGCTGGTATTCCTACCAACAGATTAAAGATTCCTCAAGCTTACTTCTTTAATCTACTAACTTTCTTATAAGACATAGCTCATTACTCTCCTATCCTTTATAGGGATAGGAGAGTAATTTTGCTTTATACAATAATGCTTTTGGATTGATCGTAATCAAACTTCACATTAGGGACTTCTGCTTCATCAGGAATAGCAATACAGAAATCTCGTGTTTCTAAGAACTCTAAACCAATAAAGAACTTAATCAAAGAAGCTGTGGCTTTAAAGAAATCCATATCAGATAACTCTTCAGTGACTTCCACATAAGTAGAGAATTGAGAGCGTAAGTCTTTCTCTAGTTCTTTTACTTGTTCTCGTCCTTCATCGATCGATAAAGGCATGATAGAAGGTGCGACTAAACACACATCATCTAATCGATTAGAAGCCAATTCTAGTGAATGTTTTGAAATCCAATCTGACCAGCTATACAAGTAAAAGAAAGTCACATTATCTTTTAACCAAGAAGGGGTAATCGATAAAGGATTATTATTGATGACTCGAATAGGAATCATGTGGTTGGTGTGGATTTTCAAACACAATACCATGGTATTGATCTCTTCAGGTGTCAACTTATAAGGATAGATATTCAGAATCAATTCAGGATTCAGTAATCGTCCTTCTTTACCAAATTCAATAATGTAATCCCCTACTATAGCACCTAATCTAAAAAGAAGAGCAGTCGGTAAAGAACTCTTTAAAGTATTGACATCTCGTTTTTGATACTTCTCTCTGAATTCTGGTAATACCATATTCGGAAATTCATCTCTGTCTCGTAAGTAATAACCTTTCAATAAAAGGTCATCTGCTTTCTCTGGATCCATTTCCTGTAAGACAGAATAACGCGTATCAAAAAGACAATCTAAGTCGATCAATAAACCATGTTTCTTAGGTTTACTCGTAGGCTTCATGATTTAGGTCCATTAGCAATCATTAAGGCTTCAATCTTATCGAAACAATTCATCTCTAATAAGAATGCTTGTACCAAAAGAAGCCGTAACCAAACATGCTCGTTTAAGAGATCAGAGAAATAGCTTCTGTCTGTATTAAAGACAGCATGAGCATCTCGTAAGTCGTATACTTTTATCATGAAAGATTGTAGTTCTTGTCCTGCTTCCATTTCTAGTAAAGCATACAAACTCAATAAGTATTGCTTATACTGAGGATGATTATTCTCAATGCGTTTTAAGTAAGATTGTAGAATATCAATATTTAAGAAAGCAAATAAGTCGTAACGAATCAATACGTCTTTCACTAATTGATTATGGCTCGCTAGAACGCTCTCAGGATAGCGTGACAAGAGTTTTGCAGAAGCTTTGAGGTATTTCCATTCTAAAGAGCGAAACGCTGCAGAATCGTCTTCTAGGCTCTTTAAACGAGCAATCTCTTTTTTGTCTTCTTCAATCAATTCTAAAGTCAATAATACTTTCTCAACTTCTTCATTTCGATTAGAGAGATCATTTAATACTTCATCTTCTTGTTCTTGTGTTAATGAATACATGGCACTATTTCCTTTTTAATATTTAAGCTGTTCCTACTTTGGTTAAGAGTGTGGTTCTTAACATCATGGCAGTTAAGTAAGAATGGAGCATTACTGTAGAGCCTACATTGCCTGTATAAGGTTTCAATGCATTAGCAGAAGCTCGACCCATTTGCATAATGGATTGTTCAATCAAACGCACACCATTTTCAGAACCACCCCTAAAGTGCATCATTTCTTCTACCGTCTTCGTTAAGCCCATAGCGAGTAAAGAGTTAACCTCAGGATAAGAGAGACGAGCTGCTTTAGAATCTTTAGAGGTTACTTGTCCGGTAAAGACGTCAATGTGGTCATTGTCTTTAGGAATAGAGACTTTCTTAGCAATCAATTGTTGTTGAATACGAATCGGTAGATGAATCACCATAGACTTCTTATTAGAGAGTTCATAACCACCTTCATCGTCTTTAATCCAGATACGATGATACAATTCTACTCCATTCTCATCGGCTACCTTCTGTAGGGTATCTGTATCTAGTCGGAAGTCATCTTCTCCTACAGGGGTAATCAGTTGTAAGAACTCTTCTCCATTAGCAAACTTCATCATGAGTTCATCGAATTCTTTATCCGTTAAAGATTCTAACCACTTACGGGTAATCTCGCCATTATTCGATTTCGGCAACATGCTCTGAACTAAATTCACACACTTTTCAATAGTGGCTTTTCGTTTAGGATTCATGAAACAAATTCCTTTTAAAATTAATCAAAATAGTACATAGTCTACACAGTCATAGGACTGTGTAGACGTCTGTCTAGAATGAGTTAATTAGCAGTCTGATTCAGCAACGACGTAAGGATGATGGAAAGCATGTTGATTCGGTACTTCTTTAATCAAACTCTTCGCTAAAGTAGTCAGTCTGTTATCAGGACCCACATAGCGGTGACGATTGACTCGACCAAATACGTGATCTTCTACCACATCTTGATCATCGACTTCAAACAAGATGGTATCGTTTACGACATGTCCTTTAGCATGACGTTCAATCAAGATGTATTTCAAAGACTCTGCATCAATCACTTCGATGTACTGAGTAATGTCCGCATGGTTTGGATCTTCTGCTGTTTCATTAATCAGAGGACTAGAAGCAATGAAATAGACTTTACGATCTAAGATAGAACGCACAGTATCATTCTTCAATTGCTCTTTAATATCGTGTACCCATTGATTGTAATCAGGTTCTTTAACTAAAGTACCTACTTTATCAAATGCTTCAGTTACCTTTTCATCAATAGAAGTTTCTTTTGCTTCTTCATTACCGTAAATGATTTCACTAATCTCTTCTTCTTTAAATGCCAAATCGTCAACTTGCTGTACAGAAGGAATCTCTCCACGACCAATCACATTTTCATCTGCATCTGGATGAATGATGTTAATGGATTTGGCTTTAGGGGCTTCTTCAGGTACAGAGTCGTTATTGACTTCTTGAGGTTTAGTCAAGTTATCCAGAGCATTCACCAATGAAGCACTGATGATTTTCTCAGTCACCAATTCTTTAGCAATATTACCTGCATATTGCTCAACCGCTACTAAATTCTTAGCCAAACTCTTAGCCGCTTCAGTCAATGCGGCTTTATCACGAGAAGCAATAGTCTTAATACATTCAAGTAAATCACTACGAGCACGATCAGTCAGTGCTTTAATAACACCTAAATGTTCTTGCAGTTCTTGGTATTCTGCTTCTTCTTTGGTTACTTCTTGAATATTTTCCTGAGTCATGTTCTACTCCTTAAAAAATTAGTGCCGTGTAATCACGACACCTTGATTGATGTTCTTAGGTGGCAATACAATATTGTCTTCAGACAAGACACAGAATGCCACATCGTTTAATACCGAATATTCCATAAAAGAATGCGAAACCATAAAAATTTGATCTTCAATAAACTCTTCCGATAAACGTTCTACTAAGCGTAAAGCATTCTCTCTGTGTTTATTATCGAATGTACGACCAAACTCATCTAGATATAAAGGATAACCTTTCAATCCTAATGCTTTCATGGCTACCATTCTGAAAGCTAAATCTATTACTTCGCAAATCCCGTCTGAACCTTGATTGACATCATTCTTAGGCTTATCTGAAATCCCTACAGTCATGGGGAAACGATAAGAGAGTTCTGTTTCGGATCCTTCTGACATTTTAGAAGGATGAATGATTAAAGGATAAGTCCAAATTGAAGCAATCAATCCATTCATTCTGGCTAAGAAGATTTTAATGTATCCTAAGAGTCCTTCCGCGATTAATCCATCGGTAGGATTTAATGCATCTAATACTGCATCCCATACTTTCAATTCATTGGATAAGGTATCGACTTGTTTTTCTAATAGCTGGATGGTTTGTCGTTTGGATTCGATTTCAGATTGTTTCTTAGATAATCTATAGACATCTTCTCTGTAAGTCGTGATGACACTATTGGCAGACTTATACAATAAGTATTCTGCTAATTCCATTTCTAAAGCATTGTACGTCTCTAAGTGATTAGATAGTGTTTCTTGATGCTTTTGGAATTGAGTAATGTCTTCAATGGCTTTTAAAAGACTTTTATAGACGACTAAGTTCTCTTGGATTTCTTCATGTAAAGTATTAGAAAGTGTTTCTAGTTTAGACAAATGCTCTTTAGTCTCATTGTAGTATTTTTCATCGACTGAAGAAATACTGTTCAATTGTTTCTCTAGTTCGTTTACTTGTTCTTGTAAACGATCGACTTTGATTTTTAAAGAAATCTTAGTCAATTTGTCTTGTAGCTTTAATTGCGCCCAGTTGGGCTGAGAGAGGTAGTACTTCTGTCTGAGTACTTCGGTACCGATTTCTCCTAAAAGTTCAGGATACGTGCTACAGAGCTGAGAAAACTGCCTTACAATATTCATGTCTGTATTTAACTGATTAAACTTGAAGGAAAGCTCCTGTACTTCTTCGGTTAACTTGACATTGGTATTGGTTTCGTTTTCTAAAATCTCTTTTAAGCGATTGTACTTTTCAGGTTCTAATCCAGGATGAAACTGATGATGACAATTCGGACAAGATACCTTAGCTTCTTTTTCTTTCTCTTTAAAAGCTTCTAATCTTTCGTTAATTTTCACTAAACGAAAGGAAGATTCACTTAATAATTCTTTCTTCTTATTCAGTAAGGCTTCTGTCTCTTCCACTAACTGTGTGGTTAATGTAGGAGATTGAATACTAAATAAAGACATTAAGGTGGTATCAATCGTGTTTCGATTGTCTTGATAAGTTTTCTCTTGAAATAGAGCATTATCAATATTAAGAATAGATTCATCGGTTTTCGTAATCTCTTGGATTTCTTGTTTTAACTCATCTCGTTTATTACGAATCTCTTTAAACTCTTCTTCAGAGGAGAGTTTCATGTTCGCTAAACGATTTTCTGTTTCAGTGTATTCTTCTACTTTAGAAGCATACTGTTGTTTCAGCTTCACTAACTTCTCGTACATTGCTTCTTTACGAGTAGTCAGGTCTTCTAAAGTATCTTCAGTCATCCAGCGATTCAATACTTTCTTTTTAGACTGTTTTAAATCTTGGTTACTGTCTTTGATTTCTAAGGTAGTATGCTTAATCTTCTCTTTTAAATTGAATTCAAATTGAGGATCTGAATACTCTTTCTTAAAGGGAGCGATTGTTCTTAAAGTATCAATCTTCTCTTCTAACTGTAAAATGTTATTCGGAATATCCGATTGGTCTTCTTCTTGATCATTGGTTAAAGAGATGATTTGCTGGCGCATTCTCTTAATGGCACCTTGAGCATCTCTTTGTTTGTCTTTAGCTTTACCAAATACCTTTAATCCATAAGAGTAATCCGTATCGCAAAGTAAAGTAAACCATTCTTTACGCTTAGCAGGAGACATTAAAGTAAAACGCTCTTTACCAGTGAGTAACTGGTGAATATTCTTATTGTAATTAAAGTAGTCTTGTACCAACTGATTCTGCATGGTTTGTGTACCACCTACATTTAATTCTTCACCTGTAGACTCAATGACAAAAGAATGCTTATTGTCTTTAAAGTCAGAAGTCAATACGTACTTGACACCTTCTTTTTCTAAAACGATTTTCTTATAACCTGTTTTCGTGAAATCTGCTTTATCCGCAGGTAATGGCGATAAGTAATGCAGTAAGGATGACTTACCACTGCCATTACTTCCAATAATGGCGGTAATACTGGTTTCTGGGGCAATCTTTAAATTCTTAATACCGCTTAATTCTAAGCGAATGGCTCCCTCTAGTTCTAAGGAAATAATCTTCATGATAAACTCGTTGTATAGGGTTAATTATTCAGAGAATATGATTGATCTTAACTAATTTGAATGAAAGAGCTATAGATGCAAAACTTGAATAATTTGGTTCCTTATTCTTTGGGGATTGTAGCGGTTAATAAAGATCCCAATTCGGATATTATTACAGCTTTACCGACTTCTATCTTTCCTTTAGTCGATGGTGAGGTAGTCGACCAAGTAGAAGACTACGAGTCTGAGATTGTAGACAGTTTTGGTAGACGCAGTGTGGTGAAAGTACAAACGTCTAATACCATTACCGCGAAATGGATTTGTCGTGATCCGAATGTAAAGACGGCACCTGATGTACGTCGTGGTGCTGAAGTACAACTCTATCGTAAAGCCAATACGGATTACTTCTATTGGGAGACGACTACCAATACCAATAACTTTGAAAAACTAGAAGAAAAGGTGATTGGTTATTCGAATACACGAGATGAGAATGAAAAGTCTGGTCCTGAAACAGATTGGACACAAATGGTTTCGACTAGACGTAAGAAAGCAGTATTGATTAATACGACAAAATCAGATGGTGAAAAATGGGCTTATCACATTGGCGTAGATGCCAAAGAAGGAAGGGTGGATATTAAAGATGACATTGGGAATTTCTTCTTTATTGATTCTGCTAATAGCATTATTCGCTTACAAACTGCTGAAGGGGCTTATATCGAGATTAATAAGCGCAATATTAATATTGGGTGTGATAATATATCTACTCAAGCTGACTCCAATGTAAGCATTAAAGCAGGGAATAACATTTCTGAAGAGTCTACTCGTAAGCATGGTGAGTATAAAGCAGGATGGGATACCATGGCTCCTACTCATGCTCATGAAGGTAACTATGGTATTACGGGTGGTATCTTTGGTCAGCCTGGTGGCTATGGTAGCGGTATGGAAATGCAAGGTGTGATGAAAGTCAGGGGTGATGTCATTGTCAATGGTATTGCTTACTCTACACATAGACACCGTGAACAAGGTGATGGCAACCTCACTAACGTACCAGAATAAACAAATAGAAAGTACTACTCCCCTATCCCTTGTGAGGATAGGGGAGTATACTTCAGTTTTGTTGTGTTAAGCGTTGGATAAGCGGAAATAGTTGTCTAACATATTACCAATGTCTTCTTTCATGTTGGTTAAGTTATATCTCAACCAAGAAGGGGTTTTTGCTAAAATGTCATCCACCATTTCTTTCTTCGCTTTGTCGGTCAGAACATATCGTCCATTCTTCGTCAATTCAGTCTCAATGTTTTTAAGCTCTTCACCATTCCAAAAAGACTTACTTAACTCCATACCTAAACCCATGGCATGATCGCGTTCACAAACATTCAAGATCTTGTTAACACGATGATACACACTATGGTCTAAAGTACGAACTTTGAATAGCTGACGATAAAGGGACGATAAAAACAGAGTTCTTATCATTCTATCCGGTAAAAGATAGGTTAGAAAAGCAAACAGAGTTTTCATAATCCATAACCTTTTTATAGAAAATACAAAATTAAAAAAAAATAACCAAATTATTCAATCAGGATTTGTGACGAATAAACACCTCGCCAAATACCATGATCTTTAGTTTGTAAACCGTTTTCTGTTTTCTTGTGTGTTTCTATAAAAACTGCGAAGGAGTAAAGATTACCAGAATGATGCCAAGAAAGTAATTTCACAGAAGGGTGTTCAGTCTCAATGCTTTTTAATTGATTTCGACTCAATAAGTCCACTCCTGTGGTTAAAATGATTTTTCTTTTCACTGTATTTTCTTCACCAAATTCGGCTTCTAATGTCAATGCTTTAAAATCACTACCTATTTCTTTCTTCAGGCTCTTTCCGAGTATCGCTTTCTCTTTCTTGTCTCCTCTGAAGTCTTTATTTACGGAACACTCGTGTGTATCATATAGAAGTTCTGTGATGTCCTGCTCTCGTATTGCAATATGTTTAGAACGATAATACTCTAATTGTAAATAGAGTTGTTCAAAGTTATTGAAATTACGAATAGCCAGATACACAGGATCGTTAATATACGTCAACACTTTTCCATCTACTGTTTCTAGATTGGGTGTTCCGAAACTACGAGAAATCCATAGCTCTTTATGCTTTAAGAGATTGGCGTATGTTTTACTGTCCGAAACGGTATTCATGTAAAGACAATACATCATCTCTGGATGAGCATAATGTTGCATGATCCATTTCTCTTGGACTTCTTCAATGAGGTTTACTATGGGGTCCCCACCCTCTACGACCACGACACCTACTTGTGCATCTGCAATCATCTTGCCAGTGTAAATGTCGATGGGTACGTTTACCTTTCGTTTAATGACGACTTCTTCTTTGGTTTTATTGTCAATAACGATTTGTCTTTCAATCTTTTTATCCTGATTAATGTCACCAGGATTCCCTACGAAGAATACTTCTTTATTCTTACGTGGGGTAAATCCCAAATACATTCTTTTATTATTCAAGAAAGGATGTATTTTCTTAGGCTTTCTTTCATTCGCTAAATCTTCAAAAGTAATCTCACGTTCATGACGGTCATTGTCTTCACTTAAATAAAATAAGTTATTAGAGAGTGAAGCCGCAATGGATGCCATTTCATCGGCAAAGAGATTCGGGATAGAAGACTGAGTTCTATCATCGTTCTTTGCATCACCATGTCCTTTAATCCATTTTGCCATGTACTTCAAATTGGCTTCATTGATTAAGGTTTGTAAGCGATAGAGTTCTTTGAGAATGTGTTGATTAGAAAGGGGAGTGCCTGTATTGGGATTACAGTATTGAAATTTGTGCAGTTTATCTAAACTACCAATGGCTCTTAAGACATATTGAGAATCGCTATAGATTAAGGTAATGTCTGCCTTCGTTTCTAAAACGACTTCAAATGCTCGAACCATGGCTTGTAATTCAGCTGCATTGTTGGATTGGATATCTGGATATCCTTGAGCATGTTCTTTAATAGAAGTAACATTAACCAGATAAGTCTTATCTGATTTTACGGCTTCTATAAAAGCTTCTTTACTATCGAATGCAGGAAAAGGCTCAGTAGGAATATCCTTAGTAGCGTATCCTTTGGTTGTTGGGTTGATGTTTCCGATTGGAAACTTTCTCTGAATGGTGTTGGTATCGTAAGTATACCAGTGTAATCCTCGTCCATAAGAACCAGGATTCTTTCTAAAGGTACCGCCGTCGCAATAGACGACTAATCCAGTATAACTCATTCTTATTCTTTCTTAAAATAAAACAAGGGAATCCATTTTCATAGATTCCCTCATTAAGAAGAATTTGAATTAAGGTTTTTTAGCCTCTTGAGGAGGCAGCGGTTTAATGCCAATTAAACTTGGCGGAACGACTACATTCTTATTAGCTTCTGGTACACACTCGAGAGGCTTACCATTTGTTAATAGGTTGACTGATTCAATCAGCTTTTGGTTGGCCTCTTCTAATGATTTTATTTTCCCTTTTTGCAAGCTATAACGACTCTTCAACTCTTCGAACGCTTCGTAGTACGAATTGAATCGATCGGTAATTTTGACGTTATAAGCTAAAGACAGCACCAATACTACAAAGAATAATAGTCGAGTTTTATGATGACGGATAGCCTGACCAGGTTTGACTTCCTTGCCGACTATCCATTCCCATAGAAAATCAATTATTGTTCTAAACATAATTGGTTTACCCCATTTATATATTTTATAAAATTTTAAAGGTACTACAAAATGGCAAGATCACTCAAGGCATTTGCCACTCATTCGTTTTTTACTTCGAATGAGAACCTAGTCGTACATACTTTTGGCGAATTATCTACCGAAAGCAGAACATACGAAAAAGACGTACGACTCTATTCACACAATACTGACAAGAACATTACACTAAATGTTTTCAGTACTATGGAGAACGAACGCAATATTGACATCAATAGTGCCGATCGAGATTTGGCATTGGACATCAGTAAACACATTTACGAATATGTCTTAAAAGGTGCTCGTGAGATTTACGTCGATGAATTAAAACGTGATCTCTTAAATACCTTTGGTGCGCGTGCTCAAAAGTTTGAATTGGGTGAAGTCGTTAATGATACGAGCTACTACTGTGTCCAATGGGTTCGTTTTAAAGACTTAGAAGACAATGCTTTCTGGGTATGGTTCTCTGATGCTTCTTTCCGTTCTGAATACGACGAATACGAAATTGACATTATTGCCCCAGTAGAGAACATTGATGTCTTCTTCTCTTCTCGTATTGAAGTAGAAAAAGAATTGGCTAAACGTCCTGTAGATGTTTTAACTCGTATTGCTAACTCTAAGAAAGCACACTCTCCTGTAACCATCTTCCGATTGGATATCTTTAAATGGTATCATCCTGTTAAGAATAATCCTGAATTGGATACCAACTGGTATGTCTTGATTTGGGGTGATGCAGGTGATTCGATTGATGCAGTGAAAGATGCGATTCAAGCTGCCATCTTAAAGAGTTCTACTCATTCTCGTGACGAATGGAAGAAAGTCTTCCCTGACATTTTTAAGCGTAATGAATTCATCATTGTACCTCAATGGGATAATCTCTCCAATGAGAATAAAGTACGAGAGCAAGCTTCATTGTACTCTCCTTTCGTCACTTTGTCAACTGCTATTGAGAAGTATGGTACCCCATTCATGAATGAGATGAGTGAAGCACACATCAAGTCTAACATTCAAGCAGTCTCTTTGTACTATCGTGCAGTAGCCGCTTTGGTTTGTGGTTCTCAAGAGAATAAAGAAAGTAAGTTTAAGTTACAAGAAGTCTTTCCTGACTTTATTGATGTGCCTTCGACTTCTACTGACTTTGGCTATCAATCAGCGAATACTCAAGCCTTCTCGTTGAAGATTCAGGATATGTTACAAGTAGCGGAAACCATGACACCGACTTCTTCATTACCTCGTGAGAAAATCACTTTGCCTGGTGGTGAAATCATTAATGGTGAGAAAATCTTTACCCGAACGACGCGTAACAATAAATTATTCTTAGTCATGAAGTACAAAGACTTCCACTACTTGATTGCTGCTAAATACAACTTCTTAAATAAATAAGGAAATGATTAAATGGCATTAAGTAACCCTACAGTAGGTTCACGTGGTTTGTGGGAATTGAAAACTCCTTTTCAATCCTACTTACCTTTAAATACCACATTGGAATGTACAGCCATTACTAACTATGGTCAACTCTTTTCCATGGGTATTGACCCTTATGTAACCTACTATCAGAAACACAATCTTTCTAAAGAAGATTATCAGAAGCATTCGGATGAAGGTGGTCGGATTATCTTCTTAAGAACAGACAGTGGACAAGTCTATTCTTTTCCTTTACATTACTTAGTATCCTATCCTATTGGTACTGGGGTAAACTATTGCTCGATTGGTATTGGTTTACGTTTAGGGGCAATGCCTCTGAATACTAACGTGGATCCATTGATTCAGAAGTTTGAAGAATTAGCCGATTCCATGTTAGGAGTGAATGTACAAGCAGAGACGATGGCTTTATCGGAAATCATGATTGTGGATAATACCTCTCACGATCGATTAGAAAAAGCCCGTAAGCAAAGAATGAAAGACAATAAGTCTACATTGGTACAACTGTCTGAAGCAACAGAAGCAAAGAAAGTATTGACGGATAAATTAGGTTTAGCTGAGAGAAAAGTCATTGAGCAATACAATGAGATTCTTCGACTAAAAGAATTATTGCGTACCAACAATATTACTTTCTAAACATACGGCATAAATCACTCTCTCCTCCTGTTAAGGGAGGAGAGAGCAATGCTTTATGTTTTACTGTTCAGATACTTCAGCAAATGCAACAGGATCTTTTATAGGTTTTTCTACTTCGGGTTCTTCAGTAACTTCTTCTTCGGTAGGTTCTACCTCAGTAGTATCAGCTACCTCTTCAGCAGTTTCTGCTTCAGGAGTCTCTTCAGAGACTTCTAAGTCACCAGTAGGTGTAGCGTGTTCTAAAGCTTCTTTCAGTTCTTCTTCAGAAACGACTGCTACGACAGTTTCACCTTGAGTGAGTTCTACGGCTTCTTCCAATTCTTTCAGTTCACCCATGCGTACATCTGCTTCTTTCACAGCATTCTCCATTTCTTGGTTAATGCTGATTTGTTCAGAAACCATTTGTTGCAATTCGCGAGAAGGATCTTCAGGCAGAATCCAGTTAGGATCCAGATTACCATTCTTCACGTATTCAGCCATGTAAGGGAAGATGAAGGTATCCAAGAGTTCTAGGAATTCTTTAGAATCACCTACATTACCCAAAGTCGTACGTACATCCAAAGTATTGACTTCAGGTTCACTGTCGATACCCATTTTGAAAATCACAATAGAGAGTTCACGTGCCAATACAAAGATTTGTTCAGTAATGGGTTTGTTTACCAACAAAGCTTTCAGCGTAGCAGCATTGAATCCCATATCGTTCATCAAATCTACAAAACCAATACCATGTTTTTCACACAAACCACGGAAGTCTTGCAGAATGAAGTTAGGGTCAGTAATCAGGGCTTCGAAAGACTTATCCTGAATACCAGTTTGATTACCTACCTCATCTTCAGCTACTGGAGCGGTAGCTTCAGTGATTTCTTCTTCGCCTACAGGAGTAGTCTCAGCGATATGTTCTTGAGTCATTTTAATAAATTTCCTTAATATTAAGGTTGATGGAAAAGGGTGAAGAAGTCAGGATCTAGAATGACCTCCTACCCATAAAACTTATTTCTTAGGTTTCTCACCATTATCAATCATGGAATCTTCTACCTTAGAAGTTTTCGCATATTTCTTTTTAATGGTTTTCTTATCCGCTTCTAACCAATAAGGATGATAAGTACCTAAAGCCATACGCATAATGTCAATGGTAGAGAGTTCTAATTGGTCGTGATTCTCATCATCTGCACTCCAGAAGTAACGAGTATCTAAGATCATGTTCCAATCATAACCTTCCATTTTGATTTTCTCGTACAGAGTCGTAGGAGTGAGTTCTAAGAGACGATTGTCAATAGAACGTAAGTGTGTAGACCAATGGACAGACATTTGAAGCATATCAGCGCAGATTTGAATCGCGCGAGCTAAACGACGATCTTCATCCATTAAAGTACGGACAGTGGTTCGAGTCAGTTTTTGTTCTGGATAGAGAATGCAGGATACATCTTTAAAGTTACCCGTTTGAGTAATCTCGCCATTTAAACCATAGTTACCATGTGTACGTAAGAAATGGAAGTTAGTGAGTTCTTCCAATACACCGTACTTTTGAGAAACCACGATATTTAAAGTATAACCAGAAGGACCAGTTTTACAACGCCATTGCTGCATAGAGACGACGTTCAAGTCATCGACGTTATTGTCGTTAGCCGCATTCTTTAATGGATACTCCATGACATTACGGTCTGCTTTATTGTGGAGTTTCGCTACAGCTTTAATACCCCACATGCAAGTAGAAAGGAAAGTGATGTTTTCAGGCACACCTTTCATCTTACGACCATTGTCTACGTGTTGCAATGGTTTATGTACTGGAGCATAAGGGTCCATCTGTTTCAATTCACCATAGTGAACCGTACCTGTTAAGTAAGTATTGGTACCCACTAACAAATCAGGTAATTCATCAATCATGTTTTTCTTGAACTTACCTGAGTTCATGGCAATCATGTTTTGTTTGGCATCACCTAAGTCTGTTTTATCGCGAAGTTCTTGTACGGCTTCTACTTCAAACTTAGACAAAGAGTCTAGAGTAATAAAAGTAGGCAACATGATCTTCATGGGTTTACCTTCTCGATCTAGAGCAGGAATTTCAATCTTAATGGAGGCACCTTGTTTCTTTTTACCGTACATCCATTCCTTAGCCATTTTAAACCATTCATCACCTTTATAGATAGAAGACTCAGTGACAATCCATCGACCTGTCTGGAACCAGTCGGCTTCTGCTAAGGCACCTACAATGCGTTTTAAGCGTACTTCAAGACCAGGGATGTAGGCATTGTTCTCTGTATCGTATTTTTGTCCTGTAGCGTAACGGTGGACGCGGAATGCGGCGACTTCATTGATGTGGTCAGCCAGAGCGGATTTATATGAGTTACCAGGACCAACTAGAATGACAGAACCATTATGTCCGCCATTAGTGATGTAACGACCGTGTTGTGCTTTTACTGGAGAACCAGTTGGGATATCCATGAGACATCCTACGTTGATATTAGTTCGTAAGTAAGGCGATTGCTTCGCTGGCATTTGGTAAAATCCAGTAATCATTTTAATATTACCTCGGGTATTTGAGAATTGGGTTAAAGTTGGTATTTGTTCAAACTATATCTGTTTCAAAAAGATTTAGTCTATTAGAATTCATAAAAGGAAAAGTAAGTTTATGTCTATTCAAAATAAATATTCTGTCGGATCAAAGTGGGATGTTTCCCTGATGGTATCCGTCGAACAACTGCAAGCTGACATAGAAAAGATTAAGACTCTGGATGTTTCTAACGAGGGTTTGTTCGGAGCCGTAACCGATCTCTTTAACAAAACATTTAATACTTTGCGTTTGACCGCACAGTCTTTATTCTCTACTGATAAAGTGAACAGTAAAAACCTTATGTTGGATACAGCCCGTCTGAATCGATTGGATAAAAACAAACTGAGTCGTAATTATGCTGCTATGCTGGATTTGGATGTGGATATTCCGCCAGGCATGGCTGTAGATTACGAAACCTATATTCGTCAATCTTTCGAAGTGAGTAAGTCTTTGAAAGATGTGATCAGTCAAGTCGCTCAATTGCGTATTGATATTGGTCGAGTGATTTCTACGGATAAAGGTTTAACCGATTCGACTTTGTTCTCTGACATGAATTATATTCGTCAAGCTGACTTGATCAATAAAGAATTGAAAACGCTGAGCACCATGAAGAAACCGAATGACTTTAATGCGGTAGCGAAGTATGGTGATGTCTTCAATTCTGGTATTGATATTTATTCAGTCGTGAAGTTGGCTGAAGATAACAGTGATTTGATCAACAGTATTGATCGTAAGAAATTGTTAAATGAAGTCGATACTGCGGTACAGTATGTTCGTGATCTGAGTGAAATGGTTAAGGATGGTTATTCTAAACCCATGATTGCTAAGATTGCCAATGCCACGACTAAGGTTGCTGAGATTGTCGAAGCATTCTCTGTTTGTGTGTATAATGCTGAAATCATTACGACGGCTTTGAATTCTGCTATTAACACAGCTGAAGAATTCTTGAAAGGTAAGTAAACATAGATTCCTCCTACTCCCTCATTAAGGGGAGTAGGAGCATTTATTTATTCTTCTTTATTTTCTTCTTTGTCGTCTTCTACTTTAATCTTCAGAGTAGACATGATTTCTTCTTGAGTAATCACTACAGTACCTGTTACGAGTTCTGCATCTCTGATTTCACGAGAGGCTCCTGGTAATTCAAATGAACGACCTTGTGGGACGTAATTAGGATCATGAGGAATCGCATCTTGCTGCATTCTCTCTTTACGGGTTCTTTCGTTACGAGAGAGCGTTTCTGCTACTAATGCAGCTACCAGAGCGGCATCGGTCGCATTGCCTTCTTCTTCCACCTGTAAGCGAGCAGCAGCGATTAATGACTTGTCATTCGCATCCATGGCTTTTAAAGCTAATGAAGCTAAGTCAGGATCATTAATCAATGCTTTTAAATCGGAAGTAGCCGCACGGACTATCGCTTGACGTATTTTGATGTTCTCATCTAAGATACCTTGTTTATCGTACTTAGAGGTTTCACCTTTGACTTCAAATTGAGAAATAGGATCTACTGCAGGAGGAGCAATCGGTTGATCTAGATTCACTCCTTCTATCATTTGTTCTGCACTCATTTTAAAATTCCCTATATAAGTGTTAAAAAGATAATTTATTCATAATGCTTATATAGTTAATTTATCTAGTTTATTTCAAAAATATACTATTAAGATGAGATTACATTATTCTTTTGAAATCTTAAACTCTACAATTATACCATATCGATAGCAGAGGTGATATAATTGCTTCTTTTCTAATCTAACTGTAATAAAGGAAACTTCTATGCTAACCAAGATAGTAGGTCTCTTTCAATTTAAAGAAAGGGCTTACAATAAGAAAGTGGAAGAACATGAAGTATGGGCAAGAAATACCATAAACCGATTTCGTGAACTTTCTAAACAATATGGTACTGAAGGTAAGAAGAAAGCCATTGAAGACTATTTGACTTATCTTGAGTTAACCATGGTTAAAGTGAATAAGCTCATGGACAATACTAAGTATGCTAAGCTACCCGATAAGATTGGTTTAGACTTAGCAACAAGTTGTTATGGGATATCCACTAATGATAACAGTTATTCAGATTTGGTCGAATTAACCCATTTGAATAACTACCTGACTTCTAAACCTCATGATTCTTTTAAAGATGTCGTACGATGTAATATCTTCGATACTTATAAGAATCCAAGACAGTATTACAAAAGTAATCTGCCTGATGATGTATCGGTACTCCACTCGGTATACATCTATCTGAACTCCGTTAAGGAATTCTTAACGAAACTTTCTAATCTAACTTATTTTGAAAATTACATCGGTTCCTATAAAGATGTCTTTCTCATTAGCACGTATAACTTACTACTGTTAGAAAAACTCTTTATCTTCATTCGGGAACACGATTTACAGGAGGCAATTAAGAATGAACTCTAAAGATACTGTACTACAAGGTTTCCGTCGTATTACGGATACTGAGAATGGTTCTGTACAAGATGTTACCAATACCTGGGGTGGTGTACTAGCCTTACTCTTACGTCGTATCATTAAAGACAATTACGATGGTAAGGGTGCAGAGGGTTATCCCCAAATGGAAGATGAATCTTTGATCTATTCTCAAATGACGGAAATTATCGAAGAAGCTCTACGTACTTACTCGGGTAATACTCTGGATCAAAACAAGATCACTGCTGAGAAAGCTCGATTACTGAAAGAGCTATCAAGAGAAACCATCAGTATTAAATACTTAGGCGAATTGTTCCATATCTTGGATTTACCATGGGTAGACATTACCATTACCATGCAACGTAAGTCGGGTACCATTAAGTCTTATACCGCTCACGTAGGTGGCGTAGGCTTAACACAGTACGAACGTCCGGTACGTAATCAAGAATTAATCGATCAACAAAAGCTGCATGAAGAAAGTGCAGAAATCAATCACGAACTGTATTCGCTGGGGAAACAAGTTCGTAAGGAGGGTAATCAAGATGAGTGAACTGGACTTGTCTGTCGACCAAACATTGGACATGACCAATATCGATCCAAGTAAAGACGGTATTGACCATATCCGAATCAATCTGAATGATACGGCTACTTTATTGGGTGAACGTTTGTTCATTGACCATACACGAGTGTTCTATCATCCTCGTTATGGTAGTTTCATTTCGATTTCAGCAGCAGTGACTTGGTATAAACTGAAAAACAAAGATGAAAACATTCGTTCTTTGTGTGGTGCGCGTTTACGTGAATACGTGGATAAGCAAATCAAGTCAGGTGAGAATGAATACGAAGTGAAATTCATTCCGGATAGTCTCTTAGAAGAATTCCTGGTTTATTCGATTATGTCTAAACCAGATCTTTTAGAAATGGTCATGAGTAATAAGTTACCTTACGTGGCTTACTACTTTGATTCGGATAATAAGTTCAAAATGCGTGATAAACAAATGACCCGTATCTTGAATAACATTAAACCAAAGTTAGTTGATTTGAACAACTAAAAACTAGATATCGCTACTCTCTGGGGATTTCCTCAGGGAGTAGTAGTCTAGACGTATGATTTAGATTACTATTCTTTTTTTAGTTTTAAGAAAGACGATTATGGCTACAAACAGTAAAAAGGTGAAACGTAAACCCGTACCACCTAAAAAAGCTTCTAAAGGTAAAAACTCTGCTTCTACCAGTAAGAGTGCAGCGAATGATAAGAAGAATAAGAATACCACGGTTTATAACTCTTCTCAAGATAATGAATTAGCAACGAAAGATGCTTATTTAATAGACTTTAATAATGGTACGTTAAACAGTCTTTATAAGTTTGCCAATACGTTAAACCTAGACTTAAATAAACTAGGTGAGAAGTTACGTGGTGGTAAAGACATGCTTTCTAAAGTTTCAGGATACTTAAAAAGTGCTAACGAAGCTAAGAATGCGATTAAACAGAAAAACTTCTTAAGTGCGATTGAAAGTTTAGCTCCTGGTGCGAAAGCAGCATTATCAAGAGCTGGTTTAGATGCTAAGAAAATTGACGATATCATTGAAGGGGCTAAATTAGCCGTTAAGGTAGGTGGAGAGGTTAAGAAGATTAAGGATGGAGATATCTCCATTCTGAATGGTTTAAATGACTTAACCAAACACATTACTGGATACGAGCTGATTAATGTACAAGATGTACTGGCTGTAAAAGAAGCTGTTACAGAAGTCATTAAAGAATTCTCTAACTTAGGATTAGAGATTGGTTCTGAATTTAGTAAGCTAGTTTCTGGTGATAAGAATGGCATGACTTGGGATGTCGCAACAGATGTGACCTCTAACATCATTTACGACTTAGCGAAAAATGGCGATTATACCACGATGTATTATGCCATTGGTGCTTCTGATCCACAACGAATGGAAATGATCTCGGGTAAAGTCGTTGAGAAGATGATTTCTGAATTTACCTTTAGTGCTGTCTTTAATAAAGAGAAAGATCGTAATGTGATTTTTGAACAAATGATGAAAACGATCTATGCGTTTAGAGGTGGAGAAATGCTTTGGATAGACAGAGGGAATCAAAGGAAGATCTTTAATCTAAGAATCTTCATGAATGCTTCTAGTGATTTCAAAACCTTGATTAAAACCGCTTTATCTAATCGCTTCTATTTGAATCCTGAAGATACTAAAGGTAAAACCGGTAGAGGTTTAATTCATTACGAATATGCTGATAAGAGTAACGAAGTATTGATGTTGTTACACCAAGTCTTTACTAAAGGTTCTACGAGTTTTGGTAGTGAGTTCTCTCGTGACCACAGTGAATTCATTATCAATGGGAAACAAAGAACCGACACTCTGGTTTCTCCTGCTGACTTTAAAGCTAATGTATTAGCACGTTAAAACATAAAGTATTACTCCTACTCCCTTTACAGGAGTAGGAGTAATCGCAATATGTTTATCGCCCAGCACGATATGGAAATACCAAAGCAGACAATGTAGAACCCACTGTGGTTTCTGATAAGAAAGAAGCCATAGCTGGCGTAGAGAATGCTGCAGTAACATCCAATTGACGTTGACGAATACGACGTCTTAATTTCGCACCAATGTAGTATTGTTCGTTCAAAGACATACCTGTTAATACAGCTAACCAGTCTAAGAGCTGGTTATCATCATCGAACAAACCGCGAGCCATTTGTGTACCTAACGCACCTAAAGTCAATTTAGTTGGGTCATTTTTAATAAGGGCAGCCCCTAGTAGTGTAGTCAGTGATTCTGTAAAACTAAATTTCTCAGATAACGGCATGGAGACATGTTCTTCCATAGCGGCTAAAGTAAAGCTTACTGTACAAGACATCAATAAACCTTCAGGAGTGAAGCCTACTGTTCCATCACCACGAGTAATGGTTAAAGAGTCAATTGCAGCAAAACGAGATTGCATCCGACCACGGTCGTAGAATTCACAATAGAAAGGTGCAGAGTAAGCGTGTTTACCTACAGCTTGAGACATCGCTCCTGCTAGGATACAGGCCAGAGGCATGTAGATATCTTGTAGTGCAGAACGTCTATTCGCATAGCGTGATGTTAAAGTAAAAGAGTAAGAAGCTTTGGGTAAAGAGACTTCTGAGGATTCCCAATACTTAGGCATGGTCACCATACCACCACCACCGGCAATCAAAAGACCTTCTAGACCAATACCAGTTACCACACCTTCAGCCAATGATTTCAATCCACCTACTACCGATTCAACAATATTAGCCACAGCGCTATCACCTATATTACCGCCTGCTAAGTTAAAGTAAGTAGAACGAGCAGAAGCAGCAGTCGAGTTAATCTTCTCAGCTAATTCAGAAGCTCGATAAGAGTTACTGAAGGTTTCTGAAACAGGACCAGTGTCATCAACACGAAATGAAACAAAGGCACTACCTTCTTCCATTTCTGCTAAGAAATAGTCTGCGAGACCTGGACTGGTATTCCCATCTAACTCACTAATACCAGGTGCATCTGCAGAATCATTAGTTACTGCACTAGGAGCATTAGCACCTTCAGTTGGTGGTGCTTGTTCAGGTGCGGGAGGTGGAGCAGGTACTGGATTACCATTTTCATCCGTAGTCGGTGCTTGTTGTTGAGCTTGTTCACCTAAACCTAAACCGACACCAATAGAACTACCTACTACACCACCAGTAGCCGAATCAGGATTGTAAATAGAAGCATTCTTCCAAAGACTGTAGAGTTTAGCCAAAGATGCACTGGCGTGACCTTTTTGGCCTCGATACATGTCTTCTAACATACCCAGTAGGTTACCACCTCGACCACCAATAAATTTCTCAACAACTTCACGTCTTTTAATGGCTAACCTTTGTCCACGGTTGGCTACTGCAATAATATCCAAATAAGAACCTGGGGTGTCGTTAATGAATCTCTGAACGCTGTTTTTACCATAAAGGTCAGGGAAAGCTTTTGCGGCAGCTTCACGTTCATCACCATCTAGAGCGTAATAAGATTCGATACCAGATTCACTAGCAGCATAATCTTTCCATTCTTTAGCATTACCCGTTAAACCTAAGTTTACCATGAAGTGGTTTAAAAGAGTTTGTGCCGCACCCCAGTATTGAGTCATGCCTGGTTTTAAGTAAGCATAACGAGAAGTAGGCTTACGTGTCATGAACATGACAGCTTGACCTAATAAAGCCATCGCATGTAGCGGCCATGCCACTAGAGAAGCACCAAAACCAATAATCCGACCTATCTGGAAGATAATCTCATGTACCCGACCTTTGTTTACTAATGCTGCTGCACCAGGATGATACATGTTAAACAAGAAACCTAAGAAGGAAGTAAATGCCATCGTACCAAATCGGAAGGTCACTATTCGGTAGTTATCATCAAAGGTTTCTGAGAAGTATTGACCCATACCGTCTTGATTGTACTTAATGAAAACTGGGTTGGTAATAGGGTCTGTCCAAGGAGAAGGCTGTGGTAGTGGATTAATCACAATCGAACCACCCATCCCCGTATCGTTAAATTTATAATCACTGGTAGACCAGTTTCGTTCATCTAAAGACAAACCATCTAGTTGGTCTTGTCCTACAACAAAGAGTTCTCTTACCCAATCCTTATCGGTAAATTTGTTTGTTGTTTTATCTGCCATGGATAAGTTCCTTAAATAAAATAAAGCATAAATAGAGCATTCAAATCATAACAAATATCCCCAGACACTAGGCTTTATACCTAGTGTCCGGAGTATTCGTTAATGAGTCTATTTAGACATGTTAATCACAGGTTTACTTAAACCAGATGGGGTTTTTAAATCAGAAGAGCCATTGGCTAATTGTTTAAATCCCATTCGTTCTTGATGCGTAAAGTTATTGGAAGATTCCTTACCTTTTACTTTCTCTTTTCTTAGAGTCGCTAAGATATCAGTCAACAACTTAGTCTGTTCTTTATTCTCTTTCAAGATTTCATTAGACACAGACACGATATCATTCTTCATGGCTTTAGATTGCTCTACAGCCGCTTTAGTCGATTCTTTTAAGTTGTTCTTATCTGTATTGGCGACTACTGCTCTCTTAGCTTTATCCAAAGCCATAGAAAGCAAGCTTGTACCTTTTTGCTCTTTTTGCATCTCTTCACGTTTGTCTTGTGTTGAGGCTAAAGCAGCATTTACAGAGGAAGCATCTATCTTACCAATCCCTAAGAGTCTACGTACAGAAGCTTGAAGACGAGCTAATGCGTCATTAGGCTCACCATTACTGTCTGTAGCAGTACCATTCATTGCCGAAGCAAGATCAGATACTTGAGAGAGTTTAGCAGCAGAAGAAACACCAGAGTCTTTCAAGATATTGACAATCGAATCTGATTTACCAAACGCTTGAGAAGGATCTACAGTACCAGTCAATTTAGCAATTGCACTGGCATGGTCTTTACTGTCTACGGTCTTAGTGATCTTAGAGTCAGTAGCAATCTTCTTAGGATCAACATGCTTGTTCTTAGCTTTACCTGTTTTAGATTTACCATCAGTCTTATCCGATACGGTTACATTGGTATCGTAATTGTACTTAACGGCTTCTTTTTCAGGTGTGGTATAGTTGTAAAGTTTAGAGGCTGCGGAAATACCAGATTCAGTAAGACCGAGTTTAGCATAGACTTTACCTTGTTCGATTTGCTCTTTAGTCAGTTTACCATTTACCGTAGTCGCAAAACCAGCGGGTTTCGCTACGCCTGCGGTAGCTGCTACTGAGCCTGCAAAGCCACCACCTGTACCTTGAGAAGCATCTACTTCGGTACCACCATTCATGTAGTTACCATCACGATATAATTTTACCGTATAGCCTGCGGTATTTCTATCACGATAAGGACATGGGGAGTGACATTGGATGTCTGCCCACCATACAGAGCCATTGTAGACGGAAACGTGACCGTATTTACGACCACCACTAGAGGCTGCTCTTGGGTTAGGATAACATACAGCGATGTCACCTACTTGATAAGCTTGTCCAGTGACTTCTTTCCAGCCTAGATTCAAAAGCTTTTGACCGTACGAATAAGCATGACCATTACCACGGGGTGTTTTGATATAACCTGCATGATACAAACCTAAACCTACTGTAGCAGCACAGTTACCACCTTTTTTCTTACCTAAGATTACGTGGGCATTCGCACCATTACGTGTACACCAAGCGGCTACCATTCCTGGTTTTGTCTTAGCGTTTACCTTAGTGCCTGTGTTAGGCATGTAAGCAGTATCGTAGTTATACTGTACCTCACGAGGCCCATTTTGTTCCATGAACTGGTGAGCAGATTTATCAATGTCTGACAATGCTTTCTTACGCTGAATATCCGTCAGAGACTTATTATTCATCACGTGTTGACGAGCATTAGCAAACGCTTGCATTCCTACTAAGTACGCTTTTGAAGGCGCTTGAGTAGGTGACTGGTTCATTTTGTTCCAGTCTGCTCTGGTATTGACACCGGCTTGATTATTCCAATCTTGACGAGTGGTTACTCCTGCAGTACTTCCAGATGGTTTCACCACTACTGGTCTCATCGGGTCAATCTTACGACCTTTAATGATAGCAGCTAGAGAGTTAGCATAGTTTGGATCCGTAGCATAACCACCTCTTTGAAGTGCTTGCGCAGCTTCGTAAGGTGTTCTAGCACTAAAGTATCCGCTATTGGTATAACGTTTATTTTGTTTGGTAAATGCAACACGTGCAGCAATGCCTTCTTCTAAAGTAGCGTAATCAGCAAAACGATCGTTTATGTAAACGGTTCGTCCGTTCAATACCTCTCTGGTTCTTTTCACGGATCCTGGTTGTCCAGGTCTTGCTTTAATACCAAAGAAGTTATTCTTACCAGACTCTTTAGCACCCCATCCTGATTCTACTGCCCATTGTGCAGCAACTACAGCAGGATGAGGATCACCTGCATTAGCGGCAGCCTGCATGACTTTCTTAAACTTCTCGTCATTGCTACCAGTCAGATTACCAACTGTACGATTAACACCTGCTTCGAATTCTTGAACCAAGTCACCAGCGAAACCAGCAACATTATTCCCTACTTGAGAAATGGTGTCTTTAACGCTATCCGGTATCAACTTACTAAGTGTATCTGTAATGAATCCAAACGGAGTCGCTTTAAACAATGTTTTACCAAAGTCTTTAATGCGATCACCTAATGACTTAGATTGATTCGCTGCTTCTTCAGCTTTCACTTTAGCATCAGACTGACCTTTAGCGTCTACCTCTTTCTTCAACTTATCAATATCACCATCTATTGTCGATTTATCCGTATTCAAGATTGTACCAAATGGACTGAGACTAAATGCCCAAGTCGTGGTTTTGGTATTCTCTATCGTAACAGGAATATTAACAATATCATTTACGATTAACATTTTAATCGCAGGACGAGCTTTAGAAATCCTATTCAAGTCCGTGGTATTTAAATGTTTATTCGTCGCAGTAATTAAGTTTACAAAAATAGGCAGGAAGCGATACTTAAAGTATCTACCTAAGATTTCAATACCTGACTTATCATTCTTATCAATGCCAAAGAGCGAATAAGTACTTTCTACCAATTCAGCAATATCTTTTTCGTAAGTGGCCGCACCACTACTCCAAGTAATGTCCTCAGCAACAATCTTCTCTACCTTATTCAAGATAGAAATACGGGTCGTATCATTTAGATTACTTAAACCATATGCTTTGTATTTAATCGATAGGAATGGATCGTATTTACCATCTTCACCTGCTACAGTATTACCATTGGTTGCGACTACAGGACCTTTAAATCCTAATAGAGACTTAATGCCTGTATAAGCCATACCGACAGGTGTCCAAGACATGATTTTACTGCTCAAGAACTTATCACCTGTTTTCAATACAGTCTTCGCAATCTTCTGCTGCATGTCCGCACCAAACTTCAGTGCTTTGTAGGTCATTCTAGCAGGTAGCGTAACGGCATTGAATACGGTTTTCGCTGTTTTCTTCAGGAATCCATCGTTTCCTAGAGATTCTCCTTTAGAGACTTTCTCTAATACTTTATTGATGAATTCCAAAGCTTGAGCACCATTGACTGTTAATGCTTCTAAGTCTTTAAAAGGAGAATACATGGCATTGTATTCATTAGCCGCGGGTTTAATCGCATTCAAGTAACGAGTAGCTTGTTCGCCTTCTAGACTGTAAGAGTCTTCAATGGTGTACTTAGGATTGATTTGTTTCAATACGTTTAATGATTTACTAAACGCAGGAATAAATCGTTGATTAAACCAGATTACCCATTTTTGGGATTGTATTGCATCGTTTTCTTTAAATCCGAAAAGATCATACGCAACTTCTGGATCCATCTTCTTAGGATCTAAAGTATAACCTGTAGGAGTCGTTACAATGGCATCCATAGCGTAACGTTCAAACTTCAGGATCTTCTCTGTCCAGTCATTGTCTTTTTCATGATCAAAACCGTAAAGCATTAAACGGGCTTTTTCTAAGTCACCTACTTTACTGCCTTTATACATGTCGTAGAGTTTACGTGCACCTTTGTAAGCTACATAGCCTGCTAGAGCAACACCTGCGGCAGCTAGAGCATAAGGGAGTACTGCGGCACCTGCGGCGGCTACAGCGCCTCCTACAGAGCCTAGAGCAGATAATGTACCACCTACCCCTAAGACACTCACTGCACCTAATCCTAGGTCCATTGCAGCGGCACCATAGTTACCTTCAGATAAGTTTTCAATGCCGGAGTAAGCTGCATATCCTGCACCCAAGTAAGGAATCGCTTTACCGGCTACAGATAAACCTTTTCCAGCTAGTGATAGACCTGCGCTTGCGCCAGATTTCAACATCCCTAATCCCATGCCAGCACCTCTGGCTACAGGTGCCATGACAGAGCGTCCAGCAGACAAAGCTTGCTGTCCTTTAGCCATTGCAGCTAGTTTAGCAGCACTGAATGCTTTACCTGCTTTAGAGCGTCTAAACTTCTGGCTCATGGCTTGACGCATTCTCGCTGCACGAGATTTGGGTTTACGTCCTGGTTTACCTTTTTCTTTACCTTCACCATCTGGCAGGTAATCAGCAGCAGAGCCATCGTCGCCTCCACCACCAAATAGACTACCTAAACCTAAGGCGCCAAGAATCTTCATGCCAATACCTTCGGTTAAACCTTCTAAGAGGTTCTCGAAAATACTGTCTTCTTCTTTCTCTTCTTCCTTAGTAGGCTTCTTACCTTTACCTTTGATTTTGTCACCAATCATGTTGGCTAAACGTTCATCACGCTTAGCTTGTGCTCGCTCTTCAGCAGCTTTGAGTTTCGCTAAACGATTACGTTGACGAATATCAGCAATGCCATTTTCACGAAGACCATCGCCATCTATATCACCGAATGTACGACCATTAGGCATGGCCAATCGTTGATCTAAGAGCGTATGGATAGCATACAAGTATTGGTTGGTTTCATTGGTCATGGAGAGACCAGCATAAAGTGCATCAGCAGGATCTTTAATCTTACCGGTTAACTTATCGTAGATAGAGTTATAAGCACCACCCATTAAGCGTAAACCTTTAGTCCCTGCTTTGAATCCTAAGCCTAAGAATGCTTTGGCTGAGTTGTACATGGATCGTCCCATGTTCACACCCATTCTAATACCTGCAATTCCTAAACGTACAGAACCTTTAGCAATGTCTAAACCTACTCCTACGGATTTCGCAATCAACCATTGTTTGGTACCTGAGAAGTTACGATAGTGGTCCGTAAACTCTTTACCATGAGAATCTACCAAACCTAAACGTAAATCTTCTTTGGTTAAGATTTCGTTACCATCACTGTCTACGACTGGACCTGAGATTTGGGAAATATCATGAATGACTTTTCCGGTTTCTTTATCGAAACATTTGCCTTGTCGTAAATCACGTGCCAAAATAACAGGTTTATCTGGATAACCTTTTACGTAGATGTCTTTAATCTGCATCTTCAGTTGTCGACGCAATACACCATGGACAGCAGAGAAACCAGCCTTAGCAATTTTAATGGGTAAGGTTAATCCATGGAAGCCCCATTTACCTGCTGTAATGGCTAAATTGGAAGTATAGTCTCTAAACCAGTTAAAGGCTTTGACGACTTTATACGTTCCACCATCTTTTACATAACCATTTTTAAAGTCATCGTAAGAGCAGACTAAGTTACCATCAATATCGTAAAGGTCACCTTTTACATCGACGAATTGTTTTACGGGGTTACCGTCTTCATCGTAGTAATTACCTTTCTTCATTTCACTGGCACGAATCAATGGTTCTTTATCACCTTTACGATAGACGTCTAAGACTTTGTGTTTATTAGCATCAGCTAAGTCTTTAGCACGATTGGAAGTAACTTTAGCTCTACCTTTTAAAGAACCAATCAAGTCAGAACCCATGTCCATGCCTAGACCTAGTAAGCTAGTAGCAGAAGACATGCCGGTTCTTAAACCTTTACCTAAGAGATTACCGGACATTCGGGTCATTGCCATTGCCATGGTAGTCGTAGAGCTACCCAACCATCCACCAAATTCCCAAATACGCTGAGCAATGTGTTTTTGCTGATTAGGTAAGTGGAATGAACGATTTCGATTAAAGAGATTTTTCACTCTTTGCATGAAACGAGGACGCAATTCTTCTGGGATGTTATCGCCCATAGCGAATTGATTGATGGCCATCATTTGCATGTTTTCTAACTTCAATGACATTTCCATTAAGAGGTCATTGGTAGAAGCGGTATTCTTAGCAATGGTGTGTAAGTAATGGTCTTGTTCAGTTGTGGGTTCAGGTAGATTTAAGTTACGAGAAAATCCCATTAAATCAGATTTAGCAGTATTTAAGAAAGATCTAAATTTAGAAGAGTATTCCTCTCGCTTATTACTAAATCCTTCTTTCGCTCTTTCCCAACGGGATTTCGCTTTACCTTTTTGATCTTCAAATCCATCCATTAAAGATTTAATGTGTTTGGATTCTAAAATACGTCCTTTAGGGTCGTAATAGAAGGTATTGAGTAAATCCTCTTTCGTGACAATCACATTTCCTTCTTCATCGAACACATGTCCTTTGATGTCAGAAATACTTTCAATCACTTTACCTTCAGCATCTCGGTATTTACCTTTAATGAAGTCACGTGCTTTTAAAATAGGCTCTTCGTAATCATTGTGGTATAAATCACCAATCTCTTTGCCTTTGGCTTTAATCTTGTTAATCGCAGAAGCTGTCTTACGATCAAACTTACGTTTGGCGGCTTTACCTCTTACGCTAAGCTCATGGGCTTTATCACGAATGTATTGACCTCGTTCACCTTCCCATTCTTGATGGAAACGATCAGCCGCTTTACCATACCACTTAGAAGAGAATTTCTTCGTCCAAGCAAAGGCTTTAGATAAACCAGAAGAGAAAGCGGATTCTCTAGGTTCAGGAATGTATCCTGTAGAGCCTGATAATGTTTCGTTTAAAGAAGAGAGTTGATGAGAAATAATCTCTAAGTAAGGCGTATCGTTAGAGTCTGCTAAGTAAGCGGCTAATCCTTGTTGAGCAGAAACCATATCACTAGGACGATTAGGTGTAATCCCTGGGATAATGACCTTGTCGCCTACTTGATAAGAAGAGGTACTGGAACCACCTTTAGGTCCTTTCATTCTCTTGGATCGTTTATTCTTCAATCCTGCTACTTCTTCATCGATACCAATCACTTCTAAGAAGTCATCGTAGTTATCGATGGTTTGGGCTAATTCAATCAGTTTTTCATTATTGACATTACCCATGCCGTCAATCAAACCAATCTGTCTGAGTTTACCACCGTGTCCTGCATTGATAATGGCTTGTAAAGTATTCTCAGGAATACCCATGTTCTTTAAGGTATTCTTCGCACTAGAACCTAATGAACCTAAACGATCTTTTTCGTAACCAAAGAAACCACGTACTCGATTCTGTTTATTTTCTTTTTTGTCTTCACGAGAAATCTTACGATAACGAGAAGCTAGGATTTCTGCTTTCTCAGGACCTAAAGCTTCTCTGAAGGAATTAGGATTGGATAAGAACTTCGCATCTACTGCGATGTTATTCGAAGCTGCATTGACTAAGACATTACCAATAGCCAACATGTCATTGTTGGTAAACCCATCGGTTAATTCTCTTTGTCCGGTTAACTTATTCATTTGGAACATGCCAGCGACTTGCATGGCATTGGTACCTAAGCTACGAATAGTTTGGACATTCTTTTGCCCTACTGCTGCTTTTAAGATATCCTTAGCAAGATTATCGGAAGATGTAAACTTATTGGTACGGTAGTTATATTCCAATAAGGGAGCATCTTGTCCAGTACGAATAATGGTTAATTCTCTCAAGATACGTGCTAAGTATCCTGGAATCACGACACGCTGTGCTTTAGAAGAGAGTTGATCTCGTCCTAATTGGTCACCATAGTTTTCGTAACCTTCAATGTCTAGTTGAGTAGATTGCTTTTGGTTGACAGATTGGTAAACCAATTGCTGCATGAAGTCTACAATACTATCGGTTAAAGCACCTTCTTTGTCGAACTTACGTCCGAACTGATGTACTTTACCAGACTTGAATAAGCCTAATACATTTTCGCCTAGGTTATCATTAAAAGATTTTAGGCGCTGAGCATTCTTATAGACTTTACGACCAAACTTAGTCTTATTAGATTTCTCTAATAGTTTTCTACCTAGTAAACCAAATAAGGTAGGTGATACATTGGCTACACCAGAGTGTAAAGCATCTCGACCTAATGGGTCGTCATCTACGATGGCAGAAATACCTTGTTCGACCATTGGGTCTAACAAATCGGTAAAGTCTGTAAAACTACCAATGGCACTACGAACACTACCTACTAAGTTTTCAGTTAACTTAGTAATAAAGTCACCACTACCAAAGAGACCTTTATGCATTCCTTCTAAGGCTTTAGAACGAAGCATTTCTTTAGCGGCTTCTGAATTTCTCATTTTAACAAATTCAGGTAAACCAGTATTTAACTTGATCTCATTTAAGGTTTGGATTAAAGCTTCAGAGGTGCGTGTTTGGGTATTGTAAATATCACTTAAGAGGTGATACTTACGCAATTGGATTTCTATCGATTTACGATAGTAGTTAAACGTATTCTTATTCTGGAAGGATACTTGATTTCTTAAAGAAGTATCGATAGAAGCTAAGGCTTTTATTTGTCCTTGATAACGAATATTATCTACCGCTTCTTTTTGAGTTTCTTTGGCTTCTGCGATTTTAGAACGATGTTCAGCCATACGGTTTTGTATGGAGAATAATTCGCCTAAAGAAGCCTGAATACTGTCTTCGCGTTCACGCTGTTTATCTGTATTACTTTGACCGTAGGTATCATTATCGTAATCTTCTTTACCCCAGTCATTGAGTTTATCGGTCAGTTTGCTTAAACCAACCATATCCCCTACGGGAGCGAGTTGTCTTAAGTAAGCTTTACCACGGGATTTCAATCGGTTAAATTCTTTTCTAACCAGATCGGAAGATTCCCCTATACCTGACAATACAGAAGTAATGTTATCGTAGGATTCTCCGTATTCGGATGGGAAGGCTGCTTTTAATACTTGCTCCATACCCGTACGGTTCATCAAACCGTCTTTTAAACCCGCAACAATATTATTGCGAGCTTTGGTAATTGGGGAACGAGAAGCTTCAGCCTTGCTGTATTCCTCGGATACTGTATCCCAATGATCTGGGAACTGATCCTCGTAGCTGTCAAAGTCGAACTTAAAATCTAAGTCGTCAGCTACGGCTTTACCTACACGATTTTTAATCGCCATGTAAGTACTCCTGTTTTAATTTTAATTAAAGCTTGAATATTTTATAGATGGCTCTATTTACAAGCCAAAGTAGTCATATCTTCTATATAGATTAATTGCTATATAGATAAGACTGCTTTTATTTCTTCAATGAATTTTTAACCAGAAAGGAAGTCATGAAACTTTATGGACGATAAGATCAAAAAAGCACTTGAACGACAAAAGCCTTTTAATCTTAGTTTGTTAAACTTAAACCAAGGTGAGTTGTATCGTAGTTTAAATCCTGTTAAGTCTACCCAGATGTTTACAGGGGCAAACTATCAATTACATCCTGAAGGCTTGTGGTCTAATGAAATCTTCGGTGCAATGGGTTCTCCAGAGCGGATGACGAAGCAAGCGTATATTGACTTAAATGTCGATATTATCCATCCTGTCGTGTATCGGGAATTGATTTCCTCTTCTTCTCTATTAGAAGAAATCATGGATGGTATTACCTTTGCTAAATGGAATCCAGAAACGAAGTTCTTTGATAAGTCTAATGCTTTAGATGGTGAAACAGGATACGATTTCTTCATGCAACACTTAGATGAACTCGTCATGCCTGAAACCAATTCTCCTAAGCGTAAAGAACTCAATGAGCTTTTAAAGAAACACAGAAGGATTTATAAACTCGATAAGTTTATTGTTTTACAAGCAGGTTATCGAGATGTAGAATTTAAAGAAGGGATGGTAGATCATGACGAGATTAACCAAATCTATCGTGAGTTAATCTCTTTAGCGAATTCTTTGTCTAGTGTTTCGACTAAGATGAATTTGAGTGCGGTAAACTCTACACGCAATGCGATTCAGAAAACTGCTTTAAAGCTTTACATGTACTTAGGTGAAATCACAGGACATGGTAAGAAGAAATTGATTCAAGGTAAATGGGCTTCACGTACTGTAGCTAATGGCACAGCTAACGTGATTACGGCTGTTAAACCTTCAGGTCGATTCTTAAACGATAAAGCCAATATTGGTTTTAACGATACCATGGTCGGTTTATTCCAACAATTAGTAGGATGCTTACCTTTTTCTGTACGTGGCATTAAGAATAGCTTTTTAGCTGAGAAGTTTGTTTCCCCATTAGAACCTGTTCGATTGGTGAATAAGAAAACTTTGAAATCTGAAGAAGTGAATTTATCACAGCAATGGCATGATTTGTTTCAGTCGGATGAAGGGATTAAGAAATTGATTCAGCGATTCCGTCCTACAAGTGTAAGACACAATCCTGTTGAAGTAGATGGTCGATATCTTGCTTTGATTTACAAAGGCGAAGATGGTACCTTTAAGATACTCAATGGTATTGAAGAATTGCCTAAGGATAAAAGTCGTGATTTAGTTACGCCTTTAACCTTTATTGAATTGTTGTATATTACTACTATACACCTAATTGATAATGCACCAAGTAGTATTGTACGTTATCCAATTACAGGTATTGAAAGTAATGTACCAAGCTTTGCAAAAGTCATGACAACTACGAAAGCTGAAAAGCGCCGTATGTTAAATGACGATTGGGAGATTGATGAAACCGTAGAACCTTTCTATCAGTTTCCTATTAATGGTGTTGATACCATTACTTCTTTATGTCCGCCGTTAGCATCACTCGGTGGCCAGGGTGGGGATCGACGGTTACCCCTCGATAATATTAGAGAAGTAAACTAATACCTCTCTAATACTATCTTATACTTTATCTATAAACAAGTTTTTATTTAAAGATCTTATAACCAGGCAATAGACCAAAGAATCGTTTTAATTCACTAGGGTCTTCAATCAAATAACTTTCTCCAGTCTTTTCTTCATAAATGCTTAATGGAAGTTTAATATCCAAAAGCGTCTCAATAGCATTTCTCTTAATACTATTCTGCCACTTAGAAGCATTATCATTACTGTAATTGTAAGGAGTGGTTCCCCATTCTGTAAACTCATCTTCTCTACAGAACTGATAACCATTCGGAAATACCTTTTGTCCTTTAGTCTTACAGAAATTAGTAATCTTCGTTTTGTGGATACTGAAGAAACGAGCACATTGGCCAATACTACCAAACTTAATGACTTCACCCGTATTGAAGTTTCTAATTAAGACAGGATTGGTACCAGCTACTAATTGATTTTCTAATGCTCGATTATTGTTAGCTGAACGAGAAGCCCATTCTAGATTTTCAATTCGATTATCTAAGGAATCATCGTTAATGTGGCTAACATCCATGTTGTAGAAGTTAACAGGTATTGGAAGGTAAGCTAATGCCAGTAAACGATGTATACTTACTAACACGTAAGGATACTCTTTACCATTTCTTACTTTACCACTGACGTCTGCTTTTAGATTTAGTTTCAGGTATGTTTTAGCACCTGGAGAACTAGATCCTTCAGTAGGACGTCCTTTCAATAAACCTCCTCGTGGTGTTTTAATCACACCTTGTCGATTGATCCTGTATTGTACAAAGCCTGGAATGATTCTAAAACCTTCTTTATCGTCTTTAGAATTAGCATTTCCCCAAATCATGTTAGATGGATGGATATTACTGGTATTTCCATCTAAGAAGATAATTTGTTGTTCCATTAATTCGTTAAATGCATCTTGATACTTTCCTTTAAAGGAATAGTTAACAATATTAGCTACACGAATCCATTTGTCTAAAGGTTGGATATAAACGTATTTTTGGCCTTCAATGAATTTTGGTGTAATGACCTTCATGTCACCATTTGCTATTCTGAATATATTACCATCAATGTCTGTATAGTACTTAATACCATTGTTGGTATCACGGAAGAAACAGGTTTTATCGATGTCTTTGTGGTAATTACGTAACATAATTGCGTCTTTCTATATTTAAAAATTTGTTGAAAAAGTCGAGGTCCCCAAAGCTGTATTTCTACAGCTAAGCAAAACCCTTCTAATTGACGGGAACACCCTGTAAAAGATTTATACACTAACTACTGGTAGTAATACACAGTAGGGTCTGGAGTAATTAACCAGAGTACAGTAAAAGAGATAAATCAGTAGGGCAATCCGCAGCGAAGAATCCTATTCTCTAGTAAGAGAAGGATTTGTGTTCAGAGACTAGCCGAAAGGCGTAAGGCGTTGTCGTGATGACAATCCTGAAATGGAGGGCAGGTGTAGTGGTCTGATAAGCCTCTATGCACCAGTACAATCTTAACCATTGTACTCCGAAACATTTGTGTTGGTAGCACAAGCATGTCGGTGATGATATAGTCCGTTTTCTGGTTACCTTAAGATATTTCGATTAATCTCATATATAGGTACACTCTACAATAATTGCAGACTGACTTACGAAGAGAAACAAATATTTCTCTTCTATATAGGGTTTACCTGTATTAATTAATCAAAATTTCTATCTATAACCAGTCCCGTTCGACGGGGATAGAGAGAATATCCTCTCTGCTTTAACTGAAGAAGCACGCAATGAGATTATTCAGTACAAGAAACAAAAACGGGCTTATGTAGGGCCAGATGGTTCTATACGTTATTCTGTGAACTACGATACCGTTAAATTTGTTTGCCATAACCTTTCTGATGTACCTAGTGTATAGGGAATATTCTTTAAGGTTATAGAAATCATTTTGATGAAGTATGCTCTCCAGTGGTTCGTCCCTGGAGAGTATATTTTACTAATTTAACATTTTTATAAACTGCTGTTTAAAGGAAGCTTTTTCAGAATGATTAACTTTGAACAATTTCAATTAAAGCTTGGGAATAGGATTGTTACCCATTATGGGAATCCCAGGATCTTTAATACTAGTCAGTTCTTCTTACCGAAACAATCTGCTTACCACTATGTTCCCAGTAGTAGTGCAGATATTGGTCCTAGTGAGAAGAATGCTTTATTTAAGAAAGGCTCTTTAAAAGTCCCTATTTATTCCTACATGGATATTGCTTCTCGATTGGGTACATTAGGGATTAAAAGTGCTACTCAGGTAATTGAATTACAGAAGTACTTGAAAGTAAATCGACGATTTAAGAAGATTGTTGAGATGGACAAGTACAAGCCTGAGATGATTGTGCCTTTAGTACTGAACTATTCGTTGATTGATAGGCGATATAAGTATCTGGGTAATACGACTCATGTCGGGTATTATCGGAACATGAATGTACTGAATACTGTATTGAAAGGTATGGTCGATGTACAGAATAACTATAATGGGTATTATAATCAATTCTGGGTAATCAATGTACCGAATGAATTGATGCCTATTTCTAGTTTAAAGAAATCCATTACTGGGATGAATGTCGAGTTATTTAGGAAATTAGATAACTTAGAAAACATCTTTGTATTGGAAATGTGGAAATGGTTAGGATTAAATAGAGAGAAATCTGTCTTTGCTAAGATGCCTAAGAGTCTCTTAAATAAGATTAATATAGTACTGGTTAAGAATAATGTCTTTACGGTATTTAATCTAGGTCTATTAGACGATTGGCGTAAGAGCTTTGAGAATCCTAGTGGTAAGATTGATGCTCGCCTGATGAGTAAACAGTTTATCAATATTTTGTTAAAATTGCATACTGCTGCAATGACTAAAGAAGGTATTGAATTAACTGAAGAAGAAATTGCCGAGAAGAATCTGGAAGCGAGTGATGATGCTGGGATTGAAGAGGACGAAGATGATGTAGTCGTGAAAGACGATGATGTTAATCGTTATAATCCTAAAGATTACGAGCGTCAGTATGGTCAGGATTTGAGAAATGCTGAGAAAGAGGAAGAAGACTTAGATCAAGATGATTCTGAAACAGATGAAGAAACTCATGTAGAAGAAGATTACTACAATGAGTTAGGTGAAGTACACGAAGATAAAGAAGTACAAATCGTCTCGGATATCTTGGATGAAGAAGATGAAGAATTGACTGAAGTAGTCGATGATCCTAAGGCATTAAATAAACTCACTAAAGTCAGCAATATTGTTCCTATTGTTACTGAACAAGAAGCAGAGTTTGATGAAGTCTTAAGTGGTAAATTCGATACCTCTGATGTATTGGATTTGAAAAACTATAAGCCTGAAGATAAAGTCGTTTTAGTGAAGCGAGTCGATAGTCCTGTTTCTCCTACTGTTAAAGGTAAGTTAGTCTTAGAGGAATATGCGAAAAGCAATCCCATGACAGTCAGTAAGTACGATGGGATTCGAAAAGCTTTTGGTAAGTACAATACCTTAACACTAAGTAAAGAGAGTAATCAGACTGTAGGTGAGATGATCGATATCAAGCCTGAAGAACTGAAGATTACTGAAGAAGACACTAAAGGTATTTCTACTTTAAAAGCATTCGATAAGAAATATATTACTCAGTTCTTAGAACGAGATGTCGCTTCCATGATGGTAGGGGTACAATCAGCAGGTGTAGTGGTACAGGATATTAAGAAATCAGAAGTAGAAAACATTTCTGGTGCTTATACTGTTTACTCCATGAAGATTAAACCGATTGAAGGTGAAGCTTCTACAATTCGAGTGAAGATTCCTAAGATTAATCCTGATGGTACCTTTACCATTGGTGGTAAGCATTATACTTATTGCCATCAACGATACGACTTACCGATTCGTAAGATTGACGACAGTACTGTATCCTTATCTAGCTACTTTGGTAAGACGTTTGCTTCTCGAGATACTTCTCGTGCATTCAATTACGAGAAATGGTTAGTAGCTGGTATTCGTAAGAATGCTTTTGACAATGAAAATCAAGATGTGTTAGAGACTCGTTCTGGTGACATGTTTGACAATCACTTAAAAGCACCTTATGTGTATTCCGTATTGTCTCGTAACTTTAAAGCCATTACGACTAAGGAATGTTTCTTGTATTTCGATCGTAAGAGTGCTGAAGAGCGATTTGGTCGAGACTTCGTGATTAAGGCAGAAACTACGAATATGGTTTTTGTCGGTACACACAAGAAGAAATATCCTGTAGTGATTGATCCAGATAATGTTTTCTATTCTGTCCAAGATGGTAATCTAATAGAGTTAGGTACGATTGAAACATTGTGTGGATTAGATCCGGTTAAAGCCCCTACTGAAACCGTCAATATTGACATCATGGGTAAAGCCATTCCAATTGGATTGGTATTGTGCTACCGATTAGGGATTACTAAGTTATTAGCTTCTCTAGAACCTAAATACTATCGTACTGAACCGGTAGGAAAACGACTGAAACTAGAAAGTCATGAATATGCAATTCGCTTTAATGACTTCCACTTAGTCTTATCTAAACGAGACAGAATTACTAGCCTGATCATGGCAGGCTTGAGTAAGATTCCAGATTTGAATCGTTTGTCTATTTACGACTTGAATGAAAAAGAGCAATACTTTAATCTTTTAGAATCCATTAAGATTCCTGGTCGTTACTTAAAAGAAATTGATCTTTATTATAACATGTTCGTCGATCCGATTACTGAACGGATCTTGATCGAGATGAAAGAGCCTATTGACTTTGGTGGATTATTGATTCGCTGTGTAGAAATGTTAGTGGATTATAAACACAAAGATGAAGTCGACATGTCCGAACAAAGGATTCGTGGTTTTGAAAGGATGGCAGGTGAAGTGTATACGCATTTAGTACGAGCACTGCGTGAACACAATCGTCATGGTATCAAAGCCAACTACCCAGTAGAATTGAATCCTGAAGCTGTTTGGATGGCTATTAATAAAGACACCACAAAACGTATTGTGGAAACACTGAATCCTATTCAGGAGCTAAAACAAGGTGAAGAAATTACCTTTACAGGTAATGGTGGTCGTTCTAAACAATCCATGGTGAAAAGAACGCGACAACACCACTTAAACGCTATTGGTATCGTCTCTGAAGCAACGAAGGATAGTTCAGATGCTGGTATTAGTACTTACCTCTCTGCTAATCCTAAGTTCATGAATCTGTACGGCATCCCTGAGAATACAGGCACAGGAGAAATGAATCCTGACTTGAAACCAGAGAATGTGTTAAGTACTGCGATGATGATGATGCCATGTAGCGATATGGACGATTGATTGAGTTGAGCAGTTAAAAATACTCTGCGCGACTTGTGTGGTTAAAAAGTTTATATACCCTTTAACATCTGATATTAACCCCTTAATAAGGAAAATAGAAGATGTTAAAAACAATGGAATTTAACAATACTGTATTTACAGAAATACCTGGTTTAGATGGTAAATATTTTATTAGTAAAACAGGAGAAATCATCTCCTGTGTTTACGAGAATATAAAATTACTAAAACCAACTAGAACTCACGACGGTTACTTATCAGTAAGAATGGTTAAAGATGGTAAACCAAGAGGTTTCTTTATCCACCGTTTGGTAATCATGACCTATGTCCTAAAATCAGACGAATGGCCTAAAGGAATGGTTACTGACCACATCAATGGGATTAAAGATGATAACCGTTTAGAGAATTTGGAACTGGTAACTTATCAAGAAAATACTAGAAGGGCTTTCGACAAAGACGGTTATATTAATCAATGGGTGCCTGTTAAGGTTAGGAATTACTATACGAAAGAAATTACCTACTGTGCTAATTGCGGAGAATGTTCAGCAGTAACCGGTGTAGGTAGAGAAGTAATCTTGTCTTCTGGCCGTCTAAGTAACCCGTATAAGGTTTATCTCGAAGGTTATCAATACTGTCATCCCGACCAAGATTTTCCTGATGATAATCTTATTTTCCAACAAGAGGTTGAAAAACCTATTTCTGTAAAGAATATTTTAACTACGCAAGAATACGATTTCGACACATTAACAGAAGCTGCTAAGTATTTAAATGTAGGCGTATCTACATTGTCGGTTTGGTTGTCTAAAGAAGAACAACCATTCACGCCTAGCATGTGTCTTGTAAAATATCGTGATAATCCTAATCCTTGGAGATTAGTGACAGATCCGATGTTAGAGATCATTGCTAAGAATAAAGATATCGAACCAGTATTTGTTTACAATGAAAATGAGAAACCTATGTTTTTCTTATCGGTAAACGATGCAGCTAGATTCTTTAACTGTGGTAAGACAACCGCAGCTTATCGTTGTAAGAACCGTATAAAAGCAAATGGGTATAACTGGATCTACTATAGAGATTGGGTCGTCCTTAAACCGTTTGAATTGCGGGGACCTCTCGCCAAGTACTTTGTACCAACCCAAGATAGCGATATACTTGGAGACAGCTCTAATCAAGTTGAGACGGTAAAAAGCAAAGTAATAGAGAAAATCCGCAGCCAAGATTCTGCTTTCGAACAGTTACCTAGAAGAAAAATAGATAGTGTAATTAGAAGAAGGATTAAACAACAATTCTATAAGATGGATTCTACAAGGACTCCTGATTACTGGAATGATTTTGATACCTTCTTCCACGATATTACTCATCTTCCTGGGTATAATGAAAGGGATTTCTTCTTTGGTAGGATTAAACTAAAACTGAACGTCAAGAAAGATGGGAAAGTATTTAATGATTACCATAGTCGAGAAAACTCTATATTCGTTACTGTCCCTGAATATAAAGTAGAATAAGGTTCAACGACTATCGAAAGCACGCTTGTTAGTAACTAAGGATTAACGAGTGGAAGTGAGTAGAGTAGGGAGTCTGCTTAGTGCGGACTCCCGAAGCGGACGGGCTGTAAGATTAACCCACTTACGGTAAGATATAGTCTAACTAATTAACAATAATACAAGAATGTCAAGGACATGTTATTATTGTTCTTATGTGCCCAAAAGAAGCGTGTTCCTAGGAACACAATCTATCCACAGCATCGCGGCTACTGGTTATCACGTCATGCCTACTCGTACGGGCTATGATAATAAACTGGTACAAAGAGCAGGAGATACTTTTGCTGCGACTGCAGATAAACCAGGTAAAGTCATTGAAGTGAATGACTATGCTATTACTGTGCAATACGAAGATGGATCTTTACGTCATGTAGAGATTGGTCGTAAGTTCGGTAGTAGTGGTGGATTCACCATGCCTCATGATGTTATCTCTAATGTAAAAGTAGGGGATAAATTAGATACTGGAGATGTGATTGCTTATCACTCTGGATTCTTTACGAAAGATCCATTAAATCCCAAAGGCATTGCTTACAAGCCTGGTAAATTAGTACGAGTAGCATTAATGGAGAGTCCTTATACGTATGAAGACTCGACTGCTATTTCAAAACGATTGAGTTTAGACACTGAAATTCAAACCACTGTTGTTAAAGAGGTAGTCGTGGATTTTGAACAAAGTATTCATCGATTAGCTAAACCTGGTACTCAGGTCATGGTAGATGATCCATTGTGCTTTATTGAGGATGCTTTGACAAATGATACGAAACTCTTTGATGAAGAATCTTTAGATCTCTTGAAGAGTATTTCTGCTAATGTGCCTAAGAGTAGTGTAAAAGGTATTGTAGATAAAGTAGAAGTATTCTATCATGGTGATAAAGAAGACATGAGTGAATCTTTAAGGAAGATAGCTAACTTATCTGATTCTAAGATTGTAGCCAGACAAAAGGCATTAGGTAAGATGCCTTATACTGGAATGGTAGACGATACGTATCGAGTCAATGGTAATCCTTTACTATTAGATACTGCGGTAATTAAGTTTACCATTACGAGCAAAAACTACTTATCACAAGGCGATAGAAATAATTGTCCGCTTACTGAGTAATTGGTAAGTGATCTCTTCTTTAATTGCTAGAAAGTCCTAAAGCCTTACGTACTCGTATTTTAGAAATACAGTAACAATCGTAATGGATGATACAATGGGTAATTAGCAGCGAAGCTTATTTTACAATAGGAACGTTCAACGACTAACGGATTAGCCACCGTGTACGGCCCAAGCGGGTAGCATTAGCTTTAAATGGAAACAGGAAGCCCCTATTATTAAGTAGGGTGTTGATATAGTCTAGTATCCTAGCGAAAGTTAGGGATGTGTCTTAGCACACTGCATGATATAGCGAATCATGTGAATATTACGAAATTGGTTTTTGGCGCCCAGTTAAAGGCAACTATTGCTCATGTCTTTGAAGAATCTCCTCGAATTAATGCAGAGGATAATCAACCAGGTGAAGAGATTGATGCTGTCTTTGGTAGTCAATCGGTTTATAATCGTATTGTAAACAGTCCATTCTTAATGGGTATGTCCAACAGCATTCTGGTGGAAATGTCTAAACGCATTGGACAGGAATATCTGTCGAATAAATAAAGATTACTTTACCTGATTAGGAATATACAGAGTGCTCTAGTCAATAGAGCACTCTATTATTTCTAAGCTTTACTATTTTTGTTTTTTTTAGATCTAGGAAACGTAACTATGGATCAAATGGTTAAAGATACTGAAAATGCTACTGTACTGGCTGCAGCAGCTTCATTAGTCAGTACTTTTGCTCAACGATTAATTCGTGATGTAGCAGGAGTATCTGGTACACTAGAAGGTGAACTGATTTATCAACCAGTTCTGGAAGAGATGGCGTTAGCAGAACTGCAACGTCGTATTATTGCTAAGGGAGAATAATAATGTTTGGACCAAACTTAATCAACTTGGCAAATGATGTTGCACAAAGTAGTTTGCTGCCTGGTACTAAATTGAAAGCTGTTAGTGGTACTGCACTGGATGCTTTGGTACAGAACGCTATGCCTAGCGAAAGCTTGATTGCTTCTCAGGAATGCTTAGATCATTCTTTGGGTAGTGTAATTGATAAATGCTATACTGAATTTGGTTTTACTGAAGGTGCAGCGATTTATCAAGCTTACGATGCCATTGAAGAACAATGCATCAATCCTCTTAAAAACCAATTGAGTTTTACACGTAATACAGTTAGTCCGATTATCCGTGAAGTCGTGACTGATGTCACTGAACGACTCTCTGTACGTGTCGATCCTTTCTCTCAATTTAAGATTAACCAAATCGAAGTACCAAGCTTTGTATACGAAACTATTTTGCCTCGTATTCAGAACTTGATGTCTTTGTATAATCCTGGACAAAAAGGCCCTTCCACTCAGCCTACTTTTGAGAATCCTGAAAACAATCTCTTGGTAGAATTGATTCGTACTGAAGATGATGCCACCAATGAAGGCATTATGAATCTGGCTGAAGTCTACACGAAACAGTTTGGTGGTGATTTGTTCCAAGATGTTTGGGCTTTGTTGAAACAGCCTAACCACACCATTAATGATGCTGCAGGCACTTACAAAAACTTTATCCTATACTTGACTGCTTTGTTGGCTGTTGAGAAATTGGAAAAAGAGCCGATTCGTGGTTTGCAAATCTCTGAACAAGACTTGAATACTTGGTGCTTGTTCTTTAAAGTGGCTTGTACTCGTGTAGTCTTCTCTTTTGCCAACATGTATTCAGGTGCAGTTTCTGCTAAAACCATGATTTCTTCTGTGGTCGTAGAAACCAAAACCATTAATGTCTTCTACGACGTTTATGCGGCTTTTGAAGTACCAAACAAAGCAGATATTCTGGTAGGTATTCTGAACAGTGGTAATCCAATGGCTTATCGTCAATTGGATGTCATTACTGAAAATGCTGAAGAATTGGCTCGCCGTGGACAATTGATTCTGACTACGGCTAATGCGATTGACAATACCCGTCGTGCTGCACGCACTTTTGATGCGATTGTTTCTGCTGTATTGACTTTGATTGACAATACCAAGAATGATGAACATGCTGAATTGAAAGCATTCATTGAAGACAAACCCACTTTGGAATATCGTGGTTTGATTTCTAAATACTTGAATGCCTATTATCCTGGTACTCGTATTTTGGAAACGGAATTGCCGATCGTGGTTTCTGATGTGGTATGTGAATTGTTCTTCAAAGACACGATGGCTAGTTTGATCTTGAAACACTTGATTCAAGCAGAAAATGCCAAAGAGGGTTTAGATACCACTACTGTTGTTTCTACTGCTATTATCAACATCTTGATTGAGTGGGTAGCAGGACAAATTGAAATTGTCAAAGAGTAATTAAAGGAATAGACCTACCATGAGATACGGTATTCGTAATAAAGATAAAATTATGGCTTCTTTAAAAGAGGTCAATAACCAACTGATTACGACCACAGGATGTAAGATTATATTTCCCGTTCGTTACGAAATGGTAGGTCTTGCTCGTGTGGGTAGTGACACTAGCTTTTATAGCTTGTTCTTGATTACCAATCCTGAGGAAACACACTATGCTATTTTTAACTGTATGGCAAGTGTACACTCAGATCCTGATGCGATTAATACCATTACCATTAACGATGAGAAATACTACGAACTCACTTACGAGCCTGGTAGTGTTTTGATTAAAAGCTTAGTGGTAGTGCGAGAAGACAAACTGATTGGTAAATCCTATAAAGAGTTTGTCACGAAAGGTAAAGTGCCTTTCTTTATCAACTATGCTGACATGGGACGAGTATTCTCCCAAACGGGTAAATATGCAGGTAAATCGATTGGTGATACATTCGAATCTCTAGCGATTCCGATCAGTATTATTGCCCGTAATCCCAATAACATCAATCAGTATTATCGTGAAATCCTAAACGATATTGATCCCGATAAAGTGATGCCGGTATTTGTACCCGCATCTTCTGTTAACTTCTCTGCGTCTTCTGCATTGACTAAGTTAACCGGTAGTTACTTCTATACTGGGGTCGTATCGTCTTTGTGTAATCCGACTTCTCAGACTGAACTGATTGATTACGTATTAAGATACTAAAACAAGAAAGTGTTTTAAACATGTCTAATTTTGTTTACCGCTGTACTCGTTTAGACGGTACTGATAAACAAGGTATTCTCACTCCGGATGAAAACGGTTATTACACCATTTGTGTCGGTGCTTTGGATCACAAATCTAAAAACATCAATCCTAAAACTGGAGAGAATGAATACTACTCTTCGCTAGGTGCTGAGAAGTTCTTTGCACCTGGTACTTTATTTAACCAACGAATTGCTGGTGGTTTCATTAAAGCTGAATACGGACACCCTTCTAAAGTGCCTGGTCAAACAGACATGGAGTTCTTGGAACGTAATATCCGTATTGATGAGAAACTCGTTTGTGCGGTATTTGGTGAAATCTGGTTAGTACCTGGATACATTGATCCTTTAACAGGTGAGAAATGTGTCGGTATCATGGCTAAGGTTCGTCCTACTGGTCCTTATGGTGAGTTCCTGAAGAAAGACTTGGAGACTAAAGGAGCGAATGTGTGTTTCAGTATTCGTTCATTAACCACTCGTCAAGTCATCAATGGTAAAAACTGTAAAGTATTGCACACAGTGATTACCTTCGACTATGTGAATGAGCCTGGTATTAGCTGTGCTGAAAAACTGGTTTCTCCTTCTTTAGAATCTAATAATCCTATTCTGCCTATGTCTGCGGAAGATGCGATTGTGTCTCATGGTGGTTTGGATGTGGAAGTTTCTCCTAAAGCTGCACGTAAGCTTCTGGCTAATGAAACCGTATCAGTAGAATCCGGTACTGCTTCTATTTTAGCAGAGATTGCTAAGATGGATAAGAAACCAGTTAAAACCAATGTATTCATGAATTGGTAATTGAGTATAGAGAAAGGATCTTAAATGAAGATTGATCCTAATCTGACTGAAGAAGAAAACTTACTTCGACATGTGAATGAAAGAAGTGAATTCCCCATGGAAGTAAGTGATCTGATCATTGGTAGTCCTGAGACTTTGGTCAGACAGAGCCTCAAGGTCACTAAAGAAGATATTCGAGATAAGCGATTCGATGTAGACTTAAAGAATACACGAGTTAATTTAAAAGTCTCTCCTAATTCTAAAAGATGGAAAGGTCAGACTTTTATTCAGCCTTATCGTCGAATTCATTTAGGTGCTCAATGGTGGGTCTATGCCGATCAGGTATTGACTCAAGATGGTAGCTATGTGGTGACAACGAATACTTATCTGAATCCTGTTCCGACTCCTCAGGAATTAGATGAATCTGTATTGAATATTGTTCGATATAGAAAAGAATCTTTGAAAGTAGAAGTACTGGATTTCCAAGACAATGGATTCCAATACGATACTGGGAGAATTCGTATTCGTCCGATTGATAACTCTTTACTCTATATTGGAATGCAAGAGTTTGATGTTATCTATAAACCGATTTCCTTTGCACCTGAAACCCTAGATGGTTTTGATGGGTATTTACCTTGATTTCTTTTAGATAGAAAAGATATTCTAAAATATTACAACAATATACTATTAACATGAAGGTAACACGAGAATCAATTCTTTAAGTTATCCTTCTACATGTAGAAGTAACTATTTTTATATCTTTTCAATCTTTTTAAAAAGGAAATCAAAATGCCTATTAATCAACAAACCCGCGAACTTGCCGATATCATCGCTAAAGATCATCTGGTATACAATCCAGAGTCTCAAGCTTTGGAAACCAAAAAAGAAGCGATTGATGCTGCTATGACTTACATGGCTGGTCATGGTGCTGACATCGATGCTAAGCAACTGGAAGCAGCATTCAAAGTAACCAATGCGTTCACTGCCGCTTCTGCACTGGCTACTGGTGAAGTCGCTATCGACGCAATGGCGAAACACAAAGAGATTCAATCTCTGTCTGCTAACTTCCACATCTCTAAAGGTGTAAGCGCTGAGCACTTGGTCACTCGTGAATACATCAGCCGTACACCTCCTAAAGAAAAAGGTGGTGAAGCTACTGAAGTGACTAAGTTTGGTCGTATCGAATCTACACTGACCATCCAAGACAGCAAAGATGCTCGTTCCCGTGGTGGTCAACACAAACACATTCGTGACGCCATGTACGAACGTGGTGCTGAGAAACTCGGCAAGTAATTGAAAGCAATGCTCTCCTATCTGTAATGGGTAGGAGAGTGTTTTCTTTTTTATCTAATTTTTAAGGAAATGAATAATGGATAAAATACGCGATGTATCAAAAATAGAAAAGAAATACGAGATCTTAAAAGATAGATCCCTTGCCATGAATGGTTCTGAAATCTATCGTATTCGTGCATTAAAAGACTTTGGTGATGTGAAAGCCGGAGACATTGGCGGATACGTGGCGAGTGAAGAGAACCTCTCTCACGAAGGACCTTGTTGGGTATACGATATCGCTATGGTTTACCACAATGCCAAAGTTAAAGACAATGCCATTGTACGCGACTGTGCTCATGTGTACAATGAAGCTCAAGTATTCCATAATGCGATTGTAGAAGGTCATGCTCGTGTATTTGGTTATGGTAGCGTTTTTGGTAATGCTAAAATTAAAGACAATGGTAGTGTCTTTGATCAAGGTGCGGTACATGGCTCTGCTATTGTACAAGACAATGCTACCGTAAAAGACCATGCTCGTGTTTGTAATGAAGGTATTATTAAAGACTATGCTTATGCATCTGGAGACATCATGGTTTCACGTGGTACAATCAGTAACAGTACGGTACTGTTCGGTGTGGGTGAAATCAACTTTGATGTAAATGCTCGAGATGATTGGACATTCTACCGTAATCCTTGTGTAGATGCTGGTTTTATTACAACTTCTACTAAGATCGATGTTTGGAACTACCGCTTCTTCAGCGGTACAGCAAAAGAATTTATCAACATGTTTGAACGTGTAGAAGACCATCATCGTATTCCTGGTGAATTAGAATTTATCAAAGCTTTAGTGAAGTTCCATCAGGATCTTTACTTTAAAGCTTAAATAATAAATACCACTCTCTACTCCTTTTTACGGGAGTAGAGAGTAATATTCTTTTTTTACCTTTAATTCCAATATAATTCAGAAATATAACATTATCAGGAATGTCATAGGGATATTCGTTTATTATATTAGAATAAAGGCATACTGACAATGAATAATGATTGTCTACAAATGCTTCAATGGAAGCAAGCCAATGATTATGTTTTAACTAGAGAGGAAGAAGAACTCCTCTTAGAGTTGACAAGTCAGGCTAATGACCTACTAGACGAGTGGGTAGATAACTTCTATTATTAAATAAACCAATAGAGAGACGATGTTCACAGCATTGTCTCTCTTTCTTTTTAGTCTGTGCTTGTCATACATTACTAAAGAGTGTAATTCTTTTTTATATTCTAGAAAATCTCAGATATATACTATTTACGTGAACCTGATAGGAGAATCCCTCTTCTATCTACATTTTTCTAACCTTTGTATAAGGAGTTCATCATGAACAAAATCATTTTTACCCTTTTGGGCGCAGCAGTTTTAACCGGCGTAGGCTATGCCATTGAAAAAGCCATGTCTGAACAAAAAGACAAAGACGACGCTAAAGTTAAGCGTCAAATCAAAAAGGCTGATGCTAAGGCTGATAAAGCTGAAGCGAAAGCGGAAGAGAAAGTTGTAATTGAAGAATGGTTGAAGGAGTTTAGCAGATACGACATGTTTCGTCGTGTCTACATGAAGACTCCCTCGGACACCATTCTGCCTGCCTTGCTGTCTTCTCGTCGTACGCTCTCTGAGCTGATGCCGAAAGACCTGGATGAGCGCGTGCTCCTCCGCAACTGTCTGGCAACAGATTCAGACGTGCGATTCCTATCAGATGAAAATCTGATGGATCTGATCCGCGAGGAGATTGCTCTTCTCAAGGATTACCAAGAAGCCAAGAAAGCGGCTTCTAACTAACCTACGATACTCTAGTACCTATCCATGGGTACTAGAGTGTTTCTATTAACCTTTTGTATAAGGGAGAACGCATCATGGAAAACATCTTTGAAGGTAGTTTCGAGAACTTTGAAAAAGTAATCGACCAAGCCATTCCTGATAACATCGGGATGACTGATGAAGAGTACGAAGCTCTTCTGAATAAACAGATCGCTGAAGAGTTTGCAAAACTCGACAGCAAACAAACCAACCAACAAACTCAATCTAACCAAACTGAAAAGGAAACTGAAATGAACACTCAAGCTCAAGAAACTCTGGACGTTGTAACTGAAACTGCTGCCGTAGCCGTAGCTGAAAGCAATACCAAAGTGGTCGCTAAGAAAGTAGCGATCATCCTCGGTAAAGCTCTCGCTGGCGCCGTAGTCGGTGGCGGTCTCGTGGTCGCAGGTGCCCACAACCACAAGAAAGTAAACAAGGCAGTTAAGTCTGCTCGTAAACGCATCGGTAAAGTAATCCCTGCCGTTGCACCGAAACCTTGGTGGAAGTTCTAACCAAGGTAGAAAAGAAATCCTGCTCCTATATGGAGTGGGGTTTCTTTTTTTGGTTTAAATCTATTTTTTGAATATTTATTTTTAGTATAGAAAAGGATTAAACATGTATTTATCCGATAAAGACATTATCCAATTGTCTCAACAAGAGAAACCTTTAATCAGTCCTTTTGTTTCCAGTAAGGAATCTTGTTCTTTGAGTAATCGATTCAATGGTACTGCTAAAGAAATCTCTCATGGCTTATCTCAGAATGGATACGATATTCGTTTAGGTAGTGATGTAGAATTCTTTATTATCGATTCTTCTAAGGAAAAGCATAGTGGGTTAGATCCTTTGGAAAGTGATTTGTACGCTCCTATTGCTGTACCTAAACTATCTAAAACTAAAGCAGTATACTTTAAAGATGCTAATGGGCGTATTGAAAGAAAGAATGTAAAATATTGGGAGATTTATCCTGGTGAATTCGTATTAGCTCATTCATTAGAATCTTTTAATATTCCTAGTAACCTTACTGGATTATTATTCTGTAAAAGTAGTTATGCTCGATTAGGCATGAACATGGCGCCTACGGTTTTGAAATCAGGATGGAGTGGTCAATTAGTATTGGAGATTTATAACCAAACTAAGTTCATCATGACGATTTACGAAGGGTGTGGGATTGGTACGATTTACTTTGCAGAACACTCAGATTCTTCTCTAAATCCCTACGATGGTAAGTACCAACATCAAGAAGGGGTCGTAAAGGCACGATAATGAGCAAATACACGTGGTCTAGGTTTGATGGATACGAATGTTCATCCAAGGGAGATAAGCGCTACAGCGCGTTCTACGCGCGTTTAAACGATGGTCTCTCTATTGAACATCATTTCCAGTGTTTCATTAAAGGTTATCCTTCTATTGAAGAAGGAAAAGGAAACCCACCTTTAAGAGAAATGCCTAAAGAAGAAACCTATTATTTGTATAAAGAACTCTGGCGTAAATATCTAGACAGTAAACCTTGGCTTTGGACAGAACTGAAAGTCAATGTAGAGAAATGTAATAATACTGTTTCAGATATGTTTGGAACTTCTGAGATTAACCAAGCCAGAGCTTTATGTGATTTATTAAACGAACGTTTTGATGTAGAATCTCCAAGTGGATTTGAAGTCTTAGATTTATTTTAATGGAGTAACGATTATGTTAGGTGAACTGAGTGTAAAAGTACAAGATGAATTAGAACCCGAACTGAAGAAGTTCTTAGAAGAAGTCATCAGTAAAACTGAGAGAGTATCTACTGATAAAATTAGTTTTGAAGAAGCAGAAGACGATAGTGTCTACAATGTCTTTGGCAATAAAGCCAAATATCGTATTTACGATGTAAACCATGCAGTCTATAAAGAGAATTCTCTTCAATACAATATTGACATCTACTATCCTGAAAATATTCATTCAGCAGAATGGACAGAACAAGATCGAAAAGAATTGTTCTTTACTGTTTCTTTTAACAAAAATAACATTAAGTATACAATCGTTGTTAATAGTGCGGATTCTAAGAACTTTGCTAATTACGAAGTGGTGGTTTATGCACTGCCTAATAATAGCGAATATCCTTTACATTCTAAAATAGCCTATTACATTCTTGCAGCTTTAACTGAACGAGAAGAATATCGATTCATCGATGGTTTAATGGAAAGAGCTAAGAACCTGGTAAGATACTATACTAAGTTTAAGAATAGTGTAACTGACCATAAACGAGAATTTCTATCTATTATTTCTGATGTTGTTAACACTGGAAATAAATAATGAAATTAGATTTATCAGACACTGCTAAACGCTTTATTGGTGATTTACACTTATTGACTCAATGCTTTTTAAATAACCAAAAGACCTTTCCTTTTCCGATTAGGATTGAGAATACGGAAGCCAATCGTCGAAAACGATTTAATCCCTTTAAGTACAATGGAACTTACTGGATTGAAATTGGAGAAGGAAAGAAAGTGATTAAACTCTTATATCGTCAAAAAGGTTTATTCACTTTTGGTTCTTATACTTCAGTCATTAAAGGCATACATTTATCCAGATCTGAATTACACTATGTAACAAAAGAATTGGATCAATTGTTTCAAGCCATACAAAAACATATGACTTATTCATTAAAGGAAAACATACATGTCTCTCAAACTGATCGTGTGCAAAAGTAGTAATAATGTCATTGGGATTAATAATTCCATGCCTTGGAATTTACCTGAAGACTTAAACTACTTTAGAGAACAAACTAAAGGTTGTGCGATTGTCATGGGTAAGAATACTTGGCTAAGTTTACCCAAGCGTCCATTACCTGATCGTACGAATGTGATTGTGAGTAATCGTCAGTCTCGTGGATTTCTGTCTGATGATGAATACGATAACATGTCGATTATCCATGCTTATGGTATTGAAACCCCTGAAGACTTCGTTAAGAAGATTGCTGCTCTAGAAGAGAAGTATAAAGATGTATGGATTATTGGTGGGGCTTCTATTTATAACTTGGCATTAGATTGCTTAGAGTTTGATGAAATCCATGTCACCAATATTTTGCGTGAAATCTTGCCTGAAAACGAATCAGACAATGTGGTTTACTTCCCGATGGATAAAGTATTGGCTAAATACATTCCTGAGGAAGAACATGCAGATATCTATACTTCTTTATACATGCCTGATCGTGAGAAGTATACAATTGTACGATACTTACCGAAATAATAGCTTACTCCATTCTCCTTTAGTGGGGAATGGAGTATTCTTTTATGTTTAATTTATTTTCTGATTAAATATAAAAGAAGAGGAATAAAGACATGCCTGTTCGCATTGTAGAAGAAGATTTATTCTTAGATAAAGAAAGTGCTTATTGTGTACCCGTTAATACACAAGGCATTGCTGGAAAAGGATTAGCGTTATACTTTAAACAAAAATACCCTAGGTGGTATAATCAATATAGAGAAGTCTGTAAGAGTGGTGAGATTAATAAAACCAAATATCACTTATACTCTACAGCTACAGAAACTCTAGTAAGTCTGCCTACTAAGATTTCTCCTTACGACGATTCTTGTATTGATTTAATGTTAGAAGGATTAAGAGCCTTTGAAGCAGATTACGATAAGACTGAAGGATTTCATTGGGTCACTAAGTTAAGATTACCGGCTATTGGTTGTGGATGCGGTAATTTGTCTTGGGAAGAAATCGAAGATGTCTTAGTAGAAGAATTGAAAGACTCTCAAGTAGAATATGTTTTCTGTATTGAAAGTAAACATAGACCGAATCGGGCTTCCGAGCGTTTTATAGACAATCACTTATTCTTTAAAGGTGATCACATCTTCGGGATTACTTATCGATTTGATTTAGAGTTACTGAGTCCTAAAGGCGTCATGAAGACTCATCCTAATGTTTTGTGTTTCATGATCGAATGGATTGCTCACTATTTAGAAATTGATGTTTCTGTCTTTAAAACAGAAGAACAAATGATTAGAGAGATTAAGAGTGCTTTGATTGATCAATTCGATCGATATGGATTTATTAATCGAAATGGAATAGACTTTAGACGAGTGATTATTGAGAAGATGGTAGAAGGTAAGAAGGAACATTACTATCGAGATAAAGAGTTTAAAGGTTACTTAGATCAGCTCAATGAAGCCAATGTCTTCTTTGCTTACTGTGGATACGACTTTCCTGCCATCATTGGGATCAATGTCGATTTATCTCATCGTAATATTGCAGACAGAGATATTTGGGCAGGTAGGAATTACTTAGGTAAACTTTTATCTAAATTATAAACCTATACTATTAACTTGAAGCTAATTGATTAGAAGGAAATGTTTTATGGTTATAGTCAGTACTGCAACCATCGAGATTGATTCTCTACCGAGTTCTCCTGAAGAAGAAAAAGAGTTTCAAGAAGCTCGTGAGTATTTAGAAAAAGAATTTGAAACCCATATCTCATTAATCATTAAATACTTGATTGATGGAATAGATGGATTCTTATCGGATAATGATTACGAGTATGTCGAAAACTTTGTTCGTAATTATCTGGAATTACCAATAGATCAGCAAAAGAAAACCTTTGTCGATTCTGAAGGTAATCCTGCTCATGTTTGGGATGATGTACAAACAGGATTAGAAGAAGACTACTTAGCATTCATTGCTCGATTGTTTATTCGTAAAGCTAAGATTGTGGTGGATGAGTCTTGGTTTGGAAAAGAGATTGAATGTCAAGTCTCTTTGGATTTTGAACAAACTAAAGATCCTTTAAGTTTAAATCTATTGTTTATCACTACAGGTAAGGTATTGCCAGTAGTCGTACCACCTTGGGAGGATATCGATGGTACCGAAGAGAGCCGAGTATTTACTGCCTAGTGATTTACTCTTAAATATCAATCTAGGAGAAGTCACTGAAGAGTGTATCTTGCTATTCGGATATGAGCCTTTCTCTAAAAGGATTAATTATCCTTCCATGAAAGGGTACGATCCTAAGAAAGTAGTGAGTGTTGAAGGACTAAATGAAACCATTTATTCACTTCTAACCTCTACACCGATTAGATATCAGGATATCTACTTTGCTTCTTTACCTGTTAATGAAGAGATTGTGAAACACACTGCGGTCAGATTGTGGAACGATTTCTTTGTAGATTATTTCGACTACAGTCCTGAAGATGCTTATGTAGACAATGAGTTTATCTTCGAAGATAAAGATGTTACAGATGATAGAGTTATCAGAGATTGTTTTGGTAACATCATTACACTGAAGTTTGGATTAGAGCAGGATGAAGGTATCTTTATCGCTTTATTCTTCTTGAAGTTTATAAACTATCTAGGAAATCTCTTTCCTCAGTTCTTTAACTATATTCTTCAGAATCCTAAACTAGGGATTGAGTTAGTACCTAGGGATATCAGTGCTGAATCTCAATTTGGTAAACGACACAGTAGAGTAGGTAATTCTTGTGTTCTGATGAACGAGCAAGTCAATAATGTCTCTATGGAGTACGATGTGGTATGCAACACGATCTTATACTAGGACACGTGGATTTTGTCAGCTTTCCTAAGTGGGAAGCTGACTATTCCCATTATGTCAATTTACAAGAAGTCTTCTACGATACAGCTAACGATACGAATGTTAGTAGTAGTGGTGGATTACATTCTTTAAACTATATCTTAGATGTCTTACAGGAATTCAATATTCCAATCGGTATGGATCCTATTCAGTTAATCGATAGTCTAGTATTAGAGTTTGCTTTTAGAGCAGCTAACTCTGATAATAAGATTGATATCATTATTGTCAAGACTTTCATTGGTTACTTGATTGGATACTTACAGAGTTTAGGAATTATTAAGTTTGGTCTGACTCGTAAAATTTTCTTTAAACAGGAAATTAGTCCTGACCTGACTCCTAGACAATTAATGGTAATAGCGAATACGCTTTATACTGTTTATACGAAAGAATAGAAATGAATAGACCTAGACTAAGAATCATGGTAAACATCGGTCCTACGTTTAGGGTCGTCGATACCATGGTACAAAATAGATTCACGATCAACCATGCTCAAGTGATTAATGAATTACTCTTGAATGTAGGTAGACGTGAAGTCAATCGCCATTACAACATGATCAATACACATGAACCTATGTTTAAAGATCAAATGGCGATTAAATTAACTGCGGATACTTTATACAGTAAGTTAGTGCACGAAGCGTATATTCTTGACGATTTAGCAATATCTATATGTAACAGTTACATTGATTGCATGTACCATTTTTTAATCAATGTGCATGAAGTTATGAGTGGACAAGAGGTTGCTGATTTATTGGGCAATAGTCCTACGCTTTACTATAGTTTAGTTGTAGAACAATACCTAGGTGACGGACAGTTCATTCTTGCGGAAATGTTACCTGGTCAAGAATACCTTGAAATAGATACCAGTCCTTGGTTCTATTTTAAATAAAAAGTGATTAGGTAGCATTTGTTTTATTTAAATCAAATCTTACTTCACTTTTTAAAATGGGAAAAATCTTAAGTAATTGTCAACTCCGTCAGGAGAATGAACGCAAGGCACAAATGCATTACGATCGTATTTTAAGAGGGGTAGCACCTTCTGCCAAATACAAAACCAGTAAACGTATCGCACGCATGAGGATCAAGTATTCGCACTTAGAGACTCTTAATAAGAAAAATACAGACGACATCTAGTTATGAAGGAGTAATCGATTGGTTCTCGGGTATATCTAGATTACTCTTTCATTTCCTGATGTATGTTTGTTCCATTAGTGATTAGATGATCACGTACAGACTATTCTTATCGGAGTAGTCTGTGCGGGGTTATTTACTGACGGACGTATTTAATCCCGTTCAACATTTTTTATTTGCTTTTTCATTTGACTATGGCGGCGTGGCAATTCCTACATAGTTCCTTTACTCGTTTTACTCTCCTACCTGTAATAGGGTAGGAGAGTGTTCTTTTTTATGTTTTCTATTTTAAAATAAATCTATACTATTTAAGTGTAATAGGATTTTAATTTATATCCTATCTTTCTATTCTAACTTTTGTAAAAGGAAATTATCATGTCTAGACAAGACCAGCGTAAAGCTGCTAAAGCGAAGAAACGTGAAGCAGCATTAAAGAATCGTCGTATTAAGACGGGTTCTAATATCAATCCTAAGAACATGATGGTATACAACAAGTGTTCTAAAGGATTAGATGTTATTCATCGTGGCTCAGTATCTGGTACGATCATGACGGATATCTTGAATGAGCAAGAAACTCAACCCATTGATCCGAATAACCGTAAACAACTCATTTCTCAAATCAAAGCCAATATCGAGAAGTTCTATAAAGGCACGCCTAAGGAATCTGCGATTTCTGACTTTGCTTTCTTAACAGAAAACATTTACTTAACTAAGGTAATGTTGGAGTTAGCAGAGAAAGAGATCCAAGCAGAAGACGAAGAAGCACAAGTATTGATTAATCTTAATAATGCTTTGTTAAAAGAAACCTTAAAAGGCATGACGGCTATTTGTAAGGATTTGTATAAACAAGCAGTAGAGATGAAAGAAGTACTCTATTTTGTCAATTCTGTAGAAGTACCAGCGATTAAGATTTCTAAAGACTATTTAGAGCAAACCGATACTTTGTTCCAATATGTCGATGTAGGGATCTTTCAGAAAGCCTGTCGATTAACGATTGCTCGTTTAGGGGATCGTGATTATCGAGGCGATCCTGATATTAAGTACTTCCGTATTCGTGAAGGATATGGATTAATGAAGGACATGCTGGCATTTGAGAAAGCAAGAAGAGAAGGAAAAGAAAATGTTCACTGAAACTGAATTGGGTACTGTAGAAATTAAGAAGTCTAATAACCAATACATCCATGAGATGAATCGTGAGTTACGTAAGAACTTGAGACTCATCTTAGCACGTAACAATAAGACTTTGAAAGACGTAGCAAGGTATATGGATGTAGGCTACTCTACGATTAACAACTACTTTGCTGAAGGACGTAATCTGATTATTCCTATTGGTGTCGTCTACGCAGTTTGTCGTATCACTGAAACCAACTTCTTTCACGCAGCACCTATGTTGATGAAAGATCTAGCATAAAACATAAAACCACTCTACTCTACTCCTATACGGGAGTAGAGTAGTAAGTAAGTGGTAGACGAGTATATTGGAATCGGCTAGAGACCCTACCTAGTGTAGTCGTCTCCGCTTCTTCCGTTGCTTAATACTAAGCAACATTTTTTCTGACTAGATTTTGCTGTTATCGCAAAGAACCAAGGACAAGAGTATCTTTGCATAATATAAGACATAAATTCAGAAGTACTCTCTACCCCGTAAGGAGTAGAGAGCATTTTCTTTTTTTAATTACCACTTCAGATTTATTTTTTTACTTCTTTTGCCATTTCGTTCAGTTCTTGATTGGTCTGTTCGTTAATCGTTGTCTGCAGTTTTTTCTTACGATCGACTGCTTTCTTAATTACCTTGTGTTCTACACGAGTCATCTGTAACCATTGTGGTAAAGTAATGCCAGTATTCTGGTAAACTTCAAAGAGTACAAATTCCTCAGAGAGTAAAGATAAATAAGATCCTTCTCCGACTAAATCATAAGGCTTCTTCATCGTCATGGGACGTAAGGAATCATGAGAGAGTTGATAAGATCCATCTGGATTCTCGATTCCATATTCCGAATGACTATCTAATCCATAACATGCATCATGTAACGATAATAAAGATAGGTGCATTTCTCCATCATCTTTAATGGGTTTTGCACCTGAACTCACTAAGACTCTTAAGAAATCTTCATTGTTAACATTAATGGGTACAGATTCTTCGCCTTCGTCTGTTCCTTCTAATTCAGGATAGACTTCTGAACGTTTGACATAAGACACACCGAATAGGGGATCCTTAATGGATCCCTCTACTACAGTGGATACGTTACCCGTTACCGGATCCCGAGTGTTTGATAAATCCGAGCGGTCAGTGTAAAAAAAGCAATAACCGTATTAATCGGTACGATCTTATTGCTCACTGGAGAAGCATTGTGTTTCTCTTCATACTCGGAAACAGTCGGTACACCATAAACGACTTTGATTTGTTTATTGATGTATTCAACGACAATCTCAATTAACTTGTTACGCAATTCAGGTACATTAGAGAGACTATCTAAAGTTTCAGTCAAAGACTCTTGAGAATCGATATCAATGGTAATGGTTTCTGATTTATCAGAACCTTCCAAATAACGCTCAATACGAATCTTACGAATGAAGTGAGAATATTCACGCAAAGCAGTGGTTTGGATCTTATCCGACAAGTAACGAGAACGAATGTTTTCATCGGATGCCATAGAGAGTGTTTCGGTTACAGCATCTTTAATGTAAACATCCCATGCAGAACCATGTTCTACATAATTTTCCATATTACTTTGTCCCAGCTCTACGTACATATCTTGGATTTCTGTACCGGCTTTACGGGTGATCTTACGAGTGTGGATCAAACGTTCAAACTTAGGTACTTCTTCCTCTTTCTTCCAGTCACGACGATAGGAGAGGATTTCTTCATTAGACATGGCAGTATTCTCTGCTTTAATCAGATGTTGTTTCTGACGAGTAGAGAGACGAGAGTTCGCATAGATTGCCATATCAGGCAACCAGATACGACCACGTACGTGTTCTGCTTTACCATTGTCTAGGAGTGCTGTACGGTTAAAGACATAGCCATCAGGATACATGGTACAAGCCAAACCCCAAGCAATGGTCGGAATATCCATTGGGTCTAACAGAGCACGAATGTTTTCAGGTGAAGAGTCTTTCAAGTTAATGTAAGACAATTTGCTGATAAACAAATCAACCAACTTATCGTTAATGTACCAAGTCGCTGTACCGTAGTTAGAACCACCAATAGAACGACCAATATTAATCTTAGACGTATCCAAGATGTATTGGAAGTCAATGATTTCTGCGGCTACAGGAGGCGACACAATGGCAACCAGACCCGAGTGAGGCAGAACCAAGGTAAAGAGCGTAGACATGCCTAGCGCGTCCATAATGGCGGCTTTAGCACGCAATCCTGTTAGGTTACCACCCGTGTTCTTAATGCTGGTACGACGTGAACGAGTACGCTGAGTAGGATCCACATCCAAGTACACTGCTTGAGTCAATTCAATATCGTCTTCATTCAATGCTTTCTCAGACATGCGATAGTCTTGGGAGATGAGTTCACGAGCATCCGACATGGATTGAACAATCATGGTAGGATTCTCTTCTTCCAAGTTCGTTGGATTCTCTACCAAGTAACGTACCATGTTGTCAGGTGATTCAGCAGGAATAGAAATGGATTGAATCATTTCTTCCAACTGTTTAGGATCAGAATAGTCGATCTTTTCAATATCGGTTAAGATACGACGCTTAGGATCCAAGAGGACATCTTTAGAAGCCGGTTTGTTTTCTTCACCCAATACACGAATAGAAGGTGTCCAAAGATTCACATCGTCTTTATCGTTACCGACAATCTTCAGAAGTTTTTGTACGACTTCTTCTTTAGAAACTTCTTTTGTTTCTTTTTCTTTCTTTTCAGGTTCAGTGTTCACTGTACCCAGTACTGGAAGATCTTCTTCTAAAGAAGTGTATTCATCTTTCTCTTCTTTAGCTTCTTCAGGTTTCTCTTCAGTAGGTGGATTGAATACAGCGACATCGTCTTCGTCTTCATCCAAAGTAGAAGGAGCCAAAGTGGATTCATTGACTTCTACATGATCAGACAGAGGCAATACACCTTCTTCTTGTACAGAAGGTTGAATGTCTTCTTGTTTGATTTCGTTAATTTCATTGTCCGACATGATTGGCTTCCTCAATGTGGTCTTGGGTAGGTGGGGTAGTATTGGTGTATTGATAGAGTCGTTCTTTGATGAACTTCTTCACATCTTCAGGTGCTTCTTCAGAATGGTCTAAGTAATAACCAAACTTCATGGCAGAGAAGAAATCAGATACGTGTTTAGTGAGAGGTTCAGTAATCGCACGTACGCGGTTAGTACAAACAAGATAACGTGCTTTAATGTCGATGATCTTTTCAATGATGTAAGCATCCAGAGTAGGCACATCGGATTTTACAGAACCATCTTCATTCAAGAAGTTTTCGTAGAGTTTACGAATAGAGTTGACTTCTTTCACCAGATCACGAGTATCTGAAGTATTCATGGCAAGCATGGTTTTCAGTTTCTCTACTTCTTGAACATAAGGTTTGTATTTCTCATCCTGAGTCAAGAGTTCTTTGAATGCTTTAGTCGGTGCTTCAATCATCAACTTAATGGTTTTGTAAGTCGATTCCAAAGATTCGAAGGTATAGTCGTGCAATGCATCCCATTCATCTTGAGAGAATTGATCTTTCAATTCTTCAGGAATAGCAGAAACACGCTCAATGACTTTGGCTTCACCATCTCGTGCTTTGACGTAAGGACGTTTAGGATCAATATCGAGTACTTTTTGACGCTTTGCCTTTTTAAACTTGGTTTCTAAGTTCGGGGCTAGGTTAATACCTTTAGCTTCGACAGTGAGTTTATCGAAGCTTGGGATACCTGTATGCAAACTAATGCGGTTATCCATTTTTGACATTTTAATAAATTCTCCATTAGCTAATGGGTTTTGTTGGGAAAAGGTTTTTGATTCATTCAGAATATTCTTAGATTATTTCTATTATTGTTTCCATAGCTATGAAAATAGAAATCATCACATATATAGTTAACCCTATATTTAAATTCTAATTATTAGGAACAAAGCGTTATGGCAAATTTGATCTTAAACTTTATCGACGATTACTGGACTCCAGAGGAAGCGAAAGAGTATAAAGAAGCCATTGATTTTATCGACGGGATTCATGAAGATTGGACAGATAACTTAGAGATTCTGATCCGCAGTAGTAATGACGATGTGGATATCAATGAATTAACTTTACGAATTAAAGACTTTATTCGTAATCAGTTTGATGAATTATTGGGAGAGATTGGATTTATCTCTTCTGAATCTTTTGTACATGATCCGATTACTTTATATCGAATCTATTCAGAAGCTATTGATATTGAGAACAATGAACAAGTAGATTTTGCTTTGTCTATTTTAGAAGCAGATCGAGACAATGTTGTTACCTTCTACGAACTCTTAAATACTGTAGGAGGATTAACCATTGATGAATCTGAATTTGGACAAACCATTGAAAAAATCTCCAAGTTTACTCGTGAACGATTGGTTAATACTTTACGAGGAAAGAAACAAGTAGAAGTAACAGAACAACATGAATTTGATGTCATCGGTGCTTCTAATCGTATTAAGGAATTCATGTCTGTAGTGAGAGATGATAGCTTCTATGTAATCCAATTGATTCGTAATGGTGTGAACTTAGGCATGTCCTTAAAAAGCTATTTATCGATTTACGGTAAAGAAGTCTTTGAGATGGATTTAAAAGAGATGGCTTACAACTTATACTTGTTTGCTTTAATGTCTTCAGATGGTGCAAACGATACAGTAAAAGCGATTGAATCCCATTTGGATAACTACATCTTTGACTCTCAATCTCACGACATCATCATGCGAGCAGTACAAGAGATCCAAATCAAAACAAGAGGTGTGAAATGACAAAACATGAATTCTGGTTAACCGGAATGAAAAGAGAATGGTATAAAGATGCTTACTGGGTAAAGAGTTGTTTGTCTATCTTTCGTACCGATGAAAAAGAACATTACTTAGTTCGTGTTGATGCTAATGGCTATTACTATCTAAATGAAGATACTGGTACGAAAGAGTATATTGACGATGGTCAAGATACTTCTAAACCTTTATTGGATTTTAAAGAACTGATTACTGTACCTAATGGTTTTATTTTTCCTAATTGGGGAGAAATGAAAACATCAGTAGGTAATCTCTTACAGAATTACTTATTAGTTATTGATCCTTTTAAAGGTAAGGTTCCTTACATTAATAAGCGATTCTTTCCTTCTGATGTAGAAAAATTGTTTATTCGTAAATGGAAACGTTCACGTGATGAAGTGAAGAATGATTTAGTAGAAGGTGAAATCTTTACGGAAGAATATTTACAGTTTGCTGAGAATGCCATTTATCTTTCTAACTTTACACAAACTGTCGTGCCTTCTATTACGAAGAAAGCCATTATCTCTAATCCTGCGGTAGAGAAGCGTAAGAAGGAATTATTTACTGAGTATAAAGATAAGTTAGACGATCCTATTGTTCAAACCATGATTGACGATGAGTTGAAGAAGATCGATAAGGATTATTTGAAAGATGATGACTTCATGGGATTTGCGATTTCAGGTAAGGTCTTTAATGATGCTCGTAAACGTTTGACTTATCACTTTGGTTTTGCTAAAGGATTGGATGATACGAAAGAACCTACTTACATCAACCGTCCTTTGAATAAAGGTGTCGATCCTAAGAATCTTTCTACCTATGTCAACGATGCTTACTCAGGCTCTATTGGACGGGGTTTAGAGACGCAAGAAGGCGGTGTAGACGTGAAGAATGCTGTACGGTCTGCTGCTAACTTGAAAGTCGATGGGAAAGAGTGTGGAACCAAATACGGCGAACCGATTCTTTTCGATGAGGATTCTAAAAAGAATGAGAAGTACTTGGATTACTACTTTATTCAAAAAGGCGTTACTATTAAGATTACTGAAGAGAACATTGCTTCTTTAGCGGGTAAAGAAGTGATGATGCGATCTCCTCGCATGTGTGTGAACAAGAACAACAGTTATTGTGAACATTGTGCAGGACCTAACATCTCTAGCTATCCTAATGGTATTGCTTCTGTGAATGCATTGCCTGGCTCTAAGATCATGCTGATCTCGATGAAAGGTATGCACACCTCTGCTAAAGACAGTATTAAATTGGATTGGCAAAATCTAATTACATAAAACATATCGCCCCTCTCTACCCGTAAAAGTAGAGAGGAGCATTTTAATATGTTTTAAACATATACTATTAACGTGCGAGCATCAATAATGTATGTTCGTAGCTATCATTCTCTTTAAGCTTTGCTGATAAGAGGATTATCCCTATAGCGGAAAGGAGGTGAATCATGTGGAATCTTATTTAGCTCAACTCTTAGAGAATAAAAAGCTCTGCGGGGTACAGCTAACTAAAGAAGAACAGGAATTCTTAGCCTGGTACAACCAAGCGAACGAAGAACTGTTCGCAGAGTGGTTAGAAGCTGTCTACTAGAACTTCTAACTAGTCTAACCCTAATGTCTTAAGATGTAATTAAGATACTAAGTAAAGGAGAGGTGTTAGCGCACTTCTCCTTTTTCGAATCCCATTCATATACTCCTAACTGCTAAACTAATTTTCTAAATCTATTTTAATCTAACTCAATAAAGGAATTTGTAAAATGAAAACTTTTTCTAAGTCCGAAAAAGACACCCTGAAAATTAAAGAGAATCTTCGTGAAGCAATCTATAAAAGTGGTCTGAACATCACTAAGGTTGCTGAGAAACTGGGCATGACTCAAGGTAACTTAAGTCAAATCTTAAGCCCTACTAAGAACACTACTGTCTCTGTGTATGTCTTGTTAGCTATCTGTGAAATTACCAAAACTAACGCACACAGCATTCTTCCTAACCGTCGTAATAAACCTAAGAAACCTAAATCACCTACAAAGATAAAGATGTCTCGCGATAACGATAAATTCGTTATGTTGTCTGGTGACTATACTGTCATTAATGGACAAACGGTTTACCGTATCAAAGCTCTGCAAGAATTTGGTATTGTGAAGAAAGGTGAATTGGGTGGTTACATTGCTAAAGAAAGTAATCTCTCTTTCAAAGAAGGGAGTATGGCATGGGTAGGTAAAGAAGCTATTGTAATGGATGATGCTTCTGTATTGAATCACGCACATGTAACAGATCATGCAATTGTTGCTGGTACGACTACTGTTAAAGATTCTGCTATTGTTGGAGGTAGTGCTGAAATCAATGGTAATTGTTTTATCATGAAAGAAGCTGTTGTAACAGGTGCGGCTAAACTGAATGGTAAAGTCGTGGTAACGGATACAGCTATCGTCATGGAAGATGTTTCTTTGAATGGCGAAATTCGTGTCTATGGTAATGCTACTTTATCTGGCGATATTGAGATCAATGAGAAAGCTGATATTGGTTTTGATATTGAAGATAAAAATGACTTTACTATTTACGAGAACCCTATCCATCCAGGACATGTCATTACTGCCAGTACTAAGGATGATTACATGTGTGTCCATAACTTCGATTCTGGTACTCGTATCACAGGAGATGGTTATTACGTCTTAGAAAAGATTAAACAACTCTATCCTGTTCTAGAATCTCTTAATGGAAAGAATTCACCATTAGGAATTGGTACTGTAGTGGACGTAGGTGATAATCGTAAGTATAATCACGATATGCAAACGTTCTATGCTAAATTGATTAAACAACACGAAACAACTTCTAAAATTATTAGAAGAAGTCGTGCAGGAGTATAAACATGGTGAAGAACATTAAGTTTGAAGAAGTCTCTTTAGAGAAAGCTACTTACTTGGTATTGAAAGAAGGCATTCAGAGAATCCAGAAATATGGACTCTCCGTGCATATCGAGTGTTGTACAGGATGTGGTTATTTTATTCGCCTCACTAGAGTAAAGGGTACTGGTTTAGTCATTGCACTGAGTCATGAGAAAGACAAATATTACTTACTGAAAGGTGAAGACAATTTCAATAAATTAGTAAAGATCATTGATAATAATTATCAAGGTGACTTTGACTTTGTTGATGTATTGCTTTTACCAAATGACTTTCACAAGTGTGTTAAACTATCTAGTGTTAGCATTAATAACATTACCCATGTCTGGAACAGTGGTTACCTGTCTTTGTCAGTAAGTCCTGAAGATTTTAAAGACGCAGAATCTATCCGAAGTATCTTCATGCTGTCTAAAATGATCAGTCTTAAATTTACTGGTGATAAGGGCGATATTTCTTACCAGATATCTTAAGGAGGCATTATGTCTAAAGCTTTTACATTTGATTTAGAATCGGTAGAGATTGTTAACAAATCTAAATCAGAAGAAGTAGAACCAAAAATAAAAGAAGGTAAACTCGATGAGTTGATTAAAGATCTGGAAAGGAAACTATTCAAGATTATTGAATGTGATGAATTTAAAGATATGCATGAGCGAGTACGCTTAACTTACGATGCATCTGTTCTTTATTACCAAATCATGGATGAGGCTAATCTTCTTAGCAGGCATAATGGCAAAAGAGAAATCGCTATTAATTTAGCTGGTTTGTATTTCTCTGTTGATTTTGGCGTTATGAAAAGTTTTGATTGGTTCTTGGTTGCTCCTAATGGAAGTCTATTCAAAGTTATCATCGATCAAATTGCTGAACCAACCGTGATAAATTTTGCCTATATACTGAAAGAGAAGGTTGTGAAAAGACCTCCTCCTGTATATGGTTAAAATGAAGAAATACTCTCCTGTAAAAGGGAGAGTATTTTTTTTTTGATTTTATAAAGACATAAAAAGTACACTCTCTACCTATTCGGGTAGAGAGTTCATTCGAAGTAGTCATCATGAAATTGAATATAACTCACATTCTATACCTGTTACTAGGTTACAGAAATATAAGGATGAGACCGTAATCTCATAGTAATGTCCTAGGTACTATCCATCCTAAAAAGGACTTTCTATACCCATGTCGTTCACATTCCCAATCCAAATAGCCATTAGGACACGTTTTGACATTACGGTCTCGTAAGAGGTGCCAGTGATAAATTGCTCCAGTGAGTCGATGGAAAGGCAGGAGTCGCAGAGCAATTTATCAATACATTACTTAGCCTGGTCTTCACTAAGTAGAGGCGGGGGTAGGGGAGATATGTTAACCATCAAACCAGCCTACGGGAATCAGAAAGGGTGAATACCTTAATAAACCACAGAAGTAGGATTTGATAGAACTTTTAACTTATATAGTTTTAAAGCTTTTCATTGGTTACCTTTCTCTTAGGCTATTCCGTAACCGTTTTAAAACTTTGAACTTTATGTATTTAGAACTTTGATCTTTAGAACGTTAAGGGTTGCACTGTCTCTTACAGTGGTTAATCGCTTTACCCAATTATGGCGGGTATACGGATCAATTTTAATCATTCCTAGATTAAATACATATATAAGTATTTAGGACGTAGTCTAGTTTGCTTGCTGACTCTTCACATATCTTCTCAAGGATCTTCACTTTACTGATATTCGGTAAGTGATTAACATATCTTTAAAAACTGGTGGAGGAAGAAGGACTCGAACCTTCGAAGCTTTCGCGTCTGATTTACAGTCAGATCCCATTGCCGCTAGGGGATTCCTCCAGGATTGAGAGAAATACAATAAACTATTCTATAGATACGCTATCTTAACCAGCCCTAAACACACTCAAAGATAAACAAAAACGATCAAGTGCGTATCTGTTAGAACAATACTGAATATTCCTCTCAAATAAAAGAGGTAACTCTAAATTATTTTATTTAGAAAGTTACGTTGATGATGTTAGTAGCATTGACTTCTGAAAGAATGGTATCGATCTCAGCAGTAAAGAGTTCAATACGTTTGCCTTCTTCTTCCAGCCATTTGGCATGATCAAAGCCAGAGACTACTACGACTTCCAATTCTTTTTGTTTGGCTTCTCGGAATTTATTAGCCAAATCTTCCAAGAACTCTTTAGGAGTCGATTCGCTTAGTTGCTTGTCTTGCGTAGCCAAGTATTTAGAAACAGAAGAGGCAATATCTTCTTCTGCTGCACTAATAGTATTCAAAGCAACACGGTTTTGCTCACGAATATTGCGATACACTTTACGACGCTCTTCCAAGATAGATTTCTCTACCAAGAGTTGTGCCACAGTAAAAGTACCAAATTCAGTAATGGTCACTTCTTTGGTGTCGTTGAATTGGTGAATAGCGGTTTTAATCGCTACAAACTCTTTCAAGAGAGATTGGTATTCATCAAAACAAGATTGTGAATTCTTGGCGTATTGCTGAGCACCTAATTTCTCAGCTTCTGCTTTACGTACATAACCTACGAATGCTTCACGAGACAATTCGTCCAAACGTTTCTTGATCACTTTAGTACGGGACAAAGCACGAGTAATAGTCATTTCCATAATAGTATTTCCTTTATCGGTTTAAATAAAATTTAAGAGTATTGCTTCAATTAAAATAGAATAGTATAAAAATAAAAGCTAGAGCCTCTCTACCCCGATAAGGAGTAGAGAGGATAGCCCAGAACTATTATGGAGACTAATTATGCCTAAAACATAACTAGGAACAAGAAACCCAAATCAAATTACTTGTTCGTGGAAGCGCCAATTAATCATAAGTTCATCTCCCGATTATCTAAACTTTACTGAAGAACACGATGAATCAGATCAGTAAAGACATTGGCATTAGGTTTGTGTTTTACATAAGGAGAGCGTCATGTAAACATAAGGAACCGAGTCAAACAATTGTTTTTGCTAAGGAGTATAAACAGATTGTGTTAACTTTTTCATATATAAGTACTACCAATTGAAAAAAGTTTTGTTTTTGTAAAGCATCTTAGGTGCCATGACTTTCTTTTTCTTGTTATATTCTTCTCTGTCTATTTTCTGTACTCTTACTAAGTCTTCATTGAAAGAATGATTAACATGATGTCCATTCTCCGTAGTACGAGTAATCTCTACTTTATAGTACCCTTTAGGATATTGTTTGTTAGAAGACTGATCAATCTTAATCGATTTACTCATGACTTCTACAATGTAAGTAGTGATATACTTTCTTAAAGTATTCTTATTTTCGTCCATACCTAAATTAGCATAAGACATCGATTCTAAAAATACTTTAGCAATGATTTCACCTTTATACTCTTTGGTTTCTTTAGAGTAAGGAACTAACCATACTTCATTAGATCGTCCTGCATCGTATACTAAGTTAACATTAGGTTTTAAAGCATACTTGTAAGGAATGGCGTAAATATACCAACCACCTTTAAATAATTCTGCTTCTTCTTCACCAGTATTGTATTGCAGATAACCAACTAATTCATCCATACCCATGATACATCCTGTTAGGGTTTCTGCTACATGGACACGTTCTACGGTTCTGTCTTCAGATCCTTTTGCATAACGCTCTGCTAAACGAGGGGTGAATACTTTAATACTGTCGTTAATAGATCCATGAAGCATGTAAGGATAATCTTCTTCAGCTTCAATGATTGTCGCATTAGCTCTTACCTTAGGTTTTTGTTTCTCTAAGAATGCTTCAATCTGTTTATATTCTTTATCTTCGAATTCCATTTTTCATTCAAACTTTCTGTCTATAATTTAGATTAAAATAGATATATATCATTAGATTGAACCTTTCCTGATTTTAAACGGGTTCGATACTTTAAGTAAAGAAATGTTTGGTATCTTATCTAAACATTAATCTTTTGCTTTATTAGCAGTAAACATAAAACGACATTACTCTAGGATACTCGCAGTATCCTAGAGTAATATTCTTGTCGTAGAAAGGAGGTGAAAATATGGATATTGAACATACCGTTCAATTCCTCCGTAATAAGGAATTGAATGGTCGTCCACTATCTCGAGAGGAACGTGAGTTTCTCGACAGATACGAACAAGCCACTAACGATTTGTTTAATCAATGGTTAGAAGCAGTATACTAACCATAAACAATCTATTTAGCCCTAGTGCATCAGGACACTAAGTGGAAGAGAGATTGCCTGATTTCAATCTCTCTTCTTTATTTCACTCTTTTCATATATAACTCCCTATTCTAAAATTTAACTCTATTCTAACTTTTGTATAAAGGAAAACTATTATGTTTAAAATTATCTTCTTGTCTTGTGTTGGTATTCTCGGTGTGGTAGCATTATATTTGGCTATTACCGAATGGTACAAATTCAGTACCACTAAAAATAAAGTATTCCGTCGAGTATTGAATGACCACATTAAACTATATCGTACAAGCGTAGAAATGCTTCTTACTGAGTACGGTAATGAAATTGACAACATGACCTTCATGAATGATGGTCTTCATGAATTCAACCATGGTATCCTGGCGAGTTGTGAATCTGAACGTCATGTTCGTCGTAATCGCCACGCTATCAATGAAATGCTCGATAAACTGAATCTGAAGTTTATCATTATCGATGGTGTGACTTACCACAATACCTCTGATGAGAAACTACTCCCTTATACCGATGGGGAATTATTAATGATCGGTAAACAGTTTTATAAGTCTGTATCTAAAATCACTACGAAAGGTAATGTAAATGAAGTTAAATAAAGATCGTAAAGAAACGATAACAGCAGCCATTTTGGCTATTGGTGTTGTACTATTCATCTACGTAATGTTGTTTTACGTAGGTGATATCATGGATCAATGGATTCCGGAGTAAGAAGATGTTTGATACTACAGTGAAGTTCGAGAATGTATCTAACATCTCTCTTAAAGACATTACCAAATCAATGGTGTATTCTGAAAAGTACACTGCAGACTTAGTAAAACTGGAAGGTAACAATTCGCTGAATAAAAAGGTGGATGAATACTTAGAGACTTTTGAAAAGGTGGTTAACCACGCTAATCATGAGGATCTGGATAAGCTTTTGATCTTGTCTAAGGATCTCAACAATCTCATGATCCGACATGGGGTATCTGCTGTAGTCATTAAGACTAAAGTGGAATATCTGAATGTAGGTAAGGAAACCAAATTGAATCAAACGATTTGGATTCCTCGTACTAATAGCAAAGAGATGGAATCTCTGGCTATGTCAATGGTGTGTGAGATTACTAAGTTTAAAACGAACTTAGTGAACCATAAGTAATCGAATACTCTACTCCCTTTTAGAGGAGTAGAGTATTTTCTATCTTGTATTATCTTTCTTTTTAGGAAATGGATTATGTTTAAATCATTAAATGAATCTTTGATTACGGTAATTAATTCAGATGAAGTCAATCCTTCTAGTGTCAGTACAATCTACAAGAACCTAGATAAAGTCATTGAAGACCTGAAATCCTATCGTTTTATCGAAGAAGTCACAATTAATTGCGATCCAAAAATTAAACCTTTACATGGTATTTTCATTACCTGTAATGATCCTCGGGTTACTGTAAATGGTAAACCTCATTTCTTCACGATTCACGATACCTTACTCATTGGCGCTGCTAAATACACAGTAATCAGTGTAGATGGCGTCATAGCTACCTTTGATGATTCCGATGAATGTGTCGAATATCATCTGACTAAGCGTAACGAATTGCTTGGTAAATTATCAATTTAATTTTAAGAAAGGAAAACTCATGTTAGTTTCTGAATTAGTAGAAAAATATTTGTTGTTGGGTAACAATCCCGAAATGGATGCTGAAGAAGGTCATTACGATACTGATACCGAATGGGCTATGGATAAAGCGAAAAGCTTAATGGAAGCATATGGTTCTTCGAATAATGTTAAAATATCTAATATTAAAGTAGAAAAAGATCGTGTTTCTTTCACTGTAGCTAGTGATATAAAGACTTATCAGCATTCTCCCGATGGTACTGAACCTGAACCAGTAATAAAGCCTATCGGTACTGAATTTGTCGCAGACAGTGATCATTCTATTGTAGTCGCTAATGGTGGTATTCATTTCTTCAATACCTTGGGAGATGCGTACCAGTTCTTCCACAACTACGTAGACTAAAGTCTATTGCCTCTCTACCCTTAGTAGGTAGAGAGGTAGTTTCTTTTTTTTTGATTTAAATACGTTATATTTCAATTCCTTTCCTCCGATTACCGACCAGCTCCCCTACCCCGCCGTCTTTCGACGACGAGGCAGGATCATCACTAGCCGGCCCAAGAACGAACATCAAGCTTGCGCCATCAGCCCTTCCTGGTAAATAGACTTCAGCATTCACCTTACGTCAGCACAGCGTTAGCCGTTAACATCAGTTTAGCTTCAACCTAAGCCTTCTGACAAGTCCCGTTCGACCGAAGCGCCTAACAGTCCCTGCAGAGAATGCATACGCACCCTCAAGTCCTGACCTTGCATAGCAACCGCACAGCTCGACCAAGTAAAGTGACGACTAAAAGCCGCCTATCTCTCGATACCCAGCTCCATTCGGAACTCGTAAGCTCAAAAGACTCCTGAAAATCAGTTTAAATATCCAAATCGAAAAGACATGAACACCTAAATAGATAATCAAGAATCTTTTGGATTACGCATTGAACATTATCTCCTTTCGGAAACAACACCCAATGGGATACGAGAAATAGACTTCTCCTAGCTGAAACCCTACCTAGCCGAACCGGATAGACCGTATAGCGGACTCTCTTGGGATATTGCACACCTCTCTACAGTTCGTGCCGTAAGCCAGTATTTCTACTAACCTACCCGCCTACTAAGTCGAACGAGGTACCGCCTGTTCGCCCTGGTGCATTACTACACAGGTTCAACTCTTGCGAGCCGAAAAGCTGGAGAGAAGCCATGTTTCAGACCCATCGCAGACATGATCGAACGATAACAAAGCATTTCACCTCTCGTGAGAGAAGATCAACACACTGCTAACAGCGCATACATTTTTACATTAGCCAGAAAAGCCTAGATTGAAACCAAACCAACATTAACGACCAACACCATACCAACGTAAAGCAAATACCGAAATCTAAATACCAGGAATCTTAATAGGATCTATACCCTAGAAAGGTTAGGTTTACATTCGTACAGAATACGAAATACTAACCAATCTATTAGTGGATATAGGTTCAGCTAAAATAGCCAGTTAAACCTATACACTCCTATAACATTCGATAAGAATGTATAGGTCCAAACTATCTAAATCAACCAAACACTATAAACTTTTATTCTCAGTTTTAAAACAATGTAAATAAGATAAAAAAAGTAGAAAAAATGTAGTAAAAAAAGAAAATATAGAAGTTGTGAAAAGTTTAAAAAGTGTTATTAGAAGTATTGATTTTGTAGTTATTATTAAGATTATTATTAGTATATTTGTATTTAGATTTATTATTAGTAGTATTATTT